TCTTGATACATAATAGTTTTTTAAATCTTGGGGATATCGAATATTCGGAGATATTGTATCTCTATAACTATCATACGATAATACTCTATCTAAATCTATCTCTTGATTGTTGTCTATATATAATTCCGCATAATCTAATACACGACGAGGAGGCATACAAGTATAAAGTGACAATAATAATAAGTCTTTTGATAATTTTACATCTGATGGTGACTCTAATGATAATGATTCTAATTTGTCACGAATCGCAAGTATATATTCCCAATTTCTATATTTTTCCTTTTTTTCTGGAGTTATTTCATTTAACAATAGATTTTTCTTTTTTCTCTTACAATAATCATTTATTAAATTTGTTAAATCCTTTATCTTATCTAAATTTATATTATTCTTTCGTGAATACCAAACTAATGCAGATATGTAATTTATTACAGAACATTCTTTATCAACATATTTTGATATCTGATTTATTAATTCATCTATATTGTCTAATGGATTTATTTTTATTCCTCTCTCTTGTAAAAGTTCTATTGACCTATTGTAACTTTTAATTGTTGATTCTGCATATTTTTGAGGAACAAATTGTTTATTTGGCGGAATAGATCCCAAATTATGAAAATGATAATTTAATTCATTTACAATATAATAATTTTGAACTTCAAACATTTTATTTAAACTATCTATTTTTAACATCTCATCAACATCTACAGAAGGATTTTTAGACAAATATTCAGATGTATCCTTATATAAAGCACAACTTTTTTTAATTATGTCTGGTAATATTTTATTATAATATGAGATGATTTTTTCTGTAACACTATTTTCTTCTAAATTGTTTAAATCTTCTAATTCTTTCAATATATCTAATTCTTTTTTTTCTTCATTATCAATTATTTGTTTATCTTCTATGACACAAGGAATTGTTGGTAGTGGTGGGAAATTAATTAATTTTAAACTAGTTATGTTATCTGTGTTTGATATTTGTTCAAAATCATCATTTTGTTCTGTCAACGTGGTATTAGATTTGTTTTCAATTAATTGGATATCATATTGTATTTTTTGTTCCGTTGCTATAATATTGGAAGTGTCATCTAATATTTGTTCGTTTGAATGATTTTTTAACATTTGTTTGTTAAGTTTTCTTTTTTCTTCATACCTTCGTTTTGATTCTTTTGTCCTTGCTAATAATTCCTCAGGTGTTTCATATTTTTTTGGCCTACCTACTTTATTATATTTAGGTTTATTTTCAGTAAAAACTTTAGTTTTTTCTCTTGACTTTTTAACTGCCATATTTGCCTTTTCAAGTTGTTCCGGTGTTTTTACTTTTTTGGATTTTTCTATCGTAATAATTTCGGACATATATTATTATATCACGTTTTAATTTTATATATATTTTACATTGTTATGAATGGAAGATATACACTAAATAAAATTGATATCCAAATACCATAACTATCGCAAATACAATTTTTTAACAACCATCCATATGGAAGACATATATTATACCACCCTCACGTTTCTACCAACAAAAGACATCATGACATGTTCTACTGTTAATAAAACATTTAGAAAATTATGCTCATGTCAAATGATATGGCAAAATCTATTAAAATATGAATATAAAAATATTCAATATTCAAAACACAATTATTTTAACACTTATAAATTTCATTATGGATTAAACAAAATAATTAAATATTTTAATTATCAAAATAATACAGAATTATATGAATCAAAATCCATCAGTATAACATTTACAAATATTAAACACTTATGCACTGAATTTGGATTATTGGATAATCTTGAAAAACTTTTCTTAACTGGAAATAAAATTACAATGTTACCATCGGAATTAGCACAATTACAAAATTTACGCATATTAGGTTTATATGATAATAAAATCTCAATATTACCATCAGAATTGGGACTTTTAAAAAATTTAAAACAAATTGGATTGGAAAGAAACAAACTTTGTGTATTACCTACTGAAATCGGACAATTAAATAATTTACGATTATTATTTTTGTCCGATAATAAACTACGATGTATACCCACCGAAATTGGATATTTGACTAATTTACAAAAATTGGTGTTAGTTTCAAATGAACTACAAATGATACCTACTGAAATTGGACAATTAAATAATTTACATTCATTACGTTTGTCTTATAATAAACTGCAATGTATACCCACTGAAATTGGTCAATTAAATAATTTACGAAAATTAATGTTAACTTCAAATAAATTACAAATGATACCTACTGAAATTGGATTGTTGACAAATTTAATAAAATTAGGTTTGAGTTCTAATAAATTGAAAAATGTACCAACCGAATTGTGTTTGTTGAAAAATATATTACATATTGATTTGCGTGATAATTGTGTATTGGATTTATCCGATAAATTATATAGATTAAAAATATCACACAGACTTTTTATATAAAAATTGATATTTCAACATAATAATATACATTGTTTATACTACAACATTATACATACTAAGATGGATGACATAATTTATAACATATATACATTTCTTAAAATTAATGATATTGTGACGTGTAGTTTGGTCAATAAAATATTTAATAATGTTGCACAATCACAAATTGTATGGGAGGGAATATTATTGTATGATTTTAAAAGTGGTAACATTATTGATGGTAATTATAAAATAACATATAAATGGTGTTACGAAATAGATAAATTTTTACGATGTAATAATGTTAATTGTATTTCTGATGTAATACAGAATTTTTATAATAGTAAAACACATATTGATTTTGACATATTAAAGAAAATACAAACAATAACAATTAATAATAAAATTGATAAATTGCCTGTTGCATTTGGAGAATTATGTAATTTAGAAAAAATAGTTGTTAGGGCAACTGATATAGTTATATTACCAGTTGAATATCATAAATTATCTAATTTAACACATTTTAATTGTTCTAATAATCTAATCAAAGTTATACCTACAGAATTTGGTATGTTGTATAACTTAAAAATGTTTAATTGTTCTCATAATAAAATTTCCAACATACCTACAGAATTTGGTAACCTGTGTAATTTAGAACGTCTGTGTATTAACAATAATGCAATTACTATGATACCTACACAAATTGGTAAATTATCAATGTTAAAGACATTTGTGTTACATGACAATGATTTAAAAAATATCCCATCTGAACTTGGCAAATTATATAATTTAACTAGTTTGTATTTGTATGGGACGAATTTAGAATCTGTACCAACTGAATTTGGTATGTTAAGTAATTTGGAAACTTTGGTGCTATCTTTTAATAACTTGGTTGCATTGCCATCTGAATTGGGAATGTTAAAATCTTTAAAAGAATTATATATTAGGCGCAATAAATTGGTAACTTTACCGTCTGAACTTGGAATGTTGAATTTGGAGGGGTTTTTCTATGAAAATAATAATTTTGACGTATTACCACTGGAATTAGCAAATATTATGACTCTGCAGAACAATAAAATGGAAATAGTATAACAATAAAATTGAAATATGAATATTATTGGTAATGTATTAATGTATTTTTATTATAATTATCAATGGAAGATATATTTTATAATGTATTATCATTTCTACGTGTCAATGATATCATTAATTGTTATATAGTTAATAAGATGTTCTATAAGATATGTTCTTCGCAAATGTTATGGGGAAATTTACTTATGGGTAGGTATGGTAAATGCATGCATGCCAAAAATAATTATCATGATACCTATAAATTTTATCATGGATTGACTAAATTAAATAAAATTCATAGGAGTAGTCGCAATGAAAACGAATTATATCAGCTACGAATTTGGACATGTTGTCAGATGTCAATAACTCATATGTATACAGAATTAGGATTGTTGGATAATTTATTGGTTTTAAATTTAGATCGCAACAAATTGTATGGTATACCAACTGAAATTGGACAATTGTATAATTTAAAGGACCTTAAATTGTGTTATAATAATTTAAGAATAATACCAACTGAAATTGGAAAATTGGAGAATTTATCTTATTTTGACATTAGTGGGAATTGTATAGAAACAATACCTACTGAAATTGGATTATTGAAAAATTTAAGAGGATTGAGTATTTCATGTAATAGGATTTTAAAATTGCCAACCGAAATTGGCACATTATGTAATGTTCAATTTTTAAATTTAGACTATAATAAAATAATAACAATACCAACTGAAATTGGATTATTGAGCGAGTTGACACATATACAATTAAACAATAATAAAATTGGTATATTGCCTACTGAAATTGGGTTATTATCTAAATTGCAACTTATTAATTTAAATTACAATAATTTAACAACTTTACCATTCGAATCATTGAAATTGAAAAATATTAATAGAATCATGTTATGTAATAATGATTTGAGAACATTTAGTTATGGGTTTAATGAGTGGTTAAGTAATGGTGTTATTCGTATTTAGTATTGAACAATATTTTAAATATAAAAAAATAATTATAGAATTACTATTTATGTGTTACCATCACTAAATATATTGAAACAGGTGTCTTTTAACAATTCTAACGTTGACCAAAATGTTACTGGTTTAAGTTGGTTGGAAATTGATACATAAATGTCCATGTTTTGTATTTCTTGTGGTATGCGTGTTATATGATTATTACTTATGACAAATCTTTTTAATTTTTTTAACTTACCAATTTCAGATGGAATTGATGTTAATTTATTATAATTCAAATCAATGTCTTTTAAATTTAATAAATTTCCAATTTCTGATGGTAGTTGTGTTAAAATGTTTAATTGTAAATCAACTACTTCCAATTTATGAAGTTGTCCAAATTCTGTTGGTAATGACTCTAACATATTGAATGCTAAATGTAAGTTTGTTAAATTTTGCAATTTACATAATTCTGATGGAAATGAGGTGATCATATTATGTTCAAATATAATAGTTGTTAAATTTTGCAATTGTCCTATTTCTGACGGGATCCTTGTGAAATTATTAAAGGATAGTTGTAAATAACGCAAATCACGTAATAAACATAACTCTGTTGGCATTGTTGTATTAACATGAGAAGAAGAATATAATGTCAATTGCCTTGTGTAGTATAACTGACTTATATTTTCTTCAGATTTGATTACTTTTTTTAATTTCGTCAATCCATAATGTAATTTATAAGTATCATAATAATTTTCTTGGAATAGGACAATCCTGTGCCAAAAATCATCATAAAGTTGACGTTTAAATAAGTTATCATTTGATGCAAATTTATTAAATAGTTTACTTACTGAGAGACATGATATTAGTTCATTTATTTTTAGGTGGACAAAAATAAATGGCATTATGTCTATGGTGTAATCTGAAAATAGTGTTGGTTTATTGGTAGTGGATGGTTGTTGTGGGTCCATTGTGTATTTGATAAGGTGGATTGTGGGTGAGGGTTGTAATGGGTTGGTGATTCAATTTTTTAGGGAATACCAATAATTTTTTAACTTGTGTAGTTATTTGTTTTTAAGTTATACCGTCAACCCATCACTTATTTTTAGGACAAGATCTGGTAATGTTTTTTTTATATTCTATAAAAATGGATCTATGCTTTTTCATTTCATAAATTACCATATATTGTCTTTGTAATTCACATATTTCATTATAGAAATTACAAATAATAATTCAACTGAATTTGAGGGCAAGATATGGGAACTTTTTTACAGTAATTATTATAATTTTTGTTAAAAAGTGTTATATGTTAATTAAAATAGTAAATTTTAATGGCTAAATTTCAAAAAAGTTCGGGGCAAGATCTGGTAATTTTTATAGTAAATTTGGTAAATTTATAATAAAAAATGTTATATGTTAATTAAAATATATATTTAATGATCTATAAATAAATTTTCATTATTAATTTTTATCCATTCAACTAATATGTTTCTATAGTGATATCTATTACCTTTGATTATATGGATCAGTTCGTCTTGATAAAAATTTTTTGTTACAAGATTTGACGAGAAATAGTTTATAAAATATGTATAATTAAACTTTCTTTTCTCTATTTTTGACATATTAAACCAATATTCACTACCTTTAAATTCTTCATATAAATCTTTTATTTTAATTATATCATTTTTGTCATTTGTGATTGCATAATTTTCCCTTACCCATCCTAATAAATCACAACTTTTCTCTAAATACTCTTGAGTTCTTTTTTTAACAGTGGCCGGTACTTTTAATACAAAGTTATTTATAGTATATTCAATATGAGAATTAAGTAATATTTTTATTAATGCATATTTATGTGCTTGTCTAAATTCATTACTTTTTAATGATATATCTGCTTTAAAAACATAATTATTCTCATCAATTTCAGTTTCATTTTGGATAAATGTTGACCGGAATGGTATATCTATAATTCTTTCAATTTCAGCAGTTGTTGGTTCTTCAGCTAAAGCAGGTTTTAAATTACATTCACATATGGTTGTGTTATGTAATGATTTTTGGGTTTTCTTCTCATGATGGGTTCTGGCACTAATTTTTCCTCCTCCAGTTAATTCTTTTAACATAGAATTTTCAAATTTTTTCCTACTAGTTGGTTCTTTGAATACCACAAATCTTTTTTTATCTAAATTAGCAAGTTCAGGGTTTGAACCTGTGGCTGCGGTTTCAAACAATATAGCATTATTTGCATACATTGCATATGACCCTAATGCCATAATCACAAATTCATCAGTTAACCCTTTTCCATTTCTACCATTTCCATTAAATACAATAAATTTTTCTAAACATCTACCTTCTAAAGCAGTAGATAGAATTTGTTTGTAAAGTTCCCTTTCATCTTTTATTGGCATAACTTTTTCAATGATATCTTCCACAGTTTTAATTTGTTTCTTTGTTGGTTCTATCCAATCATAATCTGTGGTAATTGATACATAATCATTAATATTATAATCCCTGAATGTATGGGTATTGAGATCAAGGACTTTGTTATTGAACCCAAGTAACCACCATTTATCATCAAATTCAATATTTTTAACACCATATTCTTTGTATTCATTTAAAATATTTGTTTTAGTTGTGAATTTTTTTAGTCCATCTATTTGTGTCTTAAGTTTTTTTGCATCAGGATGTCCCCAATAAACATTAACAAATAATTCTTTATAATACTCGTAAAGTTCTGTTGAAATGTATGTTCTTAATAATAAATCACTGCATTCCCAATAATTTCCATTAAAACAATATAATTTGTACACATTGTCATCTACCTTTTTATAAATAAATCTATCATTTGCAAATTCATATATTTTCTTTGCGAAGTCATTTTCTAAAAATGATACATCATTCTGATATAATATTTTTGAATATTCGTCTTTGTTATCATCTCTGGCACATCTATATATAGTTAAAGTTGTATATCCTTTATCATAATTGTATTTAAATGAATTAAATTTGTTCAGTGTTTCTTCTGGTCCTTCATACTTTTTACTTTTTGATGAAAAATAATCAAATAGTATAAATGCATCCATATCATAAACATTTTTTAAGGCCATACCAATTTTAATCCATTCGTCATAATTATCAAATCTAAAAGCCTTAAAACATTTATCAAATAATTGTTTATAAATACTATATAAATTATGATTTTTTGTTTTCTTTAGTTCCTCGTCAATATTTTTATTTATTATGTTATTTTTTTGTTTTGTAACATTAGAATTTGATGTGGATTTTGAAACTACTGGTTTCTCTCTAACAATATCTTTTTTTGTACTATTTTTATTACCAGTGTCTTTTGTAATGTTTTTAATAAATTTTTTATTTTCAATATTTGTCCCGTTTTGGGGAATGTATTCAACAATAAAATCACGAATAGTTCCGTTTATGATTTTATGATCAGTATCAACAATATTTTCTTTATTTTGGAATGGCATTCTGAACCATTTTTCTGAATAGACAGAAGTATCAATACAATCTTTTACAATCTTATTCTTTTTGTATTTATAATTATCTTCATAAATTGTTTTAAAATATGTATGGATCTCTTTTAATTTTTCACAAGAACAATATAATTTCGGTATGGAATAATGATAAGATCCTTGTTTGGCGTTATTTTTAGTGTATTTAATATCATTAATTTCAATATCAATATTGTAGTATTGGTGTAAAAATGTTTTAATGTCATTAAGAAAAATTGTTATATCCTTATTAAAATCATCTAAATCCCCAAAAAATATATATGTTTCATTTGGGTGTATTCTTGTATGGTATCCTTTGTTGGTATTAACTAGTGTATTACATAAATCATTCAATTTGTATTCTTCATAGCCAGATTGTAAAAATTTTGCAAAGTTCTCTTTTGTCATGGCATATTTTTTGATTGGGTATATTTTGTATGTGGTTTCTTGTTTGGTATTTTTCATCTTATATATATTGATTTATATTTTTAATTTGTTTTAAATTAGTAAATTTTTAATTAATAAATTATTAATTAAAAAAATTAATTGTTTTATAACTTAAATTTATTAATATATAATTAATTAAATTTATTTTTTTCTACAGTTAATTGTTTAACTTCATTTAATTTATTTAATTCTTCGATTTGTAATTTTAAATTATAAGTTTCAATCGCACGTATATGTTTTTGTGTTTTAGTATGGTTTGATTTATTATATTGTTGATATTTTGTTCCACATATTTTACACACTTTTGGGACAGATTTACTCTTATTTTGCTCATAATACTGCTTCCTATATAATTTCATATCCTCAGTTAATTTAATTTTTGGTTCATCCTCTTCCATAATATATACATATAGAAAATTATTTTATTATTTGTGACGTGATAATAGACTCACAATTAATTATTACCATCATAATAAAATTGATATACTAACACAATACAACACAATACAAATACCAATAATACTATATGGAAGATATATTTTATAACATACTCTTATTTCTCCCAACAAAATTTATTATCGATTGTTCAACAATAAATAAATCATTTCATAAAATATGTTCATCAGAAATACTATGGAAAATTCTATTAACATCTGACAATAAAAATGTTAACTATTTTAAAGACAGTTATAGAAGTTCATATAAGTTTTACCATATGTTAACAAAACTTAAGAAGTACTTTGAAGACTCGGATGAACTATCAATATACAATTTTAAAGACCTTCATTTATCATATAGAGATATTGAACAAATACCATCTGAAATCGGACAACTGAACAATTTACATTTTTTGAATTTTGATAACAATAAACTTACATCTATACCATCAGAATTTGGACAATTATGTAATTTAAAATATATGAGTTTTCGCGCTAACTTATTAACAGAAATACCTACAGAATTGGGATTGTTACAAAACTTAAAACAGTTGAGATTACATTTCAATAATATTACTATTTTCCCCTCAGAATTAGGACAATTAAAAACCTTGCTTCACCTTGATCTAGAACATAATAATTTACAAATTTTACCAACTGAAATCGGACAATTAATCGATCTAAAAACGTGGTACTTAGGATATAATCAAATTTATCAATTACCAACAGAAATTGGACAATTAAATAGTCTTGAATCTTTGCATTTAACAAGTAATAATCTTACGCATTTACCAAAAGAAATAGGGTTACTAATTAATTTAGAATTATTAGATTTAACACGAAATGAATTACAAATACTACCAACTGAATTAGGTATACTTGGCAATTTAAAGAAATTGAATTTTGATCATAAAACAAAAAATACTATAAATTATTAAAAAAATTGGATATATAAGATTATGTGAAAATAACAATATACGCCATGAGTTACGTATAATGGATGGTAAATTTGTTTATACATAAAATATTTATTTTTTATAACAACAAAAAGTACTATGAATATAATTATTATCAAATTTTATGTATCATTATACTTAATTAAATCAGGCACTATTTCATAAAAACCGTTGGTAACTGCGTCAAGTATAAATTCTTCTTTATTCCAATAATAACCCTCTTTCTTGGCCCAGCGAAATACGGCAGTACCGCCATATAATAATGAATGTTTGCATATGTCTTTATGTAATACATATCCCAAGTCTTTTACTAAAAATTCTAAAACATAAGGATTATCATATTCTATGGCGGTACAACATATGGCACTTGGTAATTCATATCCTTTATCGTTTACTAAAAATTTTACACAATCCGCAATATTTCTTTTTTGGTAATCTTGAGTACTCCTGACAGGCATTTTTACGTATTGGTTACATATGTCGATTGGTAATTTATATTTTAACTCATTCACTAAAAATTTTAAAATTTCAAGATTTGGATATTTTATGATTTTAGTATATATATCATTTGGTAGTTCATACCCTCTACGATTTATTAAAAGTTTAAAAATTTCAAGGTTATTTATTGAAATGACGTCATTCAATATGTCACTCGGCAATTCGTAATTTAAATTGTCCATTAAGATTTTAAAAAGTTTTAAATGTTCATTACTTATCACATTATACTTCCAATGTAGGTCTTTAAAAATATTTATATATATATCATCACCAGAGTAAGGACATCCATTTTCTATAGCATATTCGAGTATATTTAAATATTTATTTATTGCAGCATATTTACATGTGTTTTCATCCCATGGGCAGCCGATGGATCTCAACCATTTTAATGTATCCAAATTACCATATTCTGCAGATGTAGTACATGCATATTCACATATTCTATATCCAGATGATAATAAGTATTGAATTAATTTAATGTTGTTATTTTTCACAGCGATTGTACATAATAATGAATAGTTGTCATACTCGCAATCTTTTGTTATTAAATATTCAAATAATTCAATCCCTTTATTTCCTGCAGCAATGTAACACAAATCATTACGAGAATAAGGACAACCATTTTCTATAGCATATTTTAATATATTAAAATGCTCTTCCATTGTAGCATGCTTACATGTGTTTTCATCCCATGGACAGTCAATGGATCTCAACCATTTTAATGTATCCAATTTACCATATTTTGCAGATACATTACATGTATTTTCATCTACATTACATCCGACTGATAATAAATATTTTATTAATTTAATATAGCCATTTGCAGCAGCTATTTGACATAACGAATTACCATCAAAATCACAACCGTTTGTTATTAAACATTCGAGTAATTCAATATTATCATTGGCGCAGGCAATATTACATAAATCATCATCTAAAAGACCATTTTTTGATATTACATATTTAAGTAATTCAATATTATTATTTTGTACAGCATAATCACTACACCAACTATCAACTTCACAACCTTTTGATACTAAATATTCAAGTAATTCGATATTGTTATTTTGTGTGGCATAGATACATAAATCATTAGTCAACTTACATCCATATCCTTCTAACAGCTTTACCATATCAACGTTACCATAACAGGCGATAAAATTAAGTATACATTCGGTATATTTGCATCCATTTTGTATGACAAATTCGAGCATTTTAATGTTATTACTAAGAATTGCAAAATTGCAAGAATTTCCTTTTAATGTATTATCATTATCATGAATGTATTTTCCATCATATTTTTCTTTTACCAATTCTTTTACTAACTCGCATCCATTAATCATCGCAATTTTTAACAAATCGAGTTGGCCAAATTTAATTAATGCTCTTATGATAACTAAATTTTTTGGTTGTAAATATATGTCTGAAATTAAATGAAAATATCCATCGTAACAAAGCTCTAATGTAGATTTTTCAATGCTGTTTAAAATTGTATATTCAATGTCATAAATTGAATAATTTTTTGCATTTTTTGGCGAGTCATCCATTAGAACAAATAACCAATGATTCGTTCCTTCATAATTATGAACGTAGCTGTTGTATTTATAATTATTAATTTCAAATTCCATTTCTTTTTCCCTGACTTTTATAGATGGAATCAAGAGTTTGTTAACACTTGGATGGGTCATAGCAAAGTGTCTTTTATCTGTTATTTTACGTAAAAATGAATTAATATATAAAATAAGTTCGTCAGGGAAATCTTGGAGCACATTTGAAAATATTGGTATATAAACATTTGGTAATTTTCGTAACATAATATGGAATATTGATACAGTTACGAAAGCACCATAATTATTAGTATAAGAGGATAATTAAGAGTTATAATTTCAATTTTTTTAAACAAATATAAACTAAATTGTTACCCCAGCAATAACAACAGTATGACATGGCCCACATTTCACATATACCACATCCCTTAAACATTCAACTTGCCTTGGAACATTATGATCAATCCAACTTCCATGTCCTAATGCTCCATGGAATCCACTACCAAATGTATATAATTTGTCATCAGCAACAACTGCAGTATGATGAAGGCCACATGATACCATCTTCACTCTCATATATTTAAATATTTCTATTCGCTGAGGTTTTTTCACATCGTAATTTGAACCATCGCCCAATGTTCCAAACCTATTATCTCCGAAAATGTATAACATGTTATCGTGAAATACATCACCAACTAACACAGCAGTGTGATAACCACCACATGATACCATTGTAATATACATATTTTTAAACTCTGTAATATGTCTCGTCAATAATATATCATATCCAGAATTATCTTTTTTGCTTTTCATACCTTCTTCAATTATATATAGCTGCCAATCTGCGACAACTGCAATATGAAAAAGCCCACATGATATTTTTGTTACATTCTTATCTGCAAAAAATCTTTCATGTATTAAACCATCCGAAATTGTTTTGTTTCCACTTATAATCTCTTTACAATCTACAAAATTTAAAGTGAATAATTGCTTATCTTTTAATACTACAAAACATTTTCTCCCATGGCATATTTCTGTGATTGTATCAGACAAATAAGTGTCTATGAAAATTGAATGACCCATTTCTCCAACCCAATTTTGATCCCTTCCAATAGTATGAGTTTTATTATTAGAAATAATTTTAGTATAATCTGATCCACATTTTATCTCATCTATTTTCATATTTTCAAAAGATTTCATAAGAATCGGTTTAGATAATGTTTCTTTCTGTTCACTTGTTTCATCATAAAAAGTAAGTCCGAACATATACAAACTTTTTGTGGTTATGTTATTATCCATTGTACGGATAAGTGCGCTATAAATATAAATATATGATGTCAATAATTGTTATGAAATTCAATTTTTTTATAAACAAATACTTATTCTGGACAATCATCACTTTGTAACCAGCCGATAATATAGTTATTATTGCTGGTTCTAGCTTGAAGGAGAAACTCTTCCCTGTTCCAATAACATCCTTGTTCTTTTGCCCATTTAGCAACTCGAATATTTGATTTTTCTATTGCATATTTACATGTATCTTTATCCAATTCATATTTGTAATCATTCACTAAAATTTCTAAAAATTCAAAATTGTTATATTCTACTGCCATTTTACATGTTTCTTTTGGGAATATGTACCCTTTACTTTGCAGACAATTTATTACATGATTTTGTCGGCGTTTTATAGCAGATTCACAAATCGATGGTTTATTAATATCGCGTCCACTTAATTTTAAATTATTAAGTGAATATTCCAGCATTTCGATGTTCCCGCGTTCTGCAGCAAAATAGAGAACATCATTATTTATTGTACATCCTGATTCTACTAAATACTTTACCATGTCAAAGCGATTATTACGTGCCGCTACTGAAGCTGTTAGATTAGTTTTATACCCAGATTGTACAACAAATTTGAGAATTTCAATGTCACCACTTATAACTGCCTGATAGGATGAACCATATTCTTCATCAACACTATCTTCTTCATCGTTATAATAAGAGTATGCATTTGTCAACTCACACCCTTGATTCATCGCAGTTTTTAACAATTCGAGTTGCCCATTTAGAATTAATAATTTGACAATAACCGAATTGTCCGGATGTAAATATTCAAGCGGAATCAAATGGAAATATTTAGCATGGCATAATTCAATTGTAAAGTTTTCGACACAATAATCATCTTCATATGCGCACTGAGTCATTGAGATGTCTGAGTACATATCTAAAAATTGCTTTCGTTTATCTTCAATTACTGGCTTAATTGTTTCGTTGATGATTGGATGTGATCGTGCAAAATTTCTTGTATCTGCTATTGTTGTAAATGTTGCAATATGAAAAAAAAGTTCTTTTGGGAAGGATTGTGGCTGCATCTTTAAAAATTTAGAAATAGTAATAAGCCGGTGAAGGCACCGAATGGATTCCTTTTAAAGGGCTTTGCTAGCACTTATATTTTCAATTTTTTTTATGATAGTAATAATGTAAATATATTTCAAATTTTTATAAACAAAAATACTTTATACAATTTGTCTCGCGATAACTGCTGTATGATGAGGTCCACAATCTACAGACACAACATCATACAATCCTTCAAAAAGTTTTGGACTATAACCGGCCTTCCCGTTATATGCAAACCCAAATGTATATAATTTGTTATCTGCTATGACTGCTGTATGACGGAGGCCACATGATACCATTTTCACTTTCATACCTCTAAATTCTTCTACTCTCGTTGGGATGTATGGCACACTTACCATCGATGATGTTTCGACCGGTATCGTTACCACATCTTTGTAATTTTGAGGACGCCCTAACGCACCATCATTACTTGATCCAAAAGTATACAATTGATCATTTGCTACAACTGCTGTATGATATCTACCACATGAAACACTTGTTACTTTCATACCAGTAAAAAAGTTCACAAGTCTTGGTTTATATGATTTTGATTGAAATACGTAACCACATTCCCCATTAAAATTGTATCCAAAAGTATATAATTGTTCTTTTACTATTATTGCTGTATGACCATAAGGATATATTCCATCCATATAATACCCACGAGATACATGAGTAATTTTTTCGTTAAAATATTTATTATAATCATGCGTCGTATCTGGACAAAATCCACCATAAATTCCATCATCTAATACATCATCACCAATAGTGTGTATGTTTTCTTCAGAAATAATCATTGTGAAATCATCTCCACATTTTATAGCATCAACTGGTTTTGTTTTGAAAGGATCTATTAATGTTAGTTCTGATGCACGTCTGTAATACTCTCCGGCTGAAAATAAATTATCATAACACGTACATCCAAAAACATACACTTTTCTGGAAACCACCAAATAAGTGTTTTTCCAAGTGTCAATTTTCCCTTGTAATGGATATAGAGTTGTTACCCTAAATTTCCAAAAATTTTCATCAGTTAAAATACTTGCTAACTTTTTGCATGATAAACAATAGTTTACCAATGTGGAAGATGGAAAGTTAAGGGAAAATTGGAAAATTATATCATTTGGGATATTTTCCATTTTAGCGAACGATGATGTGATAATCTCCATCCTGTTAATTAGTGGAAAAACACTAAACGAGAACAATATAAGTCTAACAATGAGTGTAAATTTCAATTTTTTTCTATAAATAAATAAATTATGCTATTGTCTTGCGATAACTGCGGTATGATTCGGTCTACATGATACTGTCAACACATCATGCAACTTTTCAACGGTCAATTTTTTTATGAATAAAATTGAAATAATAACATAATACAACTACATACAAATACAATTTTAATATTTACCAATGGAAGATATATTTTATAACATACTATTGTTTCTCCCCACAAAAGTTGTTATTGAATGTTCCATAGTAAATACAACATTGAATAAAATATGCTCTAACCAAATGATATGGAAAAATCTATTAACATATGACTATAAAAATACCAAACATTTCAAAAATAATTATCATTATACATACAAATTTTATCATGGTTTAACAAAAATAGGTAGATATTGTAAAGATGTTAATGAAGAAGCATTGTATGATTTAAAAACCATTACATTGGCAAGCAAAAAAATTAATAAAATACATACAGAAATTGGAATATTACATAATTTACAGTATATTAATTTAAATAATAATAATTGCGTAGATATAACAGAATTAGGACAATTATATAATTTACAACATCTTTATTTGTCTTTTAATAAAATTAAAGTAATACCAACAGAATTTGGACAATTAAAAAATTTAACAGAATTATATATGAGAGGTAATAAAATATCAAGTTTTCCAATTGAAATTGGTCAACTACATAATCTATTAACTTTGAGTCTAAATTATAATAGCATTAAAATAATACCTACAGAAATTGGAAATTTAAAGAACCTCATCCATTTAGATTTAGCAAATAATAAAATAGAAAAATTACCAACTGAAATTGGTATGTTAACCAATATTGTCAATATTTGTAGTGAATGCAATATGATACAACAAATACCAACGGAAATTGGCCAACTAAAAACATTAAGTGGACTGTATTTAAATAATAATAGACTGCAACAAATACCGACAGAATTAGGATTACTTGAAGATATTATAACTATTAATTTAACTAACAATAATTTAAAAATAATACCAAAAGAATTAAATAAACGATGGGTGATTTATATATGATACCTACATAAAAAAATTGATTTATGAATATAATAATAATGATATAATATATTAATTTATAAATATATCATGGAATTTAATTTACCTGAACCTGCTGATAACATTCAATCAAATCCTGAATTGTTAGAGATACACTTGAAAGAAACCAATGGAAAAGTAGTAACAAGATTTCCACCTGAACCGAATGGATATTTACATTTGGGACATGCAAAAGCAATGTTTATTAATTTCACATTTTCTAAATCAAAAAATGGTATTTGTTATATGAGATTTGATGATACAAATCCAAGTAAAGAAAAACAAGAATATATTGATTCAATATTAGAAGATGTCGAATGGTTAGGACACAATCCATATAAAATAACATATACATCTGACTACTTTGAACAATTACAAAACTATGCCATTGAATTAATAAAAAAAGATAAAGCATATATTTGTGAATTGGATAATGAAACTATGAAAACTCAAAGACGTATATCCATAGATTCAATATATAGATATAGACCAATTGAAGAATCATTAATGTTATTTAATGAAATGAGAGAAGGTAAACATAATGAAAATAGTATGGTCTTAAGACTAAAATGTGATATGAAATCAAATAATCCAAATATGCGTGATTTAGTTGCATATAGGATATTATTTAATGAACACCCTAGGACTGGATATAAATATAAAATATATCCAACGTATGATTTCAGCCATCCAATAGTTGACAGTTTAGAAAATATAACTCATTCATTATGTTCCATGGAATTCCAAACTAGAAATGAACTATATCGATGGATTCCTAATACGTTAGGTATTTATAGTCCTCCACAAATTGAATATTCAAGATTGAATATTACGCATACCATACTATCAAAAAGAAAATTAATTGAAATAGTAAATGATAAAATTGTTGATAATTGGGATGACCCAAGGATGCCAACAATTAAAGGATTGAGAAGACGAGGATATACTCCAGAAGCAATAAATGATTTTTGTAAAAGAATTGGTGTTAGTTTCGCGTCATCACCAGCATTAATAAATTACAAATTATTGGAAGAATGTTTGAGACAAGATCTTGACACTAAAGCTCCAAGGGTTATGGCAATTATGAATCCATTAAAAGTAGTTATTGTAAATATGGAAAATAATAAAACACTAACTGTAAATGCATTAGATTTTCCTAATTTAAAAGAAAATAGCACAACACATGAAATTATAGTAGGTAATGTTGTATACATAGAACAAGAAGATTTCAGAATGCAAGATTCACCAAAATATTATAGATTAGCACCAAATAAAATAGTAAGATTAAAATATCTTGGTTTGATAAAGTGTGTAGATATAAAATTTAATAATACTATTTTAAATGAAATACATGTCGAATTATTACCACAAGATTATAAACCTGATAAAAGAATACAAGGTACTCTAAATTGGATTAGTGATATTGATCATTTGAAAATTGAAGTGAGAAAATATGAACATTTATTTCCAGAAGAGCTTACTAAAGATACAGAATGGAAAAATCAATTAAATATTAATTCTAAAAAAATAAATAATATAATGACAGATACATCAATAAAAAATGCAAAAAAATATGATAAATTTCAATTTGAAAGAATCGGATACTTTTCTGTTGATAACGATACAACGAATGACAATATAATAATGAATATGGTTGTCGAATTAAAAGAAAGTAAAGATAAATAATATAAATTTCTTTTATACTATCAAAGAACAACCATTTACCTTTTTAATAACAATTTCAGTACACCCTACATGTTTCACATCTTTTTGCGATACCATTAATATGTAACTATATTCGCTCAAAATTAAATTTAACAAACTTGGTAATGACTGGATAAAATTAACTTCATCCATATTCTCTAAACTTTCATCCATAATGAATAATCTTCCTTTTGACCTGTTTGTATGTTTACTTATTGCTATTTTAAAAGATGTTAACAATATCATGTTTTCATATGCAGACATTAAATGTGTCTTTACTTGACCACCTGAATTTTTAACTATTATATTCACATTTTGGGTATCATCATATACTATATTTACTTTATATTTTGTGTATTTTGATAATATATTATTCATTGTTGCCTCCAATTTAACAAGTTCATTTTTAATAATTGATACTTGCAAATTCTTTGGTCCTATCAGTTTACTATAATAAAATAAATCCTTCTTAACATTTTCCAATTCTTCAATGGATTTCTTTAACTTTTCTAATGAACCATTATTTTTCATTACTTTATCATACTTATATTGTAGATCAACTTTCTTAGAATTTATTATATTTAACTTCTTTTGTTTTTCATCCCTATCTGATTTAAGTTGTATTAATGTTGCTTTTAAAGCATCAACAATTTCTTGATATTTTTCATTGGACTCCAATATGTCAAGTTTTGTTTTGGCTTCCATTAATTCTTTTCTCTTTTCTTCATACATTATTTTGCTATTCAATTCTTTTATCTCATTTAATAATACTTTATTTGATGCTATTATTTTTAATTTGTCTTGTATGGTATCCCTTTCATCGGTCAAAACCATATAATCATATTGTTGTTTGATATTATCCAATTTTTCATTTATTACTACCAATTCATTTTCTTTTATTTTAAAAATTTCGGTGTTCTCATTATAAGTAATTGTATCTAACATTATATTTATATTGCATATTTGATTATCTAAATCCTTATTATATTCAATAGTTTGTAATTCTTGTTGATATGTTGTCAATTCCTTTTGTAAATTATTATAATTGTAACTATCAGTAATATCTAGCAATTCTTTATCTAATGATACTAAATTTATATGCATTATTTTTAATTTAAATGAAATTTGATAATATTTGTATGTATTGATTTGTTGTGTAATATCATCATTATGTTTTGTAATATTTTTGTTCTCTTTTATTGCATTATCTATATTGATATTCTCTTTTATTATATTATTATTTGTATTAATAGTATCAGTCAATTCTGTTTTGGCATTTATTAAATTATTCAGTTCATTTCTATAATCATCTGTTTTATTGTTTTTGATTTCATTTAAAATATCTTTGATTGGAATTAATAAATCGGTTTTCATCTCACTAAATTCTGATTTGGTCAATTGTGTTTTGGTAATTAATGAGGATATACTATTTATGTATGTATCAATATTATCATTCGTAAGAGTTTTTTGTTGAAGAGCATTAATTTTATCAATCAAATCATCATAATCTTTTAAATTTTTATTATGTGTTGTTGCATTGAATGGTGTCTTCTTTTGAACTGTTAATTTTGGTTTTATTTGTTGGGATAATGTTTCAAGATGTTGTGGAATATTGGACAACTCTATTTCTGGTTCAAATGTTGGTGAGTCATATGTTTCTAATTCTTCAGCCAATATTGATATTTCCTTTTTTAATTGCTCAATTTCTTTTGTAATGGATGTTTTTTTGATAATAATATCTTCAATATTGTTGAGAGAAGATTGTTTTTTAAATTTTGACAATTTTGTATTAATTAATTTTATTTTTTGGTTTATTGAGATTAATGAATTTGTTGGCAATGGTTTATATTGTTTTTGTAAAGTGTTCAATTCATTTGTAAGTTCTAATTTTGATTTTGTTGGAATTGGTGATGATGTTGTAGATTTTAATGTTGATAACATAGTTTTTATATCTGCAATCTCTTTTTGTAATTTTGTAATTTCTGGTTTGTATTGACATTTTAGTTTGTATAGTTCATCCTTTGATCCTGATGTTATAGTAGTATTGATTTTATTTAATTTATTAGTAATAGTTGTAAGTTGTTTTTTTAATTCTGGTTCTGTTTCCACTTGTGTATTTAGTTGTGTTTTTTTAATAGCCACTTGGGTTTTTAGTTCATGAATATCATATGTTAATGTTAAATCTGGATACTTGTTTTGGATAGTTTCTATTATATTTGTCAACTCTTCATATGTAATATCTACTGGTATTATTTTATTTTGATTTTGTGATATTTTGTTTTGTGTCATATCATATTTATTTGTCACTATTCTGGTATTGTTGAGAATTGTATTTTCATTTTTGAGTAGTTTATTTAGTTCCTCTTGTATTTCTTCCGGTGTCATGGTGATACTTGATATTTCTTTATTAATAATATTCTGTTCTGCTTTTTTTGTATTTAACATTGTATCTACTTCTAATAGCTTCACTTTGTTTAATGTTAATAATTCATCAAAATAATTCAATTGAAATATGTCTTTCAAATATTTAATTTTATCCCCATTTGTCAATGCAAAGAAATCATTATATTGATCTTTATTATTTAATATATTACATTTATGAAAATCTTCCAAATCACCAAACAATTCTTTTAATTTTGTTATAGCAGAATCTGATGTAAGAATTGTCTGTGTATCATTTGTTATGAATTCTATTGTAGTTGATAAACTAATAGGTTGAGCCTTTGTTTTTTTATTTATTTGTTGTCTTGATAATTCTTTTGTAATTGTATATGTTGTAATATTATGTTGGATGGTTAATGTCAAATATCCTTTAGATTCTTCATTATTTAAAATATCAATATTTTGGGTTCCTTTATACAATAGTTTGTTAAAAATACCAAATAATAATATATTCATTATTGATGTTTTTCCTATTGTATTTGGTCCTGTTATGGATGTGACACCTGTTTTAAAATTTATTGTATTAGTATTGGATTTTGAATAACCAAATAGATTTTGAAATTGTAAACTTACAGGAAACCAACAATAACCCTGGTTTTGAATAGCACTATTATTTTTAATATCTTTCATATAATTATTATGGATTTGTATGATATTTGAGGTGTCATCTTGTAATTCTAATTCTTTAAGAATTAAATCTTTGTTTGTAGTTGGGGTTGTTGTTTCTGTAGTAGTAACTGTATTTGTATTATCATCAATAATTCTAATATCAATGATTTTTGTATATTGTGACATGGATTCTAATATTGTATCAATTTGACTTTGGATGGTATTTTTAATAATACATCTTAGAGAAGTAAACTTTGGTAAATCTAATGGGATATCATTTTCACATGTCCCATTTGTAATATTTATTGTTATAAAACCATAATCATTTCTTATGTCATGAAATGTAGTTGTGATTTCATTTATATTAGTAACATCCCACAGAAGAAAACCATGATTTCTCAATGATTCACCATAATTTTGTTGTATTAAACTTCCAGAATACCACATGGTTGGTGTTAAGGATTGCATCTTATGAATGTCCCCAAGTAAGACTGCATCATAACCTGCAAAATCTGTTTTGGATTTGAACCGGTTAGTGTTTGTATTGTTTAATGTATAATTATCATCAGTTGTTGACCCTGCAATAGTTCCATGATATAGAGCAATACATAAATTGGTTGTATGTATATTTGACCTTTTGATGAATGGATATGTTTCATCATACAATGAAGTGACAGAAAATATTGCATCACCATATTTGTAAACACCACTTTTTTGAAGATAATAAAAATTTGGTCTTGGATATGCTGATGGAGTGATGGAATCTAAACGTGTCATATCTTTCATGTCATGATTTCCCATTATTACAATTAATGGGAATATTTGAGATAGATTTGTGAATAGGTCACTACATAGTTCATATTGTTCTGGTAAAAATCTATTTTTATTATCAAATATATCTCCAGTTATAACTATTATTGCATTGATATTTTGTTCTTTGATATTTGTTATAGAAGTGTATAGTTGAGAAAATACATGTTTATATTCTTCATGTCTTTCATTAGGTCTTATATGTAAATCTGATATATGAATAATATGTGTAAATGTTGAATTTGATAAAAGTGTTGGGGTAAGGGAATTTTGTGGTGGACTTGTTGAGGTATCTTGTTGTTGAATATTTATAATAGTTTGTTTTTTCTTAGGTGGCATTATATTTAATATGGGTTGATTCTTTTATATTTATTTGTATCAAAAAATATACCATATAATAGTATATAATGGGTGATAATGAAAACTATAAAAAAGAATGGTATGATAAAAATAAAAAAAGAGTTGCATTGTATAACAAAATGTATTATGAACAAAAAGTTAAAGGAGAGGACAAAGTTAAAAGTGAACATAAAGTTGAGAGTAATTTTAGAGACTTTAAAGGATTGAAAGTTGATAAAGTTGATGTTGATGGTGATGACTTGGTTATAAGAATTTCTAAAGGTATGTTACAAGACATGTTATGTATGGAAGGTGGGAAAGAAGAGAGAAAAAAACATAGTAAGAAATATATTAAGAAACATAGTAAGAAAAAACATAGTTCTGGATCACATAAAAAGAAACATAGCAAAAGGAAACATAGTGGATGGTCACGTAAAAAGAAACATAGTAAAAAACATACTAAGAAACATAGTAAAAGAAAACATAGTGGGGGATCTCGTGAAAAGAAACATAGTAGAAGACATAGTAAAAGGAAACATAGTAAGAGACATAGTAAGAGAAGGCACAGTAAAAAGTAAAATTGTTATTGATGAATTTTATAATTAAATTATGTAATTTAATTATAATGTTATTATTTAAGAGGGTATAAAGGCGGTGTATAGCGCTATTGTTGTAATTGGGAATGTATGTGGTAGCGGTGTAAAATCGCCTGGCCTTTAGACCAAGTCATATTATGCTTTTTTATTTTTGATAGTTAAATTTTTACCCAATGTAAAATGTGGGGCAATATATCTGGCAACATTATTTATTAATGAATCGTTCCTGATTGATGTTACAATTTCACTCATTTTTAAATGTTTATCAATATTTGTTATCATTGCTTGTGGATATTTTATTCTGTAATCATCTATACATTTTACAATATAAGTTAACAATGGTTGAATAATTGTGTTTTTCATTATAACACCAGATGAATCAGTTATCCATGCGTTTTCAGTTGCATTTTCTGGTAATACTCTGACTAAAAACTTGAACCTAGCTAAATCTGAACACCACAATGTTTGGGCTGATCTATTGTCTTTATTTTTATAGAATGTTATTATAATTTCTCCAATGTATTTGGTTAACTTTCCACAGATATATTGTGATACAACTGTATTGACAAACATAATGTTTTCATCATCATAATATGGATCTGTAATCATGTTGCCAGCCCTGATGTCATCATAATTATCTAATGCTTTCATGCATGGATCACCAGTGTAGTTTTGAATAATGTAGTCTTTTGTAAGGACATTCATTGTTGTGTTATTTTGGGTATTATTATTGTTGTTGAATTGATTATTGTTATTGATGATTTGGTTGTTAGTAACTATTTGTTTTAGTTCAAGTTCTTTTAATTTGTCATCAATTAATTGTCTTTCTTGTTTGAGGGTTTCTTCAAGACTTTTTATTTTATTTTTGTAGAATTCTTCCTGCTCTTTTAGACATGATTCATCTTTTAGATGTCGCAACATATTATTACGCTTTGAAAATGTTTTATCACAATACTCACATTTTTTTGGATTTGGAGAACATGCTATTTTTTTGCTTTTATGAATTTTTAAACCATAGGGTCTGGTAAATTTTTTATCGCATACATCACATGAAATAGTCATAATATATATATTATATTTATACATTTATGTATTTTTAATATTTGTAATTTTTGACGTATTATAGATATTATAATTTTTCTATTGATTGTTGTGTTATAAATAGTCCAAACAAATATTGTCTCGTTAAAAATACAATAAATTGCTCATGCTTTTACATGTAAATGAACAATATTCTGTATTTATGAGCAAAACATTGTAACATGTGAGCAATGTTTTGTATTTATGAGATATTTTTTGTTATTATAACATACAATCATAATATATTTATGAGCAAAATATTGTAGCTTGTGAGCAATATTTTGTATTTATAAGATATTCTTTGTTGTTATAACATACAATCATAATGTATTTATGAGCAAAATATTGTAGCTTGTGAGCAATGTTTTGTATTTATAATATATTTATGATTTGTAAAAATTTAAGTATATTTGTTAATAAACTAATAAAATGTATCTATAAATTTATACTTATATTATAACTCAAGATAACGATAATTATGTCATAAATAACGGTTAGATTACAATAAATACGTTATAAAACGTGATATCGATGAACAATATTCTGTTATCTTGAGCAAAATATTGTTGATGTTAGAGCAATAAGTTGTGATTGTAACAGGTTTTTGTTAAATATAATATATATATTACACATGTATAAAGTCCTATAAAATATAAAATTATAAAAAAAAGGACCTATATAAATACATTCTCTAAATCAAAGGGGACAAAAAATTATAAAATTTCCATTAAAAGAAGGTTTTTTAAAAATTCTACACAAAATTTGTGTAGAAAAATGTAAATCTATCATAGGACTTGTAAAATATATTTTATAGAGGATCTATAAAATTTACTATCATTGATATATCCTAAGTAGTCCAATCCATCAATATTTTGTTCAAGATTTGCAATAAAAATTCAATAAATGTATCATAAACCACTATATCAATGATCAATAAATTGCTGTCCTGAGCAAAAAGTTGTTGAATGTATGAGCAATGTTCTGTGATTATGAGTTATTTCTTGCTAAAGGTATAACAAATATAATATATTCTAAGATCAACGTAAAATATAAAATTATATAAAAAGTGCATGTGTAGAATCATTTACAAAATAAAATGGGACAAAAAATCCAAAAAAATCTATTAAAAGGAGGTTTTTTTAAAATTCTACACAAAATTTGTGTAGAATTATAAAAAATTGTTATGTAACTATAAAATCTATTTTATATCAGACATATAAAATTTATAATTTTTAATAATGTTCAAACTAACAATTTTTTATTGATATTACCATTTTTAACAAGCTTAAACCCTGTTTATTTTGTAAATTAGTAATTTACAAAACGTCCGAACTTATCATATTTTTACTAATGTTTATAGTTAAAATACAATAATTATATGTATTATAAGACTTAAACCTTAATATTTTTATTCTCTTTAATTTCTTTTAATTTATCATCAATTTTTTGTCTTTCTTCATTAAGCTTTTCTTCCATGCTTTTCATTTTATCTATGTAAAACTGTTCTTTTTCTTGTTTACATGAACAATCTTGGATATGTCTCCTAACAGTACTTTGCCTTGTAAATGTCTTATTACAGTATTTACATTTTTTTGGATTGTCTGAACAAGGTATTTTTCTATTTTTGTGAGCAACTAAATGTGATGGCCTTTGAAATTCCTTATCACATACATCACATGAAATAACTTTATTTTCAACAACTTCCTCCTCCTTATCAACTTTATCCTCAACCTTCTCTATACCAAACCCATTCCAATTATCACCTTTCACATATCCCCACTTGTTCATAAAATCCTCCATATTATTAGTTTTCATGGATTTATTACAAGCCCCGCATATTGGTTTTAAATTTTCTAATTCTATTCCCCCACCATTAGCATCAGCAATTATATGTCCAGCTTCATAATTCACAATAGAAATATCAGCAGACCCACAACATAAACACTTGCCGTTTCTTGCTTCCTCTCCGAAATGCGTATCCCATAATTTAATTTTAACTACCTTTGGTATTTGAACCTTTTTCTTTTTATCCATATATAATATAATGATAATGTTATATCATTATATCTTTTTAATTTCAATTTTTATCATATAATATGATTATATTTTATTGATATTAATAGTTAAAATAATTATTAATATTAATATATTATCATAAATTAGATCTTTATAATTTTATTTTCTTCAATTTCTTTTAATTTTTTATCAATTATCTGTCTCTCCTCTTTAAGTCTAGCTTCTGTATTTTTAATTTTATTTTTGTAATACTCTTCTTGTTTTTGTTTACAGGAATTATCTTTTAAATGTCTAATCTTATTACTTTGTTTTGAAAATGTCTTGTCACAAAATTCGCATTCTTTTGGATTACTTATACATGCAAATTTTTTTGCTTTATGAATTTTTAAATTATAAGGTCTAGTGAATGTTTTTTTACATACATCACATGAAATAATTTTTGCCTTTTCAACAACAAGTTCTTGTTCAACTACTTCTTCCTTCACAACATTCTCAACCTTCTTCTCCACCCCAAAACCATCCCAATTCTCAGGCTTCACAAATCCACATGCTTCCATAAATACTTCCATATTTTTTGCCCCCATGGAACCATTACATGTACTACATATGGGTTTCAAATTATCCAATTTTGCCTCTCCACCTTCAGCCTCTGCAATGACATGTCCAGCCTCATACTTAGTGATTGATATCTGTGTATTACTACAACATAAACATTTACCATTCCTTGCATTCTCGCCATAATGTTTATCCCATAATGTTTCTTTAAGAGCTTTTGGTATTTGGACTTTTTTAGTTTTAACCATATATAATTAATATAATAATAACACATTATCATTATATCTTTTTAATTTCAATTTTTATCTTAATATTTTTTAAGATTGCTTAAATATCCGTTAACACTATCATCTCCCACACTACTGTAAACTCCGATCACAACATCTTTATAAACTGAATTTCCAGATGTAACATCTTCATCAGGATATGCAACCACCGACCATTTAGCGATAGGGTCAAATGTTTCATCTTCATTCCTTTTAACTTTAGCAAAAAATGCAATTTCTTCAGTGCCATTAACCTTTAAATAATCACCAGTTAAGTTATATTTACCATCACCACAACCTTTAGTAATTCCATCAAAATGTGTTATGCTGGCTTTCACTGGATCATTGTCAAACTGGTATATTTGCCAATTACTCAATTCATGTGTTTCATTGTTCCAATCAGCAATGTATGCAACATTAGTTAAAGTATTGGTTGTATATCCACCACAAATAGTATATGAATGACCACCATTATGCCATACACCATATGCAGTAATACTGATTGAATCTGAACTAATAATATTATAGTATTTTTCAGTTATCATGTCATAAATAAATGATTTACCTTGAATTAATAATGTATCATAGTTTCCAACAACTAAATCACCCATAGTGCTGTGACAAATAGTATTAATAATTTTATCATATGGACTTAATGGTGTTGGAACAATTGTTGTCCATGTTCCTGTGTTGTCTAAAGGTCCCTGATACAAACATCCAAATGTACCATTTACATTTTCAATTGTGTAATTACCAACAACATTAATTGTATTTTCAACCGCTCCATTATTTGGTCCATATAAATTTGTGATAGTTGCAACGTCATCAACTTTTGGATAATTCAAATCATAGAATTTACCGTGACCACATGCACAACCTTTATAAACAAATGAAGTAGTATCAGCTTGTACAGATGGAACATAAAATCCACTGATGTAAACTTTTTCACTGTCAGTTACACCTCTAATACCAGTTAAGAGTGTTTTATCTCCAGTTTGGAAATCTGGATAATTGAATGTTTTGTAATATCTTTTGTGAGCACGATCATGTGAATGACAATTGTGAGGCATAATATACTATTAGACTTGTTTATTATTTATTGTATGGTGGTAAAATTATTTGTATATACAGGGAACAGACGAATATATTTCTTTTGGTAATGATATTGTAGTTTTATTATTACGACATTCTAAATTTTTTAGTTTTTTCAATTTTACTATTTCATTTGGTAATGACGATAACAGATTATCTGAAACACTAAGGTAATCTAAATTTACTAAATTTCCTATTTCAGTAGGTAAGTTCTCAAACTTATTTTCATATAAATATAAACTTTGTAAATTGTGTAACTCACATAATTCTATGGGAAATATTGCTATATGGTTTCTTGATACTGATAATAATTCTAAATTGTTTAAGTTTCCTAATTCTGTTGGTATTAATTCTATTTTGTTTTTTCCAAGTTGTAACTCTTTTAAATTTTTTAACTGACCTATTTCTGTTGGAATAATACTTACATTAATGCCTGTTAATATAAGATCCGTTAAATTATATAATTGACCTATTTCTGTAGGTATATATTCTAAACGACCTTGAATTCGTAAAAATTCCATATCAAAGCCCTTGTATGCTGCTCTATTTGTATATTTTTCCAATTTATGCAACCCATAATGGAATTTATAATTTTCATTATGGTTTGTTTTGTAAACTGTTGTATTTTTATAAGTATATACTGTTAGATTTTCCCATATATTTTGGTTATGTGTAATACTGTTAAACAGTTTATTAACTTTCCTACATGACATTATATCCTTACTTGGAAGAAATGTGAATGTATGGTATAATATGTCTTGCATGGTAGATAATAAATATATTATAATGGATAATCAAATATAGAATTTATATTTCAATTTTTATAAACAAACAATTCAACAACATAAATAGATCAACTAGACCCTTCTATGTTTAAGTTATGTATGTAATTCATCTCTTCTGGTATTGATATTGTAGTTTTATTATTGTAACATTTTAAAGTTCTTAGTTTTTTCAATTTTACTATTTCACTTGGTAATGATGATAGACAATTATATGATACATCTAAATAGTCTAAGTTTATTAAATTTCCTATTTCTGTAGGTATGTTCTCGAACTTATTTTTATATAGATATAATCGTAATAATTTATTACAGTTACATAATTCTGAAGGAAATACTGATATGTTGTTCCTTGATACTGACAATACTTTTAAATTATTTAGCTGTCCGAATTCTGTTGGTATCAATTGTAGATTGTTTATTTCTATATGCAACTCTTTTAAATTCTTTAATTGCCCTATTTCTGTTGGAACTGTAACTAATGTAAGATCTGCCAATGAAAGGTCTATCAAATTGTATAACAACCCTATTTCTGTTGGTATATTACTACAGTGTCTCATTTGTAAAACTTGCGTACTAAATCCCTTGTATGCTTTAGTTTTTGTGTATTTTGATAATTTATGCAATCTATAATGAACTTTGTAATTTTCATTATGGTTTATTTTGTAAACTGTTGTATTTTTATAAGTATATACTGTTAGATTTTCCCATATATTTTGATTATTTGTAACACTATTAAATAGTTTGTTAACTTTTCTACATGACATTATATCCTTACTTGGAAGGAATGTGAATGTATGGTATAATATGTCTTGCATAATAGATAATAACTGTATTATATCGAATATCATACATACAATTTAAATTTCAATTTTTATAAACAAATATTTACAGTTCAACAACATAAAATGGATCAACAGGACCTTCAACTTTGAAGAAAACAGATGAAGGGATAATCTTCTCATTGACTTGGAACATAGATCTTCTTTTGTGATCAACATCTAATCCTAATGAAATGTGAGATGATTTTAGTGAAGAAATATTTTCAGTTGGATTGTAATGGTATAACACACCATTTCTTTCAGGAATAGCAAATTGATCGGTTTCAGATAATAATTCCTTTAACTTTGGAGAAATTTCTAATTTCACCACATGATTGTCTAAGAATTTACCATCTCTTTCGAATCCGAAATTGTCAAAACCAACGACTGTAAAATAAAGTTCTCCATGATAATCTTTGAAGTTATCCATAGTTCTCTTAATGTTGTCTGTTGCTATTTCTCCAATATCTACCCTATTACCTGTTATATGTCTATGTGGATCATCTTTAACTAAATCATGGTTTACAGGTAATCTAAATCCGAAAGTATTCTTTTTATCACTCATTTTACAAGTTTATCTAAAATTGGGACACTATGTAAATTTTGTTTATTGGGTCAAGTAAGTAGTTCTAATTTCAATTTTTTTATAATAGCAAAAAAATTGAAATACAAATATATTGTTCTCCCCATTATAAGACTTATATAACGTGCCTCATACATTTGAACTATAAGCTTTATTCAAAATGTATAACTTCTGCAAATACGAACAATGTATGTGTTGCCACAAGAAAACAATATTCTATCATTTACCACAAGATGTAAAAGATATAATATGTGGTTATGTGTCAGGGGTTCATAAAAGTCATCTCAAATGTACCCAATGCGATTTTATTGATCGTGTCGATGTGAAAAGGTATATTGAAAAGAATTATAATAAATACAATTACCATGAAGAATACCCACCTGTGGATACAGTGGAAATGATGATTAATACTGATGCCATTAGACTTTTTGATTCCAATAACTGGAGCACAATAAAAAATAATTACGAAGTTCTTGATGTAACTGAAAGACCTGAAAAGGGTACTTTTTTGCTTCAATTATCTTTTATTGATTGGATAAATTCAAATAAGACAGGTTTAGTTAAAAATGATAAGATTATTTTGTTTGAATTGCCTTGTAATAATGATCCATATATGGAAGTAATTTTATTTTTGTCCAATATTTCAATGGTAAGATATATTAAAGCTATTGATCCATATGAATATGATAATCCATATTCATATGATAATCCATATGACTATGGTAATCAACTGATGACAGAAGAAATTGAAGATGACTTTGTAATATGGAATGATAATTTTGACGATGATGATGAATTTTATGTGTCTGCTAATGGATCAATGATTGAATTACATAGTTACGAGATTTAGATTTTTTTAAGCTATATTCTACAAATTATGTAAATTAATAGTCCTATTATCATCATTTGCATTATAATGAAACATAAAATGTATGACAAGTATTTTTTAAATAGTCCTTGCATAATTGGTTCGACAATGTTTTTTAATATTTTTTCTTTTGTTTCATGTTTGCCGAGTTCTTTGGTGCAGTTATCTAATAATTGTTGTGTTATAGGTCCTATGTATGCCATAATATAATATCAATTATATTATATTTTAGGATATTTTGACATTTTGAATATAAATAAAAGTGGAAAAATTTAAAATGTTTTAATATTGAATATATGTTTTTTAATTACTAATAACTATTTTAATCAGATGATTCTGAAGCATTTGCCATGGTACTAAAGCCCATAGAAGAGTCTGACATACTATCACTTGAATAATCGGAATTATAAGTTGACAAACTAATTGTAGAACTTTCTTGAAGTTTTGCTTTTTTTGATTCTCTTTCTTTTTCTCTTTCTTCTCTATTTTTTTTGAGAATGTTAAACCATTCATTGTAATCAATTTTTAACAATTGATCTTTTGAAACAATTTTTTGAACTTCAACTGCAATATCAAGGGAAGATTTAGGTGGGTTCTTTGGATCATTTTTAACTAATGACCATAATGCAGATTTGTATACTCTAGCAACACTTTCACCTCCTTTAGCAACTTCAGGACTAACCTTTTCGAAATCTTTCTTATGTTTGGTTATAATTTCTTGAATTTTTTTAATAATATTTTCAATGATTTCAGTGGTTTGGTTGTTGATAATACGTGACAATTCATCACCCCTTTTTTCTGTAGTTTCAGCGGCATAATCAATAAATTTGGCAATTGCTCTTTTACCAGTAGTATGTTCATTTTTATTTTGTTTTCTCTTTTTCTTTGCGCCTCCATCTTGTTCTTGCATAAAACTTTTTAATGTGTGTAATAATGTTTCAGTTTCTGAATAAGAATCATTTTGTTGTTTTACATTTGATTCATTATTGGTACATCCACATCCTCCCCCGGTCATTTGGCAAGTTTGACATTTAGAGCCACCATTTTGTTGTAATTTTACAATTAAATCTTCAGTGTGATTTTTTTTGTTTACTCTTTCTAACATTTCTTTAATAAAACTTTCAGTATCCATAACATCACTTGATCTCTTTTGAGTATCAGTATTATTCATTGCAGTAAATGAATGTGCATCAGATGTATTTGGGTTATGTTGTTTGTTTGATATTAAAAATTCAATAATAGGGTTGAAAATTTGTTTGTCATTCTGTTTAGTTATTTTATTAAATACAGAAGTATTTTTTGCCAAAGGTTTAGCCATGATTGAACTGTTAATATCAGTTTCAGTTTCGACATTTACATTTTGTTTATTTTTAATAGTTTTATCTGCACCTCTAGCAATTAAGTGTTCGCATAAATCGTGATGACCACCGATAACTGCTAATATTAATGGAGTGTCACCATTATTATTTTGAATATTAATAAATGAGGATACATTAGATTTTTTTAAAATATTAATAATTGTTTTTTTAACTGAATCACGGTCAAGTACTAAATAATGTAATAAAGTGTTACCATTTTCATCTTGGAAATCATATGATGATATTAAATCTTTTTCAACAAAGAAATCAACTATATCATATTTTTTTAATCTGGCAGCTTCAAGGACCGCCTTTTCAATTTTAGTTTCATCGCAAAAGAAGTTGAAGAATCCACCTGTTTGGTTGTTTTCGACTTGTGACATATCACTTAATTCTGATAATTTTGAGAATATATTTGTATTATTTGATGACATGCTAAGATCTGATAATTGCATTATATATATATAATATTTTATATTATAATTTTTCTTATAATAATGATATTGAAAAAATTGATATATGCTACCTATGGGTAATATATTATATAATATTATATTATGAGTATGCTTAAATATGTCTTCTATAATGTACAAAAACCAGTAAAGGTTGATTATGATTTTAAAGTTCAAAATTCATTTGACAAGAGGAAGAATTATTCTGATAAAATAAGACAAGAGCATTTAAATATGGTTCCTATTATTGTAGAAAAAGCAGGCACGAATGATGTGCAGCAGATTAGAAAGTCAAAATTCTTAATAAATAAAAATATTAAAGTTGGTGAGTTTTTGCTTGAAATAAGAAGACAACTAAATATTGATTCAAAAGATTCAATGTTCTTATTTGTTAATAATAAAGTTATACCTTCGAATAATGATAGGTTAGAAACTTTATATAAAGATTATATGGATGCTGATGGATTTTTATATATTACATACAGTTTGGAGAATGTATTTGGTTAAAAATTACTATTTCTTTATGACATACAATTTTATATTATAACTCTTATAGATAACAAGGTTTCTTTGAGTACGACATGTAAATAATTTTTAAGAATATTATATTATATTTTACCTTACACTATAGGTGAGTTTAATAAAATATATGTTATAATAAAATATAAATGGCCCATACTAGAAAAGTTTTTGAAGACTTTAATAGAAGAAGTAAAATTGCTACAAATGTAATTGCACCAACAAAAAAAAGTGTTACAATTCCAACAGATTTATCAGATTCTGATAATGTTAAGATTTTGCCATCAATTTTAAATTATTCATTAAACAAAGTTTTTCCGAAAACTCCTTGTAAAAAAGATTGTAAAAAAGAATGTTGTGAAAAGCACAATTATTTTATTACCCAAAAAGACATTGGTCGCCATGGTATAATTATTAAATCTCCTGGTCATTATAAATTCTGTTCTAATATTGTTTATAAACCATGTTGTAGAAAATCTCCTGCAATTATCATAGCTTGTTCTAATGTAATTTTAGATTTAGACAAATTTTCATTAACTCAAATTTGTGGAAAAACAAATGTATACGGAATTGTGGTTGCCAGAGATGTTAAATATGTTACTATAACTGGTATTAAAAACATTGCAACTATTAGAAATTTTACCTTATCTGGTATTAGGGTATATGGTAGAACCCAATATATCACAATAGAAAATGTTATTGTAAAACAAGACATCCCTAAACAATTAACTCCAGAAGAAATGCCAGTTGATGTTGCAGATATATTAACTTTAAGTTTGAATTTAGGTATTGCGATTGGTGAAGGTGATACATTTGGTGTTCATATGCAAGGAACAAATAAATTGAATTTAGTTGAAGAACTTAGTTTTAAGGATGTTATGGTCGATGGTTCAACGATAGGTTGTCACATGATATTTACATATGGATTTGAAGTATTACGTTCTGTTTTTACAAAGAATACCTATTATGGTTTATTAAATGGAACTGGATGGGTCGTTCCTGGTGATGGTCAATTTGGATTAGAGTTCCCAGTTGGTGGAAATGGAGTAATTACTGATTGCAGATTTGAAAAAAATCATGGTCTTAATTATGATTTAGCAAATCCGGCTGACTTGTATGTATTTGATTTTGTATCAGGAGTTGCTAATTATGATGTATCAAATGTTACAATTGACAGATGTATCGTTGAAGATAATAGTAATAATGGTTATATTATTGCTGCTGATCATGATGGAGCTAGAAATATAAAATGGACTAATTCAATTATTACTGCAACAAGAAGTATTTATGAACCTTCTGATGGTTTACATTTTAGTGGTTCAATTCCTTATACTATTGGTAGTGAAACCGGTGATAATTATCCATTAATCCAAAATTTTAATATTACTGTTAAAAATTGTACCGCAACTGACTGTAAGAGTGATGAAAGTAACGCTGTTGGAATTGTATTTGCATATGTCCAAGGTTGTCATATATCAGATTCAAATTCATCAGGTATGGTTGGTGGTAATCAATGTGCAGGATTTTATGTAACTGGAGGACTTCCTGGAGGTAGATCATCAGATATTACTTTGGTAAATAATACTGCTGAACGTAATGGAACAGATGGATTTGGCAAAGCATGTGGATTTTATATTAGAAATGTTTCCAATGATATTGTTTTAAAGGATAATATTGCAAATGGTAATGGGACTGGACATGACCTTACTTTTGGTGCTGGATTTATAATTGAGGCAACTAATACAAGTTCTGATGCATATATTAAAAATATAGATATTGATAATTGTACTGCCGAAGGTAATGGAAATGGAACTGAAAATTCTGGAGGAATTGTCATATTAAATCTTATTACTGATCAAACTCCTGCAATTGAAAATGTTGCTGTTGAAAAATCAGTTTCAAAATTCAATAATGGATATGGTGTTTTATTAAATGGAAATATTGTTGGTGGTTCTGTAAATGAAACAGAAATATACCAAAATACATTAGGAGGGGTTAATATTATTAATAATACTGATTCTGAATCTGTATTTGTATCCAGAAATATTGCATATAAAAATAACTCAAATAATTATAATGGTGTTGCAGCTGGTAATATTGTTACTGGAACTGCTAGTAGTTTACCATCAAGTCCTGGTTTTTTAAATGTAAGCATTAATTAATAATGTTATAAATTTCTGTAATAAAAATAATAAAAATTTAAATTTATTTAATTTAAATTTGCATTATAGTTCAATATCATTTTTTTGCTAATATTTCATCTAGTAATGGTTCAATATCATTATACAACATAAATTCGAACTTGTTATTTTCTTTGTAATAACCCAATCCAATTGCTAACCCATCTAAGAAATTAATATATTTATTTGGGTATATTTCAATTGGTTCAGTTATAATATATGGTTTTTCATTTATTAATCTATTTACAATTGTTTCATTATTTAGGATTTTACATACTTTTTCTTTGAATGATGATTTTATATTTGGGTAATCTTTATCCATGGCTTTTTTACATTTATATGTATTAGATGGATACATATATATTATTACAATTATGATAATAGTTATAATGATACATATTTTAAGATACATGAATATAATTTTACTTTAGAGTATATATTTTTGTAAATTACTATGTATGAAAATTTAATTGAGGTAATGAATCATCAAGTTGCTTTAATTTCAATGGAATTGTTGTTAATTTATTATTAGCAAAAAATACTTTTTTTAATTTATGATCACATAATTGTTCTAATTCTACTGGAATTTCCATTATTTTATTGTTAACCACAGAAAGAATTTCTAAATTATGTAATTGTTCAAATTCTCTTGGTATTGATTCTAATTGATTATCAGATAAATATAACTCTTTTAATTTTTTTAATTTACCGAATTCAGTTGGTATCAATTTTATTTTATTATATTGTAAACATAACTCTTCCAAATTATATAACTGTCCTATTTCAGTTGGTATTGTTACCAAATGATTGAATACTAAATTTAAAACTACTAAATTATACAATCTACCAAACTCTGTTGGTATGGATTTTATATTTTTATTTTTTGCCCTGAATGTTAGAGAATTATACATTTTCACATTTTCACTATACCCCATACTTTTTTCCATTTTTGGCAGTGCATAATGAAATTTATAAGTTTCATAATAATTAACCACAAAAAAATCTTTATATTTAATAGCTAAATTTTTCCATATTATTTGTAAAGAACATACTTTATTAAATTGTTTGTTTACTGTTGTGCATGATATGATATCTTTTACTGATAAAAATGTAAAAATATAACTAAAGATGTCATCCATATATTATTACATATATTAGCACTAAATATAAATATATTATTTTGAAATCAATTTTATTAATTCATCAATATAAATATCAACTTGTGATGGGGCTATAAATTTTACTCCTCTATCAACATTTTTTATTGAACTTATCCATTCTTGATCAATATTTTTATAACCATAAAATGCCCCCAACAAGCCACCAGCTATTGCGCAATTCGTATCTGTATCACCACCCCTTTTAATTATATTTATCATAGAATCATAAAAAGTGTTACCATTTAACAATTCATAAAATGCATTTTGTAATGCAATACCAACATAACCTTGAAATTGTTTATCATCAGTATTAACAAAACATTCACCTCTATCTGTTATTGAATATATTGGTTCTGGTTTATGTTTACTATCACCTAATACAATTTTCATCCGTGGAGTTTTTATAATATCATAACATATATTGTATACCTCATTTCTGTCTTTATTTAATAATAAATTTTTAATTGCAATACAATATACAAATGCAACATCCTTTATTATTTCATTTGGATGAGTCAAGTCACATTCTTTATCAATATTTTTTTTTAATTCTTCATCAGACATTGAAATTCCAATGATAGCTAATGGTGTAATTCTCATCAAGACGCCATTTGATAAACTTGATATATTTAAAGTTTTACTATTTTCAACCATATCTTTTGCATTTAGCGATGGTTTTCTAGTAAACAATGACCGTTTTATAGTTAGTCCGATATCTGGTGGTGTGGAATTGAACCATTTAATATATTGCTTTGCTACATGATTTTGATTATATTTTCCTTTAGTAATGATGGAATATAGAAGGCATATAGTCATTTCGCTGTCATCTGAAGGTTGTGCAGCTTTAAGATTGAACGGTCCTTTCCCAATTAATTGTAATTTTCCATATTTAGATATAATACTATCTAATAATAATCTGGATTCTGAATTTTCCATGAACTCAAAAGGGATTCCAGAACAATCTCCACAAATTACCCCCCATATAACACCCCTTATCAAATCTTTATTCACACCACCACCTTTTAAATTTAAATATCTTCTTTTATAATCTATATGTTTACTGAAATAATTTTTGTCCATATATATAAATATGTGTCAGAATAGTATTATTAAAAATATAAAATTAATGTATAATGACAACAATTGGACTCTATAATGTATATGGGATCAAAGATGAAAGTAAAGCGTTAATTCATCATAAAGAAAATATTTGTTCTACTGAAGGTGAACAAATAACTGATATGCTCATTGATGATTATAAAATATATGAAAATATAACTGGTAAAGTTTTTGCATGTAATTTAACAAATCATTTTTTATTGTCAACTAAAACATTACCATTATTTTATGTTAGTGTTACATACGAGATACCTCTAAAAACTGTATTATTGTATAGATTATATTTCAGCTTTACTATTGAAGATAACATTACGAGTGCCGAACAATTAATTGGAAATCCGATTGGTGGCAAATTTAATGTGGATATTTATGTTAATGGTGGAATCAAAACGATTGACCATGTTGAAAAATTTACTTGTAATGATGATATTTATAAAAAGTTAATTGAATTTACAATAGCAGATGAAATGAAAGAATTAGGTAAGGTTATGGTTAGAGAAATTGTTGAACAAATGCAAGAACAATATTCTCTTGATGATAGCTATTCTACTGTTCCCGATGAAATTGTGTCTTTAAAAGATTATGATATTAGAAGTTAAATTAATAATTATTTATTTTATAAAATAAATAATTGTATGAATTATTTTGATAATGCTGATGAACCAATTGCTATGTTTGAACCTTTTGATGCGAGTCTCATGTCTCCAATTGCTGTGTTACATAAACCACTGATATTCTTAGCGAGTGAACTATAACCGACGGCGGTATTTGAACACCCTGAAGTACAATTTGTGAATCCGTTTGAATCGTAGCTGAAAGATTCTGTCCCGAATCCAATGTTTGTTCCCTGTGAAAAGGTGTCCAAATCAGCTGACAAATATACAAAATTCCATCCATTTTTATTTTTATGTTTGGTTACAAGATCAAATACTGATTGTCTATTATATTCTGTAGGGCTTGCATTTTCTTGCCCATCGGTTACTATTACCATCAATACATCTTTCTCATTTTCAAAAATTTTGATTGAATCAGTAATAGCTTTATATAGGGCTGTGCACCCGGTTGTTTTATAATTATCGGTTGTCAATGTTTGTGCATTTTCAATAGGTGTTTTTAAAATACCAATATTTACAGAATCGCTGAATGTAACGAATGTAAAAGTACAATTATCATCTTTAATTTTCTGTTGATCTCTAATGAATTCATTTACAGATTTAATAACATCTGATTGAATTGATGACATAGAACCGGAAGCATCTAATACTACTACGATATGGACCATTATACATTATATTATTATAAAGTATTTAGTTGAATATACGCGATAGATTTTTGTAATAATTTTTAAAACATATTATTTTTACAATAATAATGTTACACAATAATATAATGGCATCTACTGATAATAATATTGGGATCCTTGATCCATTGGGTAAAAATCCAAATCCTTTCACAAATGAACCATATTCTGATAATTATAAAAAATTGGCACAAGATTGGTCAAAATTACCGGCGTATAAACATATACATGAAATATTAAAAGTTATAAATGATAATCAGGTATCCCTTTTTTGTTTTCAAACCGGTGTTGGTAAAACTTCAGTAATACCAAGGGCCGTATTACATCACTTTGATTACAAAGAAAATATAATAATGAGTTTACCAAAACAGATAGTTACTAAAAGTGGCGCTACGTATGCATCAGCAATGTTGGATATACCACTTGGAACTTTTGTAGGTTATAAATATAAAAATAGTCCGCCTGAATCCCACAGTGATATGACCAAATTACTTTTTGCGACAGATGGAACGGTAGTGGCAAAATTATTAAATAATCAATTATTATCAGATTATAAATGTTTGATAATTGACGAACTACACGAACAAAAAATACAAATCGATATGTTACTTTATTTAGTGAGAGAACTTTTACATAAAAGACCGGATTTTAAATTGGTTCTTATGTCTGCTACTATAGATGTATCTATATTTAAGAAATACTTTAAAGATTTTAAATTTGCATCGATGGGTCTAGATGCAGAAAAACACCATCATATTGACACGATATTTTCGAAAAGTACTCTCGATTATGATAGTGCATTAAAAGAATGTTTTAATATTTTAATTCATATTTTAGAAACTGATGACCCTAAAAGTAAGAAACATTCACATGATATAATTATATTTGTTTCAAGTTCCAATGACGCCTTTAAATTATGTAAACAGTTATCAGAATACCAAGAAAATGAGAAAAAAACAAAATGTAACATTACATGTTCAGGAGATGTTTATTGTGTGGAGGTTTATTCTGGTATGGATCATAAGAAGGAAGAATTGGCGACGAATAAAGATTTATATAAATTACAAGGTAACTATAACAGAAAAGTAGCGATCTGTACAAACGTCGCAGAATCATCTATAACAATAGATGGTTTGAGATATGTTATTAATGTTCCTTATGAATTTAAAGGTTCATTTGATCCTGTTAATAGTGCCCGTAAATTGGATCGGGAGTTAATATCAATCGCACAAGCTCGTCAAAGGTGTGGTCGAGTCGGAAGAACAGAACCTGGAACCTGTTACCATTTATGTTCAGAACAAGATTATCACCATACCATGATCAAATATCCACTTCCAGACATCCAAATATCTGACATAACAATGGAATCACTCCAATTACTTGCAACTCCTCTAATATCTGACACAAAACAATTATTAAAAGTATTTTCTAATTTTGTATCACCTCCAAAAGAACCATATATAAAATACACTTTAAATATTCTCCTTCAAATAAATGCGATTGAAAATGAAACATTAACACCACTCGGTAAAATGTTGGCAAATATTCCATGTAATAATATATTTATGTCATTGGCAATATTATATGGAAAAATTTATAACTGTTCGAGGGAGTTATTACAAATTGCATCATTAATAGAAGTATCAAAAGGTAATATTAATGATTTATTTAATTCACCAAATCCAAGAGATTATTCAAAAGAAGGTCAATCAAAAATGGCTAAATTTGAAAAAGCCAAAAAGAAAATGGCAAATAAATATGGTGATTTTTTGACATTATTATATATCTATGACAAATACACAACAAAAGACGAATCAAAAGAAGTCAACAAATTTTGTTATGATAATTTTTTAAAATGTAAATCATTAGAGAAAGCAAAGAAAAATTATAAAAATTCCAAAAGACAATTACATATATCTGAACATGATATAAATAACTTGCATATTAAAATGTTTCCTGATGTGCTTCAAATGGAATTGCAGGATAGAATATTATTTTGTTTGATGGCCGGGTTCAAATTAAATGTGGCTGTTAACAAAAGGGGATCTGATTATTATAGGGCGAGTATGTCAAATTTGGATAATATTAAATTACATAAATCTTCCTTTTTAAATTATGTAAAATCACCTCCAAATGTTATATATTATGAATTATTTTTAAGCATGGGGAAAGCGGAATTGTCTACTGTTGGAGTAATACCTGATCATATAGTAAAAAAATTGAATTTGTAATTGTATAAATATTTATGTATTGTTCATATATATTTATTAAGATGGGTAACATGCAAAAAGTAATTGAAGCTACTATTAATAAAGTTTATAGAGAATCTGATAATATTTATATAGTAAGATGCTCTCCTTATGAAGAACTATATTTGGATGTGCGAGATTTTAATTTTACGAATCTTTATAATAAAATGAAGTTGGATCAAACATTTAAAATAACATACTATGTGACAGGTAAAATTATGAACATCGAACCATGTGATCTCCATTATACTTGTGGTATTGTATCAGGATTTTTAGATATTAGTATTGAAAATAAAATAGAGGGTGATTACCATCAGATAATGATTCAAGATGATGATAAAAAGAAAAGGTTACTTGTAAATAGATCTGAAATGAATGATATTGTTATTGGACAAACATATAGTGTGCATTATCAGAAAGCATTTTATGGCCCTTTTTACAGGGTTGTAAAATACGATCATTGTGGATATTAAAAAAAAATGACTTTGTAAATGTATAATATGTATAAATAAATTTATTGTTTATTTATATATGGGTAATTCACAAACTGTTATCGAAGCTACCGTTGTTAATGTTTTCAGGGATGGAAGTCATACTTGTTATGTAGTTAATTGCTCACCATGTGGAAATTTATACTTAAAAGAAAATAATCCAAATTTTATAAAAATTTACAATAAACTTATAACATGGTCAAGTCATAAATTTATATGTAAAGATGAATTGATTATTGATATTGAACCATGCGAATCACACTATACTTGTGGAATAATATTGGGAATTTTAGATACTACCATCGAATTTAAAAATTTAGTGGGTTATCATGAAATACTTATTGAAGGTCATAACAAAAAACATAGATTACTTATCGAAACTAAAAAAATAAATGATTTAATTGTAAATGACACATATAGTATTTTCTATGAGAAATCATTTGGAAGTGATTTGTATAAGGTTGTAAAATATGAATCTTGTGGATATTAAAAAATTGATTTTTTTATTGTATGAATATATTAGTAATAATTATGCTATTATAAAATGGGTAACTCAATGTATATTCATGAAACAACAGTCATCCAAGTTTACAAAGACAGTGCATTTGATATTTACATTGTAAAAACTACACCAACAGGGACTTTACGTTTAAGAGAAGATGCAACAAATTTTATAAAAATTTATAATAAACTTAAACTTTGGACAACCCATAAATTTATCTGTGATGGAAGTACTATTGTTGATGTTGAACCATGTGACACTCACTATACTTGTGGAGTTGTGTTGGGTTTTATAGATATTAGTATTGAATTTCCAAAAGTTCCTAATTATCATCAAATAATAATAAAGGATAAACTTAATGATCACAGAATTCTTATTGAAACAAATAAAATGAAAAATATAATTATTAACAAAACATATGGTATCCATTACGAGAAAGCATTCGGTAGCACACTATATAGAGTTACAAAATATGAATCATGTGGTGAACTCATGGACCCATGCGATCATTAATTAATTATTTTTTTATAATAATATATTATAACAATTACTTCTTTAAATTACAACGTAGATGATGACTTGAAACAACAATTTAATATGATCCATATAAGAGTGCAGAGGAAAAGTAAAAGTAAATGTCTAACATTAATTGAAGGATTAGACAAATTAGATTCATTTTCAAATAAAACAGATGTGCAATTAAATAATGCAACAAAAATATTTAAAAAATTATTTAATTGTGGAGTAACGCTTGTAAAACCAGAAAATACTATACAACTTATGGGTGACCACGGAGAAGCAATTTCTGAATATTTAATTAAATATAACATTGCTACATCGGACCAAATAATATTACATAGATATTAAAATTGAAATATTAATAATAAGATACTATTATTAATATTTTAAATATAACAATTAAATAATAATGGAAAAATCGTCTAGTAACAGTGATGATGAAAATTATCTTGATGACAATAGTGAGTATATCGAAGAATTTGATGATAACGAAAATTATGTATGTGATAATTTTAATGATGATATTTTGATTAATCCCTTAACAGTCGAATTTAAGAATATGCTATTTACATTAGAAGTATACCAAAAGGATCCAACCGATAATATATCAGCATTAAAACATACGTTTGAAAATATATGTAGAGATAATGAATTCATTATCGGGACTACATTATCATTAAAACAACTCGTAGAAGAAATCAAACATAAAATTGTGAAATGTGAATTTCTGTATGATGATATTCAATATTCAACCTTTTTAATAAGCACAGATAAAATGGAATATTTGGATGATGCAACAAAAAGTGCGATATTTAAAAATGGACATCCAGAAAGAATTTCAACTATAACAAATAATGCAACAAAAAAATTTTATGATAATCATAACCTAAAATATGATAAATGATGTTTTTGTTTATAAAAAAATTGATATTTCAATATTATGTAACTATTATTCCATTATGAATTATATATATTATTATAATGGATAGTCCAAATAATAACACAAGTGATAATTTAAGTGATGATGAATTGTATATCGACGATAATTATGTAGATGATGCATTTGATGATTATTACATAAATGATTATGTAGATAATTATATTTGTGATAATTTTGATGATTGTATTATTGATAAATTGACAAAGGATTTAAATTATATTTTTAAGTCGTTGGAAAAATATCAAGAAAATCCTACAGAAGAAATTAAAATGTTAAAGAAAACATTTGTAGCTATTTGTGAGGATGATTGTCCGGATATTATTGATAAGAATCCTTTATTAAAAATTCTTGTTTCAAAAGTTGGTGACAGAATAAATGTTTGCGAAATATTATTTGACGATATTGAATATGTTAAAAATTTAGAAAATAAAGAAAAAAAAAGACAACCGACACGTGTAAATCTTCCCATTGACACATCCCCGACTATTGACGATCTAAGACAGAAGTATAAAGATATGAGAAAATTAAAGGAACAAAAACATAAAGAGGCATATAAAAAGTGGGAATTAAAAAAGCAACTTGGAAAATCCCCTAAAAATGATGGTAATGCTAATAATGTTTCAACTGGTGATGAGAAAATAGATTCTCAAATTAGAAATTACAAGAAATTTTTAGATAGGGTATAAATAAAATTGATTTCCTAATTATATTTAGTTTATTTGTATTTATAAATACTATTTATAATGGGGTGTATGGAAAGTATTTTTGATGATTATGATGATGGGCATGTTTATCCAAATGAAATATATGAGGATACTGGAATGGTTATAAGTATACGAAATTTAAATCCAGATGATTATGAGGATACACGTTTCGATTTAAACAAATATTTAAAATCAAAAAAGTTATAATTTATTTATAAATGAAAAATTATTTTATGTTTTTAACTAATATTAAATATTTTATAAATTGTTGATTTTGATTGTATACTATAAATTCATCATATAATAATGAACCATTTTGTTTACTATTTATCAACGGACCATTTGGAATTTTAATATCATCAATTGTTGTTGAAGATGATGGGGTATATTTACCAACACCTTGAATAGAATCACATTTTTCTTTTTTCAAGCTTGTTGGTGTAATATAGTAATCTGCATTCATTCTTTTACCGATTTTACCTAATGGTACTTGTGCAATAGCCAAACAACCAATATTATTTGATGTTTCAGTTCTACAATATGAAAATGATTTTGTCACACAATTGGCAAAGTAAATACCATTGGAGAACATTTTTCCAGTAATTACAATATTATTATTTAGTTGTTGTGGATTTATCAATAAATCATTCTTTAAGATACTAATCCAATTTGTAATACCTGATCCATGAAATAATAAATGACTATTATCAATGTCTTTAGTAAATGTGTTTTGTTTATTATTTTGTTCAATTTCAAAAACTTCCATAAGTTCCAATTTATATTGACCATGTGTTGGTCCTTGAGTATTTTGAACATATTTTTCAATTTCTGCATACATTGGGTTAGTTTTTTCTAATGGTGTAATTTTAGTATTTATATTTGCATAAATATTGTCTAATGGATTAACATTTTGTTGATTATTGTCAGCGACTTTTATTGTGACAACCATATTTGTTAATTCTGTAATAATATCTTTATATGATGCTAACATCTCTTGGGTGTTTATAACTGGTGGTTTTTTTCTACCGAATGACATTGGTAAATATGTGTAATATTCTGATGACATTGAAACAAGTTGTTTATTTTGTTCTGGTGTTATTGTTACAGATGACACAATTGCTTGTATCTTATCGAGAATTCCATTTGCAATGTTCATTTGATCATGTGTTATTTTTCCTAGAGGCATCTTTTTGGTATCAATATTTAAAGATAATAATGATTGTTGCATGATTTGAACATTTGTAAGAAGTGACAATAATGATTGAACTTTTTCATGAAGATTTGTTTTGAGTGGAACTATTGGAACAATCTGATCTTTTACTTTTTCTAATTCATCATCATATGATACTTTTGACATGAAATATTTATTAGGTTTTTTAACGAATGGTTTTGATGGATCAAAATTATTTCCTGTCTTTGTTTTAAACTGTTTTTCAAATGCAAATATAGCTTCATTTTTGTCTGTAAACTGTTTATTACTTGATGTTCCAGTTTCACCTGTTCTACCATATCTTATGAAGTGGTTAAATGATGTATCAGAAACTTTTATTAATTGCATGATATAAAATTTGTTTGAGTTGGTACTAATGTCTGTTTGATTTAGTGTACAAGAATAAACCTTGTCACCCTCTTGGAGGACTGTTCCTTTTACATTACATTGTTCATCAACTATTTTACTCATTAATTGTATTATGATATTATTGTATTAGGTTGTATATGTTTAAAGAATCAATTTTATTTGTATAATCACATATATTGACCAAGGCGATGTACACCCCTATTACTACTTTTAGATATACATTTAATGTATGAACATAGGGGTGTACATCGCCTTTGTCTACCACATAAAATATTAATTATAAATATCATATGTCCAAAATAATATAATAATAATACCCCCAATAATTATATGTTTCAATATAAAACAACCGCTTTAATTGGTTATACTGGGTTTGTTGGATTTAACCTAACAATGAAATATAATTTTACACATCAATACAATTCTAAGAATATCCATGAAATTACAAATAAATCATTTGATATTGTGGTATGTGCTGGCATAAGTGCTAACAAATGGTGGGCTAATTTACATGAAGAAGAGGATATGAAAAATATTATGGAATTGTTAAATATATTGGCAACTGTTAAAACAAAAAAATTTGTATTAATATCAACAATTGATGTTTATGATAATATTAATAATGATTATGTAAATGAAGATACCATAATAGATTCTACAAAGAATCATGTATATGGAAGAAATAGATATTTTGCAGAAACATTTATTAGGGATACTTTTGAGGACCATTTAATTATTAGGTTACCAGGACTGTTTGGTTATGGATTAAAGAAAAATATAATATTTGATTTTATAAATAATAAATTGATGTTATTAAATTTAAACTCATCGTTTCAATGGTATAATATATCAAATATAGGGAATGATTTGAATAAATATTTAGAAACTGGTGATAAACTAATAAATCTATTCACAGAACCAATAACTAATCAGGATTTACATAATATATTTTCTAAATATAAAAAAACTAAAACTTACACTTTTACATATAATAATTTGGTACATTATAACGTAAAAACAAAATATAATAACTCTGGATATATTGATACAAAAAGTAATATATTAATGCAGTTGGAAAAATATATTGATAATATGTTAAATGGTAAATTAACAATATCTAATTTGGCATGGTCTCATGGTGATGATAAAAAAATGTTAGACTCTTTTGAAATATTTGGTTTAAAAACTTTAGAAGTAAGTCCGTATAAATATTTTTCATTTAATGATAATGTTAATATTGATATATATGCATTTCAATCAATATTATATCCACACACTTTTAATATTTTTAGGGAACCAGATGTTGTTTTTGAATATTTAAAAGGTGTTATTGAAACTGCAGGAAAAAATAAAGTAAAAGTGTTAGTATTTGGAAGTCCTAAAAATAGAAAAAGGGATGATATTGATTATAATATGGCCATGTATTTAGCAATTATATTTTTTAAAAAGATTTCAAAAATATGTGAACAAAATAATGTTATTATGACAATTGAACCAAACGCAAAATGTTATGGTTGTGATTTTATAACAAATTCTGTAGAGGGGAGGAAACTTGTATTAAATGTTGACTCACCATTTTTTAAATTGCATTTAGACATTGGATGTATGTTTTTAGAAAACGAAAATATTTTAGAATGTATTACAAATAATCTGGACATATTAGAACACATACATTTTTCTGCGCCAAATTTAGAATGTTTGTTGAATAATGATAAAATAAATTATAATAAACTATTTTATGGCATTAAACAAATTTATAACAAAATAATATCAATTGAAATGTTGAAACAAGATGATATTAATATTTATAGGGATATTATTAATGTATTAGGATAAGGTTGTAATAAGTATGTTTACATTCTGTCCATTAACTTCAAATGTTGAATTAACAATTTCTTGTTCATAATTAGATTCATTCAAGTTCACCGGATAGCCAAGTTCCCTATGGATGTCGTCATAAAATTTTGAGAATATGAATTTAATTCCTTCACTATTAGTTTTATAATAAATCCCAATTTTATCCCATGGTTTCAAATTAGTATTTTTTCTTATATTTTGGATACCGACAATTAAAAGTCTTTTAGTGTGTAATTCTATTACTTCATCATCATATGAATGATTTACAATGACAAGTGTATCATTATCAGTCATGCCAACTTCATTTGAATTTAATTTATAATCATATTCTTTAATGATTTTAAAATATGTGTCATCTAAGGTATGGGTATTACCATCCAAAACAATTTCTAAATATTTATCTTTATAATTTAAATATTTGATAATTGTATCTTTTGATATTTTTTCCAACTCTTGTTTAATATTTTTTGCAGAATTTTTAAATTTTTTACCGAGTTCCTTACTGTTCGGGTCCATTGTGTATTTAAATTCGCCATATGAAGTTTCATAATTTATCTTAAGTGCATTTGTGTCTTCATATAAATACTTTTCCAATTCTTTTAGATCATTTAGAACATCTATATCTTCATTCACAATTGTCACATGTTTGAGTGGCACCTTTACACTTGTAGCATCAGTTTTCATTCTTAATGCTCTTACCATTTTGGAAACCATTTGTAATCGTTTCATTCTTCTTTCCACAACAAGGTCATTTGGAAATTCATTGATTGATGGATATGAACTTAAATGGACACTAATGTTATCATTTTTTGTTACTTCATCAAGTTTCTGATACATTGTTTCTGCCAAAAAGGGAATAAATGGTGCCGATATTTTACTTAACATTATCATTACCCTGTATAAAGTTGAAAGGGCTTGTCCTTGTTCATCAACATCACAGAATTTACCTTTTAATCTATTTCTGTTAAATTTAATATACCAGTTTACCAAATCTTCAACAAAATCTAATATATCTTGTTTGATTGTATGAAATTTGTATGATGCCATGGCTAAATTAATATTAACAACTACTGTTTTTAATCTTGCAAGTATAAAGTTGTCCATAACATTATTACTATTTTGGTAAGCATTAATATTAAATTTATTTCTATCTTTCACATATTTGGTAACATTTTCAATTAAAAATGAGAGAGCATTATATAATTGAAAGAATTTTAATGTTATATTTTCAATATGTTCTTGATTAAATTTAAATGCATCGCCATGTGCAGCTGCTGAACTTGTCAAATAAAATCTAAGTGCATCAGCCCCATAATTGTTACAAAATTGGATAGGATCTACAAAATTGCCTAATCTTTTACTAAATTTTTTACCATCTTCTGCCAAAATTAGTCCACTACAAATTACATTTTTGAAAGCTGGCTTGTTAAAGATAGCAGTTGATAAGACTGATAATGTGTAAAACCATCCTCTTGTTTGATCAAGACCTTCACAAATGAAATCAGACAAAAATTCCTTATCGTCAAAGAAATTTTTATTTTCAAATGGATAGTGGAGATTTGCGAATGGTACACATCCACTTTCGAACCAACAATCTAGAACAAACAATGTTCGTTTCAACATCCCTTTGCCTTGACTTGAGGGAATTAAAATGTCATTAACATATTGTGGATGTAAATTTGTAGGTCTAACCGTTAAGTTAGCCTTTTCCATTAATTCATCAATTGATCCAATACAAACGACCTCTTGTCCATCATCAGACATCCAAATTGGTATTGGTGTTCCAAAAAATCTTGATCTTGATACACCCCAATCTTTTGCATTTTCCAACCATTTTTTGAATCTACCAGTACCAATTGTTTCAGGAACCCAATTAATTTTATCATTGTTACTCAACAACATATCTTTAATCTCTGTAACTTTTACAAAGAAACTCGACACTACTTTATATATCAGAGGGGTATCTGTCCTTGGACAATGTGGGTAACTATGTTTATACATTTCTTTCTTCAATAACTTTTTTTCCTGTTTTAATCTTTCAATGATTTTGTTATTTGTGCTCAAAACATGTTCACCTTTGTAATCAACAACTGGATCAGTAAAAAATCCATTATCATTAATTGGGCAATATTCACCAACATTTTCTACAGTAATAATATTTGCATTGACACAAGCATCGAAATCGTCTTGACCAAATGATGGAGCTAAATGGACAATTCCTGATCCATTACCATCTTCTACAAACTCTGCCATAATAATTTTAAATATTCTATCAGTTGCAAAATAATCAAATATTGGTATATATTGGATATCTTTTAATGTATCTCCTAAAAATGTTTCAATTACGTCATATAATTTTTCCTTTTTAGGTAGTCCATAAAGATTTTTCAAACAATTTTTTGCCAAAATATAGTATTCATTTGTTTTTAAATCAAATACTTTGACATATTCAAGTTTGGAATTCATAGCCAATGCCAAATTAGAAGGTAATGTCCATGGGGTTGTTGTCCATACAATTGCAAATGTATTTTCATACCCTTTTAATTCAAATTTTACATAGATCGCTGGATCGATTACTTCTCTAAAAACATCATCACCACTTGCCTCACTTGCAGAAATTGGTGTTCCACATGCTGTAGAATATGGCATAATTTTGTAACCATGATATGTTAAATTTTTATCATATAATTGTTTCCATGCCCACCATACAGATTCCATATAATTCAAATCCATTGTATAGTATTCATTATTGTAATCAATGAATCTTCCAATTCTGTCATATATAGGATTCCATGATTGTGAAAATGTATTGATGACTTTTTCACAATGTTCATTGTATTTTGCCAATCCATATTCTTTAATATCATCATTAGTTTTTAATTCTAAGAGTCCACTGACGATTGTTTCAATTGGTAAACCATGACAATCTTTCCCAGACTTATTTAAAACATTGTATCCATTCATGTTTAAATAATTAACCAAAAAACTTTTCATTATTCCAATATGAACATGACCAAAATGTAAATTTGCAGAACTTACAAATGGTGGTCCATCTTGAAAGTTAAACAATGGACCATCTTTATTTTTATTAACAATTTTATCAGAATATAAATCTATTGACTGCCAGAACTTTAAAATGTTAGTTTCATTTGTTGCAATGTTGAATTTTTGTGTATTCATATTGCAATATGTGATATTTTGATTAATATTAATATAACCTTAATATTTGTTTTTAATATCAATTTTTTTAATAAATAACATCAATATTGATTTAATGTACCTTTATAAAATCCCTTAAAATATAATGGAATTTTATTACATTTTGTACATTTTATATTTTTGTTTACAATTATATTTCCACAATTACATAGCATTTTCCCATCTCTCAAAAATATAAAATGTGATGTTATACAACAGTCACATTTTGACATCTTCTTCTTATGTCTTTTGTCACTTGATAAAATGTTGTCTATACCACAACATTTTATAATACAATTATTTATACAATATTTTTGCATGTCTGATGATATATATTGTAATCCAAATAATGAACAAATGTCACAATAATCGTATCTCAAATTTCTAATACGAGAATTATATTTATCATAAATTTCTCCATATCTAATTCTTTTCATAAAATCATTACAAAAATCTGTAAAATTTGTTTGTGCATCATTTCTGTAAAATTCAAAATTAAGATGTTGGTATAAATATTCTTTTACCGACTTATTTAATTTTTTATTTACAAAAAATAGGCTTACTAATGTCGTATGTGGCAGTATTGACACAATTTCTGATAAAATTATATCAATATTGTTGGTATCCATATTTTATACTAATATTTATAAAATAATAATAACAAACATTTATAAAGTCAATTTTTTTATAAAACAAATATATAATAATGAGTGCTCTTACGTCAAATTGTATTGTTCCGTTTAATTTAACAAAGAGAAATGATCTTGGGACTGCATACGCAAATATAACTTTAATGACATCTACTGGTGCTAAATATATCCCTCAATATGTAAATACAGGATCCAGTATATATTTTAACCAATATAATAAGTTAGCATCTATTGCATGGTTAACTGCTAATGAATTAACGTTTTTAAAGAACGGAACTTTTAGGATACAATTTTTTATAAATTATACATCTACATATGGAAATATTCAAATAACATTATATGTTAATGGTATTCCTTTGGTTGGTACATATGGGACAACATCAAATTTAACATTTAATGGTGGACAAATAAATGGGGAATTTACTGTCAAATTAAGCGCAAATGATAAAATACAATTGATTAATACAAGTAGTGGGTCATTTGTAATTTCACCTACTGGTAATAATAATCAGGTATTGGCCAGTTGGACAGTAACTGAAATTGGTAGCCAATAAATTTTATTTATTATTGTACAAGATTATAAATAAATATACATGACTATTTTACATGATGTGTTCTTAAGTAATGTACTATTTCACATACAACTTTACAATCTGCTTCATTGTAATTTGTAATATTCATCATAATAGCATTATCAGATTTATCAGATTTATAATATTTTATGGCTTCAAACATTGCAGTTTTTCCATTTCCGATGCCGTCAGACCAACTGGTTTCAATCATTTTATAGTTTTTCATCATGCCAGCGATACATTTCAAATTAAACTTTGTGCATCCTTTAATGACAATACCAACATCTAAGAATAATTGTAAAATGTCACACCAAATTGCATTTTTTAACCAAGTTTTATTGTGTCTTTTATTTAAAGTTTCAATAATTGATTTTTCTGCATTTGACCAATAATACATTTTAGGTTTAAGATTTTTATGTTCACTTGTAATTAAATTTATTAAATTTGTAAATTCATCTACAATTCTACATTCTTCTTTTTTAGTGACATCTGTTGTTGTAAACGATGCATATTGATATGAATCATTATATTTATACCAAACCCCAATCATGAATAAGAATGGATTATCTGCTTTTGAATTTAAAATATTAATATCATCATATACTGTTCCAGTTATCGTTTCAAAATCAATATAAAAATCTAATTGTGTTTCTGTTTGCCAATTATTATTATTATTTGTTATTTGTAGTGGTTCAATTAGATTTTTGGAATCTCTGTTTATGTGTATTATTTTATCAATAATTGGTCCTGTTTTTTTTCCATTTATACCCATTAATTGTGATGAACATTTTTTATCTTCATATGAATATACACCTTTTGAATGTGCAAATTGTCTATGTTTATAACCAACCATATAAATATCTGTTAATTCATATATTTCTTTGGCCAAACGTTGTTTTACTGGTTGCCATTTATCATCAAAATTACTACACATATTAGGATATAATTCTGGAACACTTGGAGGGATACATGACCATTTATAACCATTATATCTTAAATTTCTCACCCAATATAATGCATCAAATGTTTTTTTAATATATTGTTTATCAAAGCTATCAAAATTAACAACTCCTAATTTGGTGAAACAATTATGGCCTTCTGATTTATTACTGACAGAATCTATTGTCCATGATTTACCTAATATATAAGCACATGATGGAGTATAACCTTGTAACTGTCCAAGTGCAGCATTGTAAATTAACAATTGACCTTTGTAGGATGGCATTCTATCATTATTTCTCAATGTTTCTTCATTTGCACAAAAATGCATTGTTGACCATTTAATGTCAATTGCTACATAATGATAGTTACCATTTAAATTTGGAGCTTTATAATGTTCCATATTTTTTGGTATTACTATCTCTTCAAATAATTTATTTATCCAATCACTTCTTATTAATAAATCTGCAATTCCAAACGTTTTATTAGAATAATTATATAATGTTGCTTGTTCAATTATTGGAATACCTTGTTTCATATAATTAAATGTAACATCATTATTTTCTTGTAAAATTGATCCTCCTTTTTTAATTTGCTTAGGATATAATTTTGTGATATTATCTATTACTTTTTTTTCGAATTCTAAACCTTTACTTAACAGTATATTATCATTAATATTTTGTGATTGATTATTTGATGATTTGAATTTTTTAAAAGGAGTATTAGAATTTTGTATGTTATTTTGTAGTTTTCTTTTATTATTAACTTTTGTGTCTTTGATAATAGGATTCCTGTTAAATTCTAAATCATTATGAAACATAGATAACCAATCTACTAAATGGTCATTAAGCAATGCATTCTTTGCTTTTGTTGGAGATACCCAATTATTTTGTTCATTATTAAATATATTCTCTGGATCGTAAAAAGTATTAAAATCGTCAACTATAAAATCGTCGTTATCACTGTTATCATCTATGCTTACAGTTGTAACTCGTTCTATTTTATGTAATACTTGTTTTTTTTGGTACTTGTGAGTTATATGATTTTTTGGTTTAAATATGGGAGTTTGATTAATTGTTACCATTACATTTTTACTTCTTAAATTATATACCCTTTTTAAATTTTGTGGAGCAACATTAATTTTATTATTTGTGGATTCATTTTTTTTTGATTTTTTAATTGGTTTTTTTGACAAGTCAACAGTGATAAACCTGCTTCTCAAGTTATGAACTTTAAAATTTGTATCTACATGTTGACTTTTACTTTTTGGCATATATAATGGTTAATAATAATACCCTTAATTATATATTGTTATAAAATCAATTTTTTTATATTTTTGCCTCTAATTGTCCTAATTTTTCCATAATTGTATTAATTGTTGCTTGTTGTTGTTTAATGATTTTATTTTGTTTTATTAATTGTTCAACTATTAATGCGGTCATTTCATGATATTTTACTGTTTCAATAAATCCAGAGCTGTTATGAACAACTAAATTTGGAATAATATCATTAACTTCTTCTGCAATAAAACCATAGTGTGCTGTATCATTTATATCGGTCTTATAAGTGAAAGTTACAGGACGTAATTTAAGAATATCATCAGATTCATTATTCATATCTTTAACATTATTTTTAACTAAAATTGATGATGATAATGTTCCTAGTTGCCCAGCGGAATCAATTAAAACTGGAATTGCGTCATTAATAACTGTTGTTGTTCCTCTAACACCATATATTCTTGTAATATTTGATTCGGAAGATGAAACTGCACCGATAGGTCCTAAATAAACATTATTACTGCCAGTCGTCAAAACTGATCCGGAACCTGATCCAATTGCAGTATTATTTAACCCTGATGTTACTAAATTTAATACATCATTTCCAAATCCGGTGTTATTACTACCAATTGTATTTGCTTTTAATGTTCCTTGACCAACTCCTGTATTATTGCTACCTGTTGTATTAGCAACTAGTGATCTATGCCCTATACCAGTATTGTTATTGCCAGAAGTATTTATTGCTAATGCACTATAACCAACTGCCACAGATTGAATTCCAGTATTTGATCCACCTAATGCATTAGAACCAATTGCAGTAAGTTCTGAAGAACTCGAACTAATTAACGCCCACGTTCCTATTCCTGTATTATCATTTCCACTAAAATTCGCTTCCAATGCTGATTGGCCAATTGCAACATTGCGATTTCCACTTGAAAAACTCGATGCTTGCCAACCTATCGCTACGTTATTTTGTCCTATTGTATTTGTAGATAGTGATCTATATCCCATTGCAACATTATAAGAACCGGATGTATTATTAGATAATGAAAAAGTGCCAATTCCTATTGATTCTGAACCAGTATTAAATAATAATGCTTGAGCACCTATTGCTATATTATCATCACTGGATACATTTGATGCTAATGCACTCGGTCCAATTGCTATATTGGAAGAACCAGATGTATTAGATTCCAATGTGTCTACTCCAATTGCTACATTTGAATCTCCTATTGTATTTGTAGATAGTGAATTATATCCTATTGCAACATTAGAAGAACCGGATGTATTATTAGATAATGAAAAAGTTCCAATTCCTATTGATTCTGAACCAGTATTAAATAATAATGCTTGAGCACCTATTGCTATATTATCATCACCGGATACATTTGATGCTAATGCACTCGGTCCAATTGCTATATTGGAAGAGCCAGATATATTAGATTCCAATGTGTCTACTCCAATTGCTACATTTAAATCTCCTATTGTATTAACAATCATTGAACCACTTCCTATAGCCGTATTACTAGATCCTGTATTTAGTTCTAAAACTCTCCAACCAATTGATGTATTGTCGCTAGTAGTTGTGTTCGCATTTAAAGTGTTGTAACCTAAAGCTGTATTTCTAATTCCTGAACTATTTGTTTCCATTGATAATGCTCCTACAGCCGTATTTTCCGCACCAGTATTTAATGTTAATGTATTGTAGCCGACTGCAGTACATGATCCGTTTGTTGTAATTGTTTTAAGTGAACTAAAACCGACAGCTGTATTTTGTATTCCAGATGTGGATGCAGTTAGTGCTTGATAACCGATACCAACGGTTCCTGCCGCCCCGCTACTTTTTACGGAGTCATAACCTACTGCTACTGTATTAGCACCGCTACAAGCATTCATTGCATTTGTACCAATCGCTACAACATTGGTTGCATTATTATGATTATTGTATGTATTCACCCCAATTATAACATTATTTGAACCAGTTGTGTTTGCAAAATTTGCTTGGTATCCTATCACCACATTACTAGATCCTGTTGTATTACCTAATAATGATTGGTATCCTACTGCTACGTTTTGACTGCCCGAATTACTATTAAGTGATTGGTTACCCATTGCAGTATTAGCATTACCACCAGTAGCGAAGATCATACCACCAACAGAACAATTACTAAATCCTGCAGTCATATTTGACATAACATTAACACCTATTGCAGTGTTATTATTACCACTTGTTAACAAAGCTAATGTATTATACCCAAATGCTGAATTATTATTTCCAGTGGTAGTTGATGCTAATGTATTGTATCCAACTGCAGTGTTATTAGGTCCTGTAGTGTTGGCAAACAATGATTTATACCCTACCGCTACATTATACTGTCCTGTAGTATTTGCCTGTAATGCATTTGAACCTACTGCAGTAAGTTCAGATACATCTGACGAAATAAGTGCATTCCAACCGACTGCTGTATTATCATTTCCTGTAAAATTAGATTGTAGTGTTGCCCTACCAACTCCAGTATTGTGATTACCATTTGTAAATTGTAAAGATGAATGTCCAACTGCAGTATTGTCTGCTCCACCCGAACCTGACCCCAATGCATCATATCCGATTGCAACATGTTGAACACCACTCGTATTATTACATAAAGCGAAAGCACCAACTGCAGTTAATTCAGAACTAGTACTATTAAATAATAATGTTTGGTTACCAATTGCAACATTATCATCCCCTATTGTATTGTTTCCAAGAGCTGCCCATCCTAAACCAACATTACCTTCACCAATTGTATTATCTGTTAATGCATCAACACCAACAGCAACATTCACACTTCCAAATGTGTTTGAATTTAATGCAAAACTACCTATTGCAGTATTCTGGGATGATGTATTTACTTGTAATGCACCAGCACCTATTGCTGTGTTAAAACTCGTAGTGGTCGTTGATGCTAAAGTATTCCATCCTATAGCAGTGTTACTATTTGCAGTTGAACTAATATTTAAAGAATTATAACCGATCGCAACATTTCTACCTACACCACCATTCATATTTTGGAGTGCTCCAGAACCTAGCGCCACAATTTCAGAAACTGTTGTGTTTGTTAATAACGCATTATAACCAAGTGCGACATTATCTGTACTTGTTGTTCCGGCATTACCAGCATTGTATCCTATATATGAATTATTTGAACCAATATCTCCGGCTCCAGCCCCTTGTCCTAACCAAACATTTTGTCCACTTGTTAACGTTTCAATTTGTCCTTTTGTTGTGAATCTTGTTCCTTCAGTAACATTATTATTCGTAGCAATTAAAAATGCATTATTATCAGTTGTTCCAATAAAATTAGGATTTGGTATAGTTCCTGCATTACCTGTAATCAACCATGCATTTATGTTAAATGAACCAGTAGGTCCTGTAAATCCAGTTTCACCAGTAGCACCTGTAAATCCAGTCTCGCCAGTAGCACCAGAAAATCCAGTTTCACCAGTATGACCTGTAAATCCAGTCTCACCAGTTGGACCTGTAAATCCTGTAGGTCCAATATCGCCAGTAAACCCGGTTGCTCCTGTATCGCCACTCGCGCCACCACCCCCACCTCCAGAACCTGCCGGACCTGTCGGACCAGTGTCTCCAACGGAATTAGTTATAGTTACTGGATTAGAAGATCCCGGTGTTAAAGTATTTTGAGTAGTTATAAATGTTTGAATATTGGCTATGTTTGTAGTATTAGGTAATGCAAACGAACTTAATGCCACTCTATCTGCATTAAAAAATGATTTACTTGAACATCCAGCATTACTACCAGATGAAGTTCCTAATAAAGATTTACTCATTTATATAGTTTGCTTTGTATAAAAAATTGATAAATAAACATTATGATATGTATTTATTTATAACTATCCTATTAAAATGAAATACAATGGTATTAGAAATATGTATTGTGAAGATCCTCATACTAAAAAAGGTGATATAAAAATTATTTCGGTGATTGTAGAGAATGCACCTACTTTAAATAAATGTATTGAACAAATTCTTAATGTAAGGTTGCATGATATTCATAAATATCACGATAAAGAATCACCATTTATTAATACTAATTTCACTATAAGCTATGAAATAGCTATATGTGATAATGATGAAAGTAAAAAGGTAATTATTAATGACAAATACTTTACACATGATTATGATCCAGATGAATATGTTAAATTACGAACTAAGGAACATTTTACAGTTAAGGAAATTAGAGAAGATTTTCAAAATAATATTAAAAAATTGATATAAAAACATCATATATTTGTTTATAATAGGTTATAAGGTATAATGTTAAATGTAAGGTACTTTGGACTCAGAAATATATATTATGAATACTTTGACGTTAAAAAGGACAGTATTGTGGATTTGGTAGTTAAAGAGGAAGCATCACTAGACAAATGTATAGAGATGTTATTAAAAGTTCGAGCTCATGATAATTTAAAGTATGATAAACAAAAATCACCATTTGGATCTGGTATAAATTATATTGTTGATTATGAAATTGTTATATGGCATGGAGGTATTATTGGAAGAATTATAGTAATTAATGATAAATATAGATATGATGGATCATGGAATTATAATTTGGACATTTTTATGTTGATAAATAAAGAAAATTATACTTTTTATGACATCAAGAGAAATGTTAAAAATATGTCATGTTTAAAAGCAATGAATAATATTTATTGAAATGGTATATTGTTTAAATTAAAAATAATATATCATAATTATAGTAATTTTTTTATAATGGTTTTAAATTATTATCTGGTTCGATACTTGAATTTAAGAATGGTGACACAACAAATTTAGGGCAAGATGGAGCACCTCTCAAATCATGTGATGCATTTTTCTTTGATGAACCAATAGTATTAACTCCAATTGGTTTAGTAATGTTAATCAAATGTCTATTTTTTACACTGATAGCTTCTGGAACTAATTCGAACCAGTCATCATTTACTTCTTGTGGTAAATATTTTTGGGCGTCGAATAATTCTTCTGGGGAACAATCTTGGTTTGACCCACATGTTTCTTGTTTATTTGTTCTAAAAACTGCAAATCCATCACCAGCTTCATCATTAGGTAAGAATTTGTCATTTTCATCATTTTCACTTTGTCCAATGATGTTATTGTTATGATCATAAAAATTTTGCCAGTCTGATTGACCTAAATTTCCTCTTTTACCTTCATTATAACTGCTTCTTTTATAATTACCTTCAGTAGCTCTGTTTTTACTCATGAATTTTTTATCTAAAATTGCAACTTCTGGTGCAGAATAATCAGCTTGAGATGGAATTACAATATTATCTTTAGCAGCATCACCAGTTCCGAAATGTTCAACAGCAGTATTAATTGATGGTTCAAAATGATCCATTTTTGTTTCTGCTTCATTTAATTCTTGGGTTGGTAAATTTGTTTGTGAACTTTGACTGGCGTATAATAAATATGCAAGAACTAATCCGGCAAATATTAAAAAGATTATTTTTGTTTGTGAATTCATCTATATATATTATTAGTTATAAAAAAAATATTATTATAATTATAGTATTTTAATTATTCTTATACTAAGTCAATTATACACCAATCAGTATTTAACCAATCAATTGATGATAAATATGAAGCCAATGGCAAAGTGAACTGACATACAAATTTTGGTTCATTATCAATCATAAGACAATATAACTGTTTACATTTGTCCATATCAATTTCATCATTTGGTCCAAATAAAACATTTTTATCCGCTATCTCAGATTTATCATACAAAAATATTTCTCCATATACAAATTCCATACATTTATTTGTTGCAGATTCATCATCTGCTTTAATGCCATCAAACATTGACAAATTATCAGTTATGTTATATGCATCTTTATAATAACACATTAATATGTTAAGTATGTTAATATCATTTTTAAATTCGTGGTCAGCGGTTTGTTCATCCGTATCTGCAAATACATAATCGTCCAAATTTATTTCTTCCGGTGCATGATATTCTTCACTTGATACTTCTTCAAATTGTTGTAATGTTTGCTCCATAAATTTTTTATAAAATTCATTCTTTGCTTCTTCATCCATTTGGGTTATTATTTGATATAACTACTATTGTTTATAATGTTTTGATTTCATTTTTTTCAATAATCACAACCATGCAATAAATATTCATATGTAGTTTTTACCCTATCAAATAAATTATTATATGTGCTTGCCCATAATTTTATGTTATATGGTCCCAATTCATTTATACAATATACATCAACAAATCGTGATATTAATTTTATATATGTATCATCGTCTACTGCTTCGATATCAATATCCATTTGTTTAAAAATATGTATAAAATATGGTTTCCATATACCTGTTTCTGGTCTAGTTAATAATTTTTCTTCATAACATAAATCAAAACATAATTTAATATTACTTGTATTTCCCATAAACAAACAATCACTTAAACAAAATCTACAACTATTTATGGCTTTTTTATCTTTACATCCTCTTACAAAAATTGACGATGATACTATTTTTTTTGTTTGTATTCCTCTCTCTATAAATTTATGTATACCACTATAATAATGATCTACTCTTGATTTTACAACATATTCGGTATTAACATATTCTAATCCTTTTTTAGTCGTACATATTTGAAAATAACATCTTTGAATTGTTGATAAAATACCATAGTCAACCAATGTATCAATAACAACCGGCAGATTACTATATTCTTCTAAATTATTTTCTACAATTTTAACATTTGGATAATCAACACAAATTTTATTAACCATGTCCAAATCAGATGTATATACTGACAATATTACATTACACACTTTTGTATAAGTCTCTAATGTTTGTTTTAAGTCAACTTTATCATTTATTATACCTTGCAAAAGTATTGTAACATTATCAAACATCAAATTATATATATTAATTATAAAAAAAATGATTATTATAATTCATACTAATGATTATAATATTATAACTTACATATTATTATAAATGAATATTATGGCAATAAGAGGAGGAGGAAGTAGGGGGGTTATTGTTACAAGATTTTTGATAGAAATTGAAAAAATAACAAAAAAAAGAATATATGAATTGTTTGATTATATTGGTGGATCATCAGTAGGTTGTTTGATTGCTACCGGTATATTAATGACAGATGAAAATGGAATAGTAAAAAATACTGCTGAGGAATTACATAATATACTATTAAATAATATGAATGAGACATTTTCATGGACATATGGATCATGGATAAAATCTGGTTTTGGATTATTTGGATCAAGTTATACAAATGTTGGTTTATTAAATATTATTGATAAAATGTGTGGTGAACAAAAACTAAATACTTTGTTAAGACCAATAATATTTCCTGCATATGATAAAATATCGCATAAGGCATACTATTTTGAAAATGAAAAAGACGGTGAATTATTATTAAAAGATATTATAATGAGTTGCACCGCGGCACCAACATATTTTCCATCACATAAATGTGAAATAAATAATAAAACTTACGACATGGTTGATGGCGGCCTTGTTGTAAATAATACTGTTGAGTTGGCATTCTTGAGTGCCACTAAAAATATGACTTGTATTGATAAATCAAAAATTTTAGAACTTAATATTGGCACTGGAATGTTTAAAAATAATATTGCAGATTCACATGGTTTATTAACTTGGGCACCTGTAATAGTTAATACACTAATGCATGCATGTAATGATAATGAATTATATGAACTATCATTAAGTTTACCACAACAAAATTACTATATAATGGATGTCCCATTAGAATCAAAATATTATAGTGTTGATGATATTAAATCGACAGATCACTATATTAATGAAACCGATAAATGGATTACAAATAATAAAAAAGATATTGTTGAATTTTGTATTAAATTAATGATAAATAAAGGTTATGATATTAGTAATATTTCTTGCGACGATATAAATATTATAGACAATAATATAGATATTGATGAAATATACAATAATGTAAATAATAATGAACATACTGAATTAAATATTATAAATGATCTCATAAATAATGAAAATTTTTGTGAAACATCTGAAAATGCAATTGTGAATGAAATTAATTGTGATTTTAATATTTTAAATTGATAATTCTTTAAATTTATGATATAGTAATAAACTTGTGTCGATATCAGTTAATATGTATGTATTTTCTTCTATGATAAATAAATTTTTATTATTGATTGTAAAATAATCTGGATAATAACCTTCTGGACATCCATTTTTTAATAATATATATCCACGTATTATATTTTTTGCTTCATTTGTAGTTGGTATTTTATGTGGATATTTTATATAGTTATAAAATGCAAGTAATAAATATTTATTTTGGATACTTGATAAACTTAACACTTTTCTTAGACCTCCAATATAACCTTTATTTGGACCACTGTTAGATTCATTTGGTTGTGGAAATGATTTTTCATCCGTTACCTTTTTCTTTCCGCATGTGGTACATGCTCTTGGCGCATTGGTAGTTTGTATTGTATTATTTGTAATTTCTTTATTGTTATTAAGTTGTATTTTTTTATTTGTATCTTCATATATTATATTTACCCATTGAATCAATTTATCTTTATTTTTTAAATAACTATCAATTGGTGTTTTGTTAAAATGTTCAACATATGATTCTCTGCAAGTAATACATGGTAAAATGAATTGAAATGTTGAATAAAATGATCTTGTATATTTTATGTCATCATCAGTTGGTAATTCAGGATAATTATTTGCAATACATCTGAACATAAACCAGAAATGTGGTCCCCATATTTTAGGTGTTGTATATTGTATATCCATATATATTTATATTATAAATTATAAATTCCAATCAATTTTGTTTTTACCATTTTCTTCCAAATATTTATTGGCAATACCAAAATGATCTGTGTCATAAAATGATTCATATGATTGTAATTTATTTCTACATCCTAGTGGTGATGGATGTGATGATATTGATACTTTATGTTTGGTTTGATCAATTAATGATAACTTTTTTAACGATGGTCCACCCCATAAAAAGAACACAATATTTTGTGTATTATCTGAAATATATTTTATTATATTATCTGTAATATCTTTCCAATATTTTTCGTGTGAATTTGGTAATTTATGTGTTACGGTTAATGATGAATTAAGCATCAAACACCCTTGAGATGCCCACTTTGTTAAATTTCCATGTTTAGGAATATTATTTATATGGCCAAATTTTTTTTGATTACCATATATATTTGATAATGATGGTGGAACTTTTATGTTATCTTTCACAGAAAAGGATAAACCCATAGCTTGTGGAATATATACATCTTTATTATTTTCTTTACATTTTTCCAAATTGAAATATGGATCTTGACCTAATATTACAATTTTAATATCCATAAAAGGGGTTAGTTGAAATGAATGAAATATATAATCTGGATATGGAAATATTTCTTTTTCTTTTATAATTAAATTTATTACCTTTTCTAATTCTTCAACTTTCTTTTTATTGTCTTCTAAAATTTTCTTTATGATAGATTTCCATGAATCATGAACTTGTAAATTATTTAATTTAACGTTACCATCTGGAAATGTGTCTAACCATGTAGATATTTTTGTTACTGACATTTTATAATATACTATTCGTAAGTAATATATTTTTATACTTTATGTATATCAATTTTATTTATGTGATATGTATATAAATGAATGTATTATTAATACTACCAAATCAGTTATTTGAAAATAATAAACTAATTACAAAAGCATCACATGTTTATTTATATGAACATCCTATCTTTTTTACCAAATATAAATACCATAAACTAAAATTAATATTACATAGATCTACAATGAAAAATTATAAAGATTATATAAAAGAAAAATACAAATGTAATGTTACATATATTGAATACCATGAAGAGTTCAATATTAAATGTAAAAAATTAAATATGTATGATCCAGTTGACCATAGTATTATAAAAAATTTAAAAGAATATTCAAAAGATAATAATTTTGAATTATTTGTTCACGATACACCATTATTTGTAACACCATTAAAAGAATTCAATACATATTTGGCAGATGGTGGAACATATCATCAAACAACATTTTATATATGGCAGAGAAAAAGGTTAAATATATTGATAAATAAAGATTTAAAACCTATTGGTGGAAAATGGACATATGATACAAAAAATAGGTTACCATTTCCAAAAGATTTTAATGAAACAAATATACCACGTGTAAACAATAATAAATATGTTATTGAAGCAACAAAATATGTTAATAAACATTTCTCAGGTAATTATGGATCGGACGAATATTATTTACCTACAGATTTTACTGCCTCAAAAATACATTTTAAAAAATTCATAAAACATAAATTGAAATGTTTTGGCCCATATCAAGATGCAGTTGACGAAAATGTTATTTTTGGTTGTCATTCAATAATATCTCCATTATTGAATATTGGATTATTGACACCGAAATATGTTATTGATCTTGTATTGAAATATTATAAAAAATATAATATCAAGTTGGAATCAATTGAAGGATATATTCGGCAAATTATTGGATGGAGAGAAATTGTAAGGATGACATATATGTTCAAACATAACGAAATGATACATACTAATTATTTTAATCATGTTAGAAAATTAGATGATTCATGGTACAAGGGTAATACTGGAATTGTGGTTATTGATAATTTGATACATAAACTTTTGAAATATTCATATACACATCATATAGAGAGATTAATGTATTTAGGAAATTTTATGTTGTTGACAGAAGTGGCACCAAAAGATATGTATAAATGGTTTATGACATTATATATTGATTCATATGAATGGGTTATGGAAGCAAATGTTTATGCAATGAGTGCCTATTCTACTGGTCCATTATTAATGACAAGACCATATTTTAGTTCCTCAAATTATATAAATAATATGAGCTCATATAAGAAGAAAATGAATGTTTATCCTAAAATAAATAATTATGAATGGTTTGAAGTATGGGATGCATTATACTACAATTTTATCAATAATAATAAAACAATATTTGCAAAAAATTATGCAATTGCTAGTAGTGTAAGTAATTGGAATAAAAAGAGCAAGGATGAACAACAAAAATTATTAAAAATTGCAAAATGGTATTTGAATAATTACTAATTAAAAATTGAAATTAATATTACATAAATATATATTAGTATATATGCTTATAATGTCGTTATATGTTAAAACGGTTGATTTGGATATATTAAATGCTACTGAAGATTACATTGCTCATCAATGCAACTGTATATCACAAAATGCTCAAGCATTAGCGAAACAAATATTTGAAAAGTTTCCACATTCAAATTCTTATAAAATCAGAAGGCAAAATGATAAATCAACATTTGGGGTTGTTGGTACTATTGAAATTTTTGATAATATTATAAATATGTATTCACAATACTATCCAGCGGCGGCTAAATATAGTAACGATACATATGCTATGAGAATTATATGGTTCAAAATGTGTTTGGATAAAATAAGTAATATTTATAATATTAAAAATAAAACAATCGCAATGCCTTACAATATTGGATGTGGTGCAGCAAAAGGTAATTGGACACTATATTACAAAATGATATGTGATTTTGCAGAGAAAGAACAAATACATATAACATTATATAAATTTAACAAATAATATTTTTATAATTTCATGTCATATTGTTCAAACATATCTTTTGCGGTTATGTTATATTTCCTAGCTATTTTAGATTTTGACATATTTTTTACATATGGCAAATTACACATAGTTAGTATTGGTAAAGTGCAATCTGGATGCTTCAAACAAATACGTCTGTATACTTTAGTATTATACATGTATAAATATTCCAAACAAAATCTATCAAGTTTTATATTATTAGTTTTTAAAAATAATATTAATTTATCTTCATCTAATCTCCTTGTTTTACATAATTGATGTAATTGCAATATTATTTGGTCAATTGTATATTTTTTTATTTCTTGTATTATAAAATATCCTTTTAAATAGTGTGCAAAATATAAATCCTCATCGTATTTAATTCCAAACCTTTCTAAATTATCCAAAAAGATGTTATGCTCAATTAAAAAGTTTATGTCTTGTTCATTTAGAGTCAAGCCATTATTAATTAGTAATTCAATAGTTGTAGATTGTATTACATATTCTTCAGGGATTGTATACAACATTTCTACGGTTGGTATTATTTTGTATTTTAATATCTTTGTTATTATTTCATTACTGCTATATATAATACAAGTTCTTAATGTTTCCTCGGTAGGTATTATTTTGTATTTATTTAGTAATATATCTATACATAATTCATTATTATCGTAATATGAACTATTTTTGCAAAAAATATTTAATGTATTTATGTCTGGTTCAATATTAAATAATTCAAAAAAATCAATAGCTAACAATTTAATACCTGTTAGATCATTTTTTTTTATAAAATTACATGATATATTGATATTTTTATAATCGTCACCATAACTAAATTTGATATGTGATGTATCGTTATTTAGCACTAAATTTAAATCATTTAGTGTCACAGTATATCCTTTATTTGCTAAATTAAATAATGTGTCATAATTATAACTATACTCATCAATGTTATTTAAAAAACGTTGCAAATAAGTGTCATTATATCCAAACCTATTTATTATATAATTTATGATGCATTTACTTGCAATGTTTTTATCTATCATAAATTGTAAAATTTGGTCTTTATCATCATAATTTTTAAAGAGTATATTAAATAACATTTTCATCTTTTTATTTGATTCTTCGGAAATATATGAATGACCATTAATTACATCACATATAATCTCAAAATGATCCATGTTAAATGACCCAGTATATTCTTCAAACAATTTTAAACATTTTTTAAAAGCTCCATCTGGTATTATAATACATTTTGCGGCAATATATATGACATTGTTATGTATTGTATCATAATTTGTTATTGTTGAAGTTATACCCCTGTTTGCATCTAACTCATATAAATCACTAACAGTAAAATTATATTTTATTTTAAATAATATTTGGATCCAATTATCAATTTTTCTTATTTTTTTATGAAAATTTATTATCGTATCAATATGTTTTTGATTAATATTAGGATTAGTCATGATATATTCTATTAATGATATATAGTCAGGATTAGAAGTTCTTGCAAAAAATGCTCTCCATATTGATTTGTAATAAAAACATTGTATCATTATCCTATCTATTTGGTTTTCTGTAAAAATATAATTATCATTTTTTAATTTCAATAATAAATCTATAAGGGTGGTATTGTCACCTGATAATACCTCATTACATAATCTTGTTTTGTTATTTAATAAGGTATTTAACTGTTTTATTTCAACCTCCATGTAATATATTATAATGAATATGTATTATTACTATATAATGTTAATATATCAATTTTTTATCAATTTTATGACAAAAATAAAAATTGAAATTAAAATTATATAAAATACTTAAAGATTAGTTATATATTACAATAGTCTACAATGTTTAACCACATTGAATCGGACACATTGAATGATGCAGATATCTGTAATATGGATGATGATGAATTATTTACATTACTAGATTCAATTAATTATGATGAAGAAATACAATACATAGAACAATATGAAAATTTTGATACACAATCCCAAGCTATTACTATTATAAATAATAGTGACAGACAACTTGGAAATGTTATAAATGAATGTCAAAAACTTTTTTGTAATCACTGTAATTCGGGAGATCATATTATTGCGGACGCTGCGGGAGGAATTATGGTTTGTCATGGATGTGGTAGTGTATTGAATACAATTTTTGATTCAACAATAGAACAAAAAACATATGTCGAAGATAGTAAGGGTACATTGGAAAGATGCAGCGGTATAACAAGCGCATTTTTACCACAAACATCTTTGGCAACTACAATTAGTGGCGGTTCAAGTAGGTTAAAAAAAATGCAACAATGGTCTGTGATGCCGTATAAAGAAAAAAGTTTATATAATGTTTTAAAATTAATTCAAGCTGTGTGTAGATCAAATGGTATATTGAAATGTATAGAAGATGATGCAAAAATATTATATAAAAATATTAGTGAAACAAAACATGAGGTTGGTAAAAATAAAGGTAAGGTTATTATTATCAGGGGACTTAATAGAAAAAGTTTAATAGCAGCATGTGTATTTTATGCATGTAAGAGGAAAGGCAAATCAAGGGGTCCTAAAGAGGTTGCAACATATTTTAATATAGAGTATAAGGATCTTACAAAGGGATGTAAAATATTCAAAAAAACAATGAAAATGAAATACATGCCATATGATTCTCAAATTGTTAAACCGGAACATTTTATATCAGATTATTGTAAAATGTTAAATTTGAATAAAAATGTATTGGATCAATCATTGTTAATTTCACTGAATAGTCAAAAGTTAAATGTTGCTGCAATGCACACTCCAATATCTATTGCAATTGGGGCAATATTAGTTGCAATGACCAATAACAAAATTCCAATAAATAAAAATCATGTTGCAAAAAAATTTAAAGTATCTGCCGTTACAGTTAGTAAAGCACAAAAACAAATGTCAGAATATGGTATGTTATTGTCTAATAGTGACCTGGTAGATAAGATTACAAAAATATCAGCAGAAGAAAAAAAAAAGATTAGTATACCATTTAAATTACAACTGATGCATGACAAAGTTATGAATAAACAAAAACCTGTTACATTGGAATATTTAAATCAAGATAATAATCTAGATGATTACATTAACTCAGTTTTGACAGAATCTAAAAGGATGGTTGATAAAACTACTGAAGATTATTTAAATTTATTTAAAAAAAATGAAAACTAAATCATTTGAATACTATTATATGTTATTACTAAAATAATATATGATTAATTGTCCTGATGAGATTATAGAATTAATTGCATCCTTTTTACCTACCTCTTGGGCAGTTGAAAAACTTTATATTAATAAAAGATTTGAAAAATGCCTATTGAAGTTAGCAACTGCTAAAACAATTCAAGAATTAGAAAAAACTATACTTGCAAAGCCTCATTATCCAAAAAATATTAAACTAAAAATTATTGAAGAAGAAAAACTAAGATATAAAAATGGAGACACTATCGATGTAAATTTTTGTGGAAATAAAATTGGATATGTTAAAAGGAGAGACCTTGGAACAGCAAGTTATATATTAAAACCTTTTTGGTGTGGCTACTGCCAAATTCCATCTAATATGGTCAAAGATAAATATAATATTATAAATAATATGTTTACAATTGGATTTGATCAAGAAATTACGTATGATAGCTATATTGATGGAAATTTAATTATTGGATGGGACCACTCCCATTATCATAACCTTTCTGATGAAGGATATGAAACATTAGAAGCCACTATGGACCAGGTTGTATATTGTTATAGATTAATCATGAAAAATATTAAAAAAAATGAAATTGTAATTGCTTACTAGATGTTGTTTATTTGAAGATTATTGTTAAAATGTTCTCATTAAAAAATGTATTTTCTACATGTTCTACTATTTTGGATATTATCAAAAATAGTATTTATTCAGTTGAATCAAATAGCACACTTGAATGTATACCTCTTGATAATATATATACGATTGCTTTTTACTTAGATAGGGCAGAAACAGTTGCAAATTTTTGTGTTAATAAAGCTTACAAAAAAATTTTAGAAAAGTTAATTATTGAAAGGAGACTCTATGAATTAGAAAATAATATGTTCCTGAAAAAAATATACCCTACATATGACAAAATGCAAATTATTCAAGATGAGTGTTTGACATATAGAAATGAGAATAAAATTGATGTGAGTGTTTGTGGAACTAATGTCGGATATGTTAGGAGGAGAAATTTATGTAAGGATATGATACTTTTTGATCCATCAGAGGGTACGAATTATTGGTGTGGATATTATAAAATACCATTTATTATTAAAAATGATGAAATATTTGACAAAATTATAGACACCATAGATTTTAATGAAGAAATTACATACATTAATAAAGATGGTAACTACTATATCATTGGGTGGGACAATGGGCATTGTAATAATATGTCTGTAGAAGGTTATGAAACATTAGGATCTACAATGAATCAAGTAATGCAATGTTATGCTTTAACTATGAAAAATAAAGAAAAAATACTTTGTTTATTAGAACAATGATTAATTAAACTTGTTTTGTATTGTATCCATTACATTCTAAACATTTTAATCCAATAATATGAAACTTGGTATCACTTTCTACATGACAATCATTACATAATATTTTAACATTGTAATTATAATCTTGTGGCATTGGTGTATTAATTATTTCTTGGTCAATATATGAATTTAATAAATCGGTATTACCTAATGATGCACAACATAGAGGGCATTTGTAAGTTGTTTCCATCAATTCTAACAAACATTCTTTATGGATGTAATGGCCACATTTCATTGAAGTGACTAATGTTACTGATGTAAATAAATCATCTTGACATACAGGACACAATGAATCTTTAACAGGTACACATACATGTTGGATATCTTTTATAATGCACATATTGCAAGTATCACAATGATTGTAGTTATCAACACCCCCAACTCTACAAATATTACATTTTTCACAATGAAACTGTTGTTTATCATCATCATCAAATAAATGGCATATGTCACAATAATAGTTACCCATACATTCATTACAATTTTCACAATATTGTTTTATAGATTGTTTGGTGGAACATTTTAAACATATGACTTGATCAATTTTGTATCTGTCAATTTTATGTTTTAATTTATAATCATCTTGGTTTTCATATTCTTCTTCATCATGACAAAACCTACATGAATATTCTTTATCACAACATGGTGATACTATACTACATCTCCTTGAATAATGGTGACAAGATGTTAATTCAGACATGTATATTATTGATATATTACTATTATTTACTATTATTATTATTTATCAATTTTTTCTATGATTTATTATTTATCTCTCCTACCAATTTATTATTATTAATGATATATATATGAATAACAAATATGAAAATTACAAGATGAATAACTTGACTGAAGATTATATAAAAATCTCTTCATATATACAAAAATTTCAAATGCACATTGAAATGTGTTACAATAATTCCATAATAAAATTAAGTTCAAAAAATAATTATCTCAAACAATTAAATGATTGTGTAAAACAATTAAATCTAACCTACAATGCATCAATAATAATAAATGATAAACCATCAAATATGTTGAAGAAAATATTAAATGATAAAAATATAAATTTAAATAGTACACATTCATTTTTACAATTATATGATACAATGACAGGATTACATAATAATATTAATGATCCTTATGACAAGGTAATAATTATGATAAACCAAAAAATTGCACAAACTGTTGGATTCCCGGATATTAATATTGCTTTGTCTATGATAATAAATAAAAATTATAAATATTTTTTCTCAGAACAAGCAAATAAATTATTATCATTTTACAATTCAATATTTGTTATATTGGGATATAGTGTAGGGAACAAACTAGTTGACACAACTATAGAACAAAATGCAGAAAAAATAATCGTAGAAGTTACAGATACTGATAAATTTGTAATATTACATAATTGTGCAAATATTCATATAAAATACAATAATACAATAATAACTCTATCTGGTTATTTTATGTTTGATAACTTGAATGTTATAATTAGAACTGCCGAACTATCTAATGTTGATATATTTAACAAGAAAAAGAAAATTGATGAACTTGTATTTTTAAATAAAACAATTAACACAGAATTTTCAAAATCATATTTAAGAAATTCATCGATATGTGATATTATCGCATTAACACCACAGGAATATATTGATAAAATGATTGTTGATTACTGTTTATATAATAAATTGATAGGGGCTAATTTAACAGATGTTATGACAGAATTTATAAAAGATGGTATCCCACCTAAAAAATGTTTAATTAATATGTTTAATACAATAAAATTATTATTACTTGGACATAATTCTTGTGGATTAAATATCGCAGAGTTTTTGTTTACGATTGTTGAAGAAAAGAAGGTAAGTTCGGAAATATTATCACCATCTGATATAATATATAAAAATCTTAACTATTTTTTGCAAGCCAAGTTAAAAAAAGCATCATCTAATATAAATATTGAAATTAATAAATTGGCAACATTATCTGATGAAACATTAGGAAAACAAATTGTTTTATCAAAAAATATGCCAACTGATATTAAAAAATTATCAATGGAAAAAATTGAGGAGATGAAAAATTCTGGTAGTGAACATTATAAACAATTATTGTATGTAAAAACATTATTGAATTACCCATGGTTACCCATAGATAATGATGATAATAAAATTTTTCCAAATGTTAATGAAACTAACAGAAAAGATTTTTTAAATACTATCATGGTTAACCTTGACAGTAAAATATGTGGTCATAAAGAATGTAAAAATAAAATTAAAGAATTGGTTGGAAAGTGGACTATAAATTCTTTTGGCGACGGTTCTGTTTTGGGGATATGTGGACCACCTGGCGTTGGAAAAACAATGATTGCTAAAACAATTGGTGATGTGTTGGGGTTTCCATTTGTTCAAATAAATTTAGGTGGTCAAAATGATGCGGAATTGTTAATAGGTCATGGTTATTCATATAGTTCGGCTCAACCTGGTTTGGTCGTCAAAAAAATGATCGAGGCAGGTAGTCCAAGATGTATAATGTATTTTGATGAACTGGATAAAACATGTAGTAAGAATGACAAAAATGAAATAACCAATATATTGATACATTTGACTGACCCTATAACCAATTCTGAATTCCAGGACAGATTTTTCCAAGGTATAAATTTTCCTTTAAATAAGGTATTATTTATCTTTTCATATAATGATGTTTCAAGTATCGACAAAATATTGTTAGACAGAATTGAACAAATTAAGGTTAATGCTTTTAAAGTTTCAGATAAAAAAGAAATTGTACATAAGTTTATAATTAAAGCAATGTGTGATATGATTTGTCTGGATGAAAACCTGGTTGTTATACATGATGATGTAATTGAATTTATAATAAACAATTATACAAATGAAGCTGGAGTAAGAAGTTTAAAAAGAAAATTTGAGAAAATATTTTTAAAATTAAATATTGACAGGATTTATGATACATTTAAATTTATTGACAATAATGGATTATTTGTTATTACAAAAGAATATGTCGAATCATGCCTGGGAAATTATAATATGGATTTTATAAAAGTTCCAGAAAATAATATGGTTGGAGTAATAAATGGTATGTATGCAACTGACAGTGGAAATGGTGGTATTTTGCCAATACAAATATATGAAAATTGTACTAGTGAAAACAATGTGTTTACATTAAAGATGACTGGATCACAGAAAAAAGTAATGAGGGAATCAGTATCATGTGCCCTAACTGTTGCGATGAATTATATAAGATCTGATATTAGAAGTGCATATACAAGTCGAAATTTATATGGATTTCATGTCCATGTTCCAGAAACTGCAGTAACAAAATCTGGTCCTTCCGGTGGAACTGCATTTTCAGTTGCTTTTGTTTCAAGGATTCTCTGTAGAAAAATAAAAAATGATATTGCTATAACTGGTGAGATTGATTTAGTTGGCAATGTTATGAAAATTGGTGGCTTGGAATACAAATTGTTAGGTGCCAAAAAAGCAGGTGTTACAGTGGCTTTAGTCCCTTATGAAAATAAAGATGATGTTGATAAAATAAAGAAAGACTATCCAGATTTGTTTGTCGGATTTGAAGTTAAATTGATTAAAACTTTGAGAGAAGCATTGGAACATTCTATTTTGGGTTTTGACGATAGTGAGTTGGTAATACAATAAATATATTGTATATATTAAGCACAGGCGGCGTACACCCCTATGTTATTATTTGATGGTAACATTTAAAGTTGAACATAGGGATGAACATCGCCTGGGCATATTTGTAAATAAAAAAAATATGTTAAAACCTTATTTGTAAATCAAAAAATGACCCATTATTAATTCCACAGTCAGATAATGTTTTTTCATCCTCTAAATCATTTGAATATATTGTATTTCCAAATGATGATCTATTATTACAAATATAATGAAGTTTTTGTTTTTCAGGAGGACAATTATTTTTGTCTTGTATTTTTTGTTTCAATTGTAATATTGTATCTGATGGTTCTACATAAATTGTATAACATGATCCAGATAATGTTTTGATGTACACTCTGAATTTATTTTTCTCAATTTCTAGTTGCTCATAATATTCTTTTAATCTGTCAACTAATACAATTTTTGTACCAGTTGCAGACAAACCATGTTCTCTACACAAATCTTTCAATTCTTTGTATGATTTCTTTGCATAATCCATCTTCGAAATGTTAATAATTATTAATAGTAATTAACATAACAAACATTATAAATATCAATTTTTTTTAATTATATTAATTTAATATATAAATGACGACACCAGTAATAACACAACCAGAACCAATATCACGACAACAAATATTACAAGACCAATCTATTAGATGTAATTTTGATTTTGCTAAATTAACATATAACTTTGGCATTGTTACCCAAAAAATTACTGATTATTTTATGGCACGACAACAAGCTGGCATTTTAATGCAACCATCACCTAATGAATTAATTAAGTTTTATTATACGGATGATTTTTATAATTCTGTTGTAAATGTCGCAAATATGCTTAACAATATTGGAGCAAAAAATTTAGCATGTCTAAATGACGCTGATCCAGCATTTTGTAATTCTCTCGCAACTGCAACAAATATTGTTAATCCTGATGAATTGTTATTACTCATAAAAAAATATCAACCAGTTATGACTTCAATGTATAATTTATTGTCAAATTATAGTGACATAATAGAAGCTAAATGTGGTATGAACCCTAAATTAAAAAATTTAAAAACTTCATTAGCCATTTTAGGTGGAATTGTTCAACCTTCATATGACAAATATTATATTGGTGTTATCAGTTGTTTATGTTGTATTGTAATTTGTTTATTTATGATTATCGGGGTAATTATGTTGAAAGATTAAGATTTTTCAATACTATCTAATACTCCATAATAATAATCACAATATTCTACTTCTCGTAATGATTGATCGTTTAGATGTAATAATTTAAAATCTGTTTTTTCAATAACTTCAATATTATGTGTGATCATTATTACTGCACCTTTAAAATTATTTATTGCTGTAATTAAAGCATCAATTGATTCAATATCTAAGCTGTTAGTCGGTTCATCTAACAACAAAACATGTGGTTCTATTGCTCTAATATGTGCAAGCATAACTCTAGACTTTTGTCCACCTGACATATTTTCTATTTCTTTATTGTGTAACTTGCCTTCTAACCCAACAGATCCTAAATATTTTTGGGCATCCATTTTAGTTAAATTTTTGTGTTCTGACAACAAAAATTGGACTGGTGTTTTATCAATTGGTAAAATTTCAGTTAGGTGTTGGTTAAAGTAACCTATTTTGAGATTTTGGGTATGGGTTAAGGTGCCTGTGTAATTGTCAAGTTGTCCAGCGATTAGTTGCAATATAGAAGATTTTCCGATAGAGTTGGGACCACATATGATGATTTTGGTTTGTGAATATATTCTTAAATTTATATTTTTAAATAATATCTTATCATAACCAAATGTTATATTTTCCAAAGATATGTATGGATCCTTTACAATAGATGGCTCATTAAAAACCATCTTAACTTTGTATATTTTTTGTGGTTCGAAGTGTGCGTTATCTTTCATAAATTTCTCAACAATTTCTTTCTTTGTATTTTTCTTTTGTAATTCTTTTTTTTTCTTTTGAACTTTTAACCATTGCTTTTCTTTTTCAACAATATTCAAATTGTATGCCTTTTTGAAACTTGTATAATTGCCATTGTAATAGTTTAGTTTTTGGTTTTCAATATGAATTATTTTATTACATATTTGGTCTAAAAAATTTACATCATGAGAGACAATTAATAATGTTTTCTTCCATTTGTTTTTTAGATAATCAGTAAGCCAAATTACAGACAGTATGTCCAGATGGTTTGTAGGTTCATCTAGTAACAATAAATGTGGTTGCATGTAAAGGCCCCTAGCGATAGCCGTGCGCATACGGAAACCACCTGAGAAAGAGCCATATGGTCTATCTTGTTTGTCATAAGCAAATCCCATACCAAATAATATTTTTCTAATTATTGGTTCATCTTTTTGAGTTCCTAAATCTAACAATTTTTGTTGTAATTTGTTGTATCTTTCAAATTGTTCTGGGTCTGATTCAATTTCATTTATTTTTTTTAATAGCTTTGTTTTTTTGAAGTTAGCATCAGATACAATTTCATAGATTGTTTTGTTAGGATCAAAGTTAAGTTCTTGTTCCACGAGAAATATGTCAATGTGTTTTGGAACAGGGAGGGTTCTGTTGGCAATGGCTTTTAATAATGTTGTCTTACCAAAACCGTTATAACTTACACAGCCATATTTTGATGAATATACAAGCTTTAATTCTGAACTGGTAATCAATGTTTTAGTAGGTACTGATATATTTATATTATCAACGAATATATCTTTGGAGTTGCTCATTTTAGAGTGTAATATTATAGGTTATAATGTAATTGTATCAATACTTGTAAATTTCAATTTTTTGGGAAAAATATATATAAAAGAATATCATATAACATTATAATAATCTTATGTCATCATATGATCTCTCACCGGAGCCAATTATAAAAAAACCTATAGGTAGACCACGTAAATATCCAATTGATCCTAATACTGGCAAAACAAATTATAAACTACATGTTGATGATAAAAGAGTGCATAATAAAATACAATGTCCAATATGTCATTGTTTTTATATGGAATGTAATGCTTCACATCATAAAAAAACAGCCAAATGTAAACAAATTGGTGAACTATTAAAGTCCCAAAATAAAAATACTATATTATAAATGGTTTTTATTGAGTTCATTTATAATCAAAAATAATATAAAAATATATTATAATATATAACATAAATGAACAATCTTTACTTAATCAATATTTTTGAAATATATTCTGATCTTATAAATTCAAACAAAAAAGAATTAAATAATAATGATTTATGGAAAATATTTGAATATTATACATGTATCAAATTGTCGGAAAAATATAATAAACCCTTTTATGAATATGACGATATTGATCCAAATTTTAAAGAATTAAATGGAATGACTCGTAATGATACTGGTATCGATTGTTGTGATTTAATTAACACTATTGTTCAATGTAAGTTACGGAGCGATACATTAAATTGGAAAGAATGTTCCACATTTTTTGGTAGTCAGAATATATTTAGTAATGATTTAAATGAAACAATAGTTAGATGGAAAAATTTAATTATTGCAAGAAATGATAGTTGTACATTAGCTCCAAATTTATTACAAAAACAAAAATTATTTATTGATGAGACATTTAATAAAAAAGAACTTATTACATTTTGTGATAATTTAATAAAAAATCCTCCACAATATCCAATATTAAATAACGATTTTAAATTAAGAGATTATCAAATAGAGTGTATTAACCTTATCACGATCAGTAAAAATAATGTTGTAATATCACTCCCAACTGGAACAGGTAAAAATTCAATTATAATACATTCGATGAAAGATAACTTGAAATATTTGGTGTTAGTTCCAAGGATTATATTAATGGAACAATTGCAAAATGAAATTATTAAATATAAACCTAAAATGAAATCAAAAATTCAACTAATTGGTGATACAAATAAAAAATTTAATGATAATAAAAATATCACTATTTGTGTCTTTAATAGTGTTGGTCTTCTCGGTGATCATTTTGATAAATTTAAGAAAATTTATATTGATGAAGCACACCACATTGATAGTCCACATATTTATCAATATGATACAGATGAATCTAAAAATGATAATGTAAATGATGAAGATATAAATAATGATGAGGACGAAAATGATGAAGATATAAATAATGATGAGGACGAAAATAATGAAGATATAAATGATGAATCTGAACCTAAAAATGATGATACAGAAGATGAACTTAAAAATGTAAAATCTTATACTCAAATTATAAAAGATTTGTCAAAATATAATAATAATGTCTATCTATCAGCAACTATTGATCAAATTGAAGGCTTTGATTATTACAGTAAGGATATTAGACAAATGATAGATTTAAAATATTTATGTGATTATACGATTCATGTTCCAATCTTTTCAGATGACCCAACCAATAAACAAATATGTGAACACCTATTAAAAAATTACAGAAATATAATTATATATTGTAATTCTCAAAAAGAAGGTATGCATATTAATAAATTAATGAATGAATTGCAAAATAATAGTTCTGAATATATTGATTGCAAAACACCAAAAATTAAAAGAAATGATATTATTAATAAGTATAAAAATGGTAAAATATCATTTTTAGTAAATGTTAGAATTTTGGTAGAGGGTTTTGATGCACCTATAACAAAAGGTGTCTGTTTTTTACATCTTCCGACAAGTAAAACATCATTAATTCAAATAATGGGGAGAGCATTAAGATTACACCCATTAAAAACAATCGCAAATATTATATTACCATTTTCGTCAAGAGATGATGAGAAATATATTGGTGAATTTTTAAAAGTTATGGCAAAAAATGATAATCGTATTAAAAAATCATTCGAAAATAAACAATTGGGAGGGTATATAGATATTGATATTATCGAAGATATTATTAATAACGATATTAATAATGCTCTTGTATTTAGATACAATATGATTTATAATAGCATGTCCTATTTACTTAATAGTGAAGAAATATGGAATAGTAAATTAGAACATATCAAAATATTTATACATAATAATAATGAGTTACCGCCAAAAAAATCTACATTAAATAGATGGTTTCGTGTTCAAGAATATAATTATGGAACAAAAAAATACATCATGAAAAATAGTTCAATATATAATAAATGGACTGAATTTATAAATAGTCCATTATATAAAAAATATTTATATTTTTATATAGAATTTTTATCTTATTATTTAAGATTATTATGTAATAGAAATATACAGATTAATATTAAAGGTCTAGACTTTTATAAAAATTACATATCTTATTGTGTAAAGCTAAAAATAAAATATATATCGGGTATTAAAATATTTTATAATAATTTAGAGAAATTAAATTTAGCTAATTTAAATAAAAAAGTGATGCATGGTAAAATTTATATAAAAATAATTCCAGATAAATTATATAATGAAATAATCAATTATAAATGTATAAAAGATATATGTATACACATGGAAAAAATATCATCAGAAATAGTATTTTTGAATTATCAACTTAAATTATTGCATAACAATAACAAAATTATTAATATTAAAGGTTCAGAATTATATAAAAATTATATTACTTATTGTAATGAATTAAAAGCTAAATATACATGGGGTATTAAAAATTTTTATGCAAATTTAGATAAATTAAATTTAATTCACTTGAAAAAAACAACTATGCATGGTATAATTTATATTAAAATGATACCCAATAAATTATATAATGAAATGTTCGATAAAAATTATATAACCGAGTATGTCGTTACTAATGAATAATTATATGTTTAATAAAAATATAATTTTAATCTTATTTTTGTTTTTATTAATACTTTTAAACATCACAACAAAATATTACGCCTCTTACACTTCAACAATTTTTTCCAAATTGATTTTTTTGTCAACAACATTGCACTCTTCCTAAATGTCTGATAATATAAACCTTTCAAATCCTTCTTACTTAACCTACTCAAATTTTTCATATATAAATCATATTCTTTCAAAAAATCTAACTTATCATACAACTGTCGACACAGTTCAGTATCACCATAAAATTTACAAAATTTAGGTTTATTATCTAAAACAATATCTAACCATTGTAAATTTGATCTTATAATAAAACGATATGATACCAATCGTGGATCAATATTATGTACACAATAGAATAACAGATTTAACTTACGATTGTTTTTTATTGTCCTTCTAATTTCCTTTTTGGTGTTTTCAATAACAATATTAATATCAGTTGATGTATAATAAATTTCAAAATTTGATAATACATGACTTTGGACACACCATGTCACATATGACATTAGTCCGTAACTCGTTTCATTATTTTTAATATTGCGTGCGCTCATTGACACAATTTCTTCCCTTTTCTTAAACAACGCAATTTGTTCCCTTTCTCTCTTTTTTCTTCTCCTATCATCATCCATCGCGGATAACATCATAATGCCTGCCATTTGTAATATAATATGTAATATATGTATGTATATATGTATATATTTCACAAATCACTTTTTTTTTGTATAAATAAATTGTATTATTTTTAATAATTGATACTTGACAAATATCTAAACTCAACAACATCACAGAGTCCATGCAACATATCATAATCCTTCTCCCAATTAAACAATGATGATCCAGCCCCACAATGTGCACCGAATGGATTTATTTCTATTAGATGACATGTTTTTGTTTCAACATCAACATAAACATCCGCAACAAATGTTTTATATTCAAATGAATTTAAAAATGGTATGTTTGATAATACTTCCTCAAATGCTTCTAACTCTTCAGATGTGTGTTGTATAGGCATAAACCATTTTTGTATAGAAGCCCCTGTCAATTTACCGTTCACAATAAACAACCTAAATTCGTTTCTAGGTTTAATTTTCTTATTCCATGGTATTATTATCAAATACGTATCTTTATCAACATCATACTCCTGGAACACGAATAATTTGTTACTTGTCAAATGTTTTATTATTTCATCAACATTGTATAATTTTCTTAATGATTTCTCGTTCTTACCTGACGTTCCTGACAGTCTGATAAACACATGATCACCTACCACATACTTCTCAATTTCCTTTTTGAACAATACCAAATCAGTATCATCATTTATTTTATTACCTTTGAACATATCACTCAAAATTTGTTTTACGGTATTTGGTATTTTAATCATGTTAACATTTTGTGGCATATTTTCAATAGTAGGATCATACCAAATGTTATAATCAAAACCATCAATATATGATTGGTATACATCTTTTAACATTTTTTTGTCATTATCAGTTTGAATTTCATGTGGCACGGTTACTGGTTCCAATTTAAAATTATTATTTAACTTTCGAATGATCATATTTTTTGTATAAGTTGTTAATGACTCAAACCAATCATGATCTATAATTATTGTATCATCTTTTAAAATATATGGGTCGTATTGGTGCAGATTATTGTTATTGTAATCTTCTTTTACTATTGGAGGACAAATTGGACTTCTTTTTAACATTTTACTGAATACTATATATTATATAGTATTTAGGATTTTCATATATCAATTTTATTATGTTTTTATAATTTTTATAAAATCACCAAAGTTATAAATAATATGGTTACAATTACGATCTGGCTTATCACATATCTCTTTCACCGACCTGTATTTTTTTGAATTATATCCTTCTAATCCAGGAGCTATTATCATTTCATTTTTATATGTATCACCTTTATTTTTATTTTTCCATAATACATCTGTCAATATATCATTTTCATACCAAAGACTTGTTTCATAACATACATTTCCAAATCCTGATCCCATTTTGTGTGGTCCCATATATTCATGTACAATTGGTAATTGTTTTGGTAACATACCAACTTCTTGGTAAATTTTTACCAAATCCAATTTTTGTCGTAAACTTTTGAGATTCCCATTTAAAACTCTCAGTGTTGTGTCTTGTTCAAATATTTTTGAATTTAGTATTATTTTCCTCTCATCCTCATAATTTGTAATGATATGTAAAAATAATTTGAATGATTTAGTAACCCATAATACATATTCAGTGAAAGATGTAATATTAACACCCGGTAGATCTTGTAATGCACTAATGTCTGGTAGTACATTTTGTACCATAATATTTAACATCTCAAATGTTAAATATTTATCTGTTAACAACCAACTTAAATAATAAATATTATTATCATTACAAATTATATTCAAAAATATATCAGGAAAATTTATATACTTTAATATGTGCCATTTTGTTATTTCCTTTAATAAATCATTATTTGTTAGAACTATGTGTGCCATTAATTTATATTTAGATTTTGCTTATATACAATTGAACACATATTTGTATAAACTGGTAATAGTTTAATGGATGATGATGTTGGAGTATAGTATTTATTGAATCCAATTAATATATTTAATATTTCTGAATTTTTTGCCATCAATATATGTTCTTTGTTATATGTAAATCTTTTATAATCACCTGTTATGTTAAGTGGACTTGGTATGTTATTAAGGAATGCTTTCAAACATTTTTTAAAATTATGTTGTATAAAATACTCAAACAAATACACAGCCTTATCTGGATTATTCTTAAAATTAAAATTATTAAAAATCAAATCATCATTTATGTATGAGGTATGTTGTATACTTCTGAAAAATATTTCCAATTCAACCAAATCCATATCAAAACAATATGGTAACACCTTCTTATAGTTATACATTATAGTTAACATATTATGGTCTCTTATTACATAATTTTCTATAACATTATTTATATTTTTAACATTTTTCTTATAAATATTAGGAGTCATGATTACCATTTTATTTTCTTTGTAAGGTGCCACAAATTTACCTATATTCAACATATTTTGGATCACAATATTTTTAATTATATAATTATCATAATCTTTATCAACAAAATATTGTAAGTGTTGGGACAATTTATATTCGTTGACAAAATTAATGGTACCATGGTTAGCACCTAACATATCACATAGAATAACAAAGATATCACAAAAATTTTCCAAAGATTTTGGCAATTGACTGAGAATATATATTTTATCAGTTGCATTAACATTACCAAATACCAATTTTAAAAAGGACATGATGTTATCATTTGATTCATTCTCATACACATATTTTAATAAAAATTGGGTGTCATTGTTAATATATTTATTTTTGTTATCATTAATATATTTTATTGCTTCGTTATATAATTTATATTTCAATAATACACTTAACTTTACATCGAATTCAAATGTCACATATTTATTAAAAATGATTTTTGACAATAAATTAAAGTTATTTGTTTTAGATAAATGTTCAATACACATGTTTTGTAATTCAATATTCAACTTATTAAAGTTTTCTTCAAAATTTGAAATGTAACATATACTTGTACTGTCCACAATATCATCAAACATATTACACCTATTATCATAAGTAAATGCTTCTCTACATATTTGATCCAATTTATATAATTTATTTTCTCTTACCAAATCTAAAAATCTTACATTAAAGTCTGTTCGTTTCAATTTATCATATATAATTTTAATTCTATCATTTGCATCACATAGATCATTTTCCTGAATATATTTTATTAATTTTACTATATCCTTTGATATTGAACATATTGTGGTAATTTTTGTATCAATATTTTGTCCAGCTTCAGTAATTAAATTTACAGTTACTGGTACATAATGATTTGGTGGAAAATATTCACCATCATTATATTTTCTATCTAAAACTGGTTTATTATTTAAATTACAATTACATATATAGTTTCCATTACAAATATATTCAAATGCATCATCATATTTGCCATTTTCTATTAAAATATGTAATTTATCAATTGGTCTACTTACATATTCTAACACTTGAAGTAATGATTTAAATTTTCCATTGTCTAATAAATATTTAATACAGATATTTTTATGATCAATTGTTAATTCACTAAAATTTGAAATAAATTCTGGATTATTATATGTAATAATTGTTTTAACAATATTGTCAATGTATAATAATTTATTATGTTCAACAAAATTTTGTATTTTTTGACAATCCCCTGGTTCGAAATATGAGGTGTATATTTCAGGATGTACATTCATTTTTTTTAAAAAATCTTTTATTTTATAAAGGACATCATGGCTTTGATTAAATAGTTTACATTCGAAAAAATAACTAATTACATTGTTATACAAAGATGTCATACCTTTTTCTATTAAATTAAATATTATATCACAATTATTATACAAAAAATAGTCACACACCTCTTGACTTTTAAATATTTGCGATTCATCCAAAGATTCGACTATACTTGGATAATTACTCATAATGTATTTAAAAGTTTTATTGAATCCTCTATACATAAAATATAAAATACTATTTACTTGTATTGTCTCATTATTTATATTTGTTTTTAATACATTATCAAAGTATTCCAATGTTACTGATTTGCTTTTCAATAAAAACATTACTAATTCATCTCTACAAAATGAACTATTTTTATTTTTGTCATATCTCGAAGTATCACAACAGAAACAGCAAAATTTATAACTATTATTGTTACATTTTAAATTCATGTCTTCAAAAATAATTTTTTTAATATTATCATCATTTTGTAAATTTAAAGGTAATATTATGTCACTCAATATATTATTTTGTGGCAAATTATTATAAAATACTATAAATCTGCACAAACTATTTAGGTTATGTAATTGCATGTTATTTAACTGCATTCCAAAACCAAATGGATTATTATTTTGGGCGTCATATTCTATTATTAAAGATGTATATCCAAATAATTTATCAATTTCACTTTTATAATTAATATTTGTAGGTTTAATATCTTTTGCGAAGTATTTTATAATATTTTTACTATCTGTAATTTGTATATAGTCAAAAAATGTCATATTTTCAAAAAATTCATCATTATTCTTAACAAAAGTGTAATCTTCAATAGTTGTATATTTTTTTGTCAATTCATCTAACTTTTCTATTGTTAAATATTTATCTCTTAATAACCATAAGAGTTTTATTATGTTTTTATCTTGTGATAATATATTAACTATTTTGTCATGTTCTGAAAATGGGAGAATGTGCCATTGTGTTATATATTGTAAAATATCATTATTAGTTAAAGCATTATAAGCTAACATTATAATAAATATATTGATTATAATATTATGTTTTTTGACACATGATCATATAGTTATAGTATTTGGTTTACCTTTTATTACTACTAATCCTGGTTTTTCTGTTGTTTGGATATTTTTAATTTGTGTATAATTTATTTTTAAATTTGGGAGGTTTCTGTATTTTGTATTTTGTTTTGTTAAATGTGCACAATGCATTATCATAATATTATCAATAGGGAACTCTGGTGAACAACAAATAACAACATGACATGATGGAAAACTTTTTAAATGGAACCAAATATCAGATTGGTTTGATGCATTTATTATATCATCATTTTCTTTTGCATTTTTGCCAATTTTTATCTGGTTATTCTCAAATGTATTATCGAATTTTACCATTGTATATATATATATATTTAATATGTATTATTCTGTATGGATATCAATTTTAAAATATATAATGATAAATTATATATGAACGATAATGTTGACAAAGCAATTGCAGATGAAATAAATTTTTTATTAGAAGAATTAAAAGAGGATATGATAGCAATAAATGAAATATCTTTAATCATAAATGAAAAATTGGCAATAGATAATGATAAACTTGAAATGATTGAGGATAATTTGGAAATTACTGATGATAATATTGAAGAAGCTATTCCATTGTTAGAAGAAACAATAGAACTAAAAGAAAATGTTGATAAAAAATATGTTATTATTACAGTCGTTAGTGGAATTGTTGTGGGTGGTGGAATTTGTTCTGGTATTGGTGCACTATTTGGGGTGGCACCTGCTTTAATTGGTTTGGGACTTGGTGCTGGTAGTGGTGGAACCGTTGGATATTTGACTGGGATTTTTTTATAAAATATTAATACCTTTTATTGGAAGTGTTTTAATATCCATGATGATAATGTTTATAAAAAATTGTTCAATCCTTTAATGTAGTATTGTATTTTATCATTTTATTCAAAATAATATGATAGAAATCTGAGACAAAACTCAAACTACAAATAATTTCCATTTTTGATAATGGATGAGCATCTCTATCATGTGATTCCCAGTTATCTATGACATGGAAATTTTTATTTCTCAAATTAAAAGATGTATAAATACCATCATCACTTTCAACTTTATAATATATAAACATTTCATCGTCATTCATGGGATTGTCAAAATCTGTAATTATCGACATAAATTTTTCATAATTTACCGAATTGAATTGTATATGTATCATATTATTCCGTAATTCTTGGCACGCTCCCAATGTTTCGATATTTGCGATCCATGTTTGTTTTATTAGATCGGCAATACTTTTATCAATTTCTACTTGTGTGTCATTAAAAGGACAATGAATACTAATTGACATATATAGTTATTCAGGTTATATATTTTAGTTATTTCATACACTTACAAAATCAATTTTTTTGTATTGTCTTTTTGATATATTTTTTAAAATGGATATCAATATTGTTTGTATACTGCGGATTGTCTATATTAAAATAAAACATTATAACTCCTGTTTCAATACTATCACATGATATATCATATATTTCATTATTATTATATTTAATTGTGATACTTTTATCTTGGATTTTATTATTGTATAAATCATATTCACTCTGTGTCTTTGTTATGATATCAATAATCGTAACACTTTTATTTTTTTGATAATTTATTATTTTTTTAAGTGGACCCATCGTTGAATTATAATATACTTCCATATCGTTTTTAGGAAGGTTCTGTTTATTACCCATTTATTAATGTCATTATATTTTTATATTTAATATTTGGACAAAAAATTGATATTTAAAGTTTTTAATAATATATTTAATAAGATACTATATCAAAATAATGCATTTCCCATTCCAATATTATAAAAATTTTATTGGCATAACTGATGATACGTTACAAATCATACAGGAAGTTAGAAAAGAATGTATATATAATGATTTTATGAATAATGGACAAAGCGATCATAATTTGTTCTGCATAACTTTTTTGAAAGACTTTATTAAAATTCTGGAAGGAGATGATAAAACAAAAGTCACAATGCTATTTTACCCATTATTGGATGAATTATTGATATATATAAATGAAAATAAAGCACATGATTACTATAGAAAAAAAGAAGTAATTGACAAATTATATCTTGACACTAAAAATCTTATTAAATCTTTGATAAGTGAAGGAAATGAATTGAGTAAGCAGGTAATGTATAAATTAAAAGATGATTTTTATAATTATTATTGTAATAATATTTATATGTATGATGTTATAGGAAACAAAATTATGTATGATGACCGACTATGTCCACTTCTTTTAAAATTTCCTTGTGGTAATATATTAAAAATAAATAAACTGTTGTTCCCATATTTTGATTGCTTTAAATGTGAAAACTTGGAAGGTGAACACCTATGTAATTATGATTATGAATGTTTAGAAACAATTATAACTTACTTTTTTACTGGAAAATATGACAGAGATTACGTTAAAGTTAATTGTGCGAAATTAATGCTTGGAATAAATAAATTAGGATTTGATTGTGATATTAACATATTAGCAAAAACGCCTCCAGATTTTTATGCCACATTTACTTATGTTATATCCGATTTTTTGGAAAAAAATATAGAAAATTTATTACCTGAAATTTTTAAAAACAATACCTTTGAAAATTTCCTTTCTCAAAATGAAATATTTTTAAATATGTCTAATAAATATTATTACGAATTAACTGAAAATATCGTTAAATTTCTGTTGTCACTTGTCTCAATAGACAATGATGATTCCACGAATGTAAAATATGATATTACACAATTACTAACATCAAGTTTTTATATGAATAATGTTTTAAAATTATCAACACATTGGGATTTTATTAATAATTCAGACATAGTTGATATTATACCCGAAGTATTATTAGAACATAAAGTTTTGGGACGATTAAATGACTCCAATAAAATAAAACTCGGGATAAAATATGAAAATTATGATTATTTAGAAAGAAATAAATTATTAGAAAACATACAATGTATTAATATTATTACTGAAAAAATATTTGAAAAACCAGAGATAGTATCACGAATGAGTTTTTATGATAAAATATTAATAGGTATTAAGTACAAAAAGTTTGAATATCTAAATACATTATTATTAGAAAATACACTATTCTCCAGAAATACTCTAATTAGAATTGCTAACTCATATAAATCATTTGATATTGAACATTACCAAAAATGGGAATATTTAGAATTAAAATTACGAGGAAAACATTGTGAGTCTCCCGCAATGCTACATGATGTTAAAAAACAAGAATGTTTTTCATATATTCATTCTTTTAATCCAAATGACGACAGAAATATTGTTGTATTTAACTTAGTTGGATACGTAGTTAACATTATTACAAATCACCTTGATAATATTGTTGGTATTATTTTAAAATTAGGTCAAAAACATAAATTGGACACAAGCAAAAAAATATTTATTGGTGATACTTATGATAACACTACACGATATAACATTTTCGGAATTACAGAACTATGGGCCTACACAAATAATAAATGTGAAGAAAAGCACAAAGTCAATTATCTAAAAAATTGGGATGCTTACAATTATAAATATGGGGCAATATATTTGAATAACGATGATATTATAAGAATTGGCATTAATAATTTGAAATGTGGAAATTCTATTTTTGTTGACAAAGAATTGTAAAAAATTGATATTATGACATATTATTGTATTATTTTATTATTAAATATTATTATAATTTAATATGGGCTTTCCTTTTATGTATTACTCTAGGTTTGATGATATATCTGATGATACATTATCAATAATTTATAATATTATGGGAAACATTATATTTGATGGCTATTTGGAAAATAAATATCCAAATACCTTTAGAAATTTTAGTAATAGATTTTTAAAATTATTTATCAATAATTTACATGGTGATGACAAAACAAAAATGATATTGTTACATTATCAAATTATAAGTAAATTGAATGATTATAGTCTGAACGTCAAAGATTATAATGGTATGGATAAATCATCAAAAGATCTTATAATACTCTTAATAAACGAACAAAGTGATCTGGGTAATAAATTAAAGGATAAATTAAAAAAAGAATTATATTCAATATTTATCGAAACATATACTCACGAAGATATATATAAAATAATTGGACAAGAAATAATGTATAATGAATTATTGTGTCCACTAACTTTAAAGTTTCCATGTGGTAACACATTAAAAGTAAATCAAATGTTGTTTCCTTTTTTCGATTGTTTTCAGTGTGATGGTTTAGAAGGAGAACATGAGTGTGATTATGATTATGAATGTATGAAATATATTGTTACATATTTTTTTACAGGAATTTGCAAGGGTAAATACTCCGTAGAAAATTTTGTTAAGATATTACTTGAAATAAATAGGATGGGTTTTAATTGTAAATTTTCACAATTGGCAAAATATTTGGTTGACCTAATATTCAATAATGCCGATAATATTTTGCCAGTATTATTTAAAAATAATACTTTCGAAAATTTCCTTTCACAAAATGAAATAATCTTAAACATGTTAATTAAATATAGTGAATCCGAATTTTCTATAAATAAAGATTCTCATTATGTATCAAAAATCCTTAATTTTTTGAAAACAAAAGAAACAGAGTATGATATTATGGAATTTTTGACTTCAAGTTGTTATATAAATCATATATGTATGACAGTTTATGGTAAAAAATATATTAATGAAAATAATAATTTTCTAAAATTACCAATAACAATATTCCAATATCCAAAAGTAATTTTGGCATTGTCAGATAATAATAAAGAATTTATTGGACTCAAATATGAAAACTTTGACTATTTAGTAGAGAACAAACTTATAAATAATAAAATAGTTGTTGATTTATTACCTGAAGAATTTATTACGAATAGCAAAATTTTTACATTACTAACAAATAATAATAAAATTAAATTAGGATTAAAATACAAAAATTTTCAATGTATTAATGATTCATTACAAAATATTTCAAATATAAATAATGATGATTTTAAAGATATAGCAAAATTATGCAAACAATTTGACCCACAAAATTATCAAAAGTGGACATACCTTGAAAACATATCTAAAAAAACTGTTGTAAATGTAACTAATGAAATTGATGTTAAAAAAAATAATAAATTCATATACATCCATTCTTTGAATCCATTTATTGAACCAAATGTTAATGTGTTTACTTTGGTTGGTACTGTTGTTGGTATTATTAGTATTGATAACAAACCTTTGGGTATTATTATAAAAATAAATTATTTGAAAAAACTAACTGTAAACACTAAAATATTTATCGGTGATAAATATAATAATGATTCACACCTAAACATCACCCAAATGAAAGAGCTATATATATGCCCCGATAAAATAAATCTTGATGTATCATATAAAGTTGACTATTTGCAAAATTATGATAAAAATAATATTCAATATGGAAAAATATTTTTTAATGATCCGATAGATGTAACTATTGGATCATGTATTTTTATAAATAAACAATTATGATTATTTTTTAGTTTTTGTTTTAACTTTTTTCATGCCTCTTGGAGTTTCTGATTTAGTATTATCATCTTTAATATATACTTTTTTTATAGTAGTTTGATCTTGTAAACATACTTCTTCATGTTCACATTCTGGACAATTAAAGTTGATGACTGTTGAGATTATATCCAATACAGCATCACATTGTGAACATGTATGGGCAAAATATACTTTTGGGGCCACTCCTTTTTTAACAACAATAATCTCATCCATTGTCTTTTATAATAGTATATAATTCATAATAATATATACTATCCAAATTTCAATTTTTTTTAAAATAATGTAATGTCCATTTTACAACATTCTATGAACAATAACAAAATATAGGATTTTATATCAGGATCTAAACAATTTGCTTTATCGAGTAATAATGCTTTATCAGTTTGTTCGTTATAAATATTTTCATATAAATGGTATCTATGTAAAGACAAATCTTTTTGTGATAATTCATATTTATGTTCTAATAATTGTTTTATTAATAACTTTTTTAATAACATGTCACCTTTAGACATTATTGTGACACCTATAGGACTATAACCGTTTATTTTGTTAGTTACAAAGCGATGAAAATATTGTCTCATTTTATGTAGTGTAATTTCGTCATGAAAATTTAAATAATAACAAAATAAAAAAAATGTTTCATAACTTAATTCAACATCAATTGTTCCTATTAAATCATGATATTTTTTATGATCAAATGTCCAGTGACTGGCATATAATGATTTGTAACCCATAACTGTGTTAGAAGTGTTTGATGAATTTTGGTACAAACCATTTTGTTGTAATATATAGTTGTGTTCTGTAACGGTTGGACCAAGTGCAATGCTATTGGCTCCAGTTGTAATATTTGGTGATGTACCGTGACCAATCGCAATGCTATTGGCTCCAGTTGTAATATTTGGTAATGTACCATGACCGATTGCAATGCTATTGGATCCACTTGTAATTACTGACAATGCGCCATATCCAATTGCTGTATGTTCGTTAGGTAATATACATAGTTCCCCATTTATAAAAATCTTCTCAAATGGATCTTCGTCGCTACTACTTACATAACCAACATATGGTTCATTATTTTCAATTACTTTCCGAAAAGTGTCATATACCATAAGTGATCGTTTTCCTCTTTTAAAACAAATATTTTTATCTAATAAATATTCATAAAAAGTTGTTTTCAAGAATTGTTCAAAATTTTCTCTATCCTCTTTTATTTGTTCCATCTCAGCTTTATAAAGTATTTTGTTAAACATATATATTGTTATAATAAATAACTTTATATATTTTATTAAATTTTAAATGCATCACTTTCATTGAACACCACTCTTTCACTTCTATATTCATTAACCACCTCTTTTGTTAACTCTTCCAATCTTTTTTTAAGGACATTTTTAATATCTATATTTGTAACATATGCCTTTTTAATTTCTTTATCACAAATATAAATAACACTTAATTGTTCTTGAACAAATGTATTTATTCTATGTGAACATATTATTGCACATTTTAAGAGTATATTTTTAATATGGTCCATATCTTTTTTACCTTTAATTTTTTCACTTATGATAAAAATCAATCTTATTGTATAATTTAAAAGTAAATATATAAATCTTTTAATATTTTGTTCAATTTTTATTTTATTATGATCAACGACATGGGCTAAATCATTATATAACTGTTTTTCTTGATATTCGTATAATAAGTTATTTAATTGACAAAGTAAACTGACATCTCCCATTAATCCAGATTCAGTGTAGTCCCTCAAAATAATATCTGACTTTTTGGTATTTTTATTGTAGTCTATTTTAAATAAAAATGTTTTTATTAAATCTTTTGAAGATTTGAAATTATCCAAATTAATATCAGTCATAAATTGCCTCTCGGTATCATATATATTTCCCAAATACTTTATAATGTGGGCAAGTGTGAAAAATCCAACAATGTTTTTATTTTCATCATATATTGATATTTTTTGAGATTTTTTTGAAAAACTTATCATTGTTCTATTTTGATTTATCATAGTATTATTTTGGGTTATTATTGGGGTATTATTATGTTTTATTGTATTATGCAATCCTTGCAATATATTATTATTGGTGTTATTCAATATGTTATCATTTTTTTGTAACAGATTTGATCTTTCTTCTTGTGACCAATTATTATTACCATTCTCTTTTATTATGCCTTCTATATTTTCTAAATGTGAAGGTTGTTTTAATTTTATTTCTGGTTTTTTAATGGCTATTGTATTCAACATATATATTAGTGTTATAAAATAAATAAGTAAATTTTATATGTTAATTTTTATAATTATGTTATTTTATTTTAAATAACATAATATGTTTTAAAAATATTTATGCGGCAACTAAAGTATGAGCACTTGATTCAGTTACTAATGATTCGGTAACAACTGCTTTTTTAGTTCTTGGTTTGGTTGGTTTTTTGGCTTTAACTTCAGTAGTTTCAGTTTTGGTTTCAGTTTCAGTAACAGTTACTGGAGCACTGCTTGATTCTTCAGTTGAAGCAATGACAATTTTAGCTTGAGTTCTGTCTCTAACAACTTGATTGTCAAATTTATACACAATTTCCTTTTGGACCATAGTACCATCAGCACCAGCCACCATAATTGGTTGTTTGTTCTTATCTCTAATTGGAACACGAATTGGGTTTTCTAATAATTTGATGGTTCCAATATATGGAATTAATTTGGCAATTTTACCTTTACCCTTGTATTCGGCAATGTAAAATTTATTTTCAACACCTAAAAAGCTATTATCAGTTGCTGATTTTCTAATATTTTTGGAAATAGTTGAAAAAGCTTTGACTGCAGCTTGTTTTGGTTTTTTGGCCAAATATTTACCTTTTGGTTGTTCATCACCTTTAATATATTTAAAATATCTCTTTCCATTTGCTAATGGTTGTTTTTCAGTTTCTGTTTCAGTAGCAGTAACTTCTTTCTTGGATTTCTTTGATTTTTTAGTTTCTGAAGATGCTGAGGTAGCGACTGATTTAGATTTGGTTGATTTTTTGGTTTCAGTTACTGGGGTAGTAGCAACTGGTTTTGGTTCTGAAGCTTTTGATTTACCTCCTCGTTTTGGCTTTTCGGCAACAGCTGGTTGAGCTACTACTGGAGCTGGTTCAGCTTTGGCTTTACCTCCTCTTTTTGGTTTTTCAACAGGAGTTGATGCTGGTTGGGCGGTAACAACTGGAGTTGGTTCGGCTTTAGCTTTACCTCCTTTCTTTACTGGCTTATCTGATGTAACTGTTGGTTGTTCAACTGGTTGAGCTTTTGCTTTAGTATTCTTTTTTGGTTCTTCTTTAACAGGAGTAGTTGGAACAACTGGAGCAGGAGTGGTGGTCGCGACTTTAGTATTTTTTTTAGTGGACATGCTTTTATAATATACTATATATATTGACAAAACTTTAAGTATTTGAAACGCATCTATTTGTTTGACATATTTTTTTTATTATATATTTTATTTTTATTTGCATTCATAATAATAGGATGCAAATGTTTTATTATATATTATTAATAATAACATATGATACTATATATGTTATTTTTTACATTCACAATAATAATGTTTATTATATATTATTTAATAATAACATATGATACTATATATTTCATTTCTTACATTCACAATAATGGGCTGACCCATGTTTAGTACATGACACCTCACAAGTCTTATTATTAATTGACAAATAATATTTGAATAAATTTTGTGACATACATGTGTCTCTTCTTAAAGCATACGGCCTTAATTGATTTATATATTCAATACATTTTATAAAATCAGCATCCTTATATTTTATTAGGAAGGCAACAACTAAAGCAGCACTTCTATGATGACCTCTTGCACAATGAACAAGCACTTTTTCATTATTATCCAAACATTTTTTTATGAATGATGAAGACAATTCAAATATATCATTTATATTTTTGTTACATACAAATTTATCCTTTACGGGGATTGTCATATATGTTATATTGCCATACCTATATTTATTATAGAAATTATCCATTATTGTAACAACATTTGTAATTTTATAATTATCTAAAAATTGCTTATTTATAGCTGATTTATAATTACCCAACCACAAATTTGGTATGATTTCATTTACATCATACTCAAATTTTTTCATTATACTATTATATGTTATAATAAATTATTAACGATTTGTTCTAAATTTTGATTTGATTCAACTGCAAGTTTTTTTAACATATCAATATCATCCCCACATTGTTTGCATTTTTTATTTAACTGGACATCTATATTTTCTAATTCCCTCAATGTCTCAATGACTTGTTTAATTGATTCTATTTTGTTTTGTTTAGTATCCATTATATTATTATATCCATATTATTTTTTTCTGAGTAATGAAGCAATTGTTGTGCCTTCATCATTATCATCAAAATTATTATTGTTATCCATGCTATAATTTATTGATCGGTCAATATTATCATAAATATCATCACATATTTTATTAAGATCATTTATTTTGTTATCATAAATTTCATCATTACTATCTAAACTATTATTTTCACATATAAAATTCAATATTTCTTCAATATATTTCTTCAAATACTCGACCCTATTATTATTATTATCACCAAACATATTTGATGTTATTTCTGACAATATCATGAAACATAATTGTTCCAATTCTTCTAGTTTACTAAGTTGTCTATTAGAAAAAATTTCTTCATTTTTATCTACAATGTTGTTGCATATTGTATTAACCTCGTCGATTTTTTGTTTATAATCTTCAACACTTATTCTTTCTTTAACATGAGTCCATAATAATGTGTCATCAATATACTCTCTTAGTTCAGTTACATTATTTTCATCTTTAGATAAACCAGATAATATATCAAGGACTGAATAACATAGACTAACTAACATATCCCTTAATCTCCTTATCTCTTTTTTAATTTCATCATTTTCACTGTTCCTAATACCCAACTCATTGTTTTCTAATTCTTCATATAACTCCTTTGTTATAACATTTTCTTCATCATCATTATTAGATATAGATGTCGCATTACTCTCACTACATGTTGTTTTAACATCGTCTAATTCATTAGTTACCTTTATAGTTAACATTCCATATTCTGTTTTAATATTGTTCAATAATTTGTTATATTCCTTTTTATCAATATTAGTATGTGACTCCATTTTTAGTTTATCTAAAATATTGTTAACATACAATAATATACCCTCCTTGTCTGTGTTTTTAATTTTAAAATCTGCATTTTCTACATTCGCTTTTATTGTTATACATGCATCTTCAATATTATAATATAATGTTCTCTTTTCTCTTTCTGTTTTATCTTTAATTTCATAAATTTTGGATTCTTCTACTAATGTTTTGATTTTTTCTGGACTTAATCTACCTTTATTACTATTTATTGTAATTGTTCTTTTATTATCAGTATTAGACAAATCTAATGCCGTAACATTTATAATACCATTTACGTCAATAGTAAATGTAATTTCAAATTGATTTATACCTCTTAGAACAGGAGTAATACCCGTCAGTTCAAATTCCCCAACCAAATAATTGTCTTTTGTCATTTTCCTTTCACCCTCAAATATTTTTATACAAATAAATGTTTCATTATCAGTATCATTTGTATATTTCCTTTTCTTCGTTATTGGAATTACAGAATTTCTTGGAATTAATGTATTCATAATACCCCCTATAATTTCAACACCCAATGATAATGGAACTACATCTAATAATGTTATATTTTCTGAAAATGGATCAGCTTTGTGACTTAAAATATATCCTTGAATTGCTGCTCCTGCTGCAACAACCTCATCTGGATTAACTGAAATATTTGGTTCTTTACCATTAAAAAATAACTTTATATTATCCCTAATTTGGGGCATTCTCGTGCATCCACCAACTAAAATAATTTCATCGATCATATCCTTATCCATATTACATGATTTTAATACATCAGACAAGGGTTTTAAACATAATATGAATAACTCCTTACATATACTTTCAAAAATTTCTTTTGTAATTGTAATGAATAAATCTTTATCATCATAGAAACTCGGAATAATAATTGATGTTTTTTTAACTTCAGATAACCTTTTTTTAGAATTTTCACATGCTTGCTTTAATTTCTGATATGCTAATGGATTAATAAAATCTAACTCATCTAATTTATATTTCAATTTAAATTGTTCTATACAATATGTCATCAAAACACTATCAAAATCGGCACCACCCAAACAAGAATTACCTGCGACACCTAATACCTGAAAAATACCATTCGAAACATTTAATAAAGAAATATCCAATGTTCCACCTCCTAAATCATAAATAATAATATTCACATCCCCATCCCTTTTATCAAAACCATATGCAAGTGCTGCAGCAGTAGGTTCATTTATAATCCTTACACATTCTAAACCAGCAATATGACAGGCATCTTTTGTTGCTTGTCTTTGGGAATCACCAAAATATGCAGGAACTGTAACTACTGCCTTGTATATGGGTTGGTTTAAATAACATTCTGCCATACTCTTTGCTTCCATCAAAATACTGGATGATATCTCTTCTGGACTAAATTGTTTGTTAGATGTTAATTTTGACTGGATAATGACATTATTATTTTCATCTGGAACAATTGTATAAGATAAATATTCTTTGTAGTTTGTCACGGATTCATCGTCATATTTTCTACCTATTAACCTTTTAACTTCATAAAAAGTATTTTCTGGATTAAGTTCAATTTGTTTCTTCGCCTCTTTACCAACATATTTTGTTTTCGATGTAAATGCAACAACTGATGGGATTGTCCTATTACCATATGTATCAGGAATGATTTCTAAATTGTTCTTCCTCCAGATAGCCACACAACTATTAGTCGTCCCCAAATCAATACCAATTATAACTTCATCTTTTTGTTCTACTATAGTTTGTGTTATCTCTGGATCAGTAAAATATGTATCAATATCATCCATTGTTATATGTTATATATTTGAAAAAATGACAAAATATTAAACGTGGACAAAATTATTGTGTTTAAAAATTAAAAAAAATAAAATAAATATATAGTATAGTATAAATTATACTATTGACATGGTGGATCTTGAAAAAGGTTTTTACTGCAATTAATAACAAGGTGCTACTTAGAAATGAATTTAGCAATAGATTCTTACAACAATATATACCGTATGGGACATAACAGATCTTTTAGATCATTTGTAGAAAATGAATTTAGTAATAGATTCTTACAACAATTAAAAAATGGTGATTCAACAGACAAAATGAATTTAGCAATAGATTCTTACAACAATTTTATTACTAGGGATGCTTTCAAAAAATGAATTTAGAAATAAGTTCTTACAACAATTTAACAAAAGACAAATACTTGACTTAATGAATTTAGAAATAAATTCTTACAACAATTTAAACCGTTTGGGCTAATTTAATTTTTAACTAGATTAAATGTGAAAAATGAATTTAGAAATAAGTTCTTACAACAATTATAAACATCTGCTACAATATGAAGACCATGAATTTTGATAAGAATTCTCACAACAATTAATGTATTTACACTGTAAACATGAATCTTGTAAAGGGTTCTTACAACAATTTTAAATAGAATTGACCTCTTGAATTGAATTTAGTAATAAATTCTTACAACAATAAAAAATGATAATGCTGATAGAATTAACAAATGAATTTAGAAATAAATTAAAAAATGAATTTAGTAATAAATTCTCACAACAATATTTATATTTATCCTAAGAAAATTTATTTATTATGAAAATTGATAAGTAATACCACATTGTAATGTAGTGTTATTGTAATTTAAAAATTTATATTTAATAGGAAATAAAGGCGATGTCACATAGCTACAATTTCCACATAATTTATCCATGGTTTATAACAATAGCTGTGTAACATCGCCTTGGTCACATGTAATAATTCACATTAAAAAAATATATTTAATAGTAAATAAAGGCGGTGTCACACAGCTACAATTTCCACATAGTTTATCCATGATATGTAACAATAGCTGTGTAACATCGCCTTGGTCACATGTAAATAGTTCACATTAAAAATTAGGTTACTAAATAGTAAATCATTATAAAGACAACACATATAATACATAATTATCTTATAAATGTCTACAGAAATCCAAACTAATATTCAACTTACTGAAAACGGTGACAAAGCTTTCTTAACATCTGGTGATTGTAACCTTGATTTTTTCACAAGAATCGTGAGAGATGCACCTATTACAGATATAATTAATACTTTTGTTAAAGCATGGAACGAAGATTCATCAACCGCTATTGAAGTATTGATGAATATGAGAGACCCAAGAAAAGGTAAGCAAGAAAAATTAATACCTATCGTTGTCATTGCATATCTTAAATTCACTATTCCTGCTAAAGTATATGAAGCAGTTTTGAAAGCTATGTTACCTTATGGATATTGGAAAGATTTATTAAGAATTCATGAATTTGTTTCAAGAATCAATATGTTTAAAAATAAATCTATGACAAAACAACAAAAATTGTTACATGATAAGTTAGCATCTATTCAACCACCACCAATTGAATTAGTTATGTTTGCCACTCAATTAAAAACTGATTATGACGATTTATTATCAGCAAAGGCAAATGATAGAAAAATATCTATTTCTTTAGCAGCAAAATGGGCTCCTTCTGAAAGCTCACATCATGATCATAAGCCAATGAATTCAGCCAAAATAATTAAAACTATTATGGGATTGACTTCAAAACAATACAGGGTTATGTTGAGAGACATGAGAGAACACCTTAATATTTTAGAAATGTTAATGTCCACCCAACAATACGATAAAATTGATTTCTCTAAAATTCCAGCTTCAGCAATGAAAAAAATGAACAGAGCATTTAAGAGAGATGTAAATTCAGGAGGTGTTGAATCAGAAGCAAGAATTAAACTTCATCTTTCATATACTGAATTCATGGCAAAGGTAAGTAAAGGTGAAGCTAAAATCAATGTGACCGGTATCCAACCCCATGAATTAGTTGGTGCATATTATTCTTCCAGACCAAAAGAACAAGAAATTGATCCATTGGTAGAAGAACAATGGAAAGCCGTTATGCAAAGAGTTATAGAAAAAGGGGCATTTAACAAAGTAACTGCAATTGTTGATGTTTCTGGATCTATGGAAGGGACGCCTATGCAAGTAGCTATTGCTCTTGGAATTATGGTTGCTGAATGTACTACAGGACCTTTTTCAAAACAAGTTATTACTTTCCACCATACACCATCATGGCATAGACTAGCTGGAAATTCTTTGATGGAAAAAGTCCAATGTATGGCTTCAGCACCATGGGGTGGGAATACCAATTTGAGAGCAACATTTAATTTAATTTTGAATGAGGCAATAAGATATCAGTTGACACCTGACCAAATGATTGACACATTATTTGTCTTTACTGATATGCAATTTGATAGCGCATTTGGTTCTAATACATCAACCACTTTTGAAGATGTCAAATTCGCATATGAAAACGCTGGATATACTCTTCCAAAAATTGTTTTCTGGAATTTAAGAACAAGTGATGCCAAATCATTACCAGTTCTTAAAAATGAAGAAAATGTTGCAATGTTATCTGGTTTCTCTTCAGAACTTTTAAATTGTATAATTGATGCAAAAGAGTTTACCCCAATTACAATTATGCAACATGTTTTAAGTCCATATATGGCTCCTAAAGAAGTCAGAGGATGTAAGATTGGAACTTTTGCCCATGACATTACTGTTTTGGAAGAAGCAGTAAAGGCAAGTCAAGTAAAAAAATCTTTTAAACCAGTTACAGAATAATTTATAAACAAATAATAATAATTTAATATTTTAAACTATTATTTATAGATAAAATTTATTTGTTCTTCTTCATCGGTATTCATATAAATAAATATTTTTATAATATGATAAATAAATACTTATGATTTTAATTTTTTCTTTTCAATTAACCTTTTAACATATTCACCAGTTTGATACTTCACCTCATCCTCATCTGTAAAACCCGTACATGTCCTCAATGTTAAATTGATTCTGGCATTGAAATTTTCTTTCAAATTAAATGAATCCATCTTTACTAATTTCACACTATGATACATCAACCTCTGTTCACCACCAAAAACAATTATATCACCACTGTGTAATTCAACTGATAGCTTTTCTTTTGTTCCTACCAATTTATATTCAAAAATACAAGAATTACCCAATGTTAAAGAATAGACAGGTGCACCTTCATCACCATCATTACCACCATAACTATCCACATGCCAACCAACCCCTTTATCACTAGGATACCATAATGTCAACATGTGGGTGAATGGCTTCCAAACTAAACTCTCATCAATTTCTTCAACTTTAGTTTTAATTTTTTGCATGCATTCTTTTACATAATCATCGTATTTATCCAAATTAGAAAATCTCCTACCCCTGTATCCCAAAAAGTTCCATTTATTATTTTCATCTTTTAGATCACCAGATGTTTCAACAATATTTATTAATTTTAGCTGGTCTTCTGTTGATAGAATATTTCTGTAAATCACAATACCTGGCACTGGATTCATAATTATTTTTTAATTGTTATTGTTTATTATTACTTATTGTTACTATTTCAATTTTATTACCTAAATAAAATTGAAATAATAAATATATATTGGTCTAATTCTTTTACTTGAAATATTATTAATTGATAATCATATCATGTTCAATATCCTTGACAACATCCAGATTACAATAACATCAACTAATGATCAAATATCAATATATAAAGACCACCTTGTAAATGACCATGAGAAAAAGATTAAAAGGTTTAATAAATTTGTATCTACATTAGATATGAATGATGAATTATGTAAAAAAATAAAATATTTTTGTGATTCATTACAAGATAATAATATTATCCATTTGATGATAAAATACACAATTGCAAGGTATCATAATGTAAATTTTGATGGAAATATATTTAAAAAATACAATAAAATATTATCAGATACATTTAAAAATAACTTGACCGATTTTACAATAAATTTTAATGATGGTTCACATTTTAAATGTTTAAAAGTATTATTAAGTGGTATACAATATTTTTCAGTAATATTTAATGATTTTGATGAGTTCCAAAATAGTATGATATTGGATATAAATTCAGAGGTTGCCACAATTGTTCTTAAAATTTTATATGGACAAAATATATTAACATTAATTACAATGGATAATTTTGTTGATGTTATTAAATTAATGGACATGTGGTTAATGGACAAACTTCATATGGCTCAATTGTTGCCATTTGCTGAGAAAAATATAGATGTTCTATTACAAACTTTTATGGATAAGGATGATTTTAATGTTATAAGAATTTTTGCCAATAATTTTATTGCTGGAAAGAATTTTGAAAAACTTAATAAATATAATTTTAAAGAAAAAATATTTATGTTTGATGATTGGCCAAAAAAATTTACTTGTGAACAAAAAATTGAAGCAATAAAATTGACTGGTAAGTTTGAACTATTGAATGTTGCACAAATTCCAGTGGCATCTGTTTTAAAAATATTAATAGAATGTAACCCTGAAGATACATTAGAGATGGTTTACCTTATGACGGCAACACATAACAATACACAAGTTTATTATAAGCAAATAGATTACATGAATAATGGATGTGATATGGTGGCAGTTATTCATGACTATTTTCCTAAGTTCACTGTTACATTTTATACAAAAACACAAATACAGTTTGTAAATGGTAATCTATCACATATGTTTAATAAAGATGTATTTATATTTACACACCCTTTCAAAAAAGTATGTGTCGGTTCAGAATTGTTAGTTGGTGACGATTTAAAATTAATATATAACAATCCTTCAAATAAGCGGTGCATTTCACAAATATCAAAAAACTTTAATGATAAAACAATTTATTACAAAATAGTTCCATACGAATCATTACCTAATAGTAAATGTACACATAATAATAAGGAATTGTCTATTAATGGAAAAATATGGTCGATTAATAAGGTTCAATGTGAACTAGTTAGTAATATACAATAAAATTGATATTTTAACACTTTAACCTTTATTTATTACTATTATAATTATTTACATACTATGACTGACCCTAAAATAATAAACCTGACTGAAAATATGCAAATAGTTATATCATCAACTAATCCAAAGCTATTTATGTATGAAAATTACCTTTTGAATGATCATAATCGTAAAATAAACCTTTTTAACAGATTTGTTGATGGCCTAAAAATAGATGAACCATTGTTAGATAAATTCAAAACTTTCTGTAATAAATTACATGATGATAATATGGCACACTTGATGGTGAAATATACAATAGCTGACCATTATTCTGGATTCCATAATGTTAATAAATGTAACATGATATTAAGGAATATATTTGATAATAACTTTACAGATTTTACAATAAATTTCAGTGATAAGTCGCATTTTGAGTGTTTGAAAACTTTATTGGAAACTATACAATATTTTTCAATAATATTCAATGATTTGGATGAATTTAAAAATAGTATAACCCTTAATGTTGATCCAAACATTGCGATTATTATATTTAAACTTTTATATGGATTTGATGTAATGCCACTAATTACAATTAATAATTTTTGTGATGTTCTCAAATTAATGGATGTTTGGTTAATGGATAAATTATATATGGATCAAATATTATTATTTACAGAGAAAAATATGGATGACCTTATTACATTTTTGCTAAGTAATGAAAAGTATGATGATATTGCATTTTTAGTAAACACTTTTAGTTATAATGTTAATATATCTAAAATACTCAAACATGATTTTAAAGATAAAATTTTCATATTTGATGATTGGCAGACAAAATTTTCATGTGAACAAAAGATAGAGGCCATTAAATTATCGGGTAAATTTGAATTGTTAAACATAGCAAAAATTAATCCAGAAAAGATTATGTATTTATTGATGGACTCGAATAGTAATTTTATGTTTGAGACAATTTATATGATGATGACTTCACATAAAAATACAAAAGTGTATTTTAAAAAGATAGATGATGATACTGATGATAAATTAGATATCGTGGTTCTAATTGATGAATATTATCCAAAATTCATAGTTAATATTTACACAAGATCTGATGTAAAATATAATAACAAGGTATTTACATTTTCACCTAATGCTAATATATTTACATTTTCACACCCTTTTAGGAAAATAAATGTTGGTCATGAATTATTAGTTGGCAATAATTTAAAATTAATATATGATGACCCAACTCATAAATATACTATTACAAAAATGATGAAAGGTGAACAAAGTTATGAATTCATGCCTTATAAATTATTACACGATATAAAAGTAACACATAATATAGATGAAAAATGTAACGGTTATGTATGGGTCAAGAAAATACTTAAATATAATTTGGTCAATAAAATTGATATTTCAAGTATTTAACCTTTATTTTATTATAATAATTAATTATTTAATGATGCATGGCTCTAAACGTATTAAAATTGATGAGAATCAGCATATTATTACATTATTATTTGATGATACAAAGGATTTAACAAATAAAAAACCATATATCTATGAAAAATTTATTATAAATGAACATGATGAGAAAATTAAATTTTTTAATATGTTCATAGAATCATTAGTTGGAATCGATTTTAAAATAAACAAACTTAAAACGTTTGCCAATTCACTGGGAGATAATGAACTGCATCTAATAATAAAATATATTATTTCCAAACATTACCAAATACAACGTAATAATAATATATCTAAACTTGTATTTTCAGATATATTAACAAATGATTTGACAGATTTTACAATACATTTTCCCGATGGTAATTTTATCAAATGTTTAAAAATATTATTAAAATCCATACATTATTTCTCAATGATTTTTGATGATTTTAATGAATGTACAGATAGCATTACATTGGATGTGGATTATAAAATAGCGTCAATTGTAATTGGACTTTTATATGAACAATCTGAGTTAGTTACTGTAGAAAACTGTTATGAAGTAATTAAGTTGATGGATATGTGGTTAATGGAATCATATTATATTGACCAATTATCATCGTTCATGGAAAATCATATTGAACAAATTATTAAATTTCTATTTGAACATGAAAGATTTGATGATATATTAATTTTGGAAAATATACTTGATAAACATGATAAGATGGTAAGAGTTGTCAATGGGATTTTTAGGTATGACTTTAAAGATAAAATTTTTATGTTTAATAATTGGCAAGCGAAATTTACAAATGATACCAAAATTCAAGCTATCATATCTACTGGTAATTTTGAACTATTAAATGTGGCAAATATCGATCCATATAAAGTTATAAAACTGTTGTTAAAATATAATGACGTAGATATACTGGAAACTATTTATATGATGAAAAAATGTTCAGCTTCAAGAATTTATTTTAAAACACTAAATGTTCATGACTATGTTTCTACGTCGATAGATTCAATAGCAATTATCGACAACTATTATCCAACTTTAAAAGTTACAATTTTTAGTAAAACAGATATGTTCCGTGAAATAAATGGACCTGTATATACAATAGATAAAAATTTATTTTCGACCACACACCCTTTAAAGGAAATTACTATTGGTTCGCACATATTGATAGGCAATGATATAAAATTAATACATAATAATCCTGATCATGAATATTATATCAATAATTTTAGTAAACGTGTAGATGGAACACTACAAAATCGAAAAAAACTATCATTTCATTCATTTAAAAATTCTGTCATACAATTTGATAGAAATCCAGATAAGATTGGTGCTATATGGACCAAAAAAATATTCGAATGTGAGTTGAATAATAAAATTGATATTTTAAATATTTAACCTTTATTTATTACTACTATAATTATTTACTTAATAATGCATGACTCTAAACGTATCAAGATTAGCGACAATTTATATATTACAACCTCAACATCTGATAATGCTAAAGAATTAATAAATAAAAAACCATCTGTGTATGAAAATTATATTATGAATGAACATGATAAAAAAATAAATATGTTTAACAAGTTTCTTAAAATATTTAATAAAAATAATCCAAACAGCAAACTTTTGCCGTTTTATAATTCATTAGACAATACTGAATTACATTTAGTGATAAAATATATTATTGTTAAATATTATCAAATAAAACCGGAAAATATGACCAAAAAAATAATGAAAGATATATTAAATAATGATTTAACAGATTTTACAATAAATTTCCCTGATGGAACATCTTTTAAATGTTTAAAAGTATTATTGAAAACTATTAACTATTTTTCAATGATTTTTAATGATTTTAAAGAATTACATAATTGTATTGATTTAAATGTTAATCATGTCATAGCGACAATTGTTCTTAATCTTTTATATGAACAAAATGTTACACAATCAGTTACAGTTGAAAATTTTATTGAAATAATTAAGTTGATGGATATGTGGTTGATGAACACGTGTTACCTAAAAAATTTATTACCCTTTATAGAAAACAATATTGAACAAATCACTAAATTTTTATCAGAAAATGAAAAATTTAATGATATATTAATTTTAGTAAAGTATTTGGAAAAAAGCCGTAAAATGAAACACATTGTAAAGATAATTTTTAAATATGACTTTAAAGATAAAATTTTTATGTTTGATAGTTGGCCACTTAACTTTAATGATGAACAAAAAATTCAAGCTATAAGATCGTCTGGTAAATTTGAACTGTTAAATGTTGCACAAATTGATCCACATAAAGTTATAGATTTTTTAAGTGAATTTAATGATGTTAGTATATTGGAAACGATTTCTATAATGAAATACTCCGATGGACCGGTATATTTTAAACAAGTTCCTAATTCGAAACCTGACGGGCAAATTGAAATGATGGCAATTATAGATGAATATTATCCACATTTTAAAGTTACATTATTTACAAAATCTGATATAAAAAGATGTGAAAATAATAGTTACAATTATCATAAAACCAATAATGTTTTTTCCCATACTCATCCTTTAAAAGATATATCAATAAATACACATATATTAATTGGTGATAATATAAAATTAATATATAATGACCCATCTCATGAATACTATTATACATGCTTTACTAAAAATATAAATGATAAAACAATTAAATGTCAAAAATTATCATTTAAAATGTTCCATAAATATATTTTGGAGGCTAATAAAAATATTGATAAAATTGGACATATATGGACCATAAATAAATTTGAATATAAGTTTATAGACATGATCTAATAAAATTGAAATTGCAATTACTAAATCTTTATTTATTACTACTATAATTATTTACTTAATAATGCATGACTCTAAACGTATCAAGATTACTGACAATTTATATATTACAACCTCAACATCTGATAACACTAAAGAGTTAATAAATAAAAAACCATACGTCTATGAAAATTTTATTGTAAATGAACATAACAGGAAAATAAATATATTTAATAACTTTGTTGATTCACTAGATGTTAATATTATAAAACAAAATGAAATTAAAACTTTTTGTGGAGGGTTGCAGGATAATAATGATACACATTTAATTATAAAGTATATTATTGCGAAGAATACCCACGATTTTACCCTAACATTGTCAGAAATATTAAATAATGACTTAACAGATTTTACTATTTGTTTTTCAGATGGTGTAAAAATTCAATGTTTAAAACCATTGTTAAAACTAATACCATATTTTTTAATAATATTTGGGGATTTTGATGAATTCAAAACCGATATGGAACTAAATATAAAATCTGACATCGCATCAATTGTATTGAAACTTTTATATAAACAAGATATTTCACAGTTAATTATTGTTGAAAATTTCTGTGAAATTATAAAACTTATGGATTTATGGTTAATGGAAATATACGTTGGTCCAATATTGAAATATATGGCAAATAGTGCAAGCGATATTATTTCATATCTAATTCAGGGAGAAAAATATGATGACATTTTAATGTTAGAGGATAAATTTAATAGTTGGTTTGAAACAAAAATTTATGGTTATGATTATGGCGATAAAATTTTTATATTTAATAATTGGCAACTAAAGTTTTCTGATGATATCAAAATGAAAGCTATCCAAATATCAAAAAAATATGAACTATTTAATGTGGCTGCAATCGACCCATTTAAAGTTTTATTATTTTTGATAACATTAGATCCTTCTAAAACATTAGATATTGTTTTAAGAATGAAACGGGCTACGAATTCAAAAGTGTTTTATAAAGAAGTTGGAGATTGTAATAATAATTTAAATTCTCCAGATCACCCAAAAATGGTAGCAGTTATTGATGAATATTATCCAATTTTTAAAGTTAAGATTTATACAAAAACATGTATTAGATTTGATGATGGTTGTTATGAAGTAACTAATCGTAAAGATATATTTAGTATTACACATAATTTTATGGATATATATGTAGGTCGCAAAATATTAATTGGAGATAATTTTAACTTAATGTATGAAAAATATAATTGTGTTACTATAGAAACTATTACATATGACTTAGATAATAATATTCAATATGAAACTTTACCAGTTTGTGTAGAAAATATTACTGTAAATGGCTTATCAAAAAAAGATGTTGGTTATGTATGGACTATAAATGAAATTAATCATAAAATATGTATTACACAACAGACTATAAATAAATATTAAACAATTATTATGTAATTTTTTTATAAATAAACATTAAGTAATTATTATGTAATTTTTTTATAAATAAACAATATTAAGTTATATTAGATCATTTTTTAGCAGGTGGTTTAACTGGAGTTTTAACTGGAGTTTTAACTGGAGTTTTAACTGGTTTTTTGACTGGTTCTGGTTCTTCTTCTTCCTCTTCTTCTTCCTCTTCCTCCTCTTCTTCTTCTTCTTCTTCATCTGCTGGTCCTTCTTCTGGTTCTGATTTAGAAGGTTGTTTTTCAACAACTTTTTCTTCTTCTTCAACTTGTTCTTCTTCTTCTTCAGTGTCATTTCCATCAGTGAATGCATATTCAGGTAAGGCTCTTGAAGTTGATTCTGCCTTTTTCTTTGGAGTTGATAAAATTTGTTTAATTTTAATTCCAAGTCCATATTTCAAGGAATTATCTTTTGGAGTCTTATCTGCATAGAATTTATTGAAAGTTCCAATCAATTGAACGGTTGAACCATATGGCATGACTTCCATTAATTCATCAACATTCTTTGGTGTTACTTTCTTAGGAGCTGGAGGTTTGTCACCTTCATTTGCTGGAACCCAGTCAGGATCTCTCACCCAAACAATAATATCAAGTTCATCTGGATTGTTTCTACTTGTATTTAATTTGGCTTTCCAAAATTGGCATTTTGGAACTCTTTTTGAGAAATCTTTACCTTGTTCCTTCCATTTCTTTTCTAAATTCATTTTCTCTTTGGCTGTTTCTTTCTTAGGATCTCTAACAATAGGTCTGTATGAATATTGAACTTCTTCATCTTCAATACCTTCCAAGATTTCAGGAGGGAAGATTGTGGTCTTATCCTTCTTCATCTTTTCATCAATAGGACCGAAGATTTTGTTCTTAAGTTCGACACATCCAGGTTGATCATCAATTGGAAATTTAACGGTTTGTCTATCTTTTTCACATTTGATGAATTCTGTTAAAGAAGATGCACCATATTGGGAAATTTTAAATTCAGGTGTTTGAAAATTAAGAGAATCATTATCATATCTGACCCACCCAATAATTTGAGCTTTACAGAATTCATTATTCTCATTTACATCAACAACTTGCACTTTACTGGCATTAAATTTTTCAGCTGTTACCGGCTTTGGTTCTTTTCTTGGGGCTTGTTGACCTTTGACGAAATTGGTCTTTGGTTTTTGGGTTGAGTTTACATTTTTGGTTTGGTTGCTTGTTTTGGACATATATAATATCTTATATATATCGGTATAGTTATCATATTGTTTGGATTTCAATTTTTTTTGGGGGCTGTAGGGTGAGGGTATAGTGTTAGTGTGGATATTAAGGTATGGGTATAATTGATAGTATGGTATTGAGGTTGTATTGTAAGGTATGGGTATAATTGAATGGTAATGTAGGGCCGCTATATCACCCTATGTACGTTTTGAATTTGTATGTAATTAGGGGAGAGTTGTAGGGGTTGGAATCGGCCAGGGTGTGTTGGGGTAATATAAATCTTGTGTAAAATTTATATTAGTTGTTATTATTTTGTTTGAGTTCTACTTAATATTGTTGTTATATTTTTATATTAATTGTGCTTCAAGTCTCTTAATTTCCTCGGCTTTAAGTTCAATATCCCTCTTTTTCATTGCGATTTCTATTTTAATTTTACCTCTACTATTTCTACCACAAACACCTTTAGCACGATGCCTTGTTAGGCTACTAAAATTAACAAATTTTTTATCACAACAACCACATGTTGTACTTCTTGCGGTACAAGGTAATTTCTTATTAGTATGTTTCTTTAGTTGTGATGCATATTTGAATTTTTTTTTACACAATTGACATACAGTTGGATCAATGTTATTTAAAACTAAAATTTCATTTGTTTCTGGTATAATATCAATTGGTACCAGCACAGGATTTTGAATATGTATGATAATGTTTGGAACAATTTTTGGCACTGGTTTTGGTATTGGAACTCCTATTCCATACCAATTTTCATGTCTTTCATAACCACATTCTTCTATATATTTATCCATATTTTTGGTTTTCATTGATTTATTACACTGAGTACATATGGGCCTTAAGTTTTCAATTGTTGTTGATCCTTCATTTGCCACAGCTATAATATGTCCAGCTTCAAAATTGTCACATGATATTTTCCTTATATTACAACATAAACAATTACCAGTTCTTTTATCTTCACCTATAAATTTGTCCCATACATTCATTCTTAAAGATTTATCTGCTTGTGTTTTCATTTTTTTGGGTTTACTGTTATTTGGTTCTGGGTTGATGATATCTGACATTGGTTGTGATTATATATTGTTGTAATATTTATATATTTATTATATATTCGCATATTGAATAAATATATTAAGTTACAATATTAAACTGCAATATTTAATAATGGTCATTTACAAATATGCAATCGCGAGCTGTTTTATTAATTTACAGATATAAATTATAAGGAATTGTTGTTATAATTTAACATGTTATAAACTATATAAATATACGTTTAATAATGAAATTATGTAGTAAATACTGATGGATTTAGAGTAATTATGGATTTTATAATGTAATATGTATAGGCTGTCATTAAAATTGATAAGTTATACATAGTTTACTAATAAGGATATTATATAAGGTTTCCTTTATTCTTGATCATGAAAATTGAATATTTATTGTTAGCATTTATTGAATTGTAAAATGTTAAAAATTAGTCTTTAATAATCGAATTATAAGGGTATTTGTTGTATATTTGGAACAATTGGGAATATTATAATTTTCATTAGTTGGTATACAATTATAATTCTTATTAAATTAATGGTTAAATTTTAACAAACACAAAATTTGTGTTAGGATTTTGAGGTCCCTAGGCTTTACAATAAAAATATTTTTATGTGACCCAAAATATTAAAAAAAGTGTTTCACATTGATACTTTTTTAATGTAATATTATTTTTAAGGTATATTTTATAAATATTTTATAATATTTTTATGATAAAATGGGGTATTTTCTTGCAAAATCTTAGCTGAAAATGCAATTTTTTAGCGGAACACTTGTAAAATCTTAGCTGTTAATAGCATAAAAAAGCTAAGATTTTGCAAAAATTATATATATTTACTATAAACCATATCTTTAACGTTTGTGATATGATAATAATATCCATTTATGTTAAATATGATAAATTATATTATGAAATAAAATTTATATTAAATTTTCTTCAAGTTTTTTAATTTCTTCATTTTTTAGTTCAATTTCCCTCTTTTTGATTGCAATTTGTAGCTTAATCTTACTATTAGTGTTTCTATCACATGCCCCTTTTACATAATGTCTTGTTAAACTACTAAAATTACTAAATGTAGTATTACAGTTTTCACATTTTGTACTTCTGGTAATACATGATAATTTTTTAGTGGAATGTTTAGTTAATTGTGATGGATATTTGAATTTTTTCCACATTTTGAACATATTGTTGAATCAGTATTGTTTGGAAGTAATATTGGTTGCTGAGCACGCTTAATAACATTCTTTACTAATATTAAATTCTGTTCTAATAATGAAATATCAATTGCTGTCAGCATAGGCTGTTGAACATTGTTGATAACATTTTTAATAACTATTTCTTGGGGGAATTGGGACTCTGATACCATACCAATTTTTATGTCTTTCATAACCACAACTTATTATATATTCTTCCATATTTTTAGTGTGCATAGATTTGTTACATTGTGCACATATGGGCCTTAAATTATCTATAGTTGTTCCCTCCACCATCTGCAATTGCAATAATATGACCTGTATCAAAATTATCACTCGATATTTCTCTAATATTACAACATAAAACATGTCCCAATTCTTTTATCTTTACCAATAAATCTATCCCATACATTCATTCTTAATGATTTATATGCTTGTAAAAACGTAGCCTAGTGTATTTGTAAAAGCTACGTTTTTGCAAATAAATACTATATTTTAATATTAATAATCAACATTATTTACCAATTTTATACAAATATAGTATTTTTTTACAAAAACTTAGCCTTGTAAATATTTTTTGCAAGTAAAAATATATAAATATAAGATATAATATAATAATATTATGGATGATATAATAAAATGCGAAAAATGCGATAAAACATTTCCTTATATTTCTCAATTAAATAGACATATAAATAAAAAACTTCCATGCACTCCAAGAAGCAAAACATGTGAATATTGTAATACAACATTTGCAACTGTAGGAGGATTAACTAGGCATTTAAGAGATGTATGTTATAAAGAAGAAGAAAAATATTACAAAGAACACAACATACATGTCAAATTACAAGAGATGGAGTTTAAGTTTGAAATAGATAAAAAAGCCATTGAAGACCTTAGAGAAGCTGCAAAAAATCAGCTTATAAATATTAATGGTAATAACAATAATAACACTACCAATAATACCAACAACAACCAAATAGTCAACAACAACAATAACAATGTCACAGTAAATGTTCTCACAAAAGAGTATGTCAAAGAAAATTTTACTGGTGATCCATGCCTCAAAGAATTGGAAAACTATAATATTATCAGAGAAGGGAATCTCATAACAGACCCATACCATTCAGATGAAAATATAATGTTTATCAACACTTTAGTGTCACAATACACCCGTGGCAAATTGGTAGAATATATTGGTAATATCCTTGTATCTTATTACAAAAAACCAAATAAAATTGCCGATCAAGCATTATGGTGTTCAGACCTATCAAGGATGACATTTTTAGTGAGAATTTTACCTGTTGCTACCATCCCACGTAACAAGTGGGTAGATGATCCATCGGGACTTGTTGTAAAAGAAAAAGTTATATTACCATTACTAAATTATGTTGTAAAATGTATTGACACTTATAGGATAAAATATCCATTAACAATGATAACAGAAACAGACAAACATATAACATTAGGGGAAATTGTGGAACAGATAAGGAATAATGTGCTAACAACACAAATTACTAAATATATGGCTCCACATTTTGCATTGAGACAACAATTACAAATAACTAATAATGATGACAAACCTAAGGAACCCAAAGCTAGGAGAAGAATTAAAGATAAAAAAATATAAATTTTTACATAAAGTTTATATTCTTACAACAATTCACAATATTTTTTATCATACATATCAATATTTTGTATATATTCCCCCATTTTCTTTTCGATAACTATTCTATCAGGGTTTAAAATTATGTGTTCATTTATTATAACTTGGTATGGCATATTTTTTAATTTATTATATAATTTTTCGAACGGACTGAATTTAATATTATTCTTCACCCACAATCCAACATATGCATCTTGTGAATTTTTATTATTTATCAACATGTATCTATATTTACTTTCCAATAAGTCTAATATATTTTGTGAAAAATTGTTATTATTATTTGACACATCATTATATATTGTTTGTAATGTATCTATTTCAATACTTACTAATAATTTAAGGGCGATATTTATTGGTCTTTTTAATTCTTTCAGTTTATTTTTTAATATTGTTAATGATGATACTGTAAATGGTTTTCTATTGAAAGGTGAAGATGGGTAACTTGGATATGGATTTTCCATATTACTGTTATTCAATTGATTTGTAAAATGTGATGTTAATATATCAATATTCCAATATTCGCCATCCATATATATTATGTCATTTTTGTTTATTTCTGCCCAGGAATCATATAATCCCATCAATGTATAGGAATAATTATTATCTAAAAAATTTATATCTAAAGAATTATTTGTTATATCAGGATAAATTATATCTTGGGTATGTTTTATATGTATGTAACAATATAATGAGTCATTTTTAGTTTTGTTTTTACATTGTTTTGTACTATAATTATTTTTATTAATTATTTGAAAATTACATATTTTTTTCATTATAATATTACTTGATTGATTAACTAAAATTGGGGTGGAAAAAATTGATATTTGAACAATATATACTTAAGGTTAGTATAACATAATATATATCAATAATGTGCGACCTATTTTATGATAAATATTCAGGGGATGCTAATGGAAATGGTAATCACAGTTATGAGAATACCATTACTGATAAAGTAACGATAACAGATCTTAACGATGGTAGTTATCTTTATTATTTCGGGAAAAAAGCATTAGAAGTGTATAACAAAATTTTTGAACAAAAACCGAATTTTACCATCCAACAATGTGCATACACTTCTGACATGTTTAAATTAAAACTTTATATGAAAACTGACAAGATTACAACAATTTTTGTTGTTATTGGTGTTAATGTAACAATGTTAGAAGAATGTATTACAAAGAAAGTCCCAGTCCCACATGTTGAATTTTTGAAAACCTTATGTAGATTTCATACTGCATACCATGAGGTTGAAAAATTCTACGAAAATTTTGGTAATAGTGCCACAAAAATAGATAAAAATATAGAATATATTATTAAAACTGCTACTCAACCGGTAGATTACACTTTTAATAATAGAATTGAAAATCCACAACAGTTAAAAATAAATTTATATGAGTATCAAAAGTGTTCAGTATATTGGATGATGGAAAAGGAAAAAAATAAAAAAGTTATCTCATATAATTTGAATAATGAAGTGGTCCTTGGATCTATATTTTTTGACGTAACAATGCAAAAATTTAATCTTATTTCGGACAAGAAGAAAGTTAAATTTGACGGTGGATGTATTATTGATGAAGTAGGATTGGGAAAAACTTTACAAGTGGTATCACTTGGATTGTTAAGTCCATCAACAAATGTAGGATATACTAATACAACACATCCAAACAAATTTATAAGTAAAGCAACATTAATTTTATGTCCAAATCAATTATGTGGCCAATGGCTAAGAGAAATGCAAACACAAATTAAATCTGAAAGCAATATTAAGATTATATCAATTTTAACAAAAAGAGATTTTGATAAATTATCATATAATGATTTATTAGATGCAGATTTTGTTTTGTTATCATATACTTTTCTAGATAATAAAAATTATACGGATGTATGGACAAAAGAAATTGGAACTAATAAATCTTTTCATAAAAAACCATGGAATACAACAGACCAGAAAAAAGTTAGTGATGTATTCACTAAAATGGGATCATCTTTATTGAAGGATCCACTTAATTCATTATCTCAAGTTCACCCTATGGTACAATTAATTCATTGGCATAGAATTGTCGTTGATGAATTCCATGAAATTTACAAGAATGATACATCTTTTGCATACATAGATAATATGTTACCATTTTTAACATCCGATTTTAGATGGGTAGTAACTGCAACTCCTTTTAATACTAAAACATGTGTTGAAAAAATATTTGAGTTCTTAACAAATTATGTGAATGTCGACGGGAATAACATTTTCAAAGAAGAACAAATTTTGGAATACCTATCAGAAAGTTGTTTTAGAAGGAATACTAAAGATAGTGTTAAATTAGAACATACATTACCACCAATCAAAGAAGAAATTAGATGGTTAAAGTTTTCACCTACAGAGAGAATGATGTATAATGCATACTTGGCAAACCTCAATAATAATAAATTTGACACATATTTGAGACAATTATGTTGTCATCCACAATTAGCAAATGAAACAAAGGATGCATTATCTAATTGTAAGACACTTGCTGACATTGAGAAAATGATGGTGTCACACTATGCCAAAGAAGTTGATGAAGCCCAAGAGAAGGTAAATGAGGTTAAAGTAAGAATCACTAAACTTTCTAAAAAAATTAGAAAATTAGAAAGAAAACAAAAGAAGAGGCAATTAAAAAAACAAGGCATGAAAGTTAGTGATAGTGAAAGTAACAGTGACAGTAATGATAGTGATGGTAGTGACAGTGATGAAGAATATTTACAAAAACCAGAATATCAAAATGTAGTCATAGAACCAACTGTTGCAATGACTACATATAAAGATTTATTAAAGAATGCAAATGAAAAATTAGCAGAATTAACAGTTGTATTAAATGGTAAAGAAACTACCCATAACTTTTTTGTTAATGTTGTTGAAAGGATTAGAAAGACCTCTGCAAAGAACACATTGGATAAAGTCATTGATTATGATAATGTTAATTTGAGAGATTTAATGAATCAAAGCACTGACGATGAAGATGATGATAATGAAGAAGACGAGGAAGAAGAAGAACCATGTGGTATCTGTTTGGGTGAAATTCAAGAACACAATATTGGAGTTACTAGGTGTGGACACATATATTGTTATGATTGTATAAAAGAAAATGTCAAACAATATTCTTCATGTCCATATTGTAGAAAAAAAATAACAGAAAGAGATATTTATGGATTATCATATGAAATGAAGAAAAATACTAATGTTAGTCCCGAAGATAAGAGCAAAAATGATTTGATTAATGATGTCGGAACTAAATTGGCAAATCTAATTTTATATCTTAGAGAGATTGATACACATGTTATTATTTTTTCACAATGGGATGATTTACTATTAAGAGTTGGAGTAATTTTGAAGGATAACAAAATTAAAAATGTATTCTGTAGAGGTAACTGTTATCAAAGAGATAAAGCTATCAGGGAATTTAACAGTGATGCAAGTGTTAAAGTTATCATGTTATCTTCTGGATCAAGTGCAAGTGGAACTAATTTAACAAAAGCATCAAAAGTAATTTTCATTGATCCAATTTATGGGGATGCTAAATTTAGAAAGGACCAAGAAAGACAAGCAGTTGGAAGAGCACATAGATTAGGACAAAAATCTCAAATTGAAATTGTGAGATTTATTATTAAAGAATCCATTGAAAATGATATTTACGATTTGAATTGTGAAGAAGATAAAAAAAATGGATGTCAAATTTTGAATTCAAGTCAAGTTAATGTTGTTTAATTTTTTTATTAATATGAATCAGAATCATAATTATAACAACAATATGAATCAGAATCAGTATCATAACTCCATGATGACGATTCATATGTACAATATTTATCATCTGGACAAGGTTTCACATCTGGACAATTTAAACATGGATAATCACAATAACATTTCCATGATACACTTGTATATCTATTAAATTTATACACATATATATTTTTTTCATAAGTCCATGTATTTACACTTTTAAATTCTGTTTTCAATAATATGGAAAATATTTTTGATGTCGCTAATAAGTTGTTCACTGATTTAATTCTATCTTTAAATATGGAACAATCGCATGCAACTGTTAACTTTGGGTCATCTAAAAATTCATGAATATTTCTCCATATATCTTCTATAAATATTGGATGATTTTTATTTTGTATGAAATTTTTATCTGCTATGTTTCTGTATAGTTCTTTATGATCATATGCAAATTTATGGTATTTATCATGTAACAATAAACATGGGTCATATTTACATTTTTTTATCCTAAAATCATGTAAATGATTAGAACAATGTTCGAATGAGAAATCTTCACATTCAACATGACAAGTTTTCATAGAGTTATGTTTATTGATATATTGGACTGATAAACAAATAATATAAATATCAATTTTTTATTATGAATCTGATGATGAATTATGGTATCTATAAGTGACTTTTCTACAATATTTCATATGAGGTCTTGACCGATATGGTCTACAATCATCAGATGAACTATCATCTGATGAACTATCATCTGATGAACTATCATCAGATGAACTATCGGGACAACAACAAGATGTATAAGGAGGTTTTACATTTGGACAATTTAAACATGGATAACTACAATAACATGCTTTCATCCATCTTGATATTTCTTTAAATTTATATGCATATGTATTGTTATCATAAGTCCATGTATTTACACTTTTTAAATCTGTTTTTAATAATATGGAAAATATTCTTGATGTCTTTAATAAGTTGTTTACGGATTTAATTCTATCTTTAAATCTGGAACAGTCACATGCTACTATTAATTTTGGATCATCCAAAAACTCATGAATGTTTTTCCATATATCTTCCATAAAAATTGGATGATTTTTGTTATGTATGAAATTTTTATTTGCCATATTTTGGTATTGTTCTTTATGATCACAAGTTAATAGATGGTTTGGATCATGTAACAATAAACATGGATCATATTTACATTTTCTTATTCTAAGTTTGTGTAAATATTTTGAGCAATGTTCAAATGAAAAATCTTCACATTCGTCGTGGCAATTATTCATATATATTATATTTATTTATGTACTGAATTGATAACAATCAATGTAAATGTCAATTTTTTTGGAAGTATATATTGATAAAAAATATTATTAATAAATCAAATGTCATCGTCTTTATAGATAGATGGTAAGTTATTATCTTCTTTAGTTACCATTAACATATCATTATTCTCAGTTACAGTTGTTGTAACACTATCTAATACCATAGTGTCTAACTTTGAATAATTTTTAACTAAATGTTCTATTGATTTTGGAATGTTAAAACAATTATCAGTTAACACTTTGAACAAACTTCTGCAAGTAATTTTAATATTGTTTGGAATATTCTCATACAATTTTTCATCAAAGTTTATTATGTTATTCATTAATGGTGTAAATGTTTCACCTTTATTTTTATTTTTTAAAGTAAGTCTAATATCATTTGTAATATTAATGATATCATTCTTTTTACTTCTTTTAAATTTATATTGTTGAAATCTATCTTTAAGTGCTTCATATTTTGGTCCTGCATTTTCGAATAAACTATCAAAATCATTTGTATTGAAAATTATAACATATTTTCTATCATTTTTCAAAAATTGTCCATCAACCAATGTATATAATTTATCTAAAAAATCGTCACGTATTCTTTTTCTCTTATCTGTTTCTTCTTCAACTGTTAATTTTGAATAAGTTTCTAATGTTTTTTCATTATTAGGATTAACCGTTTCAGTTTTCTTTCTTGCTTCATTTCTATATTGGTCAATTTTTAAATCAATATGACTATCTAACCATTTATCAACTTCATCAAACACTAAGAGGACACATTCTTGTTCACCATCGGGTTTTTTTTCTTTTGGACCTTGATTACCGATAGTTCTTTCTAAATTTGCAACTAATGTTCCAAAATCTAATTTATTTGATTGCACAAGATTATACAAAATAATTCTATCAAATACTGCCTTGTTTGCAATGTATGAACCAAATGTTGTTTTACCAGTTCCAGGTTTACCATTAAAATTTATACATTGTGGTGCTTGTCTCATATTAAGTGCAGAATCAACAACAGAATTAGTAACTAATGATTCATATAAAGTTTTATAATTATCAGTTTCATATGAATATGTAAGTCCTACTGGAATTAATTGTATAACATCAGTCACTGAATTTAATGTAACTTTTAGCATATTAGTTTTATTTCCTAATAAAAACTCTTTATGATTTTCTAAAATATCTTCAACATGTCTGGTTATTGCAACAATATCAGGGCAGCAAAAAATTATTTTATTGTTAGATGTCACAACTTTAATTAAAAATGAATTTACGGAATAGTAATAAGTATTAGGTGCTGAAACATAAATGGATTTTGCTTCTAAAAATGCTGTCAACGTATCAATTGATATATTTTTATTATCATATGTCCATTTTTTGCTAATAGATGATTGTGATATCTCGTATTTATTTTCTGAATATTTTAAATACTGATATTGGTATTTAAGATAATCAACGTTCGTAAACTTAAAATTATCGAGATACGTTTTTGAATTTTCTAATAATGTTTTAATGAATAAGATTGTTGCCAAATTTCTAAACAATAGACCCAAAGTTTTGATATTTAACTTAGTGTTTTTTGCAAATAAAAATGCAATGAAATGTTCAATAATGGAACTATTTGCATTTTGTTTTGCCAATTCACCATAGTCTGGAAAAGCAACAATATTTTTGTTATCTTGTTGTTGATTATTGTTGGCGTGACTCATAAATGGACCCTTATTTGATTAATAATAGTATTTGTATTATAATTGTATTTAAGAAGTATGCATTTCAATTTTTTTTGTATATAATAAAATTGATAATTGGATATTATACTAGTAATACTAGTAAGTAAAATAAACATATGTCTAAAAGGTACCCAGTTGAATATATAGACTCATCAGATTTTCCTTATTATGATGTTAATACATATGACTGTAATAAGTATTCACATATTAAAAATAATAGGGATGCAATCATGAAATCATTTATGGAGGAATCCTACTCGGAAATTATAAATTTTTTACCAGAAACACGACCATATTTAACATATATTGATGGTAAACTATCCGGTAAAGTTACTATTGCCCAACAACAATTATATGATTTTGTTTCAGATAATTTATTTACCAAAGATACGAATGGAAAAATTACTATGAAGACAACAATATTTATTAATTATAAATTGTTTGCATATTGTCTGCATTATAATGATATTGATTTTATGAAGGAAATTATCATTAAAACAAATGGATATGATTTGTTAAAACGCATAATATATTATGGTGTATTGTGGGTAAGTATAAAATATGATTACGAAGAATTGACCATATTAATTGTGAATAGTATTAAACTACATAAAAATGTGATATATGAATATTTCGAACTATTTATAAGATATAATAAACCAAACCTTTTTAAATTATTTTTAGAAAAGGGATTTACTGTTCCAAAAGATATTTTAGATACTATAATATCTCTATTTTGTACTGATATAGTTGAACTATTGATTGCATATGATTATAAAGATAATATACAAAGATTAATTGATAATCACAAAGGAAATTATGCACATGATAAGGGATCACAATCAGTTAAAATGTTTAAACTATTATATAAAAATGGTATTAATTTTTCACATAAAATAAATGATATATTAATATATGCATCAGAACAGGGTGTTGTTGATTTGATTGAATATTGTATTGCAATGGACACTAATTGTGATATTAATGATGCTTTTAAAGCAAGTTGTCAAAATAATAACATTGGTGCCATGATTTGCTTATTACAATTTGGTGCTGATTTAAATATATTAGAAGATGAAGATTTAATGTCATCGACACTTGACATTATTAAATTACTTATACAACATGACTATAAACTATCTTATGATGTTATGCTTGATATATTGTCACGAGCATTTATATATGGTGATAATGTTAGTGATATTGAGTATTTAATTGCAAATGGTTCAGATATAAATTATATATTCGAAAGGGAAAGAATGTTAAATGAAAAATATAGAGTGTTTAGTTATCATGAAGATGAATATTCAGATTTAAACTCTCATTTGGAATTTATTGTTGGAAGAAATAAAATGTCATATGTAAAATTTTTAGCTGACAAATATTTCAATCAGTTATCACCCGAATTGAACAGATTATATGTAATAAGCTCTGCTAATGGACAACTTGAAATGATGCAATATTTACTAGCCTTAGGTGCTGAAATTTTTGCATTTGATAATATGGCTTTTATTGTTGCATGTTACTTTGGGCATTTGAACTGTGTAGAGTTTTTATTAAGCCAAGGAATTCATGTTGAAAATATAAACATAAATTTATTCTCGGTAATTGTTCTGGGTCATACAGAAATATCAAGTACAGCTATAATGTATAATGAAATAGTAAAAGATCATACAATATTTAAAGATGATTTATATAATTACGGATATAAACACTATGATATCCTAAAACTACTTATTAAACATAATATACCAATACCACTTAATAATATTTTTACAATGAATTCAAAGAATATGATTGATGATGATATTGTTTTATATTTAATAGATAATGGTTTTGATTTAAATAAAAAAACATTAGTTGCAAATGTGAATTCAATACTTACTTGTAATAACTATATTACTTTGTTAGAATTAGCAGTGGCAAATAATAAGATATCTATTGTAAAAATATTATTAAAATATGGAGCAGATGTTAATATTAATAATAACAATCCTATAATAATGGCAATATCTAACGGTATGGAAGATATAACGAGATTATTATTAGAATATGGTGCAAATGATGATGTCTAATATTTATAATAAAATTGAAAAATGAACTATATTATTATTTATTTATTTATGATATTATACAAATGACTTCTTGTAACACTATTAGATATCCATCATTATATCCAAATAAAAAGAAAACCATGCAAAATGAAATGTCAAAGCCAACTTTCAGAAAAGAACCATATTTACATATAGTACCTAATATAGATAAAATAATAAATTTATTGCGAGATAAACTATATGGAGAAACTATTAAATTTTTCCCGGAACTAAGTAGCCATTTGACAGACGATGATTATGATGGATCCGAAATAATACATCTTAGTTATAAAGAGATAGCATATTTTGTTTTTGAAAATTATAGATATACTCATAGTATAAACAAAACACCAATTAAAATATCTGATCTTATAAATGATAAATTATTATCTTATTGTTTCCATAAAAATAATAATGAATTATTATCAATATTAATTTCAAATACTAATGGAGATGACCTATTTGTTGTTAGAAGAAATAATTATTTAATTAATTCTATTTTTACAAAAGGTGATAATGCATTATTTACACAAATATTGACTAATATGAAATTAACGGATTTGACCATAAACAACATGGTTTCATACACTATTTCAAATAAAAATTATGATTGTTTAAAATTATTATTGACACATGGATATACAATAGACAATAAATATATTGAATATATGGTATCTATATTTTATTTTCATCCACTTGAAATATTATTATCATATGGTTATAATGACTCTATACAATTGGCAATCGATAATTGTAACTTCGAGAATCATATAAATAAATCATGTGAAGATCAATGTATTCAAACTTTAAATTTGTTTGAACAATATAACATTAATATATCTCATAAATTAAATGATATACTATTATTTGCATGTAACTTTGAATTGATGTTAGTAATGAAATATTGTATAAATACTAATCCAGATTGTGATATAAATGTTGCCCTAAAATCTGCTTGCTTCTATGATAATTTAGAATGTATTAAATATTTAGTAAGTTTAGGTGCTGATATTAATGTTATTACCGATATACAATTAAATGAGGATTCATCTATTGAAATTATTAAATATTTTAAAGAAATTGGATATAACTATCCTTCAACAACTATAAACGATATATTGTATAATTTTTTAACCTATAGTAATAATATTGAAGATGTAAAATATTTAGTTGCAATTGGTGGAGATATTGAATATGTTTTTAAAAAGGACAAAGAACTTGAAAACACTGTACATAAAATGCATTTATATTATGATGAAAGATTTAATGATGATGAAAAATATAAGTCTTCTGGGTCAATATTAGAATTAATAATTAGTCAAAATAAATTTGAAATATTAAATTTTTTAGCCAGTGACTATTTTCATTTACTGAAAGAAGAATTGAATAGGTTATTCATAATAAGTTCAGCTAATGGTAATATTGAAATAATGACATATTTATTAGAACTAGGGGCACAATATGATTCATTCGACAATAAAGCATTTATTATGGCTTGCTATTTTGGTCATTTGGAATGCGTAAAATACCTCTTACAAATGGGAACTAACGTTAATGAAATTAAAGAGAATTTATTTTTAATTACATGTCATGGTTCTGGAAAGTCGAATGGTCTTTCTTCAAATAGTACTTATAATGATATTGTAAAAGATACCAATATATTTAGAAATGATAAATATCAATGTGATATTCGCCATTTAGAAATCTTTAAAATACTGATTGAATATAATATATCTATACCAGATATCAATATTTTCGGTATGCATTCAAAATATATTATTGATGTTGATGTGATGTTGTATTTTATAAGTAATGGTTTTGATGTAAATTCCGATATAGAACAATTGAAAACATATACTGTACTATTAGATAGATTTGAGTATCCATCTAGTTCGTTAGAGGTGTGCATTTATTATAACTACATACATGTCGTAAAAATATTACTTGAACATGGTGCTAATGTTAATGTTAACAACAATAATACTATAAAACTTGCGACTAGTGAGGGCTATGATGATATAAAAAAATTATTATTAGAATATGGTGCGATTGATATTTGTTTATGATAAAATAATATCATATTTATTATTTTTACGATCGTTAGTAAAAGTAAAATTTGAATCTTCCGTTAATGAATAAAAATCATTTTTTGGTTCAACCTTATTTTTAATATCAATAATTGGTTTTGAACATTTTGCATTTAGTACTTTCAGCAAATTTTTGAATGATCCATATGTTACAATGGTAATATTACCATTTACTGATGGTTTTGAGTGTATACCATGTTTTTCAGCTGTCTCATCTAAATAAATTATACCATTGTTATTTACGATACGACTGTTTGATGTCCATTGTTCAACTTCATCATAATATCCCCCTTTAAGTTTTAATATTAGGGATTTTGACGCCTCGATATGGTGTCTTTTATAAATTTCTTCATCATAATTAAAAATATTCATACCAACACCAACACCATCAAGCATCAATCCTTCATTAATACTAAATGTAATAAAATCACAATTATTAAAAACAATATTACCATATTTTGATATAGTACATGTTAAATCCTTGTCAGAATCATTATACTTGACAATGAATTTATCAGTTTTTACTATAATTTCAAATATATGTTGACATAATGGTTTCCCATTTTTCAAATAAACGTTACATATATATGTGGTAGTGTCCATCATATATCGCAGCAAATAATACCAAATAGTATACCAAATAATAATTTTAAATTTCAATTTTTTTATATTTTTGACATGTGTATAAAATACTTAAAATGAATCTAACTTTAATCTATATATGAGTGATAATAAAAATATTATAAACGCACCTAGTGCGTCAAATTTATGTCCTACATTATTTCCAAATTTAGGTAAAAAACCTACATTAACCGTAAATTCCAAACTACCATCAGCATGCAAAGCTTCTACAAGGGTATCTCCAAATAATATACATTTGAATGCGAAACCAAATTTAAATATAAATTCTAATAAAACAATTGCGAAGCCTAATAGTGATAATAAACCAATTATAATTCCAATAGAAGATTTGCCATTTGTACCAATTAAAAGTAAAAATGCAAATGAATCTGATAATAGTTCTGATTGCGATTCATCTAGTGAAAGTGAAAATGATACAACTTCAAATGTCCCATTAATAACTGAATTAACATTGTCAAAGAAAGAAACATATCATTATAAAATCATCGATAAATATTATAGATCTTTGGATATGGAAAATGTGTTAATACTTATAGATATTGTTGAGAAAAAATCAAAGGTTTCGTTAAGATTGATTGATTGGTTTGTAACTAAATATTCCCATAAATATAAAGTTAGATTAGATACCATTGATACTACAAGATTAACAAATGTTGATAACGGGTTTAATGTTCATATAAGTTATAAAGCACAATTACAATCATATAAGAAGAAGTATTTTGATCCATTTAGAAGAAGAAAAAGATTAAAGTTTAGATACTTTTTTGATAAGGAAAAGAAAGTATCATTATGCACAACAATCGGTCAGTTGAATTTTTTTAAATGGGCTTTTACAAATAATATTGTCTCATATGTTTTGGACAATTATGAAGCAATATCAAAAGCTATGACTCAATCGAATAAATTGGACAAAGCTAAGAAAAATGGGATATCTAATAGTGATACGAGTAATGTTTCAGATATTGTTAGTCAACCAAACGGTGTTAATTCCCAAGCTACCGATAATACATCAAACGATAGGAAAAAAGTCGTAGTTAAAAGGGAAGTTAAAAAACAAAAGAAACCTGGTCTAAGTAAACAGGTTACACATGAATCAATGAGTTTAAAATTTTGATATATATAATAATTTATTTTTATAATTTATTATTTTGTAATAATATAAATATATAATGAGCCATTATAAAAATGATAACCATAAATACTTAAGATTTGTTCCTAAAGTAGGTGGTAATAATTGTTATGATGAACAACAAAAAAATATTTTACTTAATAAAGTTAAAAGTCAATTGGCAACACATAATCATGGAATTGAAACATTTATTGAATCCATACAATTATGTCATGATAAATTTACCACAATGAATGATGGTGATAATTTTCAAAAATCATTTACTGCAATTATTATTAAAAATATGAAACTAATGTTGGATAAATTTAATAAATTAAAAATAACAGATACATTAAATAATATATATACTAATATACATAATAATTTAGAAAATGCAGTTGGTGACTACATTGTTAACATACAAAAATTTATAAATGATAATTATGCTACATTAATAAATAATATATTGAATACATATAAAAATTTTTTAATATCTGTATTTAATGAACTTAAATCAAGAAAAATACCTTATTATGAAAATTGTATTAGTGCTATCAATATATATAGAATAATTGTAAGCTTTGATATTATTAAAGATGACATAAATGAAACCTGTTCTGGTAAACAATCTACTGAAATTATAGGAACACTATATAATAAATGTAATACAATTGCGAAATCCATAAAAAATATTATGGATGATATGAAACAATATGGTGATATTATATTACATCCTACTCAAAGTGTTCCTTCCGGATTGAGTTATCCAATCGCAAATACAAAACAAATACCAATGCCCCCTGTTACTCATATAACAAATACAATAAATCACAATGAGATACGATCCCCTGCACCACCTCCAATAGCACTTGTTACTGCCCCAGTTGTATCTAATATTCCGCAAAATGTAGTTAATGATCATATAGAACACCGTATACCAAATTCCCAAGTTAGGCCTCGAATATTACCAAAAATACCAAACCATTTAAAACAAAAAGAAAGTGAACCTAATAATGTTCCTAATATTAATACCCAATCCCAAAGTAAATATAATGTCGAACCTACAAATGATGCATCGTTGTTAAATACTGCTACACCAACAGAAAATTCGCCCTCTAAAAAAACTTCAAAGAAGACATCATCTGAAAAGAAAAAAGCATCTAAAAAACATACACAACCCGGAACATACCAACAAACAGAACATGCAAAATTGATAGATACAGCTACACCTACTGAAACATCTTCAGAAAAGAAAACATCTTCTAAAAAGAAAACTAAAAAACCATCCTCAGAAAAGGAAGATAAAAAAACATCTTCAGAAAAGAAACCTAAAAAAACATCGTCAGAAAAGAAAGCTGAAAAAGATAAGAAATCATCTGAAAAGAAATCTAAAAAAACATCGTCAGAAAAGAAAACTAAAAAAACATCGTCGGAAAAGAAAGCTGAAAAAGATAAAAAATCATCAGAAAAAAAAGCCGAAAAAGATAAAAAGTCATCAGAAAAGAAAGCAAATAAAGATAAGAAATCCTCAGAAAAGAAAGCAAATAAAGATAAGAAATCCTCAGAAAAGAAACTAAAAAAAACATCTTCAGAAAAGAAACTAAAAAAAACATCTTCAGAAAAGAAACCTAAAAAAACATCTTCAGAAAAGAAACCTAAAAAAACATCTTCAGAAAAGAAAGCTGAAAAAGATAAAAAGTCATCGGAAAAGAAAGCAAATAAAGATAAGAAATCCTCAGAAAAGAAACTAAAAAAAACATCTTCAGAAAAGAAAGCTGAAAAAGATAAAAAGTCATCAGAAAAGAAAGCTGAAAAAGATAAAAAGTCATCAGAAAAGAAAGCTGAAAAAGATAAAAAGTCATCAGAAAAGAAAGCCGAGAAAGATAAGAAATCATCAGAAAAGAAATCCAAAAAAACATCATCAGAAAAGAAACCTAAAAAAACATCTTCAGAAAAGAAGCCCAAAACTCCGAAAAAACCAAAAACAAAAAAGCCAAAAAAGAAGAAAACAAAAAAGGGCGGATCATCATCTGAAGAACAAAATTATAGTTTATTTAATTCACTATTTAACACGATACAATCTGAAGAGTCAAGTATATTAGATACAACGGAATCATCGCTCGAAGAAGTTTCTTCAATGTCCCCTATCCAAAAAGGTACATCAAAACCAGAACAAACTATAGATGCGCAATTATTAGAAACTGCAACTGATTCTGTTGAACAAAAGAAAACATATAGTTTATGGGACATTTTTATGTAATAAAATAAAATTGATAATGTAATATATTATTTGATATATTACAGTATATAAACATTTATCTTATGGGAGGTATTACTATTTTCCCCGATGATGTTATGTTAATAATAATATCTCATATGAATCGCAAATCATTGTTCCGTTTTTTAAGAACTTGCAACTATTATACAAATAATAAGAATGCAATATTACTAATTCAAATCAATGCAATGTTATCATTAATAAATTTAACAATAGATAAGTTATCAATTATTGGAATAAAACCAAATAATAATTATTCATATATGTATTGTAAAATTAAAAATTACCTTTGTGATAATCCTCCACAAATAAAGACATATGTTAGTAGAAAATTTGTTACACATGAACAAATATATAAAATAAATGCATATGTTTTACCATCATACTTTATGAGGAGGTTATTCCCAATAGGAATTCCTATCTATGTTAGGGCAGAAAGTACTAGCTTGTTGGGGCTTATTGCTCTTTTAAAAAATGACATATCAATACCAATAACATTTTTTGCAACATTAAAAAATATTCCAATTGGATATGTCGCGAGGTTAACAACACAAGATACATTTTGTTTGTATAATATAAGTGCAGATAAATACATGGATATAAATTATAAAGTAGCATTAAGAACATATTTCCAATTTTGCAATCCTTTGTGTATTGATATTAATGAAACAATGGTTTTTACATTGTGTCCTTCTGGTAATACAATAAAAATTTATAACTCGTCAATAAATGAAAATAAAAGTAGAAAGGTTGCAATGTTAGAACAAGTTATGTCAGTATATGTAAATACATACACTGAATGTGATACTTTAAGTTAACCACTTAATTCTTGAACATCCTTTTCTAATACATTATTTACGATATCAAGTTTGTCATTTAATACTTTGATCAATTGATCATTAATATTATTTGTTTTATCATGATCACATGGGATATGTTTTATAATTTCTATTGTTTCACCTGGTACTTTTTCAATAATTGTTTTACCTGGTACTTTTTTTATAACCTCCTTGATAACTTCTTTAATAATTGTTTTACCCGGTATTTCTTTTATAACTTCCTTTATGATTGGTTCACTCGGTATACATCCCTGGTTATATTGTGGTTGCCCTTGTACTACAACTGTTTTATTATCTTTACAACTTGGATATAATAAAATTTCATTTATCATGTTATTAACATATTTTGCATCATATTCAGGATATAATTTTACAAACTTATTTAATATTTTCATCTCATAATAAGTATCCCAACAATCAATTACACAATTAGTTTTGGTTTTCCCAGGAACCCCATATTCTTCATATCTAATAAAATTATTAAAATACAAAATATCTTCATTTAATTTATCTTTATCAATATATCTACCATTATTTTTATGATAGAACATTATTATTGGATTATCAATATCATACCAAGGTAATACTCTTACCTTTTTATTATTAATCTGTATAAAATTATTTAAATTATTAATGTATAAATCTCTATGAGGTAAAGTATTTGATTTTATATTTATGAAAAATGGATTTTTGTAATGTGATTTAATTTTTTTTTTAAATTTTAGTTCTTTGAAGAACATTTTTATTATGGATCCATATATGTTGTTATTTATTATGATTGTATTATTTATTAATTCGTTATGGTTATGTGTTATATAAGCGAATATCCCAATTATTATTCCCTTATCTTCCCATATTGGTATAGTTAGTGTTTGCATTTAGCAACTATATTATAAGATAATATATGATTTTTAATTTTGGATAATTTTTTAATTTCTGGACATATAATATAATAAATATGTTTAGCTTTATGGGATATGGTGGACAAGAAAATCTTAAATTAAAACAAATTATTGATAAATTTGAAGAAAACAAAGATAAAATAACACTTGATATTATAAATAATGTATTTGATGTGTTGATTAAATATTTTATTGAAAATGAAAGTTCTGTGTTGCAAACTAGCAAATCTTTACCATTAAATATCGAAGATCACAAACAAATATATGATAGAATTATTAAAGTAATTGCTGACATTAGAGGTGAAAAAGGTGGTAAGAATATGTTTAAACACGAACCTACTATTTGTAACCATAATTTTTTCAAATTCTTTTTGACAAGCTTAATTGGAGTAAATTATCATGCATCTGAATATTACAGAGAAATTTTATTTGAAGCACCACATATTACGAAAAAATTCAATGGTTTTTATACATGTGAATGTATCTTTTTGAATTATGATAAAATGGTAAACAATATTAGAGAATATTATACTCATGACTCTAACATTATTAAAGAATTAGGACCACATATGAAAACTACAAAAAATATTGACAAACTTATTATAAATATTAAAAAGATGCAAGTATTAAGTTTACTTAATTTATGTGCAGTTAAAAGAGTCGAAAAATATACAACAATTAAAAATATTGTAGAAACTAAATTAGTCCCAGGTGAGAATGGACAAATTATTGAAAAAGAAGTTATTCCACAATCATTAATTGATGTTTTAAATGCAAAACTTGAAGCATCCTCAAGAATTAACAATGATTTAGCTGTTACTGAAATTGAAGAAGAATTTGCAATGAAACCTACTGAGGAAAATATTAAAAAACAAAATGATAATGGTAACCAACAAATTATTAATGATAAATCGGAAAAGAAATATGGAAAAAGAAATATGAAAAAAGTCCCAGAAATTCCTAAAAAACTTGAACAAGTACCTAAAAGTATTGAACATAATAATTCTAAACCATTGGTAATGGGAGATGCTAAATATATCCCAACACTTATAAATTTAAGTAAACAAATTCCATCTTTTCATATAATAGCACAAATTTTGGGAATTAATACTAATGTACAAACACAAATTCGTCTGCTTGATTCAGAAGTTACATATGAGTCGAACCAAAAAAATACAAATGATATAACTATCTTATCTGAATATCGAAATGTATTACATAATTTTATTACAAAAATCAATCCAATTGTTAGTAACGATAAAAAAAAAAGTATTGTAGATTTCGCTCGCATTGAAACTTTATTATTAGAATTATTACAATTAGATATGCCGAACGAAGACCCTATCGTTAGTGAAGTGCTTAATACTACACAAAAACAAGAAAAATTTGATGCGCTTGAAAAATTAATAATATTAGTAAAAACACAAATTAAAAATCAAGCAGGTGGTTCCAAATCATACGAATCAAAATACTTAAAATACAAAGCTAAATACATGCAACTCAAACACAATTAAACATTTAAAAAATATAATTTATTATTAAAATTATATTTTACATTAATATTTTATCACTATCCCTCTCCATTATTACCAAATAATCCTCAACATACATTTTCATATCCTTATAGGTTTTCTTCGATGAAATATAACTATTAATATTTTTCTTTATTTCATCAACACTGTCTTTATTTAAATTTCCGAATTCTTCCAATTTTTGTTTATATAATGTATCCCCATCATTTGTATTTTTTAAAGAGATATAATAATTATCTGTAAATTTTATTAATTGATTTATGGTTACATATTCATTTATTTTATAATAGTTATATGGATCTGATAATTTTTTGCCTATTAACTTTATCGTAAAATAAATCATAATAAAATTATTATCTATACGATTTGAACTATTAATTAATATTTTAAGTTTTGAAAGTAATGTTATTATTTTTTTATGATATTTTATATTTATTTTCATAAGTTTTACTATATCCCCAGCTTCACTTTGTAAAATATCAAATGCAATATGTAATTGTTCTTTTAAAGATGATATATCACTATTTTCAAGTAATTTATTTTTAATTTTATCTAATTCTGCATTTATATCATATTCTTTTAATTTAATTCCATCTAATAACTGGGATAATGTAACTAAATCTTTTACTATTTCCAACATCATCTCAACATTGTCACTATTTTTAGTATTACCAAATTTAAGTGTAATTTTATGAATTAATACATATATATTTTTAAATTGTACGATTTTAGGATATTCTATACTTGAGGCTATATTATTTATTTTCACAATATCCTTTTTCGGTTCTACTTGCAAATTATCCAATTTCAATATGGCCTTCATATCTGCCTTAGTTTTAGATTCTAAATCATCATTTATAATATCCAGTTTAGCTATCATATCTTTTTTAGTTTGTAATTCTAAATCACTGAAATTCATTTTTGCTTTCATATCTTCTTTGGTTTTCATTTCCAAATTATTAAAATCTAAATTTATTTTTGTTTTCATGTCTTCCTTAGTTTGCATTTCCAAATTATTAACATCTAAATTTATTTTTGCTTTCATAATTTCTTTGGTTTGTATTTCCAAATTATTAACATCTTCCTTTATTTTTGCTTTCATATCTTCTTTGGTTTGCATTTCCAAATTATTAACATCTTCCTTTATTTTTGCTTTCATATCTTCTTTAGTTTGCATTTCCAAATTATTATTTGATATTTGTTGTAATGTAATGCTCATATATTATACATTGTTATAAAAATTTATTTATAATTAATTGCATATTGGAGGAAACATTATTTTTATTGTTTCTTTAATAGTATTGGCATATGACACTGCAATATTATCATCACTATCATCTATCCAATTAATACCTTCAATTACAATGTATATATATAACGATCCTCTATTATAATTATCATTACATATCAATCCTTTTCCATTTGTGCAAAAAATAGGTTTCTTTTCAAGACAACTATCAAATGTAAATGATATTATTTCATTATTTATATGATGTATTTTGATTGTGTCGCCATATAAATATTGTCCAAGTGATACTTTTTGTATTAATAATAAATCATGATCATCTAATTGTTTGAATAATTTATCATCACATGTATTTATATTTATTACAACTTGTCCAATACATGTATCTTCTATTACATATTTATTATTCCATGTTGGTACATCATATAATGTTTCTCCTACTTTTACTATTTTAATTGTATTTTCATATTTTTCTTTCAATTTAACATCTAAATCATATGTATTTGTTGATATAATAATATATTTTTTATGTATATTATTTTTAATTTTCTCCCCAATTCTTCCAAATATTTTTTTAATATTCATCTCATTTATTTCATCTTTAAATTCATTTTCATTTTTGGAGTATAGTATATCAATAATTACATCATAAATATATGAATATTCTGGTCTAATATCTTTAAAATATTTTTTAACAACATCAAATATTTTCATTTGTTCTTCATTTGTCATTGAATCATATTGTTGTCTTTTATGGTCATCATATAAAACATCATACGCAGTTTTAATTTCATAAAATTTTTCTTCCGCTTCATTTTTAGACAAATTACATTTATCTGGATGATATTGCACTGCTAATTTGTGATATGCTTTTTTAATTTCATATTTAGTTGCTGTTTGTGGAATTTGTAATACATCATAAAAATTCATGTTATATTATAAAATGATATTTAATAATGATTAAAATGTGCATTGTGTAAAATAATTTTATAATTTTATAATATCTAATAGTATAATTTATGTTGCAATCCAATAATAAGTTGATTAATAACCATCAGCAACAAAGGAAAGCACAAAATAATTTATTACAAAATAACAACACTGCATCAAGTATACATGCCCAACAAATGCAACAGATGTATCATATTAAACAACAAAATCAAAATCAAGGTACTCTTGATAAAGACAAACTAAAAGAAATATTAATAAAACCAATAAAATTAGAAAAAGCAAACACAGCCATGATTGATAAAGTTTTAAAAGACGAAGAAGACAAAAGAAAACCTAAATTAGAAGATTATTGGAAAAATAGAACTAATATTTCATATAAAGGTATTTTAAAAAATGAGAACCCCAATTTAAAAATAACAACAAAAGATGACTTGATTGTGCACCGTGTAACAAAAGAAGATAAAAACGCAAAAGAAATAGAAAATAAATATCAAGATATCAACGAAAAAATACAAACACATAATGGTGAATTAAAAGTGATATATGCAACATCAAAGGAGAGGGAACATAAAAAGAAATTTGAGTATACACATATTTATCAATATAGAAAAACAGATTTAAATAACAATGATGATGAACAACAAGATCATGATAAATTAAGACAAGAACGATTTAATTTTTACAAAGAACAGCAAAAGAAACAGGAGAAAAATAAAAACAAATTAGATTCAATCCTTGATAAATTAGTTAATGATGGTATCTTCAGTCAGGATGAATTGAATGGTCTTGATACTAAAAATATTAATAATAATACTAAACCAGATATCACAAGTAAAAAGCAGATGTATTTAGATAGGAAGAATAATAAACAATAATATAAATAATTATAAAAAAATTGAAATTAGAATACTTTGTTAAACCCACAATAACTACATTATTATTATTTTGGAATTAATAATAATGTCCAGCTGTTATCGTTGTTCTCAATGTAAAATAAAAGTATTAGAAGGGTCGTTTTGCAACAAATGTAATGGTATTTTGATATTTTGCAGTAATACACCAATTCCACATTATGCAGGTATATGGTCACCTTTTCCTGTTCAAGGATATCAACCCTTAGAAAGTATTTATGGTGCAGAATGTGGAGGACAATTTGGTGGTCCTTTTAATACAGGTCAACACATAAACAATTTGCCCTACCATGTCCTAAATTATAGAACCCATGTAATATAATGTTTTTTATAAAAAAATTGAAATTCTAACTTATTATTGACCTTTATAACTAAATTTTTTGGTGCCCTTTAATAATAAAGAATGTTCTTTACTTCAGCTACTCCAGTTCCTAACTATTGCACTTATTGTGGAAAAACAGAACCAACAATTAATAAGTGCATTAAATGTGGTGTTGCTACTTCATCGAATGTACCTCCAAACAACTTTTTTGCAAATAGTTTAACCTATGGGGATAAATTTCCAAACTATTGTACTCAATGTGGTGCACGAGAACCATGCAGCAACCATGTAAAATATGGCAATCCTCCCCAATATTTCACAAATGGATCTCAATTTAACGTGAACACATCACCTGATTTTTTAAACCCTTTTGGACAAATCGTAACGAAAGAAACTTTTTTTGCTCCTTCAACAAATGCAAGTTTGTATGGGCCTCCAAAAGTTACCCCTTACATTGACCCAAAAAGATATGAATCGGGTGACTCTATAAGCTCTACAGTTATGAGCCTTTTAGGAGTATCGCCTACGATAGTTACACCTACTAATGAAAACGTTAAGGTTGGTTATATCCCAGTTTTTTATAAATCTCAATAATTATATTTATAAAAAAAATTGATTTTTTAACTCATTATTAGGCTCTCCTTTAAAGTCATAATAGTGTCCTCACATAATAAAAGAATGTCGAATACTTATTATTGTCCTAACTGTGGAAGATATGCTCCTAGTGGTGAATCTTGTCGTAATTGTGGTCATCGCTTAAATTTTTATGGCAATGAACCAGTAACTGCCACATTAAATGTCGCTGCAATTCCTACTTTTGTTAATCCATTCAGACCACAGTATGTTCCTCAAGTTGTTCCAGTCGTAGCTCCTATAGTTCAAGGAAATCCTTTTGGAAGTCCTTACATTAATCCATATGGACCTACAATTGTTCCAGTTATTAATAGAAACCCATATGGGGGAAACATTATAATTGGAAATAATGGAGGATTGTATCATTCTGGTTTTAGTTTTTGGTAAAATTTTTAGTAGATGTTAAGATAATGCTTTCTTTAATTTTTTTATTGCAGTTTTAGCAGTATCTGATGCATCTAACATTGGTTCATAATAAATATTGTATTTATTGTGGACATTTTGTTATTTGTTTTTTTCTAATAGTTTATTTTTATGTGTATCTGAATTATAATGTCTTTTTTTATGTGATGATGTATAATGCTCTCCGCATTCACATTGTATTTTTACCCTTTTCTTTGCATTAATTATGTCTCTATTTGTATTCCTATATTCTTTTTGTTGGATTTTTTTATGTTCCGCATGTTCTGTTCTATAATTTTTTTCATATTCTAATATTTTATCTATATTTTCGGATCTATATCTTTGATTAGAAGTCAATATTTTATCCGCATTATCAGTTCTATATTTTTTTCTAGATTCCTTTAGGTTTTTTGCATTATCAGTTCTATATTCTTCAGGTGTTCTACCGGTAATAATTTTATTAACACGATTTTTTTCATTTTTTATATATTGGCCTTCTATTTTGTCCAATTCTTTCTTTGTTTCAACATTCACATTTATAATTAATGTAATTTCATAATTACCTTGTTTTAGTATTTCAAATGATGTCATATATCCACGTTTTCCTTTAATATTCGCATTATATGCTTGTTCATGATATTTTAAACGTTCACTTAATTCTAGTACAGTTGCTCCAATGTAAACATTATTAGAATTTGTAGTTGTTATTTTATAAATTTTACTATTATTATATTTATTTGTCATATTATATTATATATCATTTATGTTTATATAAATTAATTGAGCGCTTTCTTTAATTTTTTTATTGCAGTTTTAGCAGTATCTGATGCATCTAACATTGGCTCATAATAAATATCATATTGTTTATAATAATCATACCATTTATGTATATGTTTATTAGGTACACTCTTTAATTCTGGAACCCATTTTTTGATATATAAACAATCAGGATCATATTTTTGTGCTTGAATCCACGGATTGAACACTCTAAAATAAGGCATTGAATCAGAACCGCAGCCAGCTACCCACTGCCATCCATTTGCATTATTACTTGGATCATAATCCACCAATTGTATAGCAAAATATTTTTCCCCATCTTTAAAATGCCAAAACATGTTCTTTGTTAAAAAACTTGCAACTATCATTCTACCCCTATTATGCATATATCCGGTTGTATTTAACTCTCTCATAGCAGCATCAACTATTGGAAATCCTGTAGTTCCTTCACACCATTTTAACCACTTTTCTTTATCACTTTTTGATGCATCTTTATATGTTAACCATGGAACCTTTTCAAATTCCGGTTTAAAGCATCTGTCATTTAATGCCATAATATTTGGATAGTATTCCATTATATTATAATAAAAATCCCTCCAATATAATTGTTTTATTAGGTCATTTCTATTACCAAGAACAGTTTTAAATTTATAATATACCTCTCGAATTGATACATTACCAAATTTAATATATGCTGATAATTTTGTTGTCCCGTTTCCAAAAAAATTTCTATCTTTATTATAGTTTTTAAAGTTTTTCAAATCATCCAAAATATCTAGTGCAAAACTTCTACCCCCAGTCACAGCTATTTGATCATTATATTTATATAATTTAGTAAGATCGATCAAAGATTCGCCTTTTATTTTATTTCTACCAGGATAGTAATTTTTATAATTATTTTTCATTGGTGTATTAACTTTTACTTTTTTTGCATTATTATAATAAGGAGTAAATTTTACATATATTTTTCCAGATACATTTGTAATTGTCCCAACATTATTTAATAAACAATCTTCATGTTGTATAAACTTAACTTTATTCTCTATACATAATTTTTGAATATTATTATCCCTGCTTTTAGAATATGGCGTGTAATCTCTATTTGTATAAATTGCATCAATGTCAATTTGTTTAAATATTTTTTTAAGAACTTTATTTGGGTCTGCAAAGAAATAAAATAACCTTGAACTTGAAACATATCTTAATTCATTATTTAATTCAGTTAAAGATTCAATCATAAATTGCACTGCATTGTTTGATTTATATTTGTTGTCTACTAATTGTTGTGGTGTTAAAATAAATATTGGTATAACTATTTTTGATTCTTTTAATGCTGCAATCAATCCTATATTATCTTGTAATCTCAAATCTCTTCTAAAAATAAATATTGATTTATTATATTTTTTCATTATAAAATAACAATATATATTTTTATAATAATTTAAATTTACTTACTACATTATCTAAATTAGATGACGGAAAAAATCCTATTGCTGTCAAACTATTTAATGCGACTTGTGTTGTTTGTCCAGTCTCATAAAATGCCCTTGAGTTTGGTAATTTTAAAAGGTCTTCCAGCTGTTCAGTAGTTGCTTTTAAAACTATTTTAGTACAATTTTTATTCCATTTCATATAAGTCATGTATTCAGCAGTTGGAGGGAAGTTTTCGTAACCATCTCTAACTAATTCTTCAACGATTTGATGTGTTATATGACATGCTTGTGATGCGATCTTCCCAGCGGTCATATTTAAGTCAGTATTTATAAAGATATACATTTTGGGTGGTTCTGACATGGTGTAATACTGTGTAATATTAAGATGGTATATATCATATAGTTAATTATTCAATTTTATTGAGTAATAACTTATACTTTATAAGCCAAGGCGATTTTACACCGCTAAAATAATATTTAATGTAAACTTGTATGTTAATCATAGCGTAACAAAATCGCCTTGGTATACCATAATAATAAAAAAATTAAATAACTTCATCTAATTCAACAATGATACAACTTTCGCCTCTAGTTGCTTTCATTAAATCATTTTCCTTAACACTGTAAGTTGATTTTCTAATATTGGCTTGACCTAAACATATCATTGATGCCACATAATAATTAGTAACTTTCATCAGAGTACCTGGATTAAAAATTACTTCAGAATCTACTGGGTTTCTTGAGTATTTAGATATATCTTTACCAGTTTTGCTATGGATAATAAATACAATACCCTTTTTCAAATTGATTAATTCACTTGGACCTGCGAATTCTTTTGAACAAATTGCGAAAGTATTCCATGATAAAATCCTATCAATTGCAAAATCTTCCACATTAAACATAATATCGATACCTCTGTATACTTCATTTTCATATACTGGTAACATATCAATCGCTTGATACAAACAACATACGAATGGATTCCATAAATTGTTTTCTGAATATTTTGCAATACTCATATTAACATTTTCAAAAATTGTTTGATTGCTACTGTATAAGTATAGTGCCAACATATGTATCATATCCAAGTTTGTTTCACCACTCGCAATCATTTTAATTAAATGGATTTTTGCATTCCAAATAATGTATTCCAAATATTGTTTACCTTGAGGAAATACTTTGTTGTTTTTTAATTTTTCAACAAATCCAATAATTGAATGGTTTTCATCTTTTGATTTTTTTAAAGTTGATAACACATTATTATGCACTTTTAATAAGTATCCATCTTTCATTTTATTTAACAAATTATTGTTACTATTTGTAAGTAATAATTGTTCATTTATTGATGATGGAAGTTGTGGTGTAACATTTAATAGCATTTTATTTTGCATGTTCTTCTTAGAAATATTATTAACTTTATTCAACAACGCACATGTTTCATCTGACAGTTTAATATTTGATACATCATAACCTAAATATGCTTGCCAGAATGATGGTGTAATACCATAATCGTCTTTCATGTTTAAATCATAGTTCATATTCATTAAACCATCTATTAAATATTTTTTACCAGTTAATAATGTATTTGATAGTAAATTTGAACCATTACTACAAGCTATATTTGTTATTTCATTGTATTCATAACATCCTAATGACTGACCATATTTAACTAATATATTAGCACATGATTGTTCCATTTGTTCATCAGAAAATATAACACTATTTAATAATGTTTCTAATTTATTTGTAAAGAATTCTTCCATTATTAATTCATTACCTTCTTTATTGGCATAGTATATTGGTAATCTGTTTTCATTATCTCTAATTTGTAAACATAATTTACCTTGTTCAGTATTTAACAAATATCTAGTCGCATCTTTATGACCCTGTTTGATTGATATATGTAATGGTGTAAATCCATGTGTTAACGTTTGCGAGATCATATTAGCACCTAAACTTTGAAGTGTTATTAATGATTTTGTTCTCCCATAAAATGATGCCAAGTGGACGGCAGTAGCACCCGATATAATTTGATTATCTAACTGGGTTCTTTCTTCCAAATTAGCTCCATATTTCACACATACCTTGATGCACTCTACTTTATCTAATTCGGTAGATGCTAATAATGGAACAAATCCATCAATCTCTGCAAATGTTTCTAAAATTGTTTTTCTTTCACTTTCTGATAACCTTTTCAGTAACATTTCTAAAATTTTGTATTGGCCTGTTCTACAGCAAATTAAAATAGGATTATCTCTATTTTTGTTGTATGCATTCATATCAGCTCCAGATTCCAATAATAATTCAACAATACTATCAGAACCTTTTTGGCATGCTGGAATTAAAGGGGAATCTCCTTTAAAATTAGATAAATTTGGATTTGCTCCAGCTTGCAATAATTCCAAAACAATATCAATATGTTTATTACAGCATGCTATCCATAAACATGATGTTCCCCTTAAATTTTGTTGATTAATATTTGAACAATATTTTAATAATAATTTAACCATATTTAATGATCCCTTTTCACAAGCGACAAATAATGGCCATGTAATTTCTTTTTCATTATTATCTAAAATATCAATTTGTTCATTTACATCTATTTTATTATTTGTTAATAATAGATTGATGATTTTTATATGATCACCAATTGGTTTTGAAAATAGATCAATGAATGGTTTTAATGATAGAGTAGTAATGTTATCTAGTTTATTATAAACCTCGTCATACATACCTTTTATAATTGCGATTTCAACTGGAATATCTTTTTGTGATTTTGAATTTAACCATCTCGCAATATCTCCATTTGGAGCGCTATTTTCTAAATCCTCTGAAACATATGAAAATTTATTTTTAATTAATCTGTCTGACACATTATAATATTTTTTTGAAAGACATGTTCTTAATAATGTATCTCCGTCAATTGTAGGAATTGCTCCATGTTCAGCTAAAATATCAAATGAAATCCAGTAGCCAAATAATGCGGCCATATCAATTGCATTATATCCAAAATTGTTTGTATTATTTATTGTATTATTTTTAAATGACGAATTATCGATGATTGTTCTTATGACATTTACTCTACCAATCGATGCCGCAACAATTAATGGATTAGACCCATTACTATCAACTGCATCATAATAATTATGGTAATTATTGTCTATCCAATTACATGCATCAGTTGTATTATTTGTTCCAATAACTACAAATATTGCACTTGATGTATCACTTGCATTACATCTTTTAACAGGGGGAGCATTTATAGTTGTCCATGGGCAATATCTTGATGTATATCTTGGCGCGGTATAACTTGAATAGTTTGAATTTTGCGATGGAAGCGTAACTGGTTGACTTGTTCCAGTTGTTTTTGTTTGGAATTGTCCTTCAAATTTTGCATCATTTAGTTTCCTTTGATCTACAACTCCTCCAGATTGGAGAACAGTTAATGATTCAACCAATTTTTCCAATCTTAGATAATTAGGACTTGTCGAGTCTAACCTCGTTCTAATAGCTATAATTCTCCTTTGTAAGATTTCACAATGTAACTGTTTGTCTAATGCATTACCAACCTGAGAGGATATCATAATTAATTCTGATGCTATTTGATCAATTAAAATAGAATACCATTGTTCACATACAATGGGGTCATTGTCTTCCTCATCAAACTCTGCAGTAATAATTATTGGTTCTTCATCATTGATTGATATTTGAAATTGTAATGGATTCGACATGTTATGTTTTGTCAAATTCAACCAATATTTTCCACTCTCATTTATAATGATTGGTGGACTTGTTTCCAATGGTAATAATTTTATTGGTATTGAAGTTGCAACAGAAATAACATCTAAGATTGAATTAATTTTAGACGATATACAGTCATTGTCTTCTCTTGGATCTGCATATCTGTATGCACCTTCTTGACCTGTTAGTCTCAATTCATTTAAAAATTTATCATCATGGCCTCCAGTAAAACCAATTGTGTGGACAGTATATGGTTTTTTCCATACTGATTCAATATTTGACTTGAACGTTTTTACAAGTTGTGATCTTGCGTCACCCCTTGCGGAAGAATCTTCACCATCAGTTAAAAACAATATAATAATTGAACTGACTAAAGGATCATCTTTATATTTTCCACAGATTTTGATAATTTCTTCAAATGCTGAATAAAATGATGTACCACCACTTGCAATAAGTTGATTAACAATATTATCATAGTGTGATTGTGGTAGTACTGTATTAATTTCAACAGTCGATGCTCTATCACAGTAACTAACTAAATTTGTAATTAGTTGTGGGTTTCTGTATGTAAGATCTGTAATTCTGTTAAGTGAATATTTCACTTGATTAAATGCACTTCCAGACATCGATCCACTTTTGTCGACTGTTGGAATGAATAACGTTTTGAAATTTGTTTGGTTATTTTTATTGGTTAATGTTAATTTACCAATAGTACTTTGATTACCATTATTATTACAAATTCTACTAACTTTTGCAATCCATTCTTGGTTTGGATTATGATTCTCTTTAAGTTCTGGAATCTGTAATACGACATTTTGTTGTTGTGCTTCTAAAACCATATCAATAATATTTTTTGATGATGGTGCAGTATATGGGTTGAAATTGCTAATATCCGTTCTGCATACCGGACATGTTTTTGCTCTCGAAAACCATTCTACTAAGGATTGTCTGGAAATTGCCTGACCACAGCACGGGGGAATGATCGGGTCAACTAACCAGTCATAAGAAATAGGACATGTAAGACTTTGGTGTGATGAATTCATATTTCTTTATTGTAATAATACTGTTAATTGTATCAGTTATAAATAAAGAATTAAAAAATCAATTTTTTTCATTTGATATAGAGACGGCGAATGTTGCAAATGAGTCAATGTTGTATTGTAATATCAACTCTTTATTTGTAAGATATAAAATTATTTTATCAGACAGTTTTCCACATTTATTAAACTTTATAATTTTTGATAATGCAAATTTACCGATAGAAGGTAAATTATAATCTAAATTTATTATATCATTATTTATATTTGGAACATATGATGTTTTCAAATTATTAACAGAAAAAACAACTTTATTTTTAGAACATTTTATTTTCATTATGGAGCCATGGTTTATCATATTTAAACACAATGTTGAAAATTCTGTTAATTTCATGGTAATTTTTGCATCATATATTAAATCAAAAAAATATACATCTTTAATATTTTTTTTATCTTGCTCTACATATTTTGTTATAGCTCCAGTTTCTTGATTTGATACTTTAACTAATAATTGATTATTCGAAAGGTAATTAGATTCATTGTTATGGATGATAGATAACTCCAATGGTTGGCTATGTGAAAAATTACTAATCATAGTATAAAAATTTTCAAAATCTACTGTAACAAATGCACGTATTTTTTTGCATAATATTTTACTAACATCGGATCTATTACATTTCAAATCAATTAAACTATTTCCATAATTTGTATATCTTAAATTTATCCTAATATGTGTTTCATCATTTTTATTTATGAATGCTATAGTAATATCGTGACCAATGTATAAATTTGTGTTAAATTCTTTTAATATGTCAATAAACGTTTTACTATCAGTAATTACTGCTGTGGCGATCTCATATTTTTTACAATATAGAGGATGTAAATGACATGATACATCATCACTATCTGTTACAAATAATTGTGTATCATATACTTTTATGAATTTTTTACATTGATTACATATTACTGAATTTTGTAAATATGTATTGTACCACAGTTTACACACTAGGATACATTTATAATTGTTTGCATATTTGAAGATAATGGATAGCGTATCACCTATAAGATTCATTTTTAGTAATTTTATAAATAAATGTAAATATATGTTTTAAATATCAATTTTTATTATAAAGTGTCACTTTGAAATGATTATCTTGATGTGTGCCATATGTAAATACTATTTTCTTGTTATGTACTATGTGTAATGTAAGTGTAGTTTGAACATATCTACAACTATAATCGTTAACTATATTCAATTCTCGTGTTGAATATTTACCACAAATTAATTTTGGTATTCTGTTGTCTATCTCATTTTTATGTGTAATATTATTAGTGTAACCTACTTTTACGTGAATCATATTCTCTGCACCACTAAACATAATTTCATCTCGTGTACATTCAATTTCAATATCAGATACAGTATACAAGGCTTCGTTAGTTTTACGCAATATGTTGTGAAAATCTGCATATGGAAATGTAACAATTGCATCATATTTTGAATGACAAATCTTACCACCCTCCGATTTTATCTTTTTACCATACATTTTTATAATCTTGTTACAATATTTACATGATACTGAATTTTGTAAAATTATGTCATACCAATGTTTACATACCAACATACAATTATCATTTTTGGCATATTTAAAAATCTTATTCAGGATATCATTTATCAGGACATTCATGTTAAGTATACTATAAATAAATGTTATGTATATAATATATTTAAAATATCAATTTTTATTTGATACCTCTTCAATTACAATATTTTTATTTCCAAAAAATTTATCATATTTCATGTTTATTTTTATTGTGTTATTAATTTTGGAATATGTGCAAATATTTAATAAATCCTGATGACGACAATATCCGGAAATTACTTTTGGTGTTTTATCATCTATTTCGTTCATATGGCTTATATTTATAGGTGTTCTAAAACTAAATGTGGAACGTATCGAAAAGTTTTCTACACTAATCTTAAATTTATTTCTTGAACATGACACATAAACCCCTTTGATACTTCCTAATCTATCGCCAACAAAATACATCATATTTTTAAAATCTTTTACAGGAATTTTAATTATAGCATCATAAGGAGAATGACAAATTTTATCGTCAATTATTTCAATATCATTATCATATATTTTTGTAAATTTATTGCAATATTTACATTTTATTGAGTTTTGTAAAATAATATCGTACCAGAGTTTACATACCAGGATGCAGTTTTTATTATGTGAATATCTGAAAATTATATTTAAAGTATCATTTATAAAATTCATTTAGAGAATATTATAAATAAATGTTATAGTAATGATATCTTTTAAATATCAATTTTATTAGTATAAATATGAAAGATGCTAATTTACAATTGCTATTTTTTTGGAATTTCCTGATTGGTGGACAATTGCTAGTTCCATTTTATTTTTAATACATATATAGACTGAACCATATAAGTTTTTATTTCTGAAAGTGTATTTCAATGATTCTGTTGAAAAGTTACCTGTTACTATTTTTGAATTTATATTTTTATTCGGGTAATATGTTTTTAACAAATCCTTTTTATATACAAATTTAGACTTGCCGTTTATATCACATACATTAAAAGTTATTTCTTGTTCAGTACACGTTATGTCAATATGTGTTGATGAATAATCTATAAATCTGTATATTTCATTAAATAGATGCCATGTCATTAATATTATAATATCATAATGAGCCATACAAAAATGGTTGAACTTATGGATAGGCATGTTGAACATTTTTATAATTTTATTACATTGGGAGCAATTGTTGGAATTTTTTGTAATTACTTTATGCCATTGTTTGCAAGTTAAGATGTTTTTTGGTTCGGGGTAATATGATAGGATTATGGATAGGATATCATCATTAAGGTTCATGGTGGGTTGTTTATTGGTAGTGGTGGACTGGGGATGTATAGTGTTGGGAAGTCAATTTTTTGTATTGGGAGTTCATTTATTCTGTTGTAGTGAATTTTTATATTCTATATGAATCTTTGATGACTTCTCATGTCTCGATTTATTTACTTTTGAAATAGTTGATCCACATACACATATATATTTTTCCCTCTGTTTTTCATTTATTTCATCTTTATGATTTTTCCTAAAGTTTTTGGAATATTCACGAACTTTTTCAGGATTTGCTTCACTGAATGCTTTTGCTTGTTCAAGTTTATGTTCTCTGTTCGCCTGATAACGTTCTTTATCTGTCCTTCCAGGTATAATTTTGTTAATACAATTTGTAGTTTTTTTAATATAGCCTGCCTCTATTTTAGATAATTCTTTTTGTGTTTCTACATTAACATTTTCTAATACAGTTATTATACAATCATCATATTTTATTAAATCATATGCTGTAAGGTAACTTGGCTTTTTATCATCTTCTGCTTTTAAATATTTTTTGTAATGTGATTTATAATTTTTGAATGCCACTCCTGCTTCTTTTATTGTGGATCCGATGTATACTTTGTCAGTTTGTGGACTTGATAGTTGGTAGATTATGGAGTTGTTGTATTTGTTTATAGGATGTTTATTTTCAGGAATTGGTAGTTCATTATTTGTTGAGACATCTTTAATAATTAATTCTTCAGTTTCATTATTTTCATCAGCTGTAAACATCGGGTCCATTCTTTCCCTAATCTCTTTACTAATATTTCTTCTGGTGGTTGCTTTTTTTGGAGATATTTTAGGAGATTCTAAATTATGATTAGCATCTTTGTCTTCTAAGTCATTATTTTTCTCTACAATTTCCTTTTCTTCTGTGTTATTATTTCCTTCTATAATTTCATTTTCTTCAGGATTATTATTTTTTAGAGATAAAATATATTTTAGATGTTTGTCAGATTTAGCATGTTGAGCTTTATTGGCTCTGGTATACTGAGAACCACAACCACATTTAAATACTTCTTTCCTTTGTGCATCTATTATAGCTCCTTTTTCTTTCATATATAAATTCCTTTTTTCTTTTAAAGGTTCTTTATTTTCAATTCTATATTTTTTCTTAGCTGCAGCTCTTTCTGGTGCTGTCTCTTTATTATATTTTTGTTTTTGTTCTTTAATTTGTTGTTTTTTATCTTCCTGATATTCTTGTTTAGTTCTTGTTGGTATAGTTATATTTACACAATTCGGACTGTTTCTGATATATTTTCCTTCAATTTCTTCTAATTCTGCTTTTGTATTGACATTAACAGCTTCTATTAATTCTATGTTACAAGAACCTAGTTTAATTAGTTCAATTGATGTTATGTAATGATATGTTCCTTTTAAATATCTGTTATATTCATTTTTATGGTCATTTAGTCTTTCATTTAATTTTTGAGTTGTTGATCCAATATAAATTTTATCTGTATGGGGACTTGTAATTTTATAAATTTTGGAATCATTGTATTTATTCATTGTAATTATAATATATACATACTTTTATACATATTATAATCTTCATATTTCATTTTTTTTATAAATAAATTAAGCTATTTTATTATTTTGGATTCCTTTTAAATGTTTTGCAGTTTTTTCGTGATCTGATTTATGATTTAATGTATAAGAATTTCCACATGAACATTCAATTCTTTGACTTTTTTGTGCAACAATTTTGGCTTTTTCTCTTAAATAATAATCATTATTATAAGCTTTAATTTTATCTTTACGATTAATCCTCGAGATTTTCTCTTTTTCTTTAATTACTTCATTATTTTCTTCCCTATATTTTTTATTATATTTTGATTTTTCATCTTTTTTCTCATCACGCTTAGCTTTAATTTCTTCAGGATGTTCTTCTCTATATTTTTTTGCATATTCTTTAATTTCTTCTTTTGTTCTTCCAGGAATTTGTTTGTTTACACAATTTGGTGTATTTTCTATATAATATCTTTCCCTTTCTTTTAGCTGTTCTTCTGTTTCAACATTGACAAATTCAAGTTCTGTAATTACATAAGAATTTTGTTTTACTAATTCATATGAAGTAATATATTCTCTTTTATCTTTTAAGTATGCTGTATAACTATTGACATGGTCTCTTAATCTTTTGTCTAAATCGTTGGTAGTTGAACCAATATATACTTTATCAGTGTCTGGACTTGTAATTATATAAATTTTGCTGTTATTGTATTTATTCATTATAATTCATAATATAAATTATAATTTTATATATATTGCAAATTTCATTTTTTTATAAAAGAAAGTTATTCTTGATCGCTGTAGTACTCCGCCTCTTGCTGATAATTGCTGTTTTTGGTTGTATCATCACGTATGGGCGTGAGACACAACAGTATCCTTCCCATGGAGGCCACGGTATATTTGATGATTAATGGAAAGTTATTCTTCATGTAAATCTCGATTTCATTACACAAACTGGCACACTTACTAAACAATACTAAATTTTTCAACTCGAAAATACCTTGCACGATTTGTGGGGCATCTTTACGTTTGGTACTTGCATGACTAATTGACACCAAGATTGTTTCATCCTCATTACCACTGCTATTTGTTCTATAGGTGGTTTTCCTATCGGTGAAATCTCCCTTACATGTAAATATAATTTTATCTGCCAAACATTTAATTTCAACATACTCAGCAATATTATGCATTTCTCTACATAACCTGTTGAATTCTTGTGATTCCATAGTAATAACTGCATCAAATGATATATCCGGAATTTTAGTTTTATCTTCATCCAAATCTAACAATTTAAAGTTAAATTCGGAATTTTTCTTTTCATCTGGACTATCAATCTTGATCTCTAAATAATTTTTATTTTCATGATCTACTGATAATGATAAAATATCATTTTTATTTAATGTTTTAATTACTTTATAAAATCTCCCCAAATTTACACCAATACATATTTTTTTCTTTTTACAGACAAATTTATTAAAATGTTCACCTTCTAATTTAACATTGATCAAAACTGTTCTTGTAGGATCAATTGCGCTTATTTTCATACAATCAGTCTCCTCGCATTTTTCAGCCGCATCTTGGTCACCAGGTCCAGGTGCAGTATCAGAATCATCAGTTTTTTTTGATCCTGATCTAAATATTATATTTGTCTCGGTTAACATATCTTTTAATACCTCAAATAAAATTTTGAATGGAGCAGTGTGAGTCGTTTCTAAATCCAATATCTTCATATTGTATTAGTATGTTTAATTCTTTATATATTTTCACGTGATGTTACTATAAATTCAATTTTTTTATAAATAAATCAATATATTTTATTTAAATATTCACATTGTAAAAATCCATCACTATTTTTTGTATCAAATAATTGTTTATATTTTACTTGCCTATCATTATCCAAATCATCATAGTTTATCATTATTAAATGTTGCTTCCTTATTTCGCGTCCGGGACCTGTATGTATTTCCCATTTTTCAATTCTGCATGGAAAATTTGGAGTAATATTTTTAGTTATGTTTTTATAATTATCATTTACAACACCTCCACGAAAAGCGGCAACTACATTACTCATATCGGCAACATATGGCTTTGGAACATCACCATTTTTATATTTATTAATATCATTACACAATAATACCATACTATTATAAAAATTATGTTGTAAAAAGAGGCTCATTTTATCAATAACCATCCCTAATAAAGCCATATTACCACCATATGTATTTTTTCTGTATACCAAGAAAGGATAAAATTTACCGGCATAACAAATATGGTCAAGTTTATCAAATGTATTAGAATCACATTTAAAATTAAAACCTCTCAGTATATATTTTTCAATTCTTCTTTTCTTTCTACTTTCTATATCGAATTCGGTAATATGTTCCCATTTATTCATTACTCTATTTAAATTATGAGTATAGAGAACTGATTTATTATCTACTATCGTAAATATATTTTTGCACATGTCCATATCATACTTATTTATAACATAATTTTTTACATCATCATAATTTTTCATATTATATAATCGTATATTTTGCAACTTATGACCATTTTTAAGGTGCGCATTAATAATATCATGTATATATGGCAATGCTCCATAATCCTTGAAATTTTTTTCTTGATCTTCATCTAAATCTTCCATATTTATAATATCAAAAAATTTATCACTATCATGTGACAAATATGAATACAAATCAATGTCGGAATTTTCATAATATTCGCACAATATACATTGCATTATAAATGATCCACTTATTACGATACTTTTCTTTTCTATAAATTTAATGAAAGTATCATATTTTTTATCCAAAACTTGTTTTAACCTCTTATGAATATTTATAATGATTGAATTCGTAATAGTTTTTTCATCAATATTTTTGTAATAATATTTAGAAACAAATTTTAGACTATATAAATCTTTAGGAACTAAATGTTCCACTACATTGTAAATGAACCAATCACTATATAAAACTTCTAAGGTGTTAAACATATATTGTAATGTTTAATGATAATACAATATAAATTTAAAATTTCAATTTTATTTATAAATAAATGTCATTTAAGTAATCACACTTTAAAAAATCATCATCACATTTTTTTGTGTCAAATACTTTATTATATTTTAATTTTCGGTCGTGGTCTAAATCATCATAGTTTACCACTACAAATGGCATCATAAAAGTTTTATTTTTAGAACGAACATCACAATTATAAGTTCTACAATTTAAATTAGGAATAATATGTTTCCCTAAATAGCTTGTATGAGTTGAAGTTGTTCCCTCGTATATATGTTTTAAAATACTCTTCATTTTGGCAATGAATAAATATTTAAAACATTCTATTTTCTCTATAGTTGCGTTATCTTCGATATATTTTTGTATGTCATTGCATAATTCTATGTCGCCATTGTTTATGTTGTATTTGTATAAAATATCAATCCTATTAAAAACTAAACCTAAAAACGTTAACATTTCAAATTTTCCCAGACTATCGTTTTTGTATACTAAAAAGGGATAATAACAATTTTCATGATATATGTGATCTAATTTATTAAACACATCATATTTAAACTTAATATTAAATCCCCTCGATTTATATTTGTCAATTCGCTGCATTCTTCTAGCATCTATATTACGGTCAGTAATGATATCTCGTTTATTCATTATTTTATTTAAATTATGGAAATATATCATTGATTTACCATTAACTATTGTAAATATATTTTTGCATATATCCATATCATATTTATTAATAATATAATTTTTTAATTCTTCATAATTACTTATATTGTTGAGTTGTATATTTTGTAACTTTTGGCCGTTTTTAATATGTCCATTGATAACATCATGTATATCTGGTAATATTGCATAATCTTCAGCCAGAGTTTTTTGTGTTTCATCTAAATCTTCCATATCTATGAGACTATACCACATTTCATCATTATAAGATAAGTATGAATATAAATCCACATCTGATCCTTCATAGTGCTCATCTAAAATGCATTGAAGAATAAATGATCCACTTATTGATACACTATTTTTATCTATATACTTAATAAATTTATCATATTTTTCATTCAACATTTGTTTTAATCTTCTATGAATATTTGGAATAATTGCATTTGTTATTATTTTTGTATTAATATTTTTATAATAGTATTTTGATGTGTGTTTTAAATTGTATAGAGCGATAGGGGTTAAAAATCCTTCCACATTGTAGATGAACCAATCACTATGTAGAACTTGTAATGTATAGCACATATATAGTTATATATTTAATTATTAGGTGTCATAGATTTAGTATTTCAATTTTATTTTAATCATTAACAAATAAAATTGAAATGCAATACATATAAAAATATAACATATAATTATACTATAATATAATGTTTTTCTGTCCTAATTGTGATAATTTGTTTAACATTACTAATGTTGTTCCAGATCAAAAAGGTGGTGATAGGGTAAATTATGGAAGTGTAATTACAAGTATATTAGCCAAAGAACAAATTGATAAGGTCCTTGCTGAAAAGTTGTCAGTTGTTGAACTTGTAAAACAAGAAGAATATAATTCATTAAAATCCACTCAAAAAGAGTATGTTTATAATAAAGTTACCGAGTTAACTAAAATGAATGAGAACAAATTAAAAAATGTGGAAATTAAAGATGTTCCTGACAAAGTATACTTAAAATGTTCAAATTGTGCAACAACAAAGAAGGTAAAAGAAAATACATTAATATTTAGTAGAGTATCAGATAATGTATCACAAGGTCATGTTGCATCAGATTTATCAAACATGAAACATAGTGATATATTACCAATTACCAGAAGATATATTTGTCCAAAACAGTCATGCGAGTCTCACGATAATACAGAGAAAAGAGAGGCAAAATTTTTTAGATTAAATAATTCGATGAGATTAAAATATACATGTTTGGCATGTGATACAACATTTGACCATTCATAATTTATTTATAATTAAAAATAATTTAATAATAAATTATTTTTTGTAATAAATTAATGTTGTAATTCTCTGGTAAACCATATTTCATATTTCCCGTTTGGTAGTTGCCTTCTAATTTTCAATGGCATTACATTATATTCTAATTCTAATTCTGCAATTTTTTTAGATGTAAGTCCGGTTGTATTTTTAATTAATGGTTTTGCTCCTCTGGTTAATTGTGTTGTTCTATCAGACAATAACCTTACTCTTTCATATTTTGTTAAGATAGGTTTTGTAATTCTTTGTTCTGGTGGAACAACAGTTGGTTTATCTTTTTGATCATCCTCATCAAAATCAAATACGTTTTCATCTTCACTTGATTCATCAGATTTTTTATACATACATGATTTTTTAGTTTTTTCATACTGTGTTGATTTTATTGTGTCAATATCATATTCAGTATCTGCATCTTTCTCATCTTTTTCAGTTTCTTTATCATCGTTATCATCATCTTGCTCTTCTGATGCTTCAGATAAATCCTCTTCTTCTTTTTCCTCCTTATCATCTTCATCATCGACATCTTCATTTTCTTCATTTTCTTCTTCAATATCTTTTTCTTGTTCTTCCTCCTCTTCGGAAATATCTTCCCCTGATTCTGATGATAATTCTTTTAATTTAGTTGACATATATTTATTGTATAATATATTTATTGTTTATATATTATTATTATTTCAATTTTATTTGATATGAAATATATTTAAAAGGTAAATATATTATATATATTAGATGATTAAATCTATTTGTGTTGATCAAAATATTAAACAATTTTTACGTAATAAAATAGAAAATATGTTAAAAATGAATATATCAAAAGATTTTGATTATATAATTAATAATACATCAGACCTCGAATTTTATGCATATTACCATAATTTATTTATTAAGTCACCACTTTATAAAAATTTTGAGATTAATAAAACTAAATACCAAAAAGATCTATATAAAAAAAAATTTGAAATTATTAAAACTATGACAAATATTAAAAATAAATATATATTAGACATCGGACAGGAAGATGGATATTATGCAAAATTATATAATGATAATGGAGCAAAAATGGAAGGTATAAATGTTGATCTGACAATGAATTATAAAGGGGACAAATCATCTATAAAAATATATGATGGTGTTAACATACCCTTTGATAATGATACATTTGATATTGTAATAATACACATGGTTTTGCACCATGTTATTAATAATTGGAAAGAATTATTAAAAGATATATACAGAGTATTAAAAAAAGATGGTGTATTAATCATTGAAGATCATGATTTTAAAGATGATAAACATAATGCATTAATTGATATATACCATTGTTTGTATGAAATGGTTGAATCAGTCGATTATAATGTGAAATATTATAATGAGTATACAATCAGGAGATTTAGAAAAGAGGAATTATTGGAAGAGTTAAAAAATATTGGTTTCGTTAATCCAAAATTAACTATGATGAAACATACTATGTTAAATAAATTTTACTTAATTATAAATAAAAAGTAACTGTTTAGAATATATAATTAAAATAAAAAATTGATATTTAAACATTTTAAATAAGTTATTCTAATATTTAGCGATATTAGAATAATACATTTACATATGTCTAATATAATGCAAAACCATTTGAATGTTTTTCATGATATATTTTCATGTACATTGTATCAAGGAATAGTATGTACCCATACAAAGAAAACTTTGAAAGCGTTAGGACTTACATGCAAAACATTTTTAGATTTGTATAAGAAAAAATTTAATCCAGATTTAGTTGGCATTAAAGCATGGAAAGTTTTAAAAAATTGGAAAATTGCAAATAAAAGATGTTTTTGTGGTACTTGTTATGATTATGATTTTCTAATTTTTCATGGTAACCAATTAAAATTAGTTTGTAGGGCATTGCACAAAGTATACAGTAACAAAGTGCTCTTAAAAAAATGTGATGTGAATTGTTACACAAATTATGATGTAGCGTATTTCGTTGGACATTATAATAATGGTAAGTTAAAATTTTCTGATCTATTACAATCAACTTTAGCTAATTACTATGGTAATGTTGTTAATTCCACGATAATAATACCATACACTCCTCCGAATAGATATTGGTATGAATATGAATCTAATATACACATTTCTACAAATATTTTGAGGGAAAATCAATTGTTAGCAAAAATAATTAGAAACAATTTAAATATTCACACACCATTAAATGGTATTGATTCTAAATCTATAGTCATAAAAAATAATGTTAAATATATAAATATTAAACATAATACTAAATTGTTTAAAAAACATATGCTAAAATTACCAAAGGCTAATGGAAATGTATTCTACCAAAGGAAATAATGATCTATGGCATACTCACTGTGAATACACTATTATTTATATTCACTTTATATCCTGCTTTCGTAAAAATATCATTCCATTCATCATATTTTGCTTTATTTATATTTGGGATAATAGGTATATTAATTTCATTTCCAGTCATTGGATTAGCTGCTTGATTTACAGAAACTTGGGATTTTATATTTGATTGCATATTTACCCAATTATTTAAGATTTTTTCAAAATGATTTATAATTATAGTTGTTTCATCAGTTAATACATTATTATTTGATTTTTGTGTTTGGGAATTAATTATTTGTTGCCTTTCATTTGCAGATTTTATAGATGATAACATTATATTATATGTAAATAAATTATTTTTTAGTATAAGCCTTATTGATTATAATATTTATACGTTCAATTGTTAAATTTTCAATATTTTCACCATCTGGTAATGGGACATTGAATGATTTTTTATTTTTGGTAGTTAATATATTGATATATTTATTATCTTTCCCTTGATATACTGAACATATTTTGTTACCAGCTGTTATTTGTTTTAATGGTATTTTACCATTAGATTTTATAATTTTAATAGCTTCATCTAATGTCAAATTTGGACTATGTGATGGGAAATTTTTCTTATTGTGTGAAAAATAATATGAATCCCCATTTTTTTTTAATATTACTTTTTTCCTTTCATAAAGCCCAAGTAATTTAGGGAATCCACTATTTTCATCGATAATTTTTATTGCTTGTTCTAATGTTATTGTTTCTATAGTAAGAGGTTCTACAATATTTAAGAATTTTGCATTAATACCACTCATATATTTAATACATGGTCCATATGTCGTTGTTGTAACAAATATATCAGCATTGTTATAATTCCCCAACAATTTTTGGTTTTTACCTTTAGTTATATTATTAACACTTACCCTTGCCATCACTAATGGGTTAAAATCTTCATAAAATTCCCTAACAACTTCATGCCAAACCAATTTTCCATTTGCAATATCATCTAACTTTTGTTCCATATTTGCAGTAAATTGATAATCCATTATCTTTGAAAAATGTAATGTAAGGTAATTTGTAATAACAATTCCTAATTTTGTCGGGACAAATTTCTTTTTTTCTTTTGATAGTGTAACAGTTTTTGATTCTTCTATAATTTTGTTTGTTTTACTTGAAAGTGTTAATACAAATGATTGAAAGTTTTTACCATCTGTATCTGAAACCATTGCATATTTTTTGTCAATGATTTTTTGGACTATATTTACGAGTGTTGCAGGCCTACCAATGTTTAAATTATTTATGTCTAATTTATTTAATATTGATGCTTCATTATATCTCGCGGGTGGGGTTTCATATTTCTGTGTTGCTTTAACATTAACAACTTTTAATTCAGTTCCCTCAACAAAATCTAATTTGTCGTTATTAATATTTTCATCATTTTCATCATCATCATCATCATTTTTTTTATTATTTTTATACAAAATTAAAAATCCATCAAATACTAATGATGCAACACAAGTTGAAAAATAATATTCTTTTAAATTATTTATTTCAATTTGAATATTTAAATCATTGAATTCAGCGTTTGCCATTTGACATGCTACTGTTCTTTTCCATATTAATTTGTATAATTTTATTTCATCTTGTTGTATTTTATCATTTTCTTCCAGTTCAGTTGTATATATTTCAGTTGGCCTTATACATTCATGTGCCCCTTGAGCTTCATCACTCATTTTGTATATGGTTCTTTTATAATATTTTTTATCATATGTTTCAAGTATATATTTTTGTATATCATTTAATGCTTCATCTGACAATGTTATTGAATCAGTTCTCATATATGTGATATATCCGGCTTCATATAAATGTTGTGCCGCTAACATAGTCCTTTTACCATTAAAGGATAATTTATGACTCGCATCCTGTTGTAACGTTGATGTTGTATATGGATTAGGTGATGATTGTGTTCTTTTCTTTGTAAAAATATTTTTAATTTTAAATATAGAGTCTATCATAGTTGTAAGTAATTGTTCAGATTCTTCTTTACTTGATATTTTTGATAATTCACCTTTGAATGGGTTTGATGTTAATGGTACTTTTTTAGTAAACATTTGAGCTTTAAATTGTTGATTTTTTTTATCTGGTATATTAAATACTCCATCAAAATTAAAATGTGAATTTATATTTTTATTTGAAAAAAATTTGTCAATTTCATTTTCTCTGTCCACAATCAGACGGGTCACTACTGATTGAACCCTTCCAGCACTCAATCCATGTGAATTCATGAAAGAATCAATTAGGGGACTTAATTTGTAACCTACAATCCTATCTAATACCCTTCTGCATTGTTGTGAATACACCATATTATAATTTATAGTATCAACGTTTGCAATTGCATCATTTAAAGATTTCTTTGTAATTGATGTAAATACAATTCTTTTTGGATTTTTGAGTTTTAAAATATGTGCGAGGTTCCAACTTATCATTTCCCCTTCTCTATCTTTATCAGTTGCCAATAATATTTCTTTTGCATCCTTTGCAATATTAATAATATCTTTTACAACTTTTCTTTTATCTGTGCGTGGATTGTCGCTTTTAATAACAACATATGTTGGTTCAAAATTATTTTCAAAATCTATTGACATATTATCAGATGCTAAATCCATAATATGACCATAAGTCGACGCCCCACTATAGGATTTGCCTAAAATTGAACATATTGTTTTGATCTTTTTAGGTGATTCAACTATAAATAGTTTCATGCTATTGATATAGTATAACAGATATATAATTAAATACTATGCACTTTTTATATCAATTTTTTAGTGGCCCACATATATATAGTAAATGACATTGCCATTTGATAATGTGACAATTATAATTGAAGGAACTTTGTATTCAAATATAGACTTACATAATACATTACAATATTATACAAGTTTATGTCATGTAGTGTTAACTATATTTAAAACTGATATTAATGTAATAACTGATATTTGTAAACCATTTCCATCAGTAACTATTATTGAAAATGATATAAATGATTATAGGAAAATACCAGTAAGAATTGATCAACAATTTAAAAATCATACCGCAATGTCATTATTATCAGGTTTTTTTCAAATATGTTCAGTTAAAAAAGCATTGGAATGTGTAAATACTGAATATGTTGTGAAAACTAAAATTGACCATTTCTATGGCGGTATGGATAAATTTATAAAATGTGGGCTGTTACATCCCGATAAAATAACATCATCATCATTATTTCATAGAGGATGTCAAGATAAAAATGTACCTAACAGGTCGAGATTTTGTTTGACTGATACATTATTTATTGCAAAAACAATATCTATTAAAAAATGTTTTGATTTGTGTTATGATAATAAACTATTAACGAGAGTAGCGACTGGTATATGGACACCATATTTTATACATATATTCAAAGAAATGAATATAGATATTTGCACTGTTGATGATGAATTATATGTGAAATATATGAATGAAATTGTAAATATTTATAACGTTAATGATTTTGCTCCTTATAAATTTAAATATTTTGACCAAATTAGGAATTATATGCATGACACTAATAAAACTACATATGAATATCTAATGTATGGGTGTGATTGTTAAAAAATATTCTTTACATAATAGCCAAGGCGATTTTACAACGCTATTACAATATTTTAGAGTTTAACTTAAAATAGTGTCATAGCGTTGTAACACCGCCTTTGTTTACATATATAAACATAATATTATTTTACCTTAATACTCCTAACAACTCTCGGATATAATACTTTAATATTTGTATTTACATTACTGTCATCTCTTTTATACACATCAATTAAGTTAATCGCAGATATATCTCCAAATAATGACACCTCGTCAATATCATCATCCATTTTTATGTATAATACTTTAATAAATAATTTTGGATGAAATACAGTTATACCTTTACCAAAAGTCATACATATTTGTTTTTTGTTATACATACCACATACGATTGCATTTCCTTTTGTATGTTTTTGAACAATAACATTAATTATTTTATTGTTATATTTATTGTTAAAATCATTAACATTTATTAATAATGGACCATAAAATGGTATTATATCTAAACCTTGTATTAAAAATAAATAGTAATTATCGGGAATATAAATTGAATTTATTGGACTCCTATTAAAATGTGATTCTTCATATACACCTTCTTTGAAAAACGTCGGAATACCTTTACCATTTGGTAATTCATAAAATATGACAACATTATCTGCCTGCATATTAAGAAATGAATAAATTTTGTTTGTTTCAACTATTATCATACTTTTGTCTGATGTTTGAATGTTATTAACACAATCATCAAGGCGTGGCATATTTTTAATTTGTTTATATTCATTTTCTGTCATTGGTGTACATGATGTTGTTGTCAAACCAAAATAATTATCATTAGATTCATGAGCACACATTTCGCTGCTATCGGGCGATGTTGGATTATATAAAATGTAATTTATAGGTGGAAGTATATTTTTTGGATTTTCCCTACAATCAATATTTTTGAATATTGTGTATGGATAAAATATTGGTTGTGATGATACTAATTCAAAATATATTGTTCTTTGTTTATTTGTTATTAAAATGTAATTTTCATTGTTTCTAATAATTTTTGTAATTCCTCCAATATTTTTAGTCATATTAAAAAAAGCTGTTGGTGGTATTTCGCTTGTTTTTTTAATAATGATAATAATATTATTTGGATCATGTATTTGTTCCACAATTTGGATTATTGATAATGTGTTATAATTATTTATGTCGAATTTATAGAAATTCAAATTTACTTTATTTAAAACACATATTACCAAATCACTATTTGTTTTTAATAATACATCATTATTTTTAATTACTATTATATTTTTTTGTGATATAGATATATTTAATGGTTTTAACAAATCTAAAATTGTATCATCATTATTATTTGTATAGTGTTCATATTTATTTGTGTTTATCAATAGAAGTAAAAGAATAATTATTAATATTATTATGTACAATACCATTATAATAAAACAATATAAAAAAATATTAGTTATTATGAGTTATAATAATGGACAACTTATTTAGTATACATGTTGATAATAGGGTATTCAGATTAACAAGACGAACAATACAATTATATCCAGATGGATTATTAGCAAGAGCAATTAATACTCCAAATTTCGCAGATCATTATGTTATAGTTAATGGTAATGATATATATGTTGATAGAGACCCAGAATCATTTAAATATGTAATTGATAAATTAAGAAATTACGATTTAGGTTTCGATTTGATTACTGATGAAATTTTAAAGAAAAAAATAATAGATGATTTAGATTATTTTGATTTATATTGTAATTATAACAAATTGGATGATGTCGAAACCCATGATCCAACTATGGTTAAGCAATTTTGGGAAAGACTCGAGAATGATGATGTAGAAAATCCTATGGAAATTATACAAAATATTTCGAGTGATCCGTCAGTATTGGAATTAGCTAAAGAACAAAATAAAGTTAACGATGAATCATCTTCTGATTCTTTAGAATTAAGCGATGAAGACTATGAAATGATATAAATTATAGCAAAAAAATTGATATCTAAAATTATTATTGTATTATAATGTTAGTAACATTATAATATTAATATGAAACATTACATTACTCCAGATTCGCTTAGAGAAAGTTCATTTATGCTTGGTTCTAAAGTAATAAATGATAATTTTATACCAGATTTTATGGTATCAATTTTTAGAGGTGGTGGTCCAATATCTATTTGTATTCATGAACTTTTAAAATATTGTAAAATCCCCACAGACCATATTTCCATTAGAACTTCCAGGTATACCGGTATTGATCAAACCATGCCAACAGTTCAAGTTCATAATTTAGGATATTTGGTCGAAAGATTAAATAAAAATTCTAAAGTTTTACTAGTTGATGATGTTCTCGATTCTGGTTTATCATTAGCTGCTGTAATAACTGAATTGAATGAACAATTAAAAGATAATATGCCCACTGACGTTAGGATTGCTACAGTTTATTATAAACCAACAAGAAACAAAACAACCCTTGTTCCAGATTATTATATCCATGAAACTGATGAATGGATTGTCTTTCCACATGAACTTGAAGGACTTACGATCGAAGAAATAAGTAATTCATTTAGTCCGAATATTGCCAAAGTTGTTTCTGATACATTAGCAAATTTGAAATAGTTTTTTTTATTATACAAATTTTATTATAAATAAATTTATTCTTCATCATTATTACCAGAAAATGGTGTTTGTTCCTCATTTGCAAACACATATTGATATAAATATTTTTTATCACACTTATACCCATTTTTACTTAAGTAATCATGGAAATCATTTTTATTATATGGACATTTTCCAGTATATGAATCGGTATACCAATGTTTTAATGCAGAATACAACATATCAATTGATTCAAAATCTGAATTCTTCTTTGTATGTTTCATGTTACTGTCCATGAAATCTAAGAATATATCACTTTGTTTCTTGTAATTTTGAGTATGTTTAGTAACTTTTTCTGGTTCAGCAATTTTGTAATCATTGGCTTTGTATTTTGGAAAATATTCATGTAACAATAACCACATAAATGCCCTTCCCCATTGTTTTAATTTAACAAGTAATTCTCTATCTCTCATAAATTGATGTGGTAAAGTTGGTGTATCTGTAAATTCAGATTCGAATGGGGTAACCCTGATACGTCTCCATGTACCATTGTCATTACCATCAATTGTAGGCAAATCATTACATGTTAGTAATAACTTAAATTGTGGTTTAAATTTGAATGGGTGTCCAAACAATTTTCTGGCATATAGATAATCACCACCAGTCATTTCTTTCATAGAACCTATTTGAATTTCATCTTTCTTCTCTGGTTCTTGAAGTGCAGCAAATCTGATACCTCTTAATTGAGCAATTTCAGAATTTGGACTTGATGCTGAACCTTTCTTTTGGGTTAACACTCCTACTGGTAATACAGTAGCATAATCTCCTAAAGCTAATTGAAATAATTCAACAGTTTTTGATTTACCATTACTACCACAACCTGTCCAGATAATAAAAGTTTCTCCTCTAATATACCCTTCTAAATAACTTGACAATAATGTTAAAACATATTCTCTCATATCCTCCTCAATCATAATCTTCGAAAAGAAATCTTTGATACCAACAATATGTTTATGTGTAAAACTATATTCTTTATAATTATAACCAGTTGTCATTGATACTAAATCACTTGGATTTCCAGCTCTAAATTTCATTAATTTCAAATCATAAATACCATTATCAAAACCAATTAAATCTGGATTACTGTCCAATAACCCTTCGAATTTAGGATCATAAAATTTCTTGGCGCAATCTTTCATAATAGAATTTTTAAATGAGGTTGTCTTTAATTTTTTCATTAATTTTAAAATCTTATCAGCCTTCCCTCTATAACTATCATTAGATTGTTGGTTAGTTGAACTACATTGTTGTAAAAAGTAGGATGCTAAATTAGCAAATTCTGAATTGAGGTCGGTAGAAATTCTACAATATAATGTATAACCTGCTTCAGTACAAACCCATTTATGTCCTTGGAATTCATACCAACCGTCCTGTTGAATATTGATACATTTATAAATGTCACCATATAATTCAAACAAGATTTTTGTAATATCATCTTCAGCACCACTGGAAGCTTCTTCTAACAAGTTACTGATACTTTCTCTTAATATTTTTGAATATTTTTTTGGATTATCAATTCTTGCATAATACTTTAATCTTGAAATTGTAAATCCATGTGATCTTGCTTTGTCCCAAAGATTTCTACATGATTTTGCGTCATATTTATTACCTGCTTTTTTGGAAAATTCATCAAATGTATCAAATAATTTGGTATCACTAATATTATGCAATGTCCACCCAATTTCACTCCAAGAATCATATTCGATAGCTCTTCTTTTATCAATAATACTTACTAATTTTTTAGCAATATTGATTTCCTTTGATTTTATATCCTTATTTCTCTTGTGTTCATCTTCCTTTATCTTTTTTTTTAAATCTTCCTTAATCTTTTTATCTTTTTTCTTTTTATCCTTTTTACTTTTTTTAGGTGGAGTATCACTATCCGATTCTTCTGAAGATGATTCTGACTTTTTCCCCTTTTTCTTGTCATTTTTACTTTTTTTAGGAGGAGGTACATCACTATCTGATTCTTCTGAAGATGATTCTGATTTTTTTCCCTTCTTTTTATCATTTTTCTTTTTCTTAGGAGGAGGTATATCACTATCTGATTCTTCTGAATCATCTTCAGAAGAAGAATCATATTTTCTCTTCTTTTGTGGAGTATCATTATCAGAATCTTCAGATGAATCACTACTTTCTTGATCTTCATCATCGGGACTACTACTATTATCATCACTGTCATTTTCACTGTCATCTGATGAACTGTTTTCTGGTAATGGTTCATTCTTTTTCTTCTTTTGTGTTGTATTTGGGACATTGTCATGATTTATTTTTTCAGTTTGTGTAACACCATATTCTCTTAAAACTTCTTTAATAGTTTTTGCTAATTCAAATTGGTCTACATCTTCATTTATTTCACACTCATCCTCATTATTGAATTTTCTATTACTTAATATTTTAGCTAATTCTGCATGTTTGAATGGTGGATTCTTTTTAACTGAATTATTATATATTATATCCATATTTTCATCATATATTTTAGTTAACACATAAATTGGACAATCAATTTGTTTTACTGGATCTCTTTTTCTTGACCCATACATCATAAAACCATTTGATTTGATAACTCTCATGTCAAATACATCACTAATTTTATTTGTAAATTTTATATGATCTAATACTTTTTGTTTTATACACTCTAATTTTAATTTATGGGTTATTAAATATCTCATATTTTGACTTGCTGCCAAATAAGGATATATTATGTGAAAACCATCTTTGAATTCATCTTTTTTTGGAGTTGATTGGTTTTTCTCCATAACATATGCTTGTGTAATCTTATCTCCAACATAATATGTATTAATAATATCATTACAAATTTTAACAATATTTTCTATATCTTTTTGGGTATATTGTCTTGAACTTTCTTTGACATCAAAATCTATATCAATAATATATGGACCTACTGGTTTTGGTCTTTCAACTATATACAATGGACATCCAATGACAGCTCCATATAAATTCATAAATTCCTCATTTTTGTCATCAGGAATATTATATGAGCCAGATTGGTATCCCATTCCTGTATGTGTGTGATAAGCCCCCCTACCGATCATTTTATATTTTTTTAAAAAAGCGAGGAACTGTTGAAGTGCTACATTTTTATTGTCTCTTTCAGTTCTTCCACTCATATACTTAATATAGAGGATTATTATTTATATATTTTTATATTCTTATAATTTCAATTTTTTTATTTTTAATAAATTCATACTTTCCGTTTTAAGACTATTTTAAGTGATTTTTACCATATTTCAAAGCATAAATTTTGAAAAATCAAAAAATACATCGTAATTATTAAATTAAAAATATAAAAATATTAGTTTCACCCCGATTGTAATTTTTAATAAATATTATAAAAATAATATTTATTGCTATTATAGTAATAAATTATAAATTTATTTTAAATTTTATCTAACATTATAATATAAATAAGTATGTCAAATTTTAAACTTATAAACCCAAAACTCCAAGGTGATATTAAAACCACTGTTTCCGCAGGTAATTCATTAGATGCAGCAAAACAAATATGGACTAATTTATCAAAATATTTTACAAATGATGTCCCAACATTTGCTTTTACTATTGAAAACCAAAGTGGAGGATCATTACACCATTTTAAAGTTGAAGAAACTAAACATAAAAATGAAGCTTCATTTAAAATTGAATCAATTGAATCAAAATTAAAATCTTCTGATATTAAAAAATTTAAGAAAAGAATTGATGAATTACCAGCTATGCATGGCGGTAAAAAACACCACCATAAAGACGATGACTCAAGTTCTTCTGATTCCAGCTCTGAAGCATTTGATGCATTAAAAATGTATAAAAAATTTTCCAAAAGAAATACCATCCAACCTATTGCTTATTGGTGGTATGATCCAAGTCCATATGGATTATCAAGTATTTACATCCCAACTTTTATTACTCCAGTGCAACCATATATCGAAGTTGCTACTATTGGATACTATATGTATTAAATAAAATTACAAATGCATAAATATATATAAAATAATATATATTTATAATAATTATAATGTTCACAAAGGTAACTTCAAAAGCGATTTCATGTTATATAAATTTAAAACAATATATTGTAAATTATTACACAAAAATATTAACAAATTTTGTTGGATATCAGGAACTTAAAATGTTAACACAAGATAATTCAGTAACAGGAGTTGCACTAAAATATACAATATATAAAACTATCACAAAATATATCAATATGGTAAAATATTTTAGAAGTTTTTTTGATATTGATGCAAAAAAATTACATATAGTCAAATTATTCCCAGACAATAAAAATGCTATGGTTTTGGACAGAGAAGATCCAATAGATTTTAAATATTTAACAGATACATGTAATGATATGCAAAGTGACAATAAAATGTTAGATGTAATTATTCTAAAATTTAATTTAGTAAATGATGAACCAATATGTTTAAAACATTTAATAACAAAATATAAAGATACAGAAAATAAATATGGTAATACAATTGAAAATATATTAAAATTTAATGATTTACCATACAATTGTAATTCACGTTTGGATATAAAATTAATGAGGAACAAAAAAATGGTAAGTAATAATGTGTTACTCAAAGATGTATTTGATTGTCATGTAAATTATTTTTTGTATGCGTTGTAATAAAAAAATTGATATTTAATTATTTTGAATAACATATTATAATTATTGTTGTAATTATAATATATAATGCAGGATGCACCAAAAAAGATGATTACTATGGAAGATATGCAATACACTGATAACATTAATGATGTTTACATAGATTTGGGGAACTATGATGACATGGAAAATTTTATTGATGAAGAATGGGAAACCACAAGGGTGTCAAAATTCTTTAATTTTTGCGGAATTAAATTTTGTTGGATGTTATAATTCACTATATATACTTTTATTTATGACTCTTGGTACAAATAAAATTGATAATTAAATGATATAAATATACATAAAAATAACATTTATATTATATATAAATGAGTGTATCGCATTTGTATGATGAAAAAATAAGACCTATTTTAAGAATAGAATTTGCGACACTTGGTAATGATGAAATTAGAAATATGTCCGTCCTCGGGAAGGATTCTTTAGGTATCGAATTACCAGATTTATATGATAATGGGGAACCGAAATTTGGTGGATTGTTAGATCCAAGATTAGGGGTAAGTTTACAAAATATTTCATGTGCAACATGTGGGTTAGATTCAACAAATTGCCCGGGCCATTTTGGTCATATCGAACTTGCAGAACCAGTATATCATGATGGTTTTATTGAGTGGATCAAGAAAATTTTAAGTTGTGTGTGTATAACATGTTCTAAATTATTGATAAGGAAGAATGAAGAAGAATTACTTGATATATCTACCCAAAAGATGGGAAGACAAAGATTATCTGATGTTAAAAAAAGCACAAAATCAGTACAATATTGTAATCATCCATTATATGGTTGTGGGACTCCAGTTTCTAAAATAAAAATAGAAAAAAAGAAATCTACAGGAACAAAACAATTAGTAACAGAATTATTAATTACAACTGTTGATGAAAACCCAGAAAAACAACAAGCATCAACAAAACAAGTAAAAAAGTTAATTAAAAAATATTTAACTCCAGAAATGTGTTATGATATTTTGAAAAATATAAGTAATTCAGATTTAATTTTAATGGGTATTGATCCTAAAAAGACAAGACCAGAAGATTTCATTCATAAAAATTATCCTTTTCCTCCTGTTGCTATTAGACCATCAGCAAAAGTTGATTTCCTTGACTCACAATCAAAAGAAGATGATATTACATTAAAAATGCATGAAATTGTGAAAGCAAATAATAGAGTTAGAAAAACAAAAGAATTGGGAACTGACTCATCAACCAAATATGGTCCTGATGCAATTCAATTACTTGCATATCATATTCATACAAATTTTGATAATGAAACTGCTGGTGTTTTGAAATCAGAACAAAAGAGTAAATCAACAAAATCTGTTAGTGCAAGATTAAAAGGAAAAGAAGGAAGACTTAGAAGTAATCTTATGGGGAAAAGAGTAAATTTCAGTGCAAGAACTGTAATTTCACCAGATCCATCCTTGAGTATGAATCAGTTGAGGGTTCCAATTAAAATAGCAATGAATTTAACATTTCCTGAAATTGTTACCCCTTATAATATTGAACATTTAACTAATATTGTTAAAAATGGTTCTGATGTATATCCTGGAGCAAATTATGTGATTCCTGCAAATGAGGATTTACCGCCTATATTCTTGAAATATGCCAGAGAAAAGGTAAATTTACAATATGGAGATACTGTTGAAAGACATATGATTGATGGAGATATCACATTATTTAACAGGCAGCCTACATTACATAAATTATCAATGATGGCTCATAAGGTTCAAGTAATCCCTAATTGGGCAATTAACACATTCAGTTTTCCATTATGTGATACAAAACCTTATAATGCCGATTTTGATGGAGACGAAATGAATACTTTTTTCCCACAAAGTTATGCAACTTCAATAGAATTAGAAGAAATTGCATTGATTGATAAACAAATTATATCACCAAAAGATAGTGTTCCAATTATTGGTATCGTTCAGGATGGTTTATTAGGTGCATTCAACATGACAGACCCTAAAACACATATTGATAGAAAGTCAGCAATGAACATTATTACATCTACTAATTGTGAAGATTTTGAAATATTTATGAACAAAGACCTTAAAACTATATCAGGATCAGACTTATTTTCATTAATTATTCCATCCAAAGTAAATGTATTTGGTAATGTTGAAATCAAAAATGGAAAAATTATAAAGGGAAAATTAGCTGGAGCTATGTTAGCACCAAAAAAATCACAAAGTATTATCCATTTGGTATATAATGAATATGGACATGAAGAAACCAGACATTTTTTGGATAATTCCCAGAAAATTGTAAATGCATTTAATTCATGGAATGGATTCACTGTCGGTATCGGTGATACACATGTTGAAAAAGATGTTGTTTTACAAATAAATACCCTCATTGAAACAAACAAATTAGAGATAAACCATTTAATTACTGAAATGGAAAATAATTATGATTTGGTCGATGTGGAAATATTTGAACAATCTATATTAGAAAAATTAAGATCTGTAGCACCTGATGCAACTAAAATTGCCAAAGCTAAATTGGCACCAGATAATAATTTTATGATTATGATATCTTCTGGAGCCAGAGGAGCTGAAGAGAATATCCAACAGATTTGCGCATTATTAGGACAACAACTTGTAGAAAATAAAAGAATATTAAAGAAAAATAATGGTAGATCATTAGCATATTTCCATCAAAATGATGACTCTGCAAGGGCAAGAGGATTTGTTCAAACCCCATTTACCAGAGGTATATATCCTGCAGAATTTATATATCATAATATGGCTTCGAGAGAAGGATTAATCGATACTGCCGTAAAAACTGCAGAAACAGGTTATATCCAACGTAAACTCATTAAACTTTTAGAGGATGTGAGCGTCAAATATGATTGCACAGTCAGAAATTCCAACAATACAGTAATTCAATTTACATATGGTGACAATGGCAATGAAACCACCAGACAGTCTATCCATGTATCAAAGTTCTTGGAAATGAGCAACAAGGAAATTGAAAATAAAATTAAATTTAATAACAAGGACCTTGATACTGATGCCAATAATAAGTTATATTCTAAAATTTTAAAATTGAGAGATATTATTAGAAGGGCAAAAGTAGTGACATCAATTAATAATATAACATTTGATGCATCATTCATGTTAAGTGTCAATATGAAAAATATTATTAATAATATTAGAGGAAATACAACTATTGCAGACAATGATAAATTGGAAGTTGATTATATTATTAATAAACTTAACGATGTATGTGATTATAAAAATACAAAGGTAACATGCATGAGTAACAGTCCATTAAAATATAAAGATGAAAAACTTGCAAAATTAACTTTCAGGTTTGCATTATATGAACTATTAAGTCCTAAAATATGTATTAATGAATATAATATAAATAAAAATAAATTTGATCAAATATGTGAGAATATTATTACACAATTTAATAAATCAATTGTAGAACCTGGGGAGATGGTTGGTATTGTTGCAGCACAAAGTACAGGTGAACCAGTCACTCAGATGACTTTGAGTTCTTTCCATCATGCTGGTATTGCATCAGCTGCTTCATTAGGAGTTCCAAGAGTGAAGGAAATTATATCATTATCCAGAAACTTGAAAACTCCTGAAATAAGAATTATATTTGAGGAAAAATCAAATCAAAACCAAGCATTGGTTAACAAAATTGCATCACATTTATCACTTGTCACAATGAAAGACATTAGAAAGAAAATTGATGTATGTTATGATCCAAATCCATTAAAGAAAGATGGATATATGGCAAATGATAATGTATACAATGTATTTTACAGTCATAGTCAAAGTAAACATTCATGTCAAAATGATGTAACAGAAACTCCATGGTTATTAAGAATTGAAATTAATAGAGAGGCAATGATGGAAAAGGATATCACATTGTTAGATATTAAATCAAAGTTCTGTAATAACTGGGAAAAGAGATATCAAGATATCAAAAATTTAAATAAAGTTGAAAAGACATTATTAGAAAGAATTACAACTGTTAATATTTTGTCAAATTCTGATAACGATTTGTCTCCAGTTATACATATCAGGTTAAATATGCCACAATTTGATTTCTCAATATTGACTAGCTTTATTGATGTATTTGTAGATAGTTTTAAATTAAAGGGTATTGAATCAATTAATAAAATTGTCAGTGTTGCAGAAGAACCATTCATTTCATTTGATAAAAATGATGGCACAATGTTAAAAAATAAACATTGGGTTGTATATACTATGGGTGTCAATATGAGAGATTTAAGATATATTAATGGCATAGATTTGAGCAAAACATTATGTAATGATATTATGGAAATTTATGAACTATATGGTATTGATGCATGCCGATGTGCACTCTTAAAAGAATTCAAGAAAGTATTTTTAGGTGCAGGTTCGACTGTCAATTATACACATATTGAATTGTTATGTGACTTAATGACAAATAGTGGAATGCCAACATCTATTGATAGACATGCCATGAAAGCATCTGAAGTAGATCCTTTGTCAAGAGCATCATTTGAAAAAACTGTTGAACATTTATTAACTGCAGCAGTATTTGGAGAAGTTGACAGCATGAAAAGTGTATCATCAAGAATTATGGCAGGTTTAGTAATTAAAGGAGGTACTGGAATGTGTGATGTGTTGTTAGATACAGAATTATTACAAAATTCAGAATACACTGAAGATTTTGAACAAGATTATGAAAAGACTTTTAATGAAGTTAGTGTTAGTACTATTATTGATGACACAATTGGAAAAGAAGCAGATGACATTTTCATACCATTATAAAGCCTTACATTTATTTAAAATTTATATTTATTTTATAAAAAAATATAAATTAATATGCTTTCATTTCATATTGTTCAAACATGTGACCAGATTTTATATTATTTTGTTTAATAATCTCTGTTAACATTTTTTGTGGGACTTTGTTTCTATATACCGATAATAATGAAGGTATACAATTGTATTGTCTCATAATAGAATTACCTACATTAGGATTATATGTAATTAAATATTCAAGTGCATACCTGTCAAGTTTTATATTATTATCATTTAAAAATTTCATCAATGTATCATATTCTAAATTTTTATTCCTACATATAGTATGCATATCCATCACATTTTTGTCAATTTTAAATTTTCCAACATATTCTTCTGGAAATAAATTATTCAAATAACATAAATGATATAGTTTATCATCATATGGTATTCCAATTTTGTCTAAGTCATCAAAATAGAATTTATTATTCAACAAATATTTAATATGTTTATGGTGTATATTAAAACCATGCATAATTAATAAGTTTAAAACTTTTATGACTTTATCATTAGTAATTTTACAATAATATATATAAGAACTTTTAATTTTATAAAATGTTTCATCATCTGGTGTTAATTTAAATTTTAAAATTTTGTTTATTATTTCATAATTTAATGTTGGTATACATGCATCTAAAGTTTGTTTTTCGGGAATAATGTTATATGTATCTACTAACATTTCTACACTATTTATATATTGTCTTGAACATGCAATATTTAATGTTTCAATGTCTGGTTTTATTTTAAACATATCACACAAATCAATAACCCTTATGTTTTTATTTCTATATGCAGCGTTATTACATTCATGCGTATTAGTTATATGTTCATAATGTTTTAACATAAAATTTATATTGTCTAACGTTATTTTATAACCTTTATTTGTTAAGTCAAATACATAGTATGAAGATGTTAAATTTTTTATGATATGTGTAAACATATATTCTACAAAAATATCAGAGTATCCAAAATTATTTATTGTATAATCTAAAAATATTTTTCCTGTTACTGAATATGATGTTTTTTCTTTATCTACCAATAATTTAAATATTTCATTGATATCAACTGTCCCGACAGCACAATTTTTGAATAACAAATTTAATATTGGAGGTAATAATTTATTCACATATCTACTATATGGTGATACTGTTAATAACGTATCAATATATTTAATATTAAATGGTTCTGTATTTTTTTTAATAAGTTCTAAACACTTATTATATGTGGTATCATTTTGACCCATTGATCTGCACATAATAAATATCACATTATTATGTAATGTATCGTAATTATTTATGTCATAATAATCATGAGTATGACCCCATCTTAATAATTCTTGAAATTCTAAATTTGTGAAATTATATTTATTTTCAAACAAACAATCAAGTAAATATGTTCCATTATATAATATATGTCTATTTTTACATATTTTTATAATATCACTTTCTTTAATATTATTATTTGTGAATATATATTTTATGATTTTCTTATGATTATCATTAGTTGATACGATAAATGGTACTGGTCCACCATTTTGCCGAAAACTAATTTGTGCAATAATTTTATTAAGTTGAACTTGTGTTAATATATAGTTTGTATCAACTACTTCAGTTAACACATTTATCAAACTACCATTAATTGCAATATTTGAATTAGTTACAATATTTGAATATTCATAATATAATATTGCTTTGGTTTTTAATAAGTTGTTTAACCTTTTAGTTAAATCTTCCATTTGTAATACGTTATGATTAATATGTAGAAATATACTAATCATAAATCAATTTTTTTGGTACAATATTATATATGTAACAAAGGCGGTGTACATCCATATGTTCAACTTTAGATGTTACAGTGAATTAAAAAAATAGGGATGTAATTCGCCTTGGTATTTATTAATGATAATATTTATAGTTGTAATCTTATATATGTAACAAAGGCGGTGTACATCCATATGTTCAACTTTAGATGTTACATTGAATAATAAAATAGCGGTGTACATCCATATGTTCAACTTTAGATGTTACAGTGAATTAAAAAAATAGGGATGTAATTCGCCTTGGTATTTATTAATGATAATATTTATAGTTGTAATCTTATATATGTAACAAAGGCGATGTACATCCATATGTTCAACTTTAGATGTTACATTGAATAATAAAATAAGGGTGTAAATCGCCTCGATCTTTAGGTAAAGTTGCTATATTATTTTAATATTGTGATCTTATTATAAACAAATATTATATTGTTCAAACATATCATCTTCGGATATTTCATATTTTTGTGCAACATTTTTAAATGCTATTTTTGATATATTGCATTTTTTATATGATGTCATTACCGATGGAATCAAGTTACATTCTAATATTATTTTTTCTGCTATTTTTGAATTGTTGTTAATTAAATAATCAAGGGAATATTGATCAAGGTTAATATTGTTTGTATTTATAAAATTTTTTAATGTATCATATGTTAATCTTTTACTTTTACATAACATGTGCATTTTCATTATTACTGGATCAATATTAAATTTACTAATATATTCATTTGGCAAAAACTGATTTAGATAACATGACAAATATAACTTTTTATCATATTGTATTCCAAATTTATCTAAATCATTAAAACATATCTTTTCAGACAATAAATGTTCAATATGTTCATACTTAATAACAAAACCATATTGTATTAATAAATTTATTATTTTAATATATTGTTCATTATACTTTTTATCATACCAACTTGTATTATTTTTAATTTTATAAAATGTGTCGTCATCCGGTGTCAATCTATAATTTAAAATTTTAAAAATTAACTCATAATTTAAATTTGCAAAGCTCATATCTAATGTTTTCTTTTCAGGTACGATATTATATTTATCCATCAATTGGTTTGCACAATCGTATAACATCATATATATTGCTATATGTAATGTTTCTAATGTTGGTTGTATATTAAAAATTTCAAATAGTTCAATTACATCCAAATTGATAGTACCATGATTTTTGTATTTATTTAAGAATGTATATTGTTCTGATTCTGTTAATTGTATTGGCCCAGGGACCATAATTTTATGTATGTCGTAAAGTGTCGGTTTGTATCCATGCGATACTAATTTGAACAAATAATATGGATAGTCTTCTATAATATATTCACACATAAAATCTACAAATATATCATCATAACCAAATTTTTCTAAAATATAATCATATATCATTGGACAAAAATATTCAAAATCAACTAGAACTTGGAAAATTGTATCTCTATCGTTATAAGTTCCAAACAATGCATCCAATAATATTACGACATCAGTGTATTTTATAACTCCTTTTCTGTACCACATACAAAATAATAATGTTTTAAAATTTTCTATATCAAAATCGTCTTTATCATTTTTAATAACATCTAAACATTTATTAAATTTATCTGGTACATTATTATTGTACAAACATGAATACGCTATAAATATTACGTTACGATGTAATGAGTTATAATTTTCAATTTGTGTGTACCTACAAGCACTGCACAGTAAAGGCCTGAAACTTGTAATTGTGAAATTGTATTGTTTTTCAAATAATATATCAATAAAATATGAAGAACCATAGTAATAGGGTGTAACCATAGCTATATGGTCCTCTTGTATATCACATGTTGTAAATATATATTTTATGATTTTTTTATGTCCTTCTTCAGGAGATTGTATAAAAGGTTTATAGTTTTTTTTGTATATTATTTGTTTTATGAAAAGGTCAGTTTGGATAGGTGTAAAATTATAATCGCTATCAACTGCTTTAGTCAGCGCATTTATTAATTCAGTAGGTTTATAAATACCAGCGTATTCCATATACAATGTATTCTTCGATTTTAATAACTTGTCCAACCTTTTAGATAAATCTGTCATTGTATACTTCCATTATAAGAGGAATGAATACATACTAATTATAAATCAATTTTTTATAAATTAAACTATAGTCATATCATATTGTTTTAACATTTCATCATGTGTAATATTATTATTTTTAATAATATCATCTAACATTTTTTGGGGAGCTTTGCAATGTTTATATGCGGTGTAAATTGATGGTATACAATTATATTTATTCATAAAATGTGTACTAATTTCTGGATTATTAATTATTAAAAAGTCAAGTGCATACCTATCAAGTTTAATATTATTTGTTTTCAAAAAATCTATTAATTTTTCTAATTTTAATCTGTTAGTTTTACATAATGAATGCATTTGTAATATAATAGGATTAAATGTAAATTTACCAAAGTATCCATCAAAATTATTCAAGTAACATTCAAAATATAATTTTTCATCATATGTTATACCAAACCTCTCGAGATCATTCACATATATTTTTTTCTTTAAAAAGGTTTCAATATGAGTGCTGTTAATGACAAGACCATGTGCTAATAACAAATCTATTATTTTTGCAGTGTGTTGATGATCATAAATACCAGTAATTTTATTGAGTGTATCTTCGTCAGGTGTTAATTTATAGTGTAATATTCTACTGATTAAATTATAGTTGTATACAGATACACATATATCCAATGTTTCCTTTTCTGGAACGACATTATATTCATCTAGTAATATGTTAACTTCATCGGTATATTGTATTCTACATGCAATATTCAATGTTTCTATCGTTGGTTGTAAATCAAATGTTTTAAATAAGTCTATAGATTTCTTTGTTGCAATACCATACCGGACATTTGAAGTAGTTTTTAACAGGCAATTTACACTTTCTACTGTTGGTATATATCCTTTTTCTATGAGTTTATAGAAAAGTGATGTATGATATCTCAAATGAGAATTAAGCATAAATGTTACAAATGGTTCATTGTATCCAATTTTTTCTATTATATATTCATATAAAAATGCATTAATATAATTTTTATTATTAATAAATGCATCTAAAATTGTATCCTTATTATCACAACAATTATCAAACATCACATCCAATAATTCAGTATATAATTTTTGGTTCTTATCAAATGAATGAGTATTTATCCATGTTAATATAATTTCAATATAATTTATATCAAAATGGTTTTTCTTTTTTTTAATGATATCCAAACAATCCTCAAAATTTCTAATATTTGCAGCTATTATTGATCTACATGCGACTATTATTACATTACTATGGATTTCATCGTAATTATCAATATTAAAAAATGGATAATACCTTATATTACCTAATGCTGATACTGGTATATTACATTTTCTTTCAATAAGACAATCTACTACAATTGATGGTTTTGAATAATCATTAACTATATAGTTATTGGTTAATACTATTAAAAGATCCCCTTCGGTAAAATCACATTTCATAAAAATATATTTCATGATTTTTTTATGGTCTTCCTCATCAGACGCCATAAATCTATTATTATATTTGGGCAGAGATATCTGTGTAATAAAATTACTAATTTGTAATGGTTTAAAATTGTAATTAGAATCAACTGCTTCAATTAAAGTATTTAGCAAATCACATTTTTTAGTTTTTTTTGTAACCTCTTTATGTAACAAATTTTTAGATTTTAATAATTTATCTAACCTTTTTTCCAAATCTGTCATATAGATAATACTATACTAATTGATACATATTGATATATCAATTAGAATTCAATTTTTTTAATTTATGTCAAGTTTTATTTCGGAATTGTTTACTTCATTTATAATATACTGTCTATCTTTTATTGATACAAATATATTTTTTTGTTTTTTAGGACACATATCACCGAAAAGTTTATTGAAATTATATTTTTCAGGTATTATGATTTTATCATTTTTAATGAATGTGTTTATAAATTGGTGGGATACATCAGTATTGAAATCTAAACAACCATATTTTGCTACAATATCAAATTGTGTGACATCAATATATAATATTATTGGATTATCAATTATATGTGGTATTTGATATGATACATTTTTAAAATATATCTTTAAAAAACACATTTGACTATTTAATGTTGATGATATTCTTTTGAATGCATCTATATCATAATAATTTGGAGGTATTATGACAATATTATTACTAACAAAATTTTCAATAACTGTATTTGTAACATTTATCATATATTCACCAACTCCAAAAGTTGCATATATTTTTTTATTTTTATTAATATCATCTAATTTCCATGTCCTATATTTTACAACATAATTAAAATTTACTGGTTGGTGTCCTGCCCAAAACCATTTGTGAAATATAACTTCAAAGGGATGTATTGATATACCGTCATATGTATTATTTCTTGATGAAAACGTGTAACAGTTATTATTAGTCCAATTTTCTTTATTAGTCCAATCAATATTTTGATATTTATATAATAAACAATCTAAATTATAACCTGCATTTAAAATAGTTTTAGATAACCCATATTCTCCATTATTGACTGCATTTCTTTTGCTATCATGGTTAACAAATACCGTATTGACTTTCATCACAATATCAAGCCCAATTTTATCCAAACAAAAACAAAAACCTTCGACATGTGGCCCTTTACCAATGACTGCTGTATATTCAAAACAAACTAAAGATGTTCCTACTAATTTAACTTTATCATTTAATTTTGATGTAAATATATTAGTCCATGATACATTTGATGGATAATATGATGGTAAAAATGGACCAATGACTCCACAATTTAAAAATATAAAATTGTCATATGGAATGTATAAAATATTACCATATAAATTTAATAAATAATCTATACTCGCTCTATGTGCCCCAAAATCATATCCAATATTATCCCTTTTTATTGTTATGACATTATTATATTTTGGTAATTCTATTGAACATGATGGCCCGTTGATTACAATAATAAATAATATGTTTTCATCATTGGATATTCCTACTTGTGTAAAAAAATCTAAGTTATATAATGCCCTATTATTTTCATGATATGCATAAGAAACAACTGTCCTCATTATATTATAATATATTTGTTAAATTAATATTCTTATAATAAATTCATTTGTATTATTTTATTACCTTTCTCCTGTCTACATTTAGTAAAACATCATTGCCTAATCTACCAGAATATAGTATTTTATCATTAGGTCCTAAAATTGTTATAACACCATCTACAATATATGCATCTATAATTTTATCAATTATTTTTTTCGCAATATTCAATGATATTATAAATGATCCTATTACAATAGTCGACTCAAGTTGTTTGCTAAATGTGATACCAGTAGTTTTTAATTTTTGTTTGTCTAATGTTATTAAAATATTTGTTTCATATTTACTTGGATCAGTGCCGGTTTGTTCATATATTTGAATATGGCCAAACATTTATATTATACAAAAACAAATTATAAATTTATATACCTAAAAGTTAAACTTACACGGGGAATCTCAATATTTTTTTTGGGTGGTATGCAATGTGTCCAATATGTATTTGTTTTGTCTAACATAACACATAGTGATCCATGTTTTAATGGTATTGGCAATTTACCTTTGACTAATGGCAATGGGTCAGCTTCTGGCAATGGAATAAATTTATAAGGCGCAAATACCAAATTTCTTTCTGTACCAAAAGACACACATGCGATAGTTGGATTATCACCTAATTCTTTTTCATCATCTCGATGGGCTCCTATATACGAATCACCGTTTTTGTATCTGTTTAATAATACAAAATTAAATTTCTTATTGGTAGTTGTTTCAACTTTATCTTTTATTTTTAATAAGGTTTTACATAAAATGTTATCTTCATTCCATTTATTTGCATCTACCTTTACACCTGAAAATTTATAACTTGTGCCATCATCTCCAAATGCAACCTGTTTTCTGGGAATTGTAAGTTTTCTACCAAAAATTGTTATTTGGGATTGTTCATCAGTATTGTATACCACATTTTTTTCTAATACATCAAAATATTCATCAGCAGTTTGTTTGTCAAGAAAATTATCATAACAGTGGACATTGATGTTGTTTTTTAATGATGTAAACTGTCTACTCATATATAAGTATTGGGGTTATGTATTAATATATTTATATTGTTTATGATTCAATTTTATTTGTTGATATGAGGGAAGCAAAGGCGGTGTTGTTTCCCTATGGTTGTTGTGGGGGTATTATTTTGGATGTGTGTGTATTAGGGGTGTGACATCGCCTTGGTATTTGTATAGCGTTTATATATAACTTTAGTAAAAAGATATAAATAAATAACTACATAAAACAACTAATGATACATCAATCTGTATACCTACTTCAATTACGAGAACATATAAAAAGTAAAGAACCAATATATAAGATAGGTAGGACCGGACAGGAACATATAAAACGTTTTAAACAATATCCTAAAGATAGTATTTTATTTTTCCAACAAAATGTTTTTAATTGTTATGTTATAGAAAGGGAAATTATAAAATTATTCAAAATTAAATATAAACAACGTAGAGATATAGGTATTGAATATTTTGAAGGTGATAAAGATATTATGATAAAAAATATTCAAGAAATATGTAACGCTGAAGCTTTAAATTTAAAAAATGAAAAAATAGATATAATAACAAACGATACAGAATTAATTGCATCACAAAATAATAATACTGTTGCAATTACAAACCAAATAGATTCACCATATACATCTATTGCAGATGATGATATTGCATTAGTTTTTTATAACATGAACAAAAATACATTTGTTTGTGCGAAAGAGTCTCCGCAAATGATATGGTTCAAATTAAATGATGATTGTATGTGGGAAAGATTAGCTGGTGTGCCTATTATGAGAAAAATTATTAAAAAACAATTAATTCCAGTATACAAAAAAGAAATCAATATTATTACCAATCTAAATTCTGAAAAAGATATTACAAAAGAAACTATAGAACTAAACAATAAAAACATTAAAAAGATTAATGATGTAATAATAAAAATTAAAACTTATGAATTCTTAACTAAAGTTATCGGCCAATTAGTCACATATTATTTAGATCAAAATTTTATTGAAAAAATTGATAATAATCCGGATATCATGTGTTTTGGTAATGAAATTTTTGATTTAATTAAATGTGAATGGAGATATACATTACCATCTGATTGTTGTTCATTTAAATGTGGCGTTAAAAGAAGTGAATTAAATAATGATAACATTGATGCATTAAACACCATACTTTTAGATATATTTACAACAGAAGAAAGAAAACAATATATGTTAAATCAATTCTCAATGTTTCTAACAGGTCGTAACGAAGCACAATCATTTTTTATTTGGTTAGGTGCCGGAGCTAATGGTAAATCATTATTACAAGATTATTTTAAACATGCATTTGGTGATTATTATTGTGCATTACTTACAAGTTTAATAACTGGTGGCGAAACTCCTCCATCATCCGCAAATTCTGAATTATGTAGAGGTAAAGGTAAAAGAATTGCATTTTTTTCGGAGCCAGAAGAAGGTAAAAAAGCCAATAATTCAATATTAAAGAAATGGTCTGGTGGTGACAGAATTAGTTGTAGAGAATTATATGAAAAACAAATTGAATACGATATATTATTTAAAATGGTTATTGAATGTAATACAAAGTTTGAATTACAAGATGTAAGTGATGATTCTATACCTAGAAGGACCAATTATTGTAACTTTAAAACAAAGTTTATTAATGACGAACAATATAAAAAACAAAACAGGGTATTATTTGATTACCAGAAACTACGGGTTGATGAATATAAAAGTATCGAATTTATAGATAAGATTAAAGGAACATTTATGTATATGTTGGTAGAAAATTATAAGAAATTAAAACACACAAATTTCAAATATGACATACCTAAAGATATGATTTGTGACAGGGATCAATTTTTAGATAACAATAACGAAGTTAAAGTTTTTTTAAAAAATGAATATGAATTCACTGCATCAGAAAAAGATTATATTTCTGTAAAAGATTTGTTCAGCGCATTTAACATGTATGGTTCTAAAAACCATATGAAAATAACAATGAAAGAAAAAGACTTTAAAACAAGAGTATCAGAGGATGTCCCATTTAAAGCGTGTATCCAACCATATATTAATGGGAAACAGGTTAAGATAAGGTCAGTATTTACAAATATAAAGGCACGGGACGATGATGAAGATGATGAAAAAGATAAAGATAATATGCTTGTGAATGGAAAAGATAAAGATAATATGTTTGTGGATGATAAATAACATTCGCAAAGTAATATTTATAAAATACTGAAGTTCCTGTTATAATAAAGTAATATTTTTATGAGGCACTTCTTGAGTATAATTTAATAGGTGGACCAAGGCGATGTCACACCCCTAAAACATACCCCTACCAACACACACTAAAACCCAACCATAGGGAAACAACATCGCCTTGGTCCACCTATTAAATTAATATCCAAAAAAATTGATATATTAAATATATATACACACATATTATTAAAAGTATATTATATATGTCAACAGATACTTTACCATGGATAGAAAAATATAGGCCACAACATTTAAGTGATATTATTTCACATGAACATATTATTAATACTTTAAAAATATTTATAAATAATAGGTGTCTTCCACATTTATTATTCTATGGTCCTCCTGGTTGTGGTAAAACATCAACAATAACAGCATTGGCAAAAGAATTGTACAATAGGTATCATACAACGATGGTTATGGAACTGAATGCATCAGATGACAGGGGTATTGAAGTTGTAAGGGATAAAATTAAAAAATTTGTTATGGCACAAAATGTTTTCTTTGGAAATTCAATTGAAGACAGGGATAATATTTTCAAGTTGGTAATTCTTGATGAAATAGATGCAATGACTCCAGACGCCCAAGCTATTTTAAGGAAAATTGTAGAACAGTATACTGATAATGCAAGATTCTGTTTGGTATGTAATTGCGTTCAGAATATTATTCCAGCATTACAATCAAGATGTAGATTATTCAGATTTTCACCACTTGATAAATTCCACATTAATAATTACATTACAACAGTAATAAAGAAAGAAAATTTAATAATTGATGATGATGCAATTAAAACAGTGATAAAACGTTCATCAGGTGACATGAGAAAAGTTTTAAACATATTACAATCATCAAGTATGACATCTGAAGATATAAATACTTATCAAATAAACAAATGTTTAGGTTATCCTCATGCTCATGACATTGAATATATATTGGATTGTTTAATTAATAAAAATTTTGAAGAAGCATATGTAAACATTGTTACAGTAAAAATTAAAGAGGGTTTATCATTGGGAGATATAATTACAGAAATTCATGATATATTGATTGATTATATTTTGGAAAATGATACAAGTATACAATGTGTAAAATCGCTATCATGTGACCATATAATGGTTATTTTGGATAAAATGAGACAAATGGAAGCAAACCATTATTGTAACACAAATGAAAATATCCAATGTAGTGGACTTGTAGGGGTATTTAAAATAGCTATGCCCCCAATAAAAAATTGATTTTTTTAATATATATAAAAGAATAATTAATACTATATACCATTATATATATGGACGATGAGTGGCATGTTGTTCAACGTAAGAAGAAAGAAACAAAACATACTCCAGCTCCATATGTGCCTATATCCTTAAATCATCAAAAAGGACCTATACCAACTAAATTTCCAAAAAGGGACGTACAACAAAAGCCGGTTAATGTTCCAATTGAAGAGAAAAAAGAAATCGTTGATTTACAACCTATCGTGGGTAATGGCCAAGATATCATGTTGAATTATGAATATGTATTATGGGTTCATTCTACTCAGAATAATGATTGGTCATTAGCAGGTTATAAAAAATTATGTACGATTAAAAATGTGTCTGAATTTTGGAGATTGTTTAATAATATCCAAAAATTAAATTTTAAAAATAACAATTTTTTCCTCATGAAATCTGGAGTTAACCCAATTTGGGAAGATGAACATAATAGAGGCGGTGGCATTTGCTCATTGAGAATTGAAATGGACCATGCATTGAAAGTGTATGAATTACTTTGTATATTTTTGATGTGTGACAAATTGGTAAATGATATTGACGATATCAATGGAATATCAATTACTCCCAAAAATAACTGGGCAATCCTTAAAATTTGGAACAAGAATAAACATAATAAAATTGACAAATTATTAAACAAAAGTATTATGGAAAAATACAAAAATGTAAGTATCCAATATAAGGAAAATCAACCAGAATATTAATTTTATTTATCTAAAAATTGTTTGAAAAAATTATGTTTTGTAACAATTGTATCTATTCCATCAGATACATGATAAGCAATTAATTTAAAAACAATTGATGGTTTTATATTACAAAATTTTGGATCATCCATCAAAAATTTTGTAACTTCATATTCTCCAGATGGAAATGGATAATTGACCCATAATAATTTTGAAACTTTGTCAAAAATTTCATAATAATATGACTCATCAATTTCTAATAATAATTTTGTATAATTTAAGTTTAACAATTTTTTGCTCATTTTAATTTTACAAGTAAAAGATCGATCATCATTATCATCATATAAATTTTTAAAATCATCATCTTCATAGTTATCAAATAACATATTTTGACTATGATTATAACTATTTCCTTGGGTATTAATAAATTTATTATCATATTTGGTTATGTTTTTGTATGTGAATCTCCGAGATGATCTATCTTCAAGCATCCTATTGCGAAATTCTTCCGATAATATACCTCTTCCAGATTTATTTGGGGTTGTTATCATTAATCTCATAAGATCTTCAAATGTTAAGTCACTAACAAACTCTCTTTGTAACCGATGAGTGAATCCACATTCTTTGCGTATTTTATGGAGTATCAAACATTTTAGATCTATATTTAAATATTTGAGTTCAAATAAATGTTCCACAATTCTATCATCACCATGCAAAGCGACCCATCCGATAATAGTTTTCATTTTATCATTGATCATATCAAATTTGTCATTTACACGGATACATTCAATTAAAATTTTCTTAAATTTTGTATTGTCACAGTTTATTATTTCACATAATAATTCTTCAGTGGTGAGACAGTTTGTATAGATAGGTCCACCATTATTTTTTATTGATTCACGTATTGATAATAGGTTTAATTCTTTTGTATTACCAAGAAAAGATATATCACCATCATGTAACATTAAATCTGAAATTCCTAATTTGTATGCATGAGGTATTAAATTAGCATTAATAGGATTATTACTCATTATTCTCATTAGTAGTTTTACGTCAGTTACTCGTTCGCCTAATTTTCTTATAATATTAATATCATCCTTATGTGTTTTTGATTTATCTAAACTATAACAATAACGCAAGGCTCGTTTTAATAATAATGTTATTATATTATCATTATACATATCACTATCATTTCTTATCAAATCCATTAAATACTTCTCACCATAATGGAAATGGTTTAAGAGTCTGTCAATACACATATCCATGTTATATTTAAATGCAATTGGTAGTATAATTTTTGAAGCATCGTAACTTATTGCATGTTTATCAATATTATTTATAATATTTTTATTTTCCAATTTGCAAACTAATTTTAATGTATCAGTATTATTAATTCCAAATAACTTGGTAATAAATTCCAACAATATTACTGTTATAGAAGGATCATGATTAAACGCATATGTAACACAATCATTAACATACGTATCAATATCATCTTTTGGATATTCATTTTCAGAAAACATAATGAGTATCTTATTTATACTTTCCACGTGTCCATATTTGCACCCCACTTTGAACACGTCAAGCAATCCTACATCACTATATCGTACCATCGCTCCTACACAATGGACACAATTATGTTCCATTGCATTTATTTTATAATCCATTACATCGTCTTTTATTTCTCGATCTTCAGCAAAGTATGCCAAGTTTATACCTTTGCAAAGCCTCAATAATTTTAACACGTCGTGAAGTTTTAAGTAGGGGAGTAATGCCTGTAATAATTCAGGATAATTAATTGGAAAATATTTGTCAATTCCAATTGGAGGGAACTTTTGGTCTGTAATTACTAACCTATATTTTGTAATATTTGGATCATATTGACTATCGGTTGGTTCCAATTCCAAATTTTTTATGTTTGGGTGAAAATTTGACATTATGTTCTTACATGTTTCGACACTTAGGAGTTTCATATTTCCTTTTATAAGTGTAGCACTATATGATTTCACATAATGAGAGCAACAAGCAATAAAAAAATCAATTTTTTTATAAATAAATGAAAAATTATGAGCTGAATTGTTTGAAGAATTTATGATGCATAGAAACTATTCTATCAAATAATTTAAAATATTGACATGTTCCTGTTGTATGTAATGGAAATACATATGTACCAATAACCAACATTCGCATGACGATCGATGGTTTGGCATTACAAAATTTTGGATTATCAACAAAGAATAATAATTCACTCACGTCCATAAATTCTACTCCTCTCATATCCCATATTTTATCAAGTATTTCATAATAACATGTCCCGTCAAGTTTTAATAGATATTTGGCGTGGTTTATGCTATCTATTTCAATTATTGAATCAGTAGACATGTTTTCATCATATATGTGATCTTTATCATAACATTTAAGTTTCCTACATCTCAATTTTTGGATTAACTTTAGCTTGATATCTGTTTGTTTAATACTAAAGATGAATTTTAAAAGTGTATCATTTGAAAGATTATTTGCAAAAAATGTATTCCTGTTGTATTTTACTGCTTGATCAATTGATATAATATTTAACTCTTCTGAATCTTGCAAAAAATTTAAATCCACTTTGATGTCATGTTCATAAATTCTTCGAACTAACAACTTTTTTAGTTTTACATCTAAATTTTTTAATTCATATAAATGTCTTATTACATGTATATCATTAAGAAAAACTGACCATATAATAATGTTTCGCATAGCTTCATAATGGTCATATAAATTATGTGTATCATTAATTTCCATTATTAGACTTCGTTTAATTTCAAAAATATGGCTAACTTTTATAAAATGTAACAAATCTTCCAATAAAAGTTTTGATTTAAATATTTGTACAATATTGCCTTTTATTAAAGATTGTTCTATTGACAAAATATTTAAATCCCTTGTCTCATCAAGGAAGTCCATAAAGGTATGGGTATAATAAAACTTGCTGTTGTATATTATTGGAACTAAAAGTTTTATAAATTGTTCTCTGAGATTTTTTAAATTACAAAGATGATATATTAAATACCTATTACCCTTATTCAGTACATATTTTACTATATGTTCCATATCATCATCATAATTATTAAGCTCTGGAACATCCTTAATTTTTTCTATTAAACTTTCTTTAACTATTTCATTCTCAGTTGTTCTTATATAATATAGCAAATCTTCTAATGAAAACTGCGATGTGTATACACGACCAATATTATTTTTGATAGCTTCTTTTATCGATAAAATGTTTAGTTCAATTGATTCGTCAATAAAATTCGAGCCATCATAAATGTGCGTTTGATAAAATATTGGTATCATTTTCTTTTTTAAATCTATATCCATATTTTTTAAATCACCAATTTTTAACATTAATACTTTTTTAACATTTATATTATCTATATTAACACCAAAATTTAAAATTTCATTTGGTGTAAGATAACATGTATATACACTTACATTTACCCATTGATACTTGGAGGCCTCTTGTATTGACAAAATATTTAGTTCTTTTGTTTTATCAAGAAATCCCAAATATTTGCTGAGATTAAATTCATAAGCTCTTGGAACCAATAATAATTTTTCATTGTTCCCAATAGAAGAGTTTGCCAATATTTGTTTAATAACAGATACATAACCTATTTTAGCGGCCATATTAATAATGATATTCCAATCAGTTTCCCCTAAAAGTGGATAACTAATGACCAATTGCAATATTAAGTTTCTGATTTTTACATTATAATCATTAATACTATTCCTAAGAATATTTAATAATAATTCACGATTATCATCATTATTCTCGGCAACGATACATTTTACATATTTTACTAACTTATATTTTAATAAATATGGAAAAACGATTTTTTTAATATCAGTATTTAATTCAGAAAGATTTTGTAAAGCCATAATATTCTTGATGATGATTTCATTTTCCAATACGCAAATTGAAATTAATGTGTCAATATTTTCAATTTTGAAATGTTTAGTAATAGACTCCAATAATAGTACAGTTTTGGGAAGTTCATGATCAAAAGCATTCATCACACAATCGTTAATAAAGATTTCTTTGTCATTTTCTGAATAATTACAGTTTGATGTATTTTTGTTAAAGAATGAATCATCTAATGCATTTATACTTTTAACAGATCCATGTTTGCACCCTAATTTGAACATTACAAATAATTCATCATTATGATATCTTATCATTCGTCCAACACACCCAGCACAATTATATTCCATAGCATTTACCATAAGTTCTCTTAAAATTATATTGCTTGTTCGTGTCTCACCAAAATACGACATGTATATGCTTTTGGAGACTCTAATAAATGCTAATACGCCATGAATTTTTAAATGGGGAATTAGCACTGTTAATAATTCAGGCCAGTTTATTGGTGAGTATTTATTAACACCATTTGATGATATATTTTGATTGATGACCAAATTACAATTCTTAATATTGGGATGGAATTGTGCCAATATTTTACCATATAGGTATTGGGATTGTTCCATGTTAAAGCTTAAATAGCGGGCGCACTATATAAATCCACATAATGAGGGTAACAAGCAATAGAAAAATCAATTTTTTCCATAAAAAATATAACATATAATGCGTCATAACATATTAATATAATTTATAAAAGTAAATTATAATGTCGTCATCATCAGAACGATCAAATACTTCATCATCAGAAGAAACAAAGACTGTCACAGAAATACATAATTCTGATTCTTCATCTTCTTCATCATCTGAAGAAAGTAAAAAGAAGGTGTCAAATGTTAAAATAACAAAAGAATTCCAAGAAAATGTAATAAAATATGTTAAATTGGATGATTTAATTAAACAAAAACAAGAAGAATTAACAGAACTTAAAAAGCAGTTAAAACCATGTGAACAATTTATTTTATCATCATTAGATTCATTAAATGAATCATCAATCGGTATTACAAATGGAACTTTAGTTAAAAAAAAAGTAGAAACAAAGACTCCATTAAGTACCGACATTATTAAAGCAGGATTATTAAAAAAATTCAATGATGCAAATGCCGTTGAAGAATTGGTAAAAATGATAGAAGGCGAAAGGGCTTTAAAAACTAAGACAGATTTAAAGAGAACAAAAGGTAAACCTGATGGAGAGAAAAAAGCCAAGAAAAAAACAACAACTAAAAAACAATAATTTATTTTTTAATATTTATATTTATTTTTGAATTATCATAATATGTATAACTATAATTTTTACGTTTGTATGTAATTGGCAATGTATTTTTTTCATGATATATTTGTAATGTATTTTTTTTATTTTTCATTTTGGTTTCCTCAATAGTTTTTTGCTTTACATTGATTTCTGATAATAATAATCCTTTAAATTCTGTATTGGAAGTATCCTCAACAAGTTTTAAAAGCCTTTGAATTGATAGCATATTGCCATAAAAATATGTCCTGTTATATTTAATAGCTTGTTTAATAGACAAGATATTAAATTCTTCAGTTTTTGAGAGAAATGTTAAATCAGCATAAATATCATATTCATAAACTTTTGGAACTAACATACATTTTAATGTATCATCTAATGATTTCAAATTAATAAAATGTTCCATAGCAATTTTATTATCATTTATTATAACCCATTTAATAATTGTTTTCATTTTTTCCATATCCCAACATGAAATTTTATGATTGTCACTTATTTTATATATTAATCTCTCTTTAACGTTTGAATTTTCAGCGTCAATTATAAATTGTAAATGTTCGCCAGTTGAAAGTTTGTTAATATATACTTCCCCATCACCATAATTAGTAGCTTGCTGAATTGATAAAATGTCTAGTTGTCTTGTTTCATTTATACGTGCAACATATTCACTAAGGTTAAATTTATAAGCACTACGTACACATGCCATTTTAATTGTGTCATCAACATTACTTGTTAGTATTTCTAATGTTATATGTTCACTGTCAACGTAGTCCACGAGATCAATGATAAATGGTATATCATCTGTTGCAATTGACAAAAATATCAAATATTGTATAAATATATCAACTATTCTATAATCATAATCCTTATAATTTTTTTTAAGGAGATCTATCAAAAATGGGTAATTATTTTGTGTCAAACTTTTAATATTATGGATTACATCGTCTACCATATTGAACAAGCACATATGGTGTAACATTAATACCATATATTCACTCGAAAACATATAATTGTCATAATCTATATATTTAATCATATTTTTAAACATTTTTTGACTCGGATTTTGACAGATTATAGATATAGATTTCAAATGACCTATGTTAATATGTTTTGTGATATATTCAAATAAAATTGTGCGAGTATCATTGTCGTGTTTTGAAGCTTCTATAATAATTTCATGTATAAAACAATCCTCTATATTAGCATTTTCTAAAGTATCTAAAATTTCGGTAGGAGGTATATATTTTCCTAAATATCTGTTTATACTCCATAAACCATGTTTCATTATATGGAGACATTTTAAAGATTTATATTTTATTGCAGTTAAATATGTTTGTGGGGACATGTTATTACAAGGGAAATAGTAAAACATATCTTCGGTACATTTTACACAATCATATTTTATGGCATCTATTAAACTATTTTTAATATTACATTCTTTATACAATTTACTAATTGTCAGTTGCATACGTTTTGAAACATTTATTAATTTCAATAAATCATGTATTTCTAAATATGGTAATAACGAATCGAATAATGCAGGATAATTAATAGGATCGTATATATTTACATTGTCACAATTTATATTTGGTTTAACATATATTTTGTCATCTGTGATTTTAACACTCCTATGGTGTATCGGAAATATACAACCAAATAGTGACATGAATTGTATTTATAATATTTTACAAGTATGTTAAGATATTATAATTTCAATTTTTTTATAAATAAATGTCATATGCTATTTTTAAATTTTTCAAAATATTTGTGATTAGATACGATTTTATTTCTTGATAATTCAAATTCTGCCAATTTTAATAATTTTATAACTGTTGATGGTAACACTTCATTAAATTTTTTATGCATAACTAATATGGCAAAAACTTCTTGTAGGTCGTTTTTATAATTACGAAAAGCATGATTATTTGACGGAAAATTGGAAAGTTTCATGGCTTTATTAAAAATTGGATGATAATATATATCACCTTTATCTAATAAAGATTTGGTATATTCTATATTCATAATTCTTTCATCTACTTCATTATCTAGATATTTATCGACAGGGACTTTAATATCTTTGTCTAAATTTGCAACATCATCCAAATCTATATATGACAATAACATTTCCTTTGTTTTCCAATTTGACATTCTATTTGTATTAAAATCTGATATATTTATATAAAATTTTAAAATTTCTTCAGTTGTCAATTTGTTTGCATATATTGGACCATTATTGTTTTGTAGTGCGCAAGTTATCGAAAGAATATTTAATTCTTTTGTATACATGAGTTCATCCATATACATAAATATCTGTTTTTTATATAAGTATGGTACTAAAAGTTTTCTGAATTTAATATCGATGCATTTATAACTAAATACTAATTCCATAAATATATTGTCACTATGCATTGCCCAACTAATTATTTTTAGTACTAGATTATCATAACAAGATGGTATTAAATATTTTTCTTTACCAAGTTTTCTTATTAAATTTTCTTTTACTTTTTTCTTATCACTACTGATAATGAAACTTAGTAAGTCTTTTATCGAAAGTTTATCAGTATAAACCAGTCCATTGTCATTTTTGTTTGCTTCTTGTATTGATAGTATATTTAGTTTTCTTGTAAAGTCTAAGAAAGGTACAAGGTTACTTAAATTATGTTTGTATGTTTCAGATACAAATGATAATTTTTGATTATTATTAAAATTTCTCGATAATAAAAATGATTCTAATATATTTTTATTATCAAAATCGCGTATAATACTCATTAGAAAATCCACATCGATTTTATTAATTTTGTATTCATGTGTAATTTTTTTAAATATTATTTCGATTACACGTCTACTATAAACGTTTATATTTTCTTTTAATAAATTTATCAAAAATTCATAGTCTTGATTACCAAATTTATTAATATTATGAAAAACATATATATTCATGTCATATTTACAAAAATGTGGGAATATCGCTTTTACACATGATTCACTAATAAATGTTCCAGAACTTAAACCTAATTTGTCAACAATATTGTTAATTATAGTTGCATCTACATTTTTGCATATTAAATTTAATGTGTCACAATGATCAATTTTAAAACATCCAGTAATGCATTGTAATAACGATAACTGTATTTTTAATTCATGCGTTTGAGCATACATAACACATTTATGAATACATTTTATAAGATTACCATTAGTATCAGCAAGATTGACATCAATTGGAGGATATATTATATTATTTATACTAAGATTTGTTAAATATGTAAAATAGGTTTTTATATTATATAAACTTTTTACATGACCGAATTTACAAATAGTCATAAGTATTTCAGGTATATATTGTCTGTTGTATGCAAGAACATGTCTTATGCATTTATAACATCCATGCTCTGCGCAATTTATTATTTCTTTATAATCACATGGTTTATCATAAGTTATATTAGAAATAATATAACTTAATTGTTTGCTAACCAGAGATAACTTTAATAGATCATGAAAATTAAAATATGATAAAAATACATCTGTTAATTCCAAATATTTAGTATGGATATTGTTGTCATTACATTTAAACTTCAATCTGTTATTCACTAAATCATCAGAATGTTGACTTTTAAATATAAGTGTGAATGGTACATCCATTGTTTTACAATACATAATAATATTATTATCTAATAACTATATAGAGTATAAATTTCAATTTTTTATTTAGGTATCAACACATCAAAACCAATGTATTTATTTATATCTTTTACCAATTGATCACTATATATTTCTTCTGGAAATGCCATGGAATTTCTACAATCATGTCTACAACCTGGCAAAGTTTCATTTATTAAAAAAACTGCATATTTTTTATTATTGAGATATGTTAATATGTCATCATAATTGTCTATTTCCAAATGTTGTTCGAATGATATTATTGGTCTATTAGTATCTATCAAGTTATTGCTTCCAATTATTACCCTATATTCCATTCCTTCAACATCCAAATGAATATAACCAATATTTTCAATTTCTTTTTGTTCATATAAATAATCCAATGACACCGCATTCACTTTATTTTTACCATCAATACCGACTTCATTTTGAACAAAAGAACAATGATTTATATCATGATTAGTTGATAATATTTCATTTTTATCACTGATTGCATATTGTATAACTTTAACATTTGAAATATCATTAATTTTACATATTTCTTTTATAAAATTACAATTTGCTTCTGATGGATCAATTGAATATATAACACCATCTATATTTTTTGCCCATGGTATAGTGTTATCACCTATCCATGCACCTAAATCTATAAAATTATTTTTTATTATATTATTATTAATTAAAAATGTATTGATCCTTCTGAACAATATTTCGTGATGATCCCTAGTAGAAAATGCATTTGAAAAATTGTGGTTTGGTAGGATGACATTAACGTTATTATCATTTGTAAATATGCATGATTTCATGTTATATATTACAAAGATAGTTTTATTTTATTGACTTTATCAAACCAATATTTATATTCATGTAGACATAATCCAGGTATTTTATATTTTCATTCACAAATGTTTTATCAAATAACATGTTACTATTATCCAGCAGTTTTTTATCAAAGTTTTCATTGAATGACATGCCATAAATATATACAATTGACAAGTTAGGCGTATATTTGTCGCTTTTATATATACCAATTTTATTGAACATCTTTTTTAGTATAAATATGTAGTTGAAAAATACAATAGGATCAAAATGAAAAGGTAATAGTATTAATGCATCACCTCCAGGTTTTAATTTTAATGCCAATAATTTTAACATACTGTTTTGTAATTTGTTATTTAAATTAACCATATCACTAAACTTTGTATTTTTATCTTTGATATTATGTCTTACAAAACATTCACCTGTTACATAATCTACTTTTTCAAGTTGTAATTTATCAAAATCATCATTCAATAGATCAAAATATATAACTTTATACCTATCTTTGTAATTTTCGATGAATTCACTTGGTTTGTATCCTCCTTTATCAATTTGTAATGATATACCATTACCTGTTATTTTTTTGTTGTTGTCCAATATGTGAATAGTATGAGTATTTGGATTTGAACAAATATCAATAAAACTATTGTATTTTGTTGTATCAATTCCAAATGCTTTGTATGTTGATTTAACATATCTGTCGTCTTCTTTATTATTAGTATATTGTTCTTTTCCTATATTACCTAAAATATTTTTCTTGTTTACTTCTTCATATAAAAATTCACCAATATAAAATTGATTTGATAATGATTTTATGTATTCTAACATCTATATCAATAATAAATAAATTAATATATTTATTGTTACAATTTTATTGAACATTATGTATACATCCATAACAATTAAAGCCATGGCGATTTTACAACGCTATGTTTATAATTTTAACTAAATTATATATGTGTATCATAGCGTTGTAAAATCGCCATGGCTTACATAAATAAAAATTGTAATAACAATATAACTACAATATATTAACACTACTATTTCAATTTATTTTCCACCCCTAAAATAAATAAAAAATTGAAATATAAATGATATAAACATATATCTAATTATATATTATTAACAGGAGCTTATGAGTGGTAAAGGGAAAAATGTAAAATCATATACTACAAGTAGCGAACAAACAACTTCAACATTAACCACATCATCAGCACAAAACAATGATGACATCCATCCAAACAACAATATGCCAACTGATGAATTGTATAAATTCATTGATTTATATTACAAAAAAAAGAACATTATGTATTCACATTTATATAATTCTTTTGATAAATTATTAGATGAGGATATACCAAATTATTTGATGACAACTAAATGTTCATTTTTTGAAAAGATGACAAAAGAAGAAGTAATTGAATATGGATTTGAATTTAGTGATATTGCGATAAGGCCACCATTTATTGATACAGATAATGAAATTATGTTACCACAAAAAGCAAGAATTAATAGTTTAACATATTCATCAAAATTAATTGGGACAGTTAGACAGTATAAAAAAAGGACAAATATAGCTACTGGTATTGTTACAAAAAGTATTGTGGGTAATCCAGAACACGAATATCACATTACTAATATACCAATAATGGTAAGATCAAAATATTGCACACTTAATTTAATTAAAAACGCTGATCCGACTGAATGTAGATATGATCCAGGAGGTTACTTCATTGTTAAAGGTAATGAAAAGGTAATATTATCATTAGAAAGAATGATTTTTAATAAACCATTAGTTTTCATTAAAAAGGAAGGAACAACCAGTACTCATACAGTTCAAATCAATTCAAAATCTTATAAAAATGACATCATGCAAATTACAAATATAGTTATAAGAAAAGATACATCAATTGTAGTAAAAGTTTCAATATTCACTGACATTTCTGCATTTATCTTAATGAGAGCCTTAGGTATTGAATCTGACAGTGATATTATTAATTATTGTGTATATGACAGAAATGATGTCGACATGATGAATTTAATGAGAATGTCATTGGAACATTCAAAATCTGATAAGGATGTAAAAATATTAACCCAAAGTGATGCACAATTATATTTAATTAATAAAATAAAAATAATTAAAAAATATAGCAGTGATAAAGAACTTGAAAAATCAGAAAGAAAACTACATTTATTACAATTATTATCTGATAACTTTTTACCACATGTAGAAAGTAGTAGTTTAATTGAAAAAGGATATTATGTTGGATATATGATCAATAGATTATTACAATGTTATTTAGGTAGAGTTAAACCAGATGATAGAGATAATTATATCAACAAAAACATTGAATTACCTGGTCAATTAATATTTGAAATTTTTAAACAATATTTTAAAAAGACATTAAATGAGTGCAATAAGTTTTTCAAAAAGAGAAATCAAAATGATGATGCACCATTAAATATAATTACCCAAATTAAACCATCAACAATTGAATTAGGATTGATGGTTACTTTGTCTACTGGAACTTGGAATAAAAGAAAAGGTGTAGCCCAACCATTACCAAGGTTCACATATCAACAAACATTGACAGCTTTGAGAAGAATAAATTCCCCTTCATTAGATGCATCAACTAATAAAATTACTGGACCCAGACATTTACATCCATCTGTCGTAGGTCCATTATGTTTTATTGAAGTTCCAGAAGGTGCAAAAGTAGGTTTAGTTAAGAATTTATCTTTAGTAGGAACTGTTACTGTCATTAAAAATTCACAAAAAAATATTGTGAAAAATATTGTGAAACCATTGGTAATATCACCAGTTGATATTTCATCTAAAGAGATTGGATCATATACCAGAGTTCACTTAAATGGATATATCATTGGATTGACTAATAAACCAAGAGAACTTTATAATAAATTAAAAGAAATGAAGTTTTCAGGGACATTTGATCCACATGTTAGTATATCCCATTGCATCAAATCAGAAATTGAATGTAATGATATTAGAATTAATTGTGATTCAGGTAGAATTATACATCCAGTGTTAAGAGTTGAAAATAATACTATATTATTATCTCAAGATATGATTGATTTGATTGATACAAGTGATAATCCAAATCCAACTAAAATTACAACTTTAAATGAATTCATGATTAAGTTTCCAAAAGTTCTTGAATTTATTGATACTGATGAAAAATATACTGCAATGTTAGCAGTGTATCCTAGTGATGTAGAATTAATGAGAAAAAGACAAATTCAGTCAGCAAAGGATGTTAAAAAATTAACTCCTGATGATTTTAAAAATATTGTAAATAGATATGATGAATTTACATATATTAAATATACTCATTGCGAAATTCATCCATCATTATTAATTGGTGTTGTAGCATCAAATATTCCATTTGCTGATAGAAATGCAGGACCGAGAAACATGTTTCAGTATTCCCAAGCAAAACAGGCCATTGGTATTTTTTCAACAAATTATAGACATAGATTGGATATTTCATACATCTTATATCATGCACAAAGACCAATTGTTACAACAAGATCTATGAAACACACCAATTGTGATAGATTACCTGCTGGTGAAAATGTTGTAGTAGGTATTGCATCTTATACTGGTTATAATCAAGAAGATAGTAACTTGTTGAGTAAATCAGCAATAGATAGGGGATTATTTAGAACCACATCCCTTAAAAAGGAAATGGCTACAATCCAAAAGAATCAAGCAACATCACAAGATGATATATTCATAAAACCTGATGTAAGTCAAGTTACAGGAATTAAACATGGAACTTATGATGGTGTTAATGAGCAAGGTTATGCACCTGAAGAAACTGTTTTACAGAATGGTGACATTATCTTAGCCAAACTATCACCAATACAACCTACTGGTCCAAGTAAGAAGATTTTTAAAGATAGTAGTGTATTTTACAAAGCAGGATTTCCGGGTGTTGTTGACAGAGTTTATACTAAGATTATCAATCATGAGGGTTATGAGATGAGAAAGACCAGAACAAGATCCATGAGAACCCCTATAATTGGAGATAAATTTTGTTCTAAGATGGGACAGAAAGGAGTTAATGGATTACAATTGACTGCATCAGACATGATGTTTACTAGTAGAGGTATGACAATTGATGAGATCATTAATCCTAATTGTATGCCTTCTAGAATGACCATGGGACAATTGGTTGAGAAATTGGTTGGTAAGATTGCAGCATGTGAAGGTCATGAAATTGATGGAACCATCTTTAGTGATCTCAGTGTTGAGGAAGCCCGGGCCAGATTAAAATTGTTGGGTTATGATGATGATGGTTGTGAGGAGTGTTACAATGGGATGACCGGTAAGAAGTTACAACACAGGATTTTTGTTGGACCGAGTTATTATCAGAGGTTGAAACATATGGTGGCCGATAAGATCCATTGTTTGACTATGGACCATGAAGTGTTAACATATGATGGATGGAAATTATATAACCAATTAACAATGGGTGATAAGATTGCAACATTGAAAGATGGTAAATTGGTATATGAAAGTCCTATTGCATTATTATACTATCCAGATTTTACAGGAAAATTATATAACATCAGCAATCAACAAATTGATTTGAGTGTTACTGATAATCATAGAATGTGGATATCACAACCATATGGACGTGCCAGAGAATGGCAGCCATATAAATTAGTCCAAGCTAGTGAACTTGTTGGTAAACATGTGAAATACCAAAAAGATGCAGTTTGGGATGCACCTGATTATCAATTTAAACTTCCATCTATTGTTGATAATAATAATGTTATTAGAGATGAAAAAGTTTTTGATATGGATGCATGGTTAACAATTTTTGGTATATGGATGGCAGAAGGTTGGACATCAACATCACCAGATAAACGCTGGCCAAATACCCAAAGCTATAGAGTTGTGATATGCCAATGTAAAGGCCGTGTCAGAAATGTTATAGATCTTGCTTTTACAAAACTTGGATATAAGTTTTACAGCACTGATGATACATTCACAGTGAGTGATAAACAATTATATACATACATGGAAAAATTAAGTGTAGGTGCCCCAAATAAACAATTACCTGAGTGGGTTTGGGAATTGAGTAAAGATCAATGCCAAAAGTTAATTTTCAGCATGATGCTTGGAGATGGTACATTCCCTAAAGAAGATACCAATTGGTGTTATTATACCTCATCAATAAAACTTAGGGATGATTTCATGAGATTATGTTTACATGCCGGTTGGTCTGGTAATTTTAGTAAACACCATGAAATTGGTCATACTACAACATATAAGGGTAGAAATATTGTGGCAAGACATGACTTGTGGAGAATTGGTATTGTTAAGAATAAAAATAATCCTGCTGTGAATCATGGACATGTTAAAGGCCAAAATATCCAAGTTGAACAAACAGTTGATTATACTGGAGCAGTGTTTTGCTTACAGGTACCATCTGAAGTGTTCTATGTTAGAAGAAATGGTAAAGGGGTGTGGACTGGTAATTCAAGATGCCGTGGTCCACAGACACAATTGACAAGGCAACCGCCGGAGGGCAGAGCTTTATTGGGGGGCTTAAGATTTGGAGAGATGGAGAGAGATGCAATGATAGCACATGGTTTAGGCAAGTTCCTCAAAGAAAGACTCCTTGAAACTAGTGATGTCTACCATTGCCATGTCTGCAACAAGTGTGGCCTCTTTGCTTCTCGTTTATTGAGAGCTCAAACAAATAATAGATCATCAACCAATGATATCTACTATTGCATGGCATGCAAAAATTATACTGACATTAGTAAAATTAGAATTCCATATGCTTTCAAGTTACTAATTCAAGAGCTTTTAAGTATTAACATTGCTGCTAGGATCGTGACACAAAAATTTCCAAGTGATTGTTAATTTATTTATAAAAAAATTGAAATTAAAACATATTAAATATATTATGTTTTTATCTTAATATGACAAATCCCCAAATCATGACTACAAATCCCCAAGACAATAATGGTTGTGGAGAATTTTATGATGGAACTACTGGTAAGAAATCACAGCACGTTATTTTTGTTGGACCGTGTTATTACCAAACGTTGAAATATATACTGGTAAATAAAATTAACTCTAAATGTAATGATCCACAGACCTAAAAATTTTCAAGCAACTATTAATTTATTTATAAAAAAATATTAAAATATAATATGTATATTATTAAATAAAAACACATCACAACACACCCTCACAACACACCCGCATATTATCCCCACTAATCCCATACTTCGCCACAACATCCCTCAAAGTAGCATTAGATGCAAAACACTTTTTATAAACTGTAATCAAAGATAGTTCACATTTCAATTGTTTCATAACTTGTATCCCTAAATATTTTTTATCTGAAACTATATAATCAAGTGCATACATATCCAACTTTATATCATTCTCATCCAAAAACTTTTTCAGTTTATCAAATGTAGTCCTCTTGGCCCTACACAACTCATACAATTTCATACGAAGTGGATCATATTTACTTGTATATTCAACAGGATGACAATCATTCAAAAAACATGAAAAGTATAATTTTTCATCATATTCAATCCCAAATCTTTCTAAATTTAATAAATACGCCTTTTGTAATAACAAATAATCAATATGTTCAAATTTTATTACAAATCCATGAATTATAAATAGTTCAACAATACTTATAATATTTTTAACTATGCCATCATCATAATGATCATTGACTATTTTATAAAAAGTAGCATCGTCTGGTATTATCTTATAATTTAAAACTTTAGCAATCAAATCACAATTTAATGACATAACACTTAAATCCAATGTGTATTTATCCGGTAAAATATTATACTCAGACATAATACTATTTGCAATATTAATATAACCCTTCCTGCAAGTAACGTTTAATATTTCTACATCTGGTATCACCCCACATTTTTTAAATGATGTAATTACTTTAATGAAAGTTTCCTCATTATTTGTGCTCCCATTACGTCTATATTTATATCTTTTATTATTTAATGGTGTAAACCTATCATCATCTTCCAATAATATATGCATATGTTCTATTGTAAGTTTATGTCCATTATCAATTAATTTAAATATGTAATCAATATCATAATTACCAATTATTAATTCTTTCACAAATAAATCTGAATAGCCAAATTTATTTATCATGTAATTAATTATTTTAGGATGCATGTTTTTTAAATCTTTCGTATTTTCAAATATTTTAGAAAATTCTTCATTACTACAATTCATAAATAATGCATCCAAAAATATATCTAATTTATTATCTCTCAAATGGACATTTGTAATATCATATGACATCAAACATGGAATTAATTTAAAATAAGCCTGATCAAAAGGTTCTGTACTATTTTTTATAATTTTTATACATTTATAAAATATATCTTTTCTATCCTTTAATAATGATGAATATGCTATAAATATCACATTTTTATGTAAAGTGTCATAATGTTGGATATCAAAATTATGATACTTACCGTGTTTTAATCTCCAAAGAAATTCATTATCGAAATTATAATGTATCTCGAATAAACAGTCAATGACATATGATTGAAAGTCTCCTACTTTATATTTATATATTTTTTCAAATATATTAGAAATTTCTTTTTGTGTAAAATTATAATTTGTAAATATATATTTAATTATTGTTTTATGGTTATCATCAGTAGATAATAAAAATTTATCCCCACAATCAACTGTATATGTCGATTGTCTAATAAACTGACTAATTTGTTTTTGAGTGAAAGTATATTTCATATTTACTGCTTTAATTAATTCATCAATAAGAGGTTGTGTATCACTAAGTTTCTTATATTCATTATATAATAAACTTTTATTGTCTCCCAACCATTTATTTAAGTTTTTAGTTAAATTATCCATTGGTTATTCTATACTGTAATCTATTGTATCTATAACATTACAATTTCAATTTTTTAATAAATAAAATTGAAATAGTAATCATATATCTGATAATATATATTATTTATTATTAAACATGTCACAACTAATAACACAATATATCGAAAGTAAAATCAATAATAAAAATATTGTTAATAAAATATATGATTTCTTAATTAATAACATAATTACCAATATTGATGACACGATAATATACAATAATATGTTAATCTATAAAAAAATAACAATTCCGGATAGTTTTACAATATCGCATGATCATTATCCAATTACAGAATATTCATATAGTTTACATATTGATAATTCGGATGTTTTAATTACTTTAGGTATTGATTTTTTTGGTATTAGACAATGTGGAGATAAGTATTGTTATTACATTATTTTATCCTAATTTATAATACTTCTGAATAAACTTCCCTCATATTTTCACCAGTTATTTTATACTTATCTATAATATCTTTTAAACTTTTGTCCGACACATTAAATTTCTTATAAACAGTGATCAATGGTAACTCACACTGTAATTTCTCTAAAACTCTCGCACCTAATTTTGCTTTATCAGAAACTATATAATCAAGTGCATACTTATCTATTTTTACATCATTTTTTTCCATAAATTCTTTTAACTTCATGTAGGTTATTTTTTTACTTCTACACATCCTATAAAATTCCATCCTTACTGGTTCATACTTATTCATATATGTATCTGGATGATATTCATTCAAAAAACATGCAAAATATAATTTTTCATCATATTCTATACCAAACCGATTTAAGTCCTCCAAATATAATTTTTGTGATAGCAAATGGTTAATATGTTCAAAATTTATTTTAAAACCATACATTATTAATAATTCAACAATACTTATTGCTGTTTCTACTTTTTTAGGATCATTATTAATTAACTTATAAATTATATCATTATCAGGGATAATTTTATATTTCAATATTGCATTTACCAAGTCAATATTTAATGATGAAACACTCGACTCTAATGTTTCTTTATTTGGCAAAATATCATATGTTGTAAGTAATTCAAGAGCTACGTCATGATAACCTTTTTTACATGTAATATTCAATGTAACTAGGTTTGGAATCACGTTACATTTTTTAAATTGTGTAATTATTTCATTAAACATTTTTTTCTCATAATTTCTCTTCTCTTCATTTCTGCCATATTTATCATTTGGTAATTTAAACCTGATATCATCTGATAATAACATATGTAAATGTTCAATTGTAAGCTTATGACCATCGGTAATTAATTTATAAATATATGCAATAGAATAGCGTTCCGATATTAGAATCTTCAAAAATGTCTCTGAATAACCGAATTTTTTTATAATATAGTTTATTATGTCACCATGTATTTCTGGAAAATTTTGTTTAATTTCGAACATCATGAAAAAATCATGGCTGGTACAATCTTTACATAATGCATCCATAAATATTTCCATCTGAATACTTATATATTTCCCACGTTTTATCAATTGCATAAATATCTCAAAAAAAGTAGAATTGAAAGGTTCTTTATCATTTTTTATAATTTCAAGACACTTATTAAATGTTACCCATTTATCGTGTAACAAAGAGACAGATCCAATATATATTAAATTTTTATGACATCGATCATAACATTCAACTTTATCAGAAATATAATCTTTATTTATTAAAAATTTAAGTAAATTGTTATCAAAATCATATTTCTTTTCAAATAAACACTCGAGGAATCCTGATTCGAATCTCGAATTATATCTGTATAAATTCATAATTATTTCTGTAATCTTTTCTATTTCAATATCATGTTTTGTAAATATACCTTTTATTATTGCTACATGACAAATATCATTTGAAGCTAAAAATCCACTACGCTTTCCATACGTCGCTTGGTTAATAAAAAGTTTAAATTGTTGTGGTGTCAATGTATGACACGTAGTTATTGCCTCAATTAAAGTTTTAGTTAATGTACAATCTGGAGCGCTACCCACATATTCAGTATACAACAAATTTCTCTTTTTTAATAATTTAGTTAATGTATCACTCAAAGTTGCCATATATTATTGTATGTATTTAGCTACTACAATACATACTATTTGAATATCAATTTTTTATAAAAAATATTACAAATTTATATCATATTCTTCCAACATGGTATGTTCAGTAATTTCATACTTTTTTACAACATTCTTTATGTCATTAGTACTTGCACCATTTGCCCTAAATATGGTTATTAATGAAGGTATTAACATATAATTATTCATAATTTTTCTTCCCACCTCCTTATTAAATTTCAACAAATAATGTAAATCATATCTGTTCAATTTGATGTTATTATTTTTCATGTATTCTATCAAAGTTTCATATTTTAATTTTTTACTTAAACATAGTCTGTGTAATTTTGAAAATCTTTCTGCAATTTCATCCCATGGAAAATTATCATTGACAAAACATACAAAAAATAATTTATCATCAAATGCAATATTAAATCTGTCTAAATTCTTTAGTCCATAATTAAATGATACCAAATATTCAATATGTTCAAATTTTATAACTAACCCATGCAATATTAATAATTCTACAACATCAGATACTAAATCACCGTCATATTCTGAATTGCAATGTAAACAGCAACCCGTATATCTACATACACATTTATTATAATTAATCATGTAGAATGTAATATCATCTGGTAATATTTTAAAATTTAAAATTGTAGTTATAATATCAGTGTTTAATGATGATATACTTTCATCCAATGTTTCTTTCAATGGAATAATACCATAATCCTTTATTAATTTATTAACACAATGAATATAACCTTTTTTACATGAAATATTCAATGTATCAAGGTTAGGTTCCAATCCAAATATTTCAAATAAGGATAATACGTCAGTAACTTTTTTATTTTCTACTGTTAAGAATTTATATTTTTTACTGTTTGATATATATAATTTATCCCCTTTTAACAATCTCAAATTAATGTCATCAACTGTAGGATTATATCCCTTTTGGATCATCGTTAGAAAACATTCATCATTATCATCGTTTTTTAATACAAATTTTATTAATTTTTCTGGAAACTTGTATTTATCTATGATGTAATCAAAAATATTACTATTTTTATAATCCAGAAATATTCGTCCATCTTCAATTATTTGACAAATATCATCACTATTAGAATGTTTACATACTGCATTTAATAATATACATAAATTTTTATAATTTATATTGTTTTTCCTGACAAACATATATATTAGTTCAACATATCTACTGTTAAATACTGTATCTTTTAAAATTAGGTCGATACATTTATTAAATATATTTTCATCCTTTTCTGATGTGTATGCGATATAGATAACATTTGGATGTGATTTTGTATAACAATCAATCCCTGTGAAAGCAAATCCAGTTTTTAATAATGCTTTCAAACAATCATCTGTAAAATTATAATTTTTTTCAAATAAATATCCAATACATAATAAATCTTTCTTATTTAAGTCACATATAATACGAACTTTATTTTGTGGTATATCATAATTTGTAAATATATATTTAACAATATGTTTACAATCTGTATTGTCAGTTAATAACCAATTAGCTTGATTTTCAAAAGAATATTCCAAAGTTGCAATAATAAACCCATTAATTTGTTTTTGTGTGAATTTATGTTTTAATTTAATTGCTTCAAGCATTATGTCTATCAATTCTTGTGATATTTTTGGATCTTCAAGCTCAGAACTTTCTGCATCAGAATCAATGTACTTGGCCTTTACAGATGTTGATCTTGGATTCAACATATCATTAAGTCTTTTATTAAAAGGCTCCATGTATAATAGACAAATTGATTAATAAGAGATGTATATGTTTTAGATTTCAATTTTTTAGAAAAAATTGAAATTCTAATTACTTAATGAACCTATTAATAGAATTTTTATATTGTCCATTCAGTATCATAAATCTACTCACAATAACACTATGTCAAAACAACAACTTATTGAAGAAAATAGAAAAATGAAGTTATACCTTCAACGACAAGTTATAAAAAAACAGGATGCTGAAATTGCAACACTTAAACAACAAGTCATAGAAAAACAGAATACTGAAATTGCAAACCTCAAACGACAAATCATAGAAAAACAGAATGCAGAAATTGAAATGCTCAAACAACAATTAGAACGTAAGGGACATTTTACCTTAAATAATGTTCATCCTTCAACACAGTGTATCGTGTGCCATGATGTAGTTTGTACAAATAAAATTGGTAACATGTGTGTATGTGCTGGAACTTGGAAATATTGTGATAAACATATTGACAAAACTAAGGGATACTTCTAACTTCTACCAAAAATAAATTTCTTTATTAAAATTGAAATCTTAAATATATAAACAATATACGTATTACCAATACATAACATACATATGACAACCTTGACAGCGAGGCTAAATAAATTAATCACCAACGATAAGTTTTATTACTTTTTTGATAATAACCTTTTAATTAACACTTTATTGGAAGCTATTAATATTAATTATAAATTTACACAAACACAAATAAATAATTTTTTACAACGTTCAAGGTATGGAGATAATGATTATAATGATAGCTTTTTAATCTCTGAGAATGCAGATTATATAAATATTATAAAATATATATTTGCAAATCATGAGATACCATCACATCATATCATATATATATGTCAAAATTATGCAATTTACAAATTCAAAATACCATATATTGATTACTTATTTGAATACAATATGAATATTCCAAATGAATGTTTACCATTTCTGTTAATTGATAATTATAAATACTATGATGTAAAACATTATACAAAATCCCACAAAAATCTTCTATTTATTGTTATGATTTCAATAAAATATAAAAAACATGATGTATTAAATAAATGCATGGAACTACTTTCAAAAGATACAACATTTAATAAGGAATATTTTATATTCATGTGCGATTTCTTCCATGATCCTGTGATATATGGAGATTTTACAACATTGTTGGATAATATATGTCATTATTCTAATAGTGATGAAATTTATACAATAATTGCAAAGGAAGAAATAAAAATGCATGATGATAATAAGGATTTTTTCTACTACATAATTAACAAATTTGGCTATACTGAAAAATCTATGAAATATGCATTGAGTAATGGTGAGGATGATTGGATTTTTGAATTAATATTAAATGGATACAATCTAACAGTTGAAGATATAAATTTAAGATTAACATATGGCCATATAATAGAACCAATAAATCCAAATAAATATAAATTTTTAAAATTAAAAAATAAAAAAGTATTTGGTGTTATAACATTATTTAAAATATTTAATGTATCGCCAAATATTGATACACTAAATATTTCTTGTAAAAAAGGTTATACTAATGAAATAAGTAGCTTAATTAAAGATTATAATATTATGCCACAAAAAGAAACATTGGATAAAAGTATATTATCAATGAATGATAAAAATGTAGCTATGATTTTAAATTTTAAAATACTTCCTGACGAGACCACATTTTCTATGTTAACTCATATAAAGTATATAAGTGATACATTATTACATCCGAATGATGTGTATTGTTATATTAATCTAAATGATTACGTTATAAATGCCGTCGAATTATTAATAATACATGGGTTTAAGATTAAATTTGAACATGTTGAATTTTTATTATCGAAGCGATTACATTTGAAAGATTTATCTAGATTTGAAATACCTTATGATAATAAACTATATTTTGCATGTTTTACTTATGGTTATTTTCCATGGCCAGAAATTCATGATAACCTCCCTAAATTGAGACAGTTATGTATGAGTAAAAAATTAAAATATGACAAATTAATAGACTTTATGAAAGTAAACAATGTAAGACTTAATAAGTATGATTTGCATTTTTTGATGAGATGTAATAAAAAAATTGGAATAGAAATTATGAATAAGTATATATTAAACCCTTCAATAATCACTGTATATGAATTTATGAATGATGCAGATTCTAATATTATAAAAAATGTAATAAAAGAACATAATATAACTGAACAAGATATGTTAAAACAATATCATATGGATATTTGATTTATTTATTATACAACCAACCTGTAAGATGGACTTAACCCAGTAGATTCTGAAGGTCTTATTACTCTTACTAAATCGTGTAATTTTAAATTATAATATAAAACCATTGGGTCTTTCATAAACATTCTTGGCATCTCTTTTTTCTTTACAAAATAATCATCCCAAAATTTTTTATATATATCTGTATCCTTTGGAATAATTTCATATCTTACTGCATATTCGCTTTCCATTATATTTTCCATCAAATAATTTTCAATAAATATTTCAGTTCTTGCAAACGTTGATTTAATATGTTTAACATTATTTTCATTCATATCTTTTGCAACAACGATTTTATAATGTTCATTGTGTTTTGTTAAAAAGTCATGGATATTTGATGTTTTATTTACTGATGTAATTTTTGATGTGTATAATTTGATAACTATATCAGGATGGTTTTCAATTTCAGGTTTGATTCTATATATGAAGTCATCTGATTTTTGACCCAATATACGACTTAGATGATTCTCTAAGTTTTCCCTTTTTAAAATCCCCCTTTCCATTATCATTATTACCAAATTTTTTAAGACAGTTTTTCTAATGTCTTCATCAGTCTTCTCAATTTGATATGATTGAGGTATTGACATTTGTTATTTATATAGTATTATTACATATTTATATTGTTTTAATATCAATTTTATTTTTAAACAAATATTATTGTATACATCTCTCGAAAAAATCTTGTTTAGCGTCATTATATCCTTTTCCTTCAATAGTATAATTAAAATGTAAATCAAGTAATGTTAATTTCTCATTTAATGAATTTATTAGTAGTTGTAATCCAGAACATAATTTATCATTTTCATTAAATTCAAATGAAGTAATATATTGTAAAAATTTTATGTTTTGTTCCGGTGTTAATATTTCATTCATTATTACATTAAACATTGTTATAATTTCATGTCTTTCACGTGTATTTTCGTAATTTAAGTATAATTCTAATAGTTTAAAATGTTGTTTTGAATGATTGTAATACTTTTTAATTTTTTTAATTGCATGTTTATCATTATTTTTGATTGCCATATAGATATACTTTTCAAATAGTTCATAATTATTGTTATTAAAATAATAAGCCGCTAAATTATACATTGCATCGGTATTATTTTTATCGATTGCCATCAACATATATTTTATACCAAGTTCATAATTTTTTTCGATATCTATATAGTACCTACCCAATTTACACATGGCATCATCATAATTATTATCGACTGCCATTAAACAATATTTTATACCAAGTTCATAATTTTTTTCAATGTTCATATAGTATCTGCCCAGATTCGCCATAGCTAAAACACTATTATTTTCTATTGCCATTAGATAGTACTTTTTAGCATTTTCATAATCTTTCAAATTTTTATAACATATACCAATATTATTTAATAAAGGCTTTTTGTCTACAGCCATTAGATAATATTTTATTGCATTTTTATAATCTTGCATATATTCATCATAAATGTAAGCTAATTTTGCAGCGGCTTCGATATTTTTATATTCAATAGCCATCAATAAATATTTAATTCCATTATCATAATCATTTTTAAAATTAATGTAAGATTTTGCAATATTAAAATAACATTCGCCAATATCGGCATTTAAGTTATTATCCTTTTCAGACTCCATCAAAAAATATTTTAATGCATTTTCATAGTCACGCTCTATATTAAGATAATAAATACCCAGGTTCAACGATGCGTATTTACAATTATTAGCGATTGCTATTAAATAATATTTTTTTGCATTTACATAATCTCCTAATTTTTTATAACATATACCAATATTATTAAAACAAAATTTCCCGTTTTCTACCCCTATTAAATAATATTTAATTGCTTTTTCATAATCTTTTTCTATATTGTCGTAATAATCACCTAACATAATTGCATTGTTATTATTACCATTATCAAATGACATCAATAAATATTTTAATCCATTTTTATAATCATTTTTCAGCAAATAATAATTAGACAGACTATCTAGTGCTTCATCGCATCCGTAATCATAAGCCATCAATAAATATTTTATTGTATTGTCACCATCTTGCATTATTCTGTAATATCTTCCTAAATAATACATATCTATTGCAGTAATTGGTTCATATATAACATTATTTGCAAATAAATTATAAAGTTTTGTTATTATTTCTTCATCGTTGATTGTTTGTAAATGATCGTACACATATTTATGAGTATTAAATATATCTATGATTTTTTGTTTATAATCCATGGCTAAATACTTTTAATATATTATTAAACAGTAGTATATTTGTATTTCAATTTTTTTATAAATAAATATTATTGAATACATCTCTCAAAAAAATCTCTTTTTGCTTCATTATATCCTTTACCTCCAATAGTATAATTAAAATGTAAATCCATTAATGTTAAGTTAGTAGATAACATATTTACAATAAATATCAAACCATCACATAATTCATCATCATCATTAAATTCGAAGGTTGATATTAAATCTAATATTTTTACTCTCTCTTCTGGAGATGACTTATTTGTAAATGCCATATTAAACGTATCTATTATTTTTGCCCTCTCATAATTGTTATTTATGTATAGTTCTAATAATTTTACCATCATATTATTATTTAAATAATATTCTTCTAATTTTCTCCATGATTTTTTACTTTTATGTTTAATAGCCATTATAAAATACGTTTCCATTAATTCATAATTAATTTCTTTAGTTTGATAATAGTGTCCAAGGTTATACATTGATTGTTTATTGTTATATTTAGTACCCATTAACCAATATTTTTTGGCATTTTCGTAATCGTTCATATTAGCATAATAAAACCCTAAATTATTCATGGCACTTCGATTATAATTACAACTCATGAGCCAATATTTTAGTGCATTTTCATTATCTTTTACAATCGTATAATAAAAATCAGCTAAATTATTCATCGCAAAACTATTTCCCTTTTCAATCGCATCTAACCAATATTTTTCCGCAGTTTCATAATCTTTTACGATATGGCAATAATACCATGCAATATCATCCATACAGTCGCTATCTTTGTGAGTTTCTACACCTATCAAGAAATATTTTATTGCATTTTCATAATCTTTTATATCTAAATAATGCCATCCTAAACAATATATACAATCAATATCATTATTTTCAACTCCTTCAGACAAATATTTTATTGCTGTTTCATTATCTTTTAATATATTGCGATAATAATCTGATAATTTGCAATATGAATAATAATTTTTATTCTCAATACCCATCAACAAATATTTCTTTGCATTCTCATAATCTTTTATACCATAATAATAACCACCTATAGAAACCATAGCATCTAAATATCCACTTTCTACAGCCAACAATAAATATTTTTCGGCATTTTCATTATCCATTACCACAATGTTATAATATATTCCTAAATAATACATTTCTTCTGAAATATTCGGTTTATATATTACATGGTCAGAGAACAAATTATAAACTTTAATAAGTGTATCTTCATTTGTAATTTTATCTATCATTTTGTGTCTGTATTCATATTTACGAAAAATATTTATTAAATCTGATTTGTAATCCATATCGTATAATTATTATATTGTGTATCAGTAATAATCAATAATTAATATATATTTCAATTTTTTTATCGTAATAAAATTGAATCCAAAATAATATAAACTTTAAACAATATTAAATAATATAACATAATGCTCAGAGTAGGGAGATGTACATACGATCCTAAAGGTAAAATCACATACCCATCCTTCGAAAATTTCACTTCTATTATCATTATGATGAAAAGTCATTCGGAATATTATCCATTATCACCATACTTCCTGAAAGATGACAAAGGGAGAATTATGGAAAATATTTGGCAATTTAGTAAATGTTACAAAGTTGTACCAAAATCTACACAAAGAAAATCAAGATATGATAATACTATAATATGGCAACACGGATCAGAAGTTCATTTGGATGATAATGATAATATTACCAATGAATATGTTGCATGGAGGGAAAAAGGTATGAACAATAAAGAACCTGTAAGGTATCCAGTCACATTTAACCATAGAAATAAATGTAAGTTTGCACTTGCAGAAAATCCTGATGGCACAATCAATGTTGAAAAAAAATTAAACTATATTGAAGCAAGGAAAGCTATATACTTACCAGTATATTGTGCCATAGCAAGAAAAGAAAAACAATTTTATGAATTGAAAGAAAGACTTAAAAAAGGTGAAAATTTGTTGATAATTGAAGTTGATGGACCACACCAGGAAAGTTTGGATTATTACAAAGAAAAGTATGGAGTTGATGATAAGTTTATTGAGAAGGAAACTATGTTGGTAAATGGTGCAAATATTAATATAATGTTGAACGATGATAGGCATGCTTTTGGACATGCAATGTGCATTTCTATGGCATTATTAGACATGGTATAAGTGTACTTACTGCCTTATTCTGAGATTGTATAAATTTAATCTATTTAAAATGTTATTATTGTAATATTTTAAAATATAAAATAATATAAAATTTATTTATAGTTAAATAATAAACAGATGAGTGATTACATACAAATTTTTCAATATACACATATATTGAAATTATTTAAACTTTTAAATACTAAAGAACTATGGAAAGCATCATTACATAAAATACATCCTGACCTATCATTTAATTATAACGAAGAAATATGGGTGAGTATGACGAATTTAGAATTAAGTCAATATTCAATTTCGACGTATGGAAGAGTTAAAAATAATTTGACGGATCATATATTAAGTTCATTTCCTAATTCAGATAACTACCAAAAAATAAGATTATTAAAAAACGACGATACCTATATTAATACATATATTCACACATTAATGGGTCGCCTTTTATTGAGATGCGATGATAAAATTACAACTGATCATCTTGACAGAAATAGGTCTAACAATAATATTATTAATTTGCGACCAGCAACTAAAACACAACAACGAGAAAATACAACCCCTGTTTTAAACCATCAAGGACAACAAGTATATCAATATGATAGTAATCACAACTTTATTAAAAAATGGGATACAGTAAAATCTATTGCCGATGCATTACCATGTGATAGAAATTCTTTATCTAAGGCATGCAAAAATAAAAAATTATTTAAAAATTGTTATTGGAGTTTTGAGAATTTAGATTCAAATTCTGATGAAATATGGAAATCATCTATTGATATATACCCTGAATATGAAGAATTTTTGGCATCTTCTTTAGGTAAATTAAAAAGAATTGCTACAGGGTTTATTACAAGTGGATTCAAAAGGGGAGGTTATTTGTCGGTTAAAATTGTCAATAAAAGTTCTGGCCAGCATGTTGTAAAACAAATGCATGAATTAATTATGGGTTGTTTTTACGGACGACAAAACGAAAAATTAGTAAATCATATTGATGGTGTAAAAGATAATAATTGCATTTCTAACTTGGAATATGTAACTGCATCAGAAAATACAAAACATGCAATAAAAACAGGATTAATTGATTTTTCAAACCGAAATATGAAAAAAACTAAAGTACAACAATTTTCAATAGATGGTATATTTATTGCAGAATTCCCTTCGATAAGAGAAGCGGCAAATCATGTTGGATTATATGACGCTTCCACTATTTCACAAGTATGCACCGGACAACAAAAAACAGCTGATGGATATAAATGGAAAATGATATAGTAATTCGAGATGTCATAAATTTATTTATTACCAATGTTTATATTATGATAAAATTATTATAATATATTTTATATGGATCCTCAAACTGTTACCAAAATAAATAATATGACATTTTCTGAATTGAAAAATGAATTATATAAATGCCATAATAATCCAATAAAAGAAAGAATTATTAGGGAATTAATGGTGATTAAGTATCAACAACATATAAATTTACAAAAAAATAAACAAAATAAAAAACCAAAAACTGTTCCATCGCAAAAACCAAAAATGATAGAACCTATTGAAGTTTTCAGTTTTGATGATTTTAGTTTGGATGACTTTAATGATGACAAAAAGGATTTTGATGCATTTGACAGAAATCATATCATTGAATATAAAAAAGACGTTACGAACAATAATTTAATGGACAGATTGAACAATGATATGGAAATCAAGAAAATGAAAAAATCTAAAAATGTAAAGGAAATCATTAAACCATTCGCAAATACATCATGTGATGCATATGCAACATTTAAAAATGAACCAGGAACACATTTAAAGTCCTTCAAGAATCGCTAAATATTTATCAGTTATTTCTTGTGTTTCCTTGTTGGTTATTTCCATTCTTTTAATACAATCATTATACATATACAATAATCTATTTTTTGTTAATACTGGATTATTGACTAATTGTAATTTACCTTGATCAAAAAGCATTTTAACAATAGTATGTAAATTTATAACATCATATTTTGAATTATGAGCATTTTGCAATTCTTGTTTGACAACAGCTAAATATAGTTCTGCTAATTTGGGCATTTTTAAAAACGTTCTGCCAGTTATCGTTTTTACTTTTATATTCACAATATGTTTTGTTGTTCTCATTGTACATAATATTTCTTTTTTGTCCAACTCTTCTATAATATCTAACAAATTATGCCTGTATAATTCACTCTTGATAGTATTAACATCAAATGGTGCATTATGTGCTACAATATGCGAGACCTTTTTAAGAGCTGCCATAAATATTTTTGCCTCTTTTATAAAATCATTACCAGTTTGTGAAATTTTATCTGTTATGCCATGGATGTGAGAATTAAAAATTTTAAATCCATTTGCTTTTATTATAGTATCATACATATTTAAACAATCAAAATTTTCATCACATAACATATAACTTAATTGGACAATTCTACAATTATTGTATCTGTATATATTTTTATAATTGGAACACATAGCTAATCCCGTTGTTTCTGTATCAATAATTAGGGACATGCATATATATTTTAATGTATATTATAATTATTCATTATAGACATATAATTTCAATTTTTTATAAAATAAACTTTATAATATATTTTTTGATGTCATCACATATGTTGTATATTTTGCATATTTCTTGTACATGAAAAATATGCTGGTATACTTTTGTAACTTCTGAATGGAGCTGTTCTAACAATACAGTATTAATTTCATATTCCCATACGATTCTATAACACTTACATTCATCACATTTATTACGCAATATGAATATGTGATATTCATCTACATTATTTAGCGATATTATTTTTTTATAGTTATTACCAAATCCATATATAATTTGTGTTACACTTGAGTAAAAATTAGATCTACGTGGAATATTTATTAATAATATTGGAGACATATCTTTATAAATATCACCAGTAAATGGTATTGTAATAGCTTCTGAAAAAGTCATATTACTAAATTTTAAAACATATGAAATATCCAATGAAATATTTAATTCATCCAACAATTTACGATCATCATTTGTTAAATGATACAACTTAAAATCCTCTAATGGATATGACATGATAATATATGGTAATTATTATTGATATATACTTGAACACCAACCCTTTACAATTTCAATTTTTTATAAAATGAATAGCATAATATATTTTTTGATGTCATCACATATGTTGTATATTTTGCATATTTCTTGTATATGGAAAATATTAAGATATATTTCGGTAACTTCTGAATGAAGTTGTTTTAGTAACACAATATTAATATCCCAATCGAATGAAAACCAATAATGTTCCCTACCATTCCCTGGATTACGTAACATGAATATATTATATTTATCTACATTATTTAATGACATTATTTTTTTGTAATTATTAATATTTCCTTTAGAAATTAATACAGAACTTGAAAAGGCACTAGATGGATTATGGAAAAAATATACTATACTTATTAATAATATTGGTGACATATCTTTATTAATATCTTTACTAATATCACCAGTAAATGGTATTGTAATAGCTTCTGAAAAAGTCATATTACTAAATTTTAAAACATATGAAATATCCAATGAAATATTTAATTCATCCAATAATTTACGATCATCATTTGTTAAATGGTACAACTTAAAATCCTCTAATGGATACGACATGATAATTATTATTGATATATACTTGGATATGTAACCCATTACAATTTCAATTTTTTATAAAATGAATCGTATAATATATTTTTTAATGTCATCATATATATTGTGTATTTTGCATATTTCTTTTATATGGAATATACTCAGGTATATTTCGGTAACTTCTGAATGGAGTTGTTTCAAACATATAACATTCATATCTCTATTCCATACTGTTTGATGCGATGAATGTGGACTTGGTAAGTAATATATCATTATTAAATTATATTTGTCTGAATTATTAAGGTTTGTTACATTTTTGTAATATGTTGATATACTTTTTGAAGGCATTGACATCATTGAACAACAATAATTACATGGTGTACTTATTAATATTATTTTTGATGTAGCCTCATAAGTGTTTTCGTATCTACCTCCATCACTTTTTATTGCATCCGCGAAAGGTATACCATCCAATTTTAAAACATAAGAAATATCTAAATTAATATTAAAGCTTTGTAGTAATTCATGGTCACTATTTGTTAACCGATATAATTTATAATCTTCAATACGTTCCATTTTATTTAGTTATTATGGATATATACATATATTAGTAATATATGTATAGTAGTTATTTTTTAAATCAATTTTTTAATCTTCTGTTGGTGTCTAATCTATAATTATTTTTATTTACCGTTATTTCACTACCAATACTTTCAACTGGCTCTTTTTTCTTTTTGAATATTGGATAATCACTTATCAAATTTCTATTATTTAGGTAAGCACCCGGATCAAGTACATAATAATCATTTACAAATGGATTATTAACTTCATATATTTTATACATATTTTGGGTTAAAAATTCCAATTGGACACATTGATTTTCTACTAGCCATATGTAAAAATCTGCCAAGTTATGTTTTGATGGTTCAACCAATATTTTATAAGTTTTTTTATAAATTTGATACATTTCATTTGGATCTGATTTATTCAGTATCAACATTGGATCTAGTGTTCTCAATCTGTCCAATTGGTAATAACTAAACTTTGTTTTCAACTCTGTAGGATCTATTTTAAATCTTTTTTCATTATATTTTAAATACCTATAAAAATCCACACAAAAACTCCCTCCTCTGTATATTTGTATATTTCCAGAATCCATAAGTTTATTATTATCACACGATTCATATGAAGCAAATAAAAATACATGTTCTATTTCAAAATGATATGCCAATTTTGCTAAAAAATCAATAAAGTCATCATCAGGAATTATATTTCTACCTACAGCTGATGATTTACTAAAATAATAGTTTACATACATTATTGCCACACCATTCTCTTCTGCTAATTCTATAAAAAATAATATGTAATCTTCATATATCGTATATAATGAAAATCCATCTGAAGTTGTAGAAGCATAAAACTCTTTATATGCACTTGTACTATTATACCATTCCGCAATTAGTGTACATTCTTTATTGTTAATTAATGTTTTAACTTGATATACTTCATTTACATATGTATCCATAAAAATTTTTATCTTTTCGTGTAATGTAATTGTAGGTAATATTGGAATTTTTAAGAAATCGACAGTTGAAAACTCTACGTGGTTTTTTTTAGAAAATTTTAATTTTTGTCTACCTAAATATATAAATTCATATTTAGTTGATATTTTAGAAGCCTTCTCGTTATCATGATGATAATATATAGCATCATCATCTTTTTTATCTAATAATAATTCTGAAAATGGGGCCAAAATAATTTCTTGTTCATTTGGAAAATCTGAATATGTTTCAATACATAATCCGACACCTTTAACCTTTGCAGGGATTTTTATTTTAATAAGGATAAATCCAAATTTATACAATTCAGAACCATGGAATGGATCTCTCGTGGTACTTATAAAACTTGAATCAATATATTTATCTCCTACTTTCAAATGTTTTAAGTATGAATCATTTTCAATAAATCTATACAATGTATATCCTTTATCAAAAGCTGGGGCAGTATTTACTAATGAATACATTGATATAATAATGCTTTCCAATATCTTATTTTCATAACCAGTTAGATTTCTTAAATATTTATTAATAAAATAACTCCCCTGTAATGAATAATATCTGACAACCCCAATTTTATTGGTTTTTATTATATGTTCTTGATGCTTTAATAATGTATCGGCTGATATATCATTTTTTGTAATTAACGTACATAATTTCATCACTTCTTTTTGATCATAGTATTTGTTATCTGGTTTTATTAATTGCATATTTAAAGCTAAATTTATTAACTCACCCCTTTTATAATATGGATCAATATGTTTAAAATGTGGGAGGAATGATGGTCTTTTACAAATTGTGATATCTTTTCCAGCTTCATTTGAATAAAAATAAAATACTGTAATATATGTTGTCTCTAATATTGATAAATTGAATTGCTTTAAAAAGTTTAACATTAACACTAATTTATTATATTCCCTTATTTGGGATGTTTTTTTATGTAGGATATTATAGTGTATCAATGATGAATGCTCAAATTCTGCCAAATTATGTTCCATATACTTTTCTAATTCCTTATTCTTTTTAATTTTATGGACAATCTCTTTTAATTGATTTTTCTTTTCTTTTAATACGTGCTTTAATTCTTTGTTAGGAAATCTATATGATTCATACACCACTTTATTATGCACATATTGTTTTGGTATTATGTATAAATTTTTTGTGTATTCATCATATAATGGTACCTTATTATCTATTTTTGATATGTTATCCTTAATATCTTGAATTATTATTATTGGATCATTATTATGTTTTTTAAAATATGAGATAATATTTTTATCTTTTGTATAATTTTCGCAATTTAATATATGTTCTTTACTAGGTATTGTACTTTTATCAAAATATAAATTATCAATTACCATATCAAATTTTGTATATTTTAATTTGTCGGTTTCTTTATCAAATAATACATATTCCATATATATTATTTGTTGATATTAAATTTAAATTAAATTATATTATTGTATAGCTAATTGTTCTTTATTCAGCCTATATATTTTTAGTAAATCAAATAATAAATCATATCTGTGCTTTAAAATTGTATTATGACCTTCTAATTTAGAAATATTTTGTGACCAGGTGAATGTTCTATAAGATGAAAAATATCTACTTTTATGATATTCAAATTCATTTTTAATAGATTGTAAATCATCGTGAATTATTGTTAAAATTTCACTGACACCAGATAATGCAGTTGATATAGATTTATGCGAATCCGTAATATTTTGTTCGTTAATGAATGCTTGGATAGTTGTTATCGTAAAATGCATATCTGTGTCTTTCAATAACTTTTGGATTTGTTCCATATTATTTTCATGTTCAAACACAATGTAACTAATAATGCCTGTTATTGATGAAGTTGTCGCCTTGATAGTGCTCATTATGATGCTTGTTCCTACATTGCATGTTATTGTTGTAATCTTATTGCTAAATAATAAAGGGATAATTGCTACAGCCATATATACTTATATATTGTTATATTTTTATAATATATGCATATCAATTTTATTAGAAAAAAATTGAAAACTAAACAATATGGAACATTACTTTATTAATCATAGTATATACATACATATCATGGCCATTACAACATATTCATCTTCCACTATAGCTATATCTTCTACAGAATTTGTAGTCCCACAGTGGATTATGGATGATGTTGAACATTTTTACCCAATTATATCTGATTGGATAAAAAGAGAAACTGAATTTGAAACCACATTTGATATTTTATATTTAAATCAATTCATACAGTTAAGAAAACAAATATATTGGCAATGTAATTGGAATAATGAACTAGTAGATGCAAAAATACCTATGATACCATCAGAAGTATTTTGTACTAATAATAATGAACAATCAATGGTGAGTATTTTATATAAACAATTAAACAGCAACCCTAAATTTGTTAGATTTTGTAATGCATCACCTAAAGATGCGACATTACCAATATTTACAAAGGATGATGATGTTGATGATATTATGGACATATTTAAAGCATCACATAGAACAGCCCATATGTTACATGATTCGCATCATACACACCTTATACTTAAACCTGCTGTTGAAATTGACTATGAAGTTAGATGTTTCTGGCACAAATACAAGTTAAGAGCAGTAGGAGGTCCTGAATTTCATGTAGATGATGATAAACAACAACTAATAAAAAAACTTGTTTTGAGATTTTTTGATGAATATGGGAAAAAAATTACTTATAATTCTGCAACAATTGATCTTGGAATTCATTCTAATAAAGTTTTTATAATAGAACTCAATAGTTTTGGTTCTGATATGTTGGCAGGAGCTGGACATTTTAAATGGACAGATGATTTTATGAAACTTTATAATTCTAATGTTCCAGTATTTAAATTTAAAGATGAATTTGCATGGGATAATTGTGGTGTAAGTGATTTTAAATACCAAAAAGATACACACAAATATACAGAATTCGCAGAGTTGCCTGAAAGAAATGAATTTAAATCTACAAACTTAAAAGAAAAAGAAATAATAGATTTAAATAAGTTACTATCAAAAGCAGAATATACATATATACCACTCAATTAATATCCATAATTTTGTTTATAATAAAATTGATTTTTAATCAATAAGTATATATATTTATTACAATTATCAGTATCATAATATGTCACAAAACCAATATGATAATAAAAAAATGGATGAAGATGATATGGGTGTTATCCTAAGAGACTTTACATATAAATTAGAATGTGCCAAGAAAATAGACGAAAATACAAGAAATAGTTTACAAGACAGTGTGATGATAAATTTTATATTATCTGATGAACCGGTGCCAAAATTTAATTTTGAAACTTATTTTAACCAAAAAACTGACGACCAATATGATGAATCATATGATGATGATAGTATACTACTATATGATACATTCATCAAAAATAATATGAGTGTTGATAATTTATCATTAGTATATGAAAATGAAGTAGTTTTAAAATGTAGTTACATTAATGTTTTTTTTGGTCATCCTAATTTCGCAGAACAAACCACTTTTAGAATTGTGGCGAGTGACATTCTTAAAGGATTCACAATGAAAGAATTAGCATTAAAAGTTATGCAAAAATATCATATGTTAGTATTTTTATACAAAAATTATGATATGGAAAAAGGAACGATTGTTACAGAAATGTTACCGTTTAATGACAGATGTTTTAGACCATGTATGTATGAGGGGGAATGGACAGATAATGGGGTATCCGGATTACAGTATCATAAAGATGTGGACTATTGGGAGGTTATTTTGTTTAATTATATTTGATTTATTTATTTTACAATATCATTATATTATCGAGTCGGCGGTGTATCATGACCAAGTATTGCATATTTAATAATATATATTAAGATACATCATGAATGATACTTTAATAGTGTTATTACGGTCATGTTACATCGCCCTGGTTAAAATCATTATATTTATAATAATAAAAAAAAATTATAAAATAAATTAACTTAAATCGGATACATTAAAAGTTTCAAACTTTCCTGGCCCATTCTTAACAAATTGGCTCCATGTATGTTTTAATCCTTTCTCAAAGTCCTTAACAAATTGCACCGTATCGAATAATGGCATCGTTTCCCTTTTGGATTCAACCCTTTTTCTTATATCCCTCAATTCACCAATATTATTACCTAAATGTATAGCTCTATGTTCGTATTCATCAATACTATTGACAATCATTTCAGGGAATCCAGCAGAAGTTACCATACTCGCACAAACTCTACTTGGCATGGTGTCGCCTAAAATTGTTAAAATTGGTAGGCCAGCCCATAATGCATCTCCTGCACTAGTGTGTGCATTATAGATTGTTGTATCTAATAACAAATCTACGGTTTGCATTCTTGCTAAGTGGTCCTTTTTATCTGCCATTTTTTTAAATATTAATCTTTCGGGATCAACTCCTTGTTTAGTTGCTTCATCTTTCATTTTTTCTATGGCAGTGTGTTCTAACAACCATAAGACACTATTATCAACATTCTTCAAGATATTCATCCACGAGGTAAATATTTTATGTTCTATTTTTACCGGTTGGTTAAAATTACAAAATATTACATTATCATTATCTTTCTCTTTAACAAATGATTTTACTGGATATTGTCCCTTATGTTCAGTAAGTTGATAGGTGTTCGGCATAATTAACAATTTTTCAGCGAAATGTTGTCCCATTGTGTCAACTGGTGTCGAGATTGGATCACCAACATAAAAATCCATGAACTCTGCTCCAGTAGTTCCTGGGTATCCTAAAAATGATATTTGGACAGGTGCTGGTTTATATGCAAATAATTTTAATTGTGGATGATCTGCGTGACCATTTAAATCAATAATTATATCAATATTCTTCCTTTTAATTAATTTAGCAATTTCCTCAGGTTCCATGTTATGTGCATCAATCCAATGATCAACTTGTGCTTTTAACATATCTCTCCTTTCAATTGCAAGGGGGACTATCGCGGGATATATTGATATAGCAAACACTTCAAATTGATCTCTATTATGTTCTTTGAAAAATGATTCCAATTGTGATCCTTGTGCATGGTTTCTATAATTGGATGAGATATATGCAATTTTTAATTTTTTATTTAAAGCATATTTTTTATTTAACCTACATTGGTTTTTGGTAGGGACTTCGAGAGTTTTACAATAATTTGCAGATAATTTTAACATTATTTCCATACTGAAACCCCAATACATCCCAGCTAATCTAAACTCATTCAATTCGACATAATTTTGATTATCTATTAATTCAGTAACAATTTTTAATTTTTCATCAAATTCCGTCCACCTACATGTAGCCTTTAATAGATGTAACAAATCAGCCACATACATCATGTTAGTAGGTTCAAGTTCGGTTGCTTTTGTTATGTATCCCAAAGCAATTTCATGTTGACCAATAAATCTAAGAGTCATGGCAGCGGCATAATGTGGTATTGCCATCGTCGGAAGGTATTCACATGCGTACATATATTCAGTTGATGCTTCTATCAAATCACCCTTTGCTTGACATTGTTGTCCTGCCATAAAATATGCCTGACCAATTTGTTTCTTACCAAAGTCTGCAATAAAACTGAACTCAGTTAAAGGATCATAATCTACATACCGCTTGATTGTATTTATCTTTGATTCAATATCTGGATCTGCTTCTGAAAATTTATCCACAGCATATTTAGAAACTTTTTTTGCTTTCTCAATTAATTCATTGAAACAACAATAATATTCACATAATGCCCTGATGAAATCTATGAAACTACATTTTTCTTCCTTAGTCCATACCGCATCGACACCAGCCTTTTCTACAATATCAATCGATCTTTCCAGTTCACTAATACCTTCATCCTGTCGACCCATGTTATATAAAATATAACCGTTATGTCCGACGTATTGTGGATTTTCCGGCTTTACTTCCAAAACTTTTTTCATGCCCCATAATGCTTCATCATAATTTCTTACCCACCTGCTCGCAATTGAATATTGAAAATATAAATCTGTCATTTTGGTTAAGTTTGCAACATATTTTAAATATGGCAACCCCTTTTTAACCTCTTCAGGTTCATTCGCATCACTTATATAATGACGCGCAATTAATATATACCCCTTTGGATGTTTAGGGTAAATACTTATAAGTGCTAATCCTGCTTCTAATGAATTATTATCCATGATTAGATATACTTTCTTGGGTTTAAGTGTATTTATTAAAGATTTTATTTTTCAATTTTTTTTTTGGCTACTAAAAAATTGAATTGTCAAATACTTCAAAATAAGGTAATAATATGAGTAATAATATAAATATCATGTCAAATGATATATGTGAATTGTTAAAGTCTAAAACTTCAAAAAGTATTTATTGTGATGCATCAGAATGTAAAATAAATATAAATAGTATTGAATATATTATCTCACATGATGATTTTATAAAATGTTTTAATACAAAAAATAATAATAAAAAATCTTTTAATCATGTAAAAATTAGAAAAGAACATATGACGGTACATCAAAGAAATATGTATGAAAAAAGGACATATCACTAATATGTATTTATTTATAATTTAAACAAATAAAATTGATAATAAAATTGTAAAGTATTAGTTACCATTAAAATGTAACAATAAATATATAACAGCAGATGTATGCAAAAAAAATTGGATGTAATATTCATGGACCGATCGAGGTATCACAATTAGCATTACAAATTATTGACACACCAGAATTTCAGAGATTAAAAAATATTAAACAGTTAGGAGTAAGTTCATATGTATTTCCATCAGCCACACACACAAGATTTGAACATTCATTGGGTGTTTATCATTTAGGACAAAAAATAATGAGTAAATTGTCAAGGGATTATCCTGATATAACATTTAATAATCCAGAACTCGGTATTATCAAATTAGATAAATTAATTTGTGAATGTGTAGCACTTGCTGGCATGTTACATGATGTTGGACATTCTATGGCATCACATTTATTTGATAGTATTATGCATGATTTGAGTGATAGTAAAAATATCGAACATGAATCGCGATCATGTGAACTTGTTGAATTAATTTGTAAAAGGGAATTGAAAAATGAATTGACTAATAACCATATTAAATTTATACAATCATTAATTGATCCAAAAGAACATCATGTTGGTGCATTATATCAAATTATAAATAATAAAAAAAATAATATTGATATCGACAAAATTGATTACTTAATGAGAGATACATATTCATTGGGATTAAATAAAGGGGTTGATTTTAAAAGAATCATTGAAAATATCATAATTGATGACAATGGAAATATTGCATATTCTAAACATGTATCTATTGAAATTTATGAATTATTTAATTTAAGATATATTATGCATAAAAAAGTTTATTCACATAAGACAAATAAAATTATTGAATTAATGATAAGTGATATTATAAAAATGGTTGATCCAATATTTAAAATATCTGATATGATTGATGATATGAATAAATTTTGCACATTAACTGACAATACTATCTTCTTCTGGTTAGAAAGTGCAATACAATCATCTTATCATTTAGGGCAAAAATTAAATGAAAATGATATGGATATTATTAAAAATGCATATGTATTATACCAAAATATTGTTAGTAGAAAATTATACAAATTTATTGGAGAAATATGTGATATAACACCGACCTATTTTGAACAATTTATTAAATATTTAGAATTAAAAAATATAAAGACAGATAAATTGCAAATAATAAGTATTAACATTGGATTTGTGTCCCGTAATGATAAAAATCCATTTGACTCCTTATATTTTTATGATAGTAAGGTATCATCTACAAAATCATATTTATTAAATAAACATCAAATATCAAATTTATTAAGTAATATTTATACTGAAGATCACCATTTTTTAATTTGTAAAGATAGAACAATGTATCTTAACATATTAAAAATGTATAATGATTTTGTAAATAATATATAAAGATTTATTTTGTTTATTTATGTATTATGGAATTAATAGTTGCACATTCTAAAAATAATATTATTGGACAAAATAATAAGGTACCATGGGATGTCCCAGAAGATTTAAAATTCTTTTTGAATACCACTAAAAATCATATTGTCTTAATGGGTAGAAAAACATTTGATAGTTTGCCATTTGGTCCACTTAAAAATAGACTTAATATTGTAATAACAAATACAATCCCAAATAATGTTATTCACGAAAATGTTATCTATGTAAACATGGAAACAGTATTTAATATTGTTGAAAAACAACAACAAATAAAACAAAGAAAAGTATTTATTATCGGAGGCACTGAAATTTATAAACTATTTTTCGATCATTGCTCAATATTACATATTACTGTCATTAATTTGGATGTAGAAGGTGATACTCTATTTCCATTTGATATGGAAAAATTAGAATCTGAAAATGTATTTAAGAATACTTATAAAAGTGAAATGTTACAATCAAGAAATAATAAAACTGAATACCAAATTTTTACTTATGAAAGATGCTAAAAATATTACTATGCAATTTGCATTATAATATTATTTATTTATAGTAATACCTCATACTTATCATTAAAGAAATTAACAATAATAATGAACAAACTATGATATTAAAATTTATATATGGTTTTTCTGGAATTACTCCTTGTATATCTTCATTATCTTGTGTAAAATTTTCAGATATATTTATTGAGGTACTATATGGTGATAATTTATCATACTCAACCTTTTTCTCGTCATACCATGGATCGTCATCTTCTAATAATGAAATGCCATATTCATGTTTTATTGACCAAACATCACAATCATCATTGCTAATGAGGTCTCCTTTATTAGTAATTTCATTATTTTTTATAAACATTGATTTATTTATTGTGTAAAACTTTTCTCCAATTGTTGTCAATAAATCATATTCATTCATATTTATATTTCTACCTCTTATTGGAACAGTAGTATTGTTATATTCTGTTAATAATGTACTTGACAATACTCTTACCATGTTGATTGATGGTTTTTGTGCAGATGCTACAAAGCCAAGTGCATTATAGCCGTCTGGACATACTGGTTTCCAAATTGAAAAGCTCCAGTAATTATCAATTTTTATATAATCAATTGGTTTTATTGATACTGATGTATTAACAAGTAATATATTTATCGGATTTTCATTCAATTCTTTATTAATCCATATATCACCTAATGGACAAAAATATTCGGGAGTTATATTATTTGACTTCAACAAAAAATGAATATATTGATAATTTAATTTACATATTATATTAGTTTTATTGTCATCTTTACCTGCTGGCAATTTTAGTAATAGTTTAGTAGTATTAACATCCGGAGAATTAATTATTAAAAAAGGTAAATTATTATTTTTTTCTTTATTTTGAGAAATATTATTTTTAGAGATGTCTGTTATAGATATCATATATATTTGACATATAAAAAAAATTATGCAAAAAATTTATGTGTTAATGCATCTTTTGAAGAGGGTCTTTTATTTGGGTTATAGTCCAGTAATTTATATAATAAATCTGTTACCAAAAATATTGTTTCATCTTCATATTGTTCCTTCAATCTGTCCCTTACAACTTGATAAAGAGGAGTATAAACCATTTTAGGGACATCGCCTTTTAATTGACCATTAAGTTTGAAAATATCAACACCGTATTTCGATTGGTTAATTAAATCCTTTGGTATCTTACCTAGGGTACACATCATACTATGTATGTGTGCCCTGTCGGTGTTAAACCTGTCATGTTTTATTGGATCAAATAATATCTTACCAGTTAATAATTCAAATAATACGCATCCTACAGACCACATATCACATTTTTCATCATAATGGCAACCCAAAATAATTTCAGGTGCTCTATAATATCTAGTTTGGATATCGTATTTATCATATGTAATCGGTCTACAGTTTCCAAAATCTGCAAGTTTTATTTCTATATTTTTTAAATATTTGTCATTTATAAATTCTACATCATTTTTTTTATCTTTTGAATATTTCTTTTCAATTTTAGATAGATCAAGGTTATTAACTGATTCCTTTATCTTTTTATGGTTTAATTTCCCTTTTTGTTTAATAAGTCCAGTATTAAAGTTGGCCATGAACTTTTTGTCATTGTAAACATTAATTAATTCTGAAACTTTATTATTCACTCCTACAACCAATATATTCTCAGGCTTTATGTCTGAATGTAAAATATTGTATTTCTTTGATTGAACTACATCCATGGCTATTAATAATTGTTTTATTATTGTTTTTACAGTATTTAATGGCAACCCTTTTGAATATGATCCGACACGCATGATGTCGTATGTAGACCCTGCCATTAATTGTAATACCATACACATGTATTTTGTCCCATCAATATTATATTCAAAGTTTTCAACTATTGTATTTAAATATTTACATTTGTCTGAACTGAATTTTTTTAATAATTCTATTTCCTCAAGGGCACTGTCTATTTCTTCCTCATCTTGCATTTTGATGGCATAATATTGTTTATTAGATATATTCAATGATAAATATACTTTAGCAAAAGCACCCCTACCTAATTCATATAATAATACGTATTTATTATTTAATATAGTTCCTATTAAATCTTGTTCCATTGAAATTGAACTGTCATCATCATAACTTTCATTTGAAGAATCAGACATATGGTTATAATATATAAATTAAGCCTTATATATTATTAATTTCAATTTTTTCGCAAAGAAATATATTGTGTATTATTTAAAAAAATTGAAATGTATATCCTTTGGAGACTTAATTGTTATTTATGAAGTATTATAAGGTATACACCTATTGTCATTATGAACTTTGTATTTAACCCATTTTATAAAATTTATAAACCGAAAAAAATAATAACTATAACACTTGATAATGACACACGGGCTACACATCTCCCAAAATTCCCTATCAATAAATATACCACATTTTATTGTGTTATGAAACATTTAGATGTAATTCCTATGGATATCATAAGATATATTATTGGTATTATTTGTGATACAGACCAAATACATTTCAGATTATTAATATCTGAAATGTTATTATCATTATTCAATATCACACAACTTAATATACAATTTCCTGCAAATTGTAACCTAACTTTTGAGGAATTACATGAGGCAACATTAATGAAAATATTTAAAATTATTGTATATCCAAATAAATTTAGAACTTCAGATTATGATTGTTATTATTATTATGAAAAATTTACTCATCCGAATAGGCAATACCATAGTACAAAATTAACTATGTGCGCTACTTGTAATAACCAAACAAAAAATATATCAAATTGTATAAGTATTTGTGAAAATTGTCGCTCCGAATTAAAATCACATAAACATAATGTTATAGTTGGTGCATCAGATTATTTTTATGATGAAATAAAAATGAAAACAAGATTTGAGGATCTAAAAACAATTACATATTATAAATGTTTAGAATATGATTCGACACAAGAAACACTTGTATATATTTCAAAAGAAGATGTTAAAAAGACAAACATGATGATAGTTGAAACGAAAAGTATACTTCGAGAAGAAAAAAATACATATAAATTACAAAAATTATGTATTGATTCCCGATTTTACCGAACATGTAATATGGCAAACCATTATATGGCTAAAAATAAAATATTGTCACATTTAAATACTTCATATAAAAATTTTACAACGTGTATTGATCAATTTGATAATAACTTTAAGTTAAGACCATACATGAGACTTTTTACTGTTTCGCAAATAAAAAAAAACAAAAAAGCACTTTTACAAGACCTTAAACAAGAATTAGCTGAAGTTATTAAAGCGAATAAACATAATAAAGCAGTATTGGACAATATTAATGTTATTATAAATGATGTAGTACTTAAAGAAAACAAAAAAATAGACAATAAAATATTATTAAAACATACCAGTGTTAAAAATAAAACACAAGACAAAGTATGGAAATTTAATAATATTAAAAATAAGGTTAGAGGTAATAAGTATGGAGGAAGATAAATGTTTTTTATTTTGATATATTCACATTATAATTTTATTTAAATAAAATTGAAATATATATGCTTTGTTATATAGTTGATACAATATAACTACAATTCAAAGAATTAAATAGATGGACCATAATAATATAGATTTTCATACTTGGAGTAGAATAAGAAATATATCATTCAAAACACATTTTGACTTACCAATAATCCTTGATGTGGACAATCGAATCAAACATTCGCCAAAATTCCCCGTCAATAAATATTTGACATTTAAATGTGTAATGATGCATTTAAATGTTTTACCTATGGATGTTATCAAATATATTATGTATATGATAATTGACAGTGATAAGATACACCAAAGATTATTGATTTCGGAGTTTGTATTGTCAATATTAGATGTTCAATCATTGAATATTCAAATGCCAAAAAAATGTGGATTAACTTTTGAGGAAGCACATGAAGGAACATTAATGAAAATGTTTGAAATTTCAGCAGAACCAATGAAATTTTACAAACAAAGTACCATGGATAAATATTATTTTAAACCTGAATTTGTGGCCCAATATAAACTACAATGTGATAGCCAAAATTGTACATGTATAAGTTGCGATAGTTATAAATGTACAGTAATAAATAATGTTGGTATATGTGCGAATTGTTATCGTAAATTAACTTCATGGGAAAAGAAAAAATTTGTTAATAAATTTGATAATTGTGGATATTTTGATTTGAATAATGTATACAAAAATTTTAAGGAGCTAAAGGAAATCACGTCTTACAAATATTTTGAATATATAGGAGACAACAACATTAAATATTTTACATTTGTATCAAAACAAACACAAATTGACAGGAAAAATTATAAGGTATATATAAAAAAATTGATTGAAGAAGAAAAAGAAATGCATTATAAACAATTTCAATTGATTGATGACAACTATAAAAAATCTTCGGTCGTAATAAAAAGATCAAAAACCTATATGAATAAACTTTATCAATTGAATGATATATACAAACACTTCACGGTTTTAAAATCTATGCATTATTACACTATAATTACGAGAATTTATAGTGCATATGGTAAATCTGGACCTAGACACAAAAAAAATAATTTGGATGAACTCAAAAAGGAACTAACTGAAATCAAAAAACTTACACGACAATATAATGAAGTATTATTTAAATTTGATGACGTTAAAAATAACCTTTATGATGATGGTGTTACTAAAAAAGTAGAAAATAAATTTATGTTAAAACATATGAAAGGTAAAAAAAGAATTGATGAAACAATATGGAAACGTAATAATATTAAAAATAAGGTTAAGGGTAATAAATATGGTAATAGATAAATGTTTTTTAATTATAATTTTGATGCTCTCTACAAAAACGGTATCCGGCAGATGTATAATTATCACACCCATATTTTGCGCACCACACTGGGTTATGTAAATGATCTCTACAAAATTTAATATTTTTTTGATACAATGATACATTTTTACAATCTTTCATAGCACAAGTTGAATGTATTTTACATACTTTGTCACCATTTACAGCTATTTCATTACACCCATAATTTTTACATCTATGTTCAATTAAGTATAATCTGTCTAAAATTTCTTTATTTTTATCATACAATTTTATTTCATTAGAATCAATACAATAAAAATCTAATTCAGATACATATTTTGCAGGATACTGATAATATGGATCCACTGCTAATGATAATATATGTTTAAAGATATGTGGAGGTCTGTTTACAAATATTGGTTCTTTTGGTAAACCACATGCTTCGAGCATATTTTTAAAATAAGGGATTTTTATTATGGTGTCATAATCAGTTTGATATATTTGACCTTGGACATTTAATATGACACTCATCTATAAATGTGTATTTATAAATTAAAGTTATTTACAATTATATTTTCATTTTTATTATGATTGATGTTCATCACAATAACCAAGATTTGTTCTTTTATTATTACATCCTCTTGCATCACAACAGCGACCATTATTATAATGCTTTGAACAGTAATTATTATCTGGATAAACATATTCCATACAATTAGATATTAAGCATGGATTATGATTACTGCAAAATAAAGTTTCTTTTATAGATAACATATTACATCTCGGATGTCTACATTTGTTTTTAAGAAAATATATATCATTACATATCTTTTGATTTTTATCATACAATTTTATTTCATTAGAATTAATACAATAAAAATCTAATTCAGATACATATTTTGCAGGATACTGATAATATGGATCCACCGCTAATGATAATATATGTTTGAAGATATGTGAAGGTCTATCTATAAATATTGTCTCAGTTGGTTGACCACATGATTCGAACATATCCTTGAAATATGGGATTTTTATCAATGTATCATAATTAGTTTTGAATATTTGTCCTTGAACATCTAATGTGACACACATTTTTATATATTTAATTAGTTTACCTTATGTCAATAATAAGTTATGGTTTCAATTTTATCTGAAAAAAATGAAATTTATACATATTGTAGTTCTATTGTATCATATATAAACATATACTTGGACAATTGACCAATATTAATAGTTATTATGAATTATTTTAGATTTGATCCATTTAGCATTGCATCATACCATATACATCCTTATCATCAAACTATAATACTTGATAGGGACATGAGAATTAGGCATTTGAATAAATTTCCAATGAATAAATATGTTACATTTTATTGTTCAATGTTACATTTAGGTATAATGCCTATGGATATTATTAAATATATTATGTATATTATGATTGCAACAGACAAAATACATCGCAGGTTGTTAATCACTGAAATGGTTTTATCATTATTTGATGTTCCATTAAATATTGATCTACCTAAAGAATGTAATTTAAACTTTGCAGAAATTCATGAAGCTATGATAATGAAAATGTTTGAAATTGCAATTCGTCCAAATAAATTTCAAGCTACACCTTCGTGGGGAGGATTGTATAAATATACCACTCACGGATGTATAAGCTGTACAAGATATGTTGAAGAAATAATAAATGACATAAGAATATGTGCAAGATGTCATCATAAATTGGAATCATATAAAAAAAATACTATTGTTGAGGATTCAAATTATTTCTATAAAGATAAAAAAATATTAAGTGATTTCAAAGATTTAAAACACATTACATATCATAAATATTTTGAATATGACGACTCACAAAAAAAAATGATATTTATCTCAAAACAAAATCAGATTAAAAGAAAAAATTTAAAACAAAATATGCAAAGTTTAATTACGCAAGAAAGATGTATACAAGCGTTACAAATTAAATCAATGGTTTATCAATTTAATGAAGCAAGTAAAATATGGAGACACTCAAAATTAATTAATGAAACATATGTACGGTTGGATAAATTATATGACGATTTTGTACTCAAAAATTTACTAAGGGCAAATGATTATCATGAATTATCACCTTACATATATAATATGTCATACTTGTTGGAATATGTAGATAAAAAAATAAACAATAAAAAACAAAAATTAAATAATCTTAATGAAGAATTACAACAAATTACAGTTTTAACTACCCAAAATAAATCTGTGCTATTTGAATTTCAGAATATGGTAGATAATTTTGTTAAATATAATGTTAAAAATAGTGTTCAACGTATCGAAAACAAATTTTCATTGAAACATCTTAAAATCAACAAAAAGATAGAAGATAAAGTATGGAAATCTAACAATATTAAAAATAAGGTTAGAGATAATAAATATAATGGTAAATATATCAAATCTTGTGGTAGATAAACATTTTTAATATGAACTATTAAAATTCTTTTTGAATATTTTATTTATAAATTAAAATATATTTTGCATTATTATTTTATATCTTTCCATGTTCATCACAAAAGGTTGTATCTGTTCGTAATTTGTAACAACCCCTAAAATCACAATATATACCATTTTCATGATGTCCATAACAATAATTATTAGTAGGACTTGTTACACTGTTTCTACAGTCACTGACTGGACATCTATGATGTGAAGCACAAAATTGTGAACCTTCGACAGATAACTTATCACATCTTTGATCTCTACATTTATTTTTTAGAAAGTGTATATCAGTCAATATATTTTGAAGTTTATTGTACACTTTTATTTCACTAACATCCACATTATAAAAATCTAATTCAGAAATATATTGTTCTGGATATTGATAAAATGGATCTGTTGCTAAGCCCATTACATGTTTAAAAATATGTGATGGTCTGTCTATAAATATTGTCTCGGTTGGTGGACCACATGACTCGAACATATCCTTGAAATATGGTATCTTTATAATTGTGCCATAGTTTGTTTTGAATATTTTTCCTTGGACATCTAATGTAACACTCATTTTTAGTATATATTTACATAAATTAAGATCATATAGTTTTACAGTTTCAATTTTATTATTATAATATTGAAATTATTTGACATGATAAATAAATAATTTTAAAATATTTGTCACAATAAATTACCATGGCTTGCATTTTGGCAAAAAAGGGTCATTGTTGTTATTTTTTTGGGATGACGCTTTTGCAAACGGATCCCTATCTGTATACACTGCATTTTGCCAATTATCCCGATGTATATCTGGACCATATGGATCACCATATATACCTGGTCTACCACCGCCAAAAAAAGGATTACGATTTGGCGGATTATTACCAAAAGTAGGTTTGTTAATTTCTTTTATTGTATTCTGTAAACGTTCAACCATAATTTTTGTACTTTGGATCTGTTCTAATAAATCTGTATTTTTATCATACAATTTTATTTCTTTAGCATTAATACCATAAAATTCTAACTCAGATACATACTTCTCTGGGAACAAATAAAATGGGCTTGTTGTCAATGCGAGTACATGTTTAAAAACGTGTGATGATTTATCTACGAATATTGTTTCTGTAGGTACCCCACAATCGGAAAACATGTCCTTGAAATATGGTATTTTTATAATTGTGTCATAATTTGTTTTGAATATTTTACCTTGCACATCTAATGTAATACTCATTTAAATGATATATTTACATAAACTAATATATATTTATATATCTTTCAAAATTCAATTTTTTAGTAATTATGTTTATAATGGTATTCACATCTAGAACTTTCATATTGTTCGCTACTACAATCAGGCACAACACAATCAGTTGCGTTATCATAATGATATAAACAATATTTTGAATCATGTATTGCTTTCTTGAAACAATTATCACACTCACGTTCAGATACTTTAGTAAGATCATATAACTGTTTAACCTTTTCAATTATTTCAGCATCATATAACTTTTTAACTTTTTTTATTATTTTATAATCATGTAATTCTTCTACTTTTTCTATAATTGCCAAATCATATAACTTTTCAACCTTTTCAATTATTCCAAGCTCATTTAATTTATTAACTACCTCTGGAATTTTATTATACAATTTTACCTCTTTAATATTTATACAATAAAAATCCAATTCAGAAATATATTTTTCAGGAAATTGATAAAATGGATCTGTCGCTAAAGATAATATATGTTTAAAAATATGTGATGGTCTGTCAATAAATACTGTTTCTGTTGGTTGTCCACAGTCTTGAAACATGTCTCTAAAATATGGAATTTTTATAATTGTATCATAATTTGTTTTGAATATTTTACCTTGAATATCTAATGTAACGCTCATTTAGGTTATATAGTTTAAATAAAATAATGTATAGTTATATATCTTTCAAATTTCATTTTTTTAGTAATGATTATAATGATATTCACATCTTGAACTTTCATATTGTTCGTCCCTACAATCAGGCATTACGCATTCAGTTGCTTTATTATAATGATACAAACAATATTTTGTATCACCTAATACTTGTTGATAACACTTATCACATTCACGAGGAGTTGAAAGATTATATAACTTTTCAACCTTTTCAATTATTTCAGCTTCATATATTTGTTCAACTTTTTCAATTAGTTCATAACCATATAATTTCTCAACCTTTTCAATTATTTTAAGATCACTCAATTTATTGACTACATCTGGAATTTTATTATACAATTTTACCTCTTTAATATCTACACAATAAAAATCCAATTCGGAAATATATTTTTCAGGGAATCGATAAAATGGGTCTGTTGCTAAGGCTAATATGTGTTTAAAAATATGCGATGGTCTGTCAATAAATACTGTTTCTGTTGGTTGCCCACAGTCTTGGAACATGTCTCTAAAATATGGAATTTTTGTAATTGTATCATAATTTGTTTGAAATATTTGTCCCTGAACGTTTAATGTTATACTCATATTGGATTGTTTTTGTAATATATAAATAAATGCTATTGTATTATTATTTCAACTTTTTTATTGGGGCAATTGTTTATTTCTATTCATAACAAAACCATAATATTCTAATTCTTCATTATATATATATTCTGAAGGATAATCATAAAAAGGGTTTATCATCAGACTTAAAACATGCTCAAATATTTCCGGTGATCTGTTTACAGGAATTGTAAAATTTAGGATTGCATCATCTTCTAATAAACCATCAAATAAATTATAAAAATATGGAATCTTGATCAATGTAGCATAATTGACAACAAATATCCTACCTTGGAAATCTAATTTAATATTCATGTTGTTTTATAAACTGGGAGCACTTATAATATTTATATTGTAACCTTCACAAGCATTTGTTATTTCAACTTTTTTTCCAATGGGTATTACAATAAGAATCTAATAATAATTTAGGACCATGACATCCATAAACACCACAATGTCCCGATAAATTCATATGTTTTTTACATAATTCCATTTGATAATATTTATCATTTACTGGCAACTCTTGACACCCTTCCCTAACACATGATCCTGGTTGTTTACCTTGTATATCTTTTTTATGTAAATCATTATTTCTATACATAACATCACCTCGAACTTTGAACCCTTTATATTCTATACCATAAAAATCTAATTCAAATGTGTATTTTGATGGATATGGATATAAATCATCAGTTGCTAAACCTAATACATGTTTAAATACATGTGATGGTCTATTTACAAATATTATTTCATCGGGTTTTCCGCAAGATTCAAACATGTCCTTGAAATATGGTATTTTTAATATTGTATTGTAATCTGTTTCAAATATTTGCCCTTGGACGTTTAGAATAATGTTCATATTGATAATATGTATATTTATATGTGTATTCTTATTATACAATAAGTATTAATATCAATTTTTTTACCTTATCTACTTTCTCGATACAGACAATTTAAACAAAATGAACTATTTTGTGTCCTATATTCGTAACACATCTCTTGTATACAATACTTGTCTCCTTTCATATGTGATTCACAAAATTTAGAACTTTTCATCATCGTTCTACCACATTCACTTATAGGACATATTACATGATTTTTGCATAATGTTGAATCATCTTTACACATGTTATCACAAGTTTTGTGCATACATTTATATATTTGTGGTCTATAATATAGCGTTAAATCATCATAATTAATACCATAAAAATCTAATTCAAACTTGTATTTACCTGGAAATGGATATTTGTTATCTGTAACTAAACCTAATACATGACCAAAAATTATTGATGACCTATTTACAAATATTGGTTCCGTTGGAGGTCCACATGCTTCAAACATATCCTTAAAATATGGAATTTTTATTATTGTGTTGTAACTTGTTTCAAATATTTTACCCTGAACATTTAAAATAATATTCATATTGATTAGTATATATTATTTGTATTATTGTTGTATAGTATTTCAATATCAATTTTTTATAAATAAATGTTATATTAATTACTATAACGACATTGATAACAAATTGGATTATTAGGCATCTTTAGACGATTACATCCACCAATGTTACAATAGTTACTTTTTGGTACACAAGAATTACAATAATTAAATAACGTTGATATTGTGGTATTACAATTAACTTCATGGCAAAATTTATGTTCTTTACATAAAGATTTACTTACATCACAAATAGTATTACATTCAGGATGTTTGCATATATTTACTTGTGGTCTAAAATATAATGTCAGTTTACTATAATCAATACCATAAAAATCTAATTCAGATTTATATTTACCTGGATACTGGTAAGTGTCATCAGTAATGATTGCCAATACATGTTTGAACATATGTGACGACCTGTTAACAAATACTGGCTCTGTTGGCTGCCCACAATCCTCAAACATATTTTTAAAATATGGTATTTTTGTCAAGGTATCATAATCTGTTTCAAATGTTTGTCCTTGGACATTTAAAATAACATTCATATTGATTAATATATATGCTATTTGTATTATTATATTTGTATAGTATTACAATATCAATTTTTTATAAATAAAGGTTATTTTTTATCAGTACACACATTGCAAAGTGAACCATTGCTTTTTTTCCAACGACCACATCCACCAATGTTACAATATTTAGACTCTGGTAAACAAGAATTACAATAATTTACAGACTTACCTATTATAGTTCTGCAATTATAACAATATTTATGTAAATTACAAAAATTGCTACCTGTAACAACTCCATTACAACATGTAGGGTGTATACAACTATCTAATTGTGGTCTAAAATATAATTCCAAATTACTATAATCAATACCATAAAAATCTAATTCAAATTTATATTTTCCGGGAAATGGATAATTATTATCTGTAACTACTGCCAATACATGTTCAAAAGTTCTTGATGATCTGTTTACAAATATTGTTTCAGTAGGAGGCCCGCAAGTTTCAAACATGTTCTTAAAATATGGAATTTTTATTAATGTGTCATAATCTGTTTCAAACATCCTACCTTGGACATTTAAAATAACATTCATATTGACTAATATATATGTTATTTGTATTATTATAGTTGTATGGTATTACAATATCAATTTTTATAAACCACAATGATATTCACATTTACCATCACGATAAATTTTAGAAGTACAACCAAGTAATTCGCAAAACGTGTTATACTCGTTGGCGTGATCATAACAATATTTTGATTCACTACAATAAGTTAGTTCACCACAACGTTCACATGTAACATGGTCGGCACAATGTTTTTTATTATATAATCTTAAATTCTCACATCTTAAATTCTCACAATAATAATAATCACAAATAGATGCACGGTATAGTGCATCAACTTTTTCTTCTATATTAAGATCACATAATTTCATAAGTTTATCTGGAATTTTATTATACAATGTTATTTCTTTAAGATCAATACAATAAAAATCCAATTCAGATACATATTTCTCTGGAAATTTATAAAATGGATTCACTGTTAATGATAATATATGTTTGAAAATATGTGAAGGTCTATCAATAAATATTATTTCTTTTGGTGGACCACATGTTTCAAACATATCCTTAAAATATGGTATTTTTATTAAAGTTTCATATTTTGTCTCAAATATTTGCCCCTGAACATTTAGAACAACATTCATAATAAACAATATGAATGTTATAGTATTATTATAGTTTTATAATGTTTTCATATCAATTTTTAAAATTTAATAGTAACACTTTTTGCATTTTGTAATATGAATGGATTATTACCAGTTTGTTCCAAAAAATACCATATGAAGTATGCATGTGTAACAATACCAATATTTTCATATTTTAAATTTTTTACATATTCAATTGCTTTTTTTACCCTTTTTCTCATATCATCTGGTGATTCTGGTTTTATTTCTTCACCCACTAAATAATTTAATGATAGTTCCTCTCTCTGTTCTCTTACTAAATCAGTATACACAATATTATTTGATTGTATTTTTGAATTGTGGTATGTAAGGATTGCTCGTTTCAATGTTGACACAATAAGAATATCAAATGTTCCTTCAATAGTTGATGCTTGAACTTTACCAACTTCGGTTAAATCACAATTCCTCAATTCATCCTCATTCTTACATTGTCCAACATTAAATTTTGATTGGCCATGTCTAATTAAAGTTACAGTTTTCACCATTTAATAATATTGTATTATATTGTTAAATGTTTATGTTTATTGTATTTATAATGATATATTTCTTCCTTTAATTTCTTCACCTCTTAAATCATATTTTATTTTACCATACCCAGTAACTTCTATTCCATCTTGGTTAAATTTTTCGGTTGATGACCAACTTCTGACTTGGGCAATAATGAGACCAATTAAGGTAACGAGGATCAATATACTTATCACTGAACTTATAATTTTAACAAGTAATGGCATTTATATTATAATGTTATATTTTTATATAAAATATTATAATATTTAATTCATGACATGTGGATGGATATCTGGAATATACATTTTGTCATGTTCTAAAGATCCACAAGTCCAACAAGTATCTTCGTTATCATAACCATTTCCATAAGTTGGACATTTTACTTTTCTACAATCTTTTTTACCTTCTTCGATTGGTGAATAATCACTGGCATACATTTCTGAACCATATAAATTTAATCTTACTTGTTGAAATGGACTCTTGTAATTTTTTAATGCACAACTGGTTTTTAATTTTTCACCTCTCAAGTCATATTGGGGAGCACCAACACCAACAAATTCTGTATCTGAAGAATCAAAATTTTCTGATGGAGTAACAAATTTTGGATACATGAACCATACAAATAATACTACTACTAAAAATACAATTATTAATTTCATGTTATAACTTAATTGCATGTGTTATTTTATAATATATGTTATGATAAAAAATTTAAATTATATTATATTATTATAATGGATATTTTGTATAATAGTCTTATATACTATTCTATTTTTAATATTACATATTATGCATGTAGTTATGCAATGTATTTGTGTGATAAACATACGGAATTTACTAAACCAGTTGATGAAATTGATATGTATGAAAATAATAATATTATCACACTACAAAAAAGTCAAAGGACAAATTTTGAGGAATGTACCCAAACATATAATAAAGTAATAAACACTGTTATGATCAATACTTTTGTTTATTCATTACCAATAATATTTTATGCTGGGTATTATGATACATTATTTATAAATGATTTTTCACTATTAAAATGTTTGTTTGATTTAGGATTTGCATTATTATGTATTGATCCATTCTTTTATTTTAGTCATAGATTGTTGCATGTAAATCCTTTGTATATATTATTCCATAAAAAACATCATGAAATAACAAAACCTGTTGGTATGTCTGCATTGTATACATCATGCGTGGAGTTTTATGTTGGAAATATATTACCAATATTTTTACCATTATATATTGTTGGATCACATCCTATTACAATTAAATTATGGTTAATGATTATTGTAATAAATACAATTATATTTGCACATAGTGGTTACAAAAAATTGGCAGATTTTCATGACAAACATCACCAACATTTTGTTAAGAATTATGGCACTGATATGTTTGTTGATAAGTTGATGGGGACTTATGCATAATGTGATTTTAGTTTTACATGTGTTATATGACGTAATTCTGGTGGAACATCTTTTTTTGTTACTTTATTATACTTCAAATTTAACACTTTTAAATTTTTTAATTTTACCAATTCAGTTGGTATATGTTCAATATAGTTATGTTCTAAATCTATTGCCCTTAAATTATATAAATTACCTAATTCTGTTGGTATTATTGTAATTTTATTGTTAGTAAGAAATAATGAACGTACATTAAAAAGATTGCATATTACAGGTGGTATCACTCTCAAAAATGTGTCATGTAAATATATATGACTTAAATTGTAAACAACATCAACATCTGTTCCATTTATTTGATGTTTTATCCTGGTTTTTTTTATTAATTTTTCCAAACTATAACAAAATTTGAATGTTTCGTTATGATTTATTTTAAATATTTTTGTATCTGGAAAATAGTATAACAATAATTCTTCCCATAAATTATTATTTAAACATATTTTATAGAATAATTTATTTACTTCGATACATGGATATATATTATCAACATCTAAAAATTCAAAAATATTTAATAATACATCTTCCATTTATACATTATTATTGTTTAATTGTAATAATATATTCATATTTCATTTTTTTACAAATAAAATTGAATATTTAAATGTATGTATATTTAGTTATTATTGTTTGGATTATACATTATGAGTAATATTATTACTATTGGTTTTGATCAGGATACTGGTACATACGAATTACCAAAAAGTATTGTGTCAAAGTATCCAGATTCAATATTAAGTTTATATGAAACATCTGGATCTAATGAACCCATCATAATTACAGACATGACATATGAACAATTTGGAATAATATATGATGTTATTACTGGTAAAAAGAAACAGTGGATGGTCGACCCATATATTTTAAATCTTATGGATAAATATGGATTGGTTAATGACATATTACTTGCTTTACATTTAAACATCAATAAGAAGATAAATGAAGAATTTATGAAAATGGAAAACTTTTTGAATAATGGAAAAATGTTGTTGCCAGATAACATGCAACAGTATGAGGAATATAAAAAATTGTTTGAAAATAACAAAAATATTATGTCAATTCAAATGACATTTGATTATTATGGATTAATAATATGTATTAACCTTTTGGAATCAATACCAATCTATTATAACCATGATGGTTCAAATCCAAAATATGTACTTGAAAATATGGATATTTGTGAAAGCAATGAAATGGATATAAACTTATTAAGATATCATATTATTGTTAGAAATTTAGGATGCGAAAATTGTATAATGTGTGATAAGTGCAATAATGCATTACATTTACATGAAGGATGTTGTAGACCATGTGGTAAATGTTGGAATTGTAAAGATAAAATTCCGATGGACAAAAATATTTATACAAAAGATAAAAAAAACTATTTTGATTGTGTTCATAGACTGCTAACTAATGATTCAGATTTAGATCTATATCAAAAAAAAAAAAGTAGTCATGCAAATATAATAAAATGGAATGAAGTTACATCGACTCATTTTACAAATAATATACATAACTCCCTAAAACTGTTAAAGGAATTTATTATTGAAAATAATTATGATATTTTTAATCATTATCGCAGCCAAAAATTGGAATTTTTTAATACTAAGGGAAGTGATTATTCTGATAATAATACAATGAAAACATATTATGTTTTTATTAATATTGAACATATTTTACAATAATTTATTTAATGGAAAAAATTGAATATTTAAATCTATGAATACCTTCAATAATTAATATTGTGTTTATTACAATATGAGTGATATTATTATTATTGGTTTCAACAATGATACAAGAACATATGAATTACCCAGGGATATCATTAAAAAATATCCAAATTCAATATTGAGTTTGTATGAAGCATCTGCATCTAGTGATCCAATTATAATTACAGACATGACATATGAACAATTTGGTATTATACATGATGTTATTACTGATAAGGTTAAACAGTGGATGGTTGAACCATATATTTTTAACTTTATGGACAAGTATGGGTTAATTGATGATACATTGCTTACTTTGCATAATATCATGATTGCAAATATGAATTCAGAATTTGTAAGAGTAGATAACTTTTTGAAAGATGGAGATTTATTAATGGCTAAAGATAAGAAGCAATATATTGAATACAAAAAAATATTTGAAAATAATAAGAATGTTATGTCAGTACAAGTCACTTGTCAAAATGATAAAATTATTTGTATAAATTTACTGGATTCTGTTCCAATTTATTTTGAAAAAAGTTTTGATTTTAATAATATGGATATCAAACCTGAAATGGATGTAAATGAGGTACGATATGATGTTATCATTAAAGGGTTGGGGTGTGAAAAATGCAAAATATGTGATGATTGTAATGTAAGCTGCATATTTAATAAAACGTGTAAAAACTGCCAATTTTGTGAACATTGCCCTGGTTGGCGTGAAGAATTACACAAAATAGAAATTGATGATTTTATATATGCAACTGATCAGGCTGATTACTTTTCGGCTATGTATGACATTATTAACCCTAATCCAGACGATTATGGAAAACAATACCAAAAACTAAAAAGTAACACTATGAACATGCTAAACTGGTCAACAATCACAATACCAGCATTTACTGACAATATTCCAAAGTCTTTAAATAAGATTACATCAACTATTATTGAAAACAGGAAAAAGATTATTAAATATTATGAATTACATTCAAGAGATATTTTTGATATGGTCATAACTTCGGTTATTAGTTGTTGTAATGGACCAATATGTGAACCATCGCCTACATATAGAGGTTTTATAAATGTCACAAATATTTTAAAGTAATTTTTTTATCAGTATTATTAATTTTAAATATAAAAACATTAATATATGGGTATTAAAGCCTCAAAAGCATCGACAAAGAATATTGATGATTATTCTATAGTGTCAGTCCCTAAAAATTATACAATGTTAAAAATTATATCATATTACATAGATTTAAGGATATCTGCAAATGTCGACTTTAAAGTATCAGAAATTATAAATTACATCATGAGTAATAGGAAAAATAAATATGCAAACATTATAAATTTACAAGGTATAAATGATGTATTATCATTGCATTTATTAATAAGGGGTATTAAAAAGTATTGCATTGAAAAGAAAATTACAATGTATTTTGCACCAGAATTTGATGATATTGACGCAGATGACAAATCGGAGGGCAGTAAGGGGAGATCAGATAGGAGGTCAAAAAACTTAGAAGATTTTACTGCCGGGACTATTAGTAAAAAAGGACATATTAGTAAGGCAAAGGAAGGAAAACACATTATACATAATGTTATTATAAGCACATACCCTATAGTGGGAACTATATATTCCGAATTAGATGACAAAACTAATATGGATGATATTTTTGGAATCCAAACAGTTATTGGTGCTAATATTTTAATTGATGAGGTTGTTATTAGTGTTTACAATACATGTTTAAGTAAAGATATTAGAACGTCCAATTTCGTTAATGACGCTGTAAGAAAGACAGAGTTGGAAGCATTAGATTCTGTTATGACAAATAATAAAAAGGAATTATTAAACGGTTCTAATACAAGATCAAATATACACATCATAGTAGGTAATTTACATATACCAGAAATTGCAAATGATAATATTAATAATGAATATATTAGTTCCATAAAAAATAATAATTTTGTGGATATATTTAGATATAAACTTCCTAAGGACTTTGGTTATACAACATCTTATAATGAGAGAAGTTCATATATATTATTAGACATTAGTCAAGAGATATATGATAATATACAAAAAACTGACCATACAGAGGTATTGAAATTGTTATTTAATGAATACAAAATACATATAATGGACATGTATGTTGTTAAAAATAATAGAAATATTATACACTACCCATTAGAGTGTATTTTTATGATAAAATCCAGTTAATGGTTGCAAATTTCAGAGTTGTAACTTTGAGGGAGACCTGAAGTGTAATTATGTATTTTGTCCCAGTTAATGTATGACCTATTTTTGCCTTGGAATGGTTGATGTATTTGACATATGTTGTCATGTCGGGTTTCATCTATAAAGTGTTGTTTGGATAATTCAATTTGTTGGGAGAGGGGAATTTGTTGGGAGATTGATGTCATGTGTTCCTGTTGGGTGTAGTTGTAAAGGAAGTAAAGGGAAATGAGGATTATTATTGTTGTTATGATGAGGGTGTACATTATAGTAATATGTTTTGATAATAAATTTTGGTGGGTGATTTATAAAATATGTTTGGGCGATGTACAATAGTACACATATAATTTATATTTTAATAATTATCATATAAGTTATTTAAATTTCAATCCTTTAAATCCGTTCCCATCTCTTTTTCTTGATATCACATATCCTTTTCCTTTCATTAATTCAGTAAATGCTTTACTCGTAATGTTATTATCGTAATTTTCCCGATATTTGGCAATTAAATTTTTATGATACATAAATTCATTGTCGCTAATGTCACAAGTTTCGCTGATAAAATTACCAATTTCGTCATTTTCTTGTAAAAAGTTATTAGTTGCATCATCAACGATTTTTGGAACATTACCTAACCCTTCAATAAAATATTTTATTGAACCATTTACTAACCATACTAATAGTTGATCTAATTTTTTTAACAATTCTATTTCAATATTATCATCCCCTAGTCTATGATTACTATTTTTTTGATTATATTTATTAGCGCTTCTAAATTCGGCTAAAAATGGTATTAATACTAATCTTCTTTCAATTGCATCATTAACATTAGTTTCTGGTTTGTGATTAGTTAATAAAAATAACTGAAATGTCGGTTCAAATGTGACTGGATTACAATATAAAGGCCGCGCAGTTATTGCAGATCCACCAGTAATACTTTTTACGACCCCTTCATTTAACTTTCCACCTTTTTCACTTTCATCCACAAATGCCAATCTTGCATTCATTAATTCCATTAAATGTGGACTTGCGGAACCAGCAGTCGCTTTTTTAGTTTCCATAATAACATCGCTTGTTAATTGTCTATAATAACTTCCCATTAATGATTTTAGTAGGTTTTGCATTACCGATTTACCATTACCTCCCGAACCATATAATATAACGAACTTCTGTTCATTAACAAGACCAGTAATACTATAACCTAGTAATTTTTGTAAATAATTGATCATATCAACATTATCCAACATTATATTATTAAAGAAATTATTTATATCAGATGTATTATGATCTATCCCTTTCCATTCAACATTTAATTCAAATGTGAAATAATCTTCCTTTATTCTATCTCTAAATTCTCCTGTTTGTAAATTTATAACACCATTTTTAACTGGTAATAATATTTTACTACTGTCTAATTTATGTAACAAGTCTTCGTTAATAAACATTGATGCTACCAAGGACATGAGACATCGTGATCTTGAAGCATCATAAAAATATGGAGTTTGTTTTATTCTATTTGCAATTTTTTTATATTTTATAGGACTAGAACTATTAGTTGCCATATTTTCATAATAATTGACTAATGGTTCTATTAATTTTTGCATATTTTTCATAAAATGTATATGCATGGTATCAAAAGTTGTTTGTTCCCATAATTTTGTCTCGTCATTATATTTATAAAATGTTTTACCGTCTTTATAAATAAAATCATTTTTAAATTCGTTATGATAAATTTCGATATGTCCAACATTACCCTTTTTATATAATTTATCTAATTCTCTAATCTTATCATCATTTATAAAATTATAATTATTTTTTGTTAATGACTTAATGATTATTTTATATTCTTCTGGATTATCATTTTTTGCGTAATAATATAACGTTTTCACAGTTAATCCGTTTTCTATTACTTTAATTGTCTTCCAATAGTTTTCACAGCAGTTTTCTACATATTTTGACGATTGTTTGCTCCATTCTTTCCATAGTTCAAAATAATCAATATTATTATATAAAGTTGTTAAATGAAACATAATAATTCCAATTCTTGTCCATTCTCCAAAGTCATCATTCCTCTTTTTATCTAATATTTTAAGTAATCGCCTTATTATTATAGGATTTGCAAAAAATGCACTATCATTATTATCTTGTACAATATTAATAGAATTATCTTTATCATGTTGATTAATATCAATAAAATTGTTATTAGTTCCTGCATTTGTAATCTCTTTTTTATTTCCAAATATATTCGTATCATCAACAAATGTACATATTACTGTTGTAGACACTTCAACACAATAACCATTATTCATATTTACTGTATCAATACCACTTTGTGATGGTATATTTTTAATTTCGGTATTAATGACGTTTTGTGGATATTTAACACATTTTTGGGTCGGGATATTTTTGTGGCAGATTGTTTGTATATTCATAATATATATTATATATTGTAAAAAATATTTTCATTTTGCACGCACCGACTTTTTATAAGTATAATTATGTGTCCATATAAATATTTATAGTGTCTATTTTAATAATGGCTATTATAACATTACTTCATTAATTTTTTTATTATTTCAATTAAAACCCCGTTCTGATCTAATAATTTATTTATTTGTTCAGATTGCTTGTCATTTTCTATTACTTTAACCTGTGGTATTATTTTAATATCGTCACCTTTTATATTATTTTCTATTGTTTCGTTTACTATTATATCATTTGACTTTGTATTATTATTTTGTATTGTATTATTATTAAATAATTTTTCCTTATTAGATTTTTCTTCTAACAGGTTATTCTGTTTTAATATTTTTAATATATCATTATGTTTTTTGCTTTTTTTATGATTACTTATAGTATTCCTATTTATACTTACTCCACATATTTCACAGTCCCAACGAGCAGTATATTTATCCTTATTTTTTTGATAATTTGATTGTGCAACTGTTGAAACAGATGTATCTATATTATCCATGTCTATATAATATTATTATGTTATTTTTTATACTATTTATTCTTAAGTAGTTTTATATACTTTTATTGTATATAATACGAATAAATACACACGCCAAATCAATAAGAATATTTATTCAACCCCACGTTAAAAATACATAAATATAACCCACCCATCTAAATATATGCAATCAAAATACTATACCCTGGTCAACAAACATTCCATCCTCAATTATGTATCTGAATATAAAAACCACACTATAGTTTTAAATTACATGTTAACAATAATAGATGATTACCTACAAATGTTAATCAACAACAACTTACCTATAACAAACACAAACTTTGACAACCTATACTGTGTAGAATACTCTGAACATGATATTGTATCAAACATTATCAAATTTGATACCAAAACTTTGCAATTCATTGGTGATGATGGCCAAATTTATAATATTGATAACCAGTATATTTTAAACAGAATTAAAAATAAATTAAACACCACTAAACCAACATCACAACTTATCAAATTACCACAAGCTCCAAAGTTAACAACACAACCACAAGTCACCCCTAAACTTACCCAAGCACAAGAACCAAAAATTATTAAATGTAACACCCCACAACCATCTAAAAGTTTCTTTCCAGTATCAGAACTCCAACAACTTGATTCCACTATTACAGAACCAACCCCAGAACTAAAAGTTAAAAAAACAAAAACCGCTGATGATCTCTTAAAAATGATGAATGACTTAAAAGAATTAAAGAAAAAGGAAGAAGAAAAGTTGGAATCACTAAAATTGAAAGTTGAAGATGAAGATGTAAAATTGTCCAAACTTAGTGATGATTTGGGAGATGAAAGAAGAATGTTCCAAAAAAATAAAGACAAAGAAGATGAAAACAAAAATATATTCAAAGCAGATAAAAAAGCATACTATTTATTAAAACAAGATATTCAAGATAAAAAAACAACTGAAGAAAAAATATCTAAATTGTTCAAAGATAAATACCCAATCTTCAAATTCATGGACAGCAGGAACATATTAGGAACTGATGATGAATATGTCCAATATGTTAGCATTTACAATGAATTATACCCAAAACAAACTTATGATATTGAAAAATATGTACCTCACAACATCCATTATCTAAATGAAGAAGAAAAAGAAAAATATAATAACATTAAAAATTCAAACAAAGATATGTTAAATGATTTTTTAGGTAAAAACATAAAACCATTGGAAGAAGTATTAGCAGATATTGACAAGGATGATAATAACACTACTAATGATAGTCCATTTGGGGATGTTACATTTGACTTAAATAATTAAAAATATACCATATTAATTATAATTAATAATTATAACTAATTAAGAATATACCATCATTGTATTACCATAATTTATATTTGTCACAGTAATACCTTTCTTTTTAAGAACCTCATTCAATTTATATTTGTTCTCACTTCTCCTACTGTAAATAATAGTATCCAGTGTATCATTTATAGAATGCTCATTCTCAGTAAATTCATATAATTTTATTCTATGTTTATACAATTCATATGCATCATACAAACTTGTCTGGTCATAAAACCAATTATGAAACCCTTTAGTGTCTACACTTCTATTGTAATATTCATTTATAAATTCCAAGTTCAATTGTTGACAATCCATGTCCGCATTAACACGCTTACCAAAAATTATAACTCCTACGGCGAATCTCATATAAAATAAATTATCAGGTCTATAATAACATGCCAAATTATATTCTGGTATCAAATCAAATAACTTATCCAAATTTTTCAATACAATAGAATCTGCATCAATCCAGATATATCCATAAGAATATTCTAAATACACTTCCCTTTGGACCTTAACCTTCAACCTAATAATGTCACCTTTCACCCAACCATTATTAATATCATATTCCCTAAAATAATAATTTGGGTAACAATTCCTAAACTGGTTCAACAAAAAATTCTTCCATCCAACACAATATATCAAAACTGTAACATTTGGATTAGTATGTTTTATTGATGATAATAAATAATTCAAATTGTTTGTATAATTTTCAGTTGCCAAAGTCACCACCATCTTATTTTTATTTACAATAATATTTTTGAAAATGTTATGTAAATTATATGTCACCATCTTTTCATCATAATCCTTCATAAATTCATCTGATATTAGTTTGTGATCATATGTATTATTTATAGCATTATACATTTCATCATATTGTATATGTGTCAATGTACATTTAATAGATTTATATGATGTTTCATACTCTTTCTGTTGTTCTGGGACATGTATTATTTTCCCCAACTTTGGATTATTTATTATCATATCTTGTCCATCACTCAAAATGTCCAACACAATATTAAAACATCCACATTTTGATGCTTCTGTCATGGCCCTTGGTGTTGCATCTCTTCCAAAAGTAATTAAAATGCATCTACATGAATTATATGCTTCTATCATTTCTGCATACACCAGGTTTTTTTTAACAGTGACATTAACATTTTTAAAACGATTATATTCATCAAAAGATTTATTTGAAACAATAGGGGTCGCTATTAAAACTTTCATTTCTCTATTATTTTTATCACAGTAATTTAAAAAACTATTGAATATATCCCAATTTTTGCTGGGATGTACATCAGATGCACAAAACATAACATCATATTGTCTTTCTCCATAATTTGTAATATTCATTAAAGAATATTTATATAATTTTGTAAATAATTTGGCATTTGGAAATAATATTTTATAATGCTTTAACTTTTCCTTTGTATCCATAAGTAACACATCATAATTAGTATAATGTTTTGAATAGTATGTAATATTTTTATTTGTTAATTTACATTTTTTGTTGTTTGCATAATCATTATTGACCCAAGTATCATCTATAATAATTTTGTTAGTGTTAGTATTAACAAGTGGAAATGATGTTGCCAAATACCTTATGAATGTTGAATTGGGAGATATGTAAGATAACCAACTGTATAAATGTTCATATATACCATAACCCTTATAAAAAAATAACTTTGCATGTGAGAAACTCAATATACTTTTAATATCAACAAGTTTCCACAGATGTATATTTTTGTTGTAATTATAATAATTGCCATCACTAAACAATGGTTCATTATTATATAAATATTTACCAGTAGTTGTTAATCCAAATATAATATGTATGTTATCAATCAATTTTAATTCCAACATTCTTGTAAACATATATATGTAAATATCATTTTCTATGAAATTTTTTATTCTTTGATTATTAGCAGTTCCTGGATTCTTTTTAACAGAGAATGTTGATGTGTTAACATTTGTCATTGAATTTGTATTTAATAATGATTCCATTTCATTTATAAATGCAGTATTTGCAGGCATCCAATAAATCATAACACCCACATTATTATATTTTCCATAAATGTTTTCCAGATTAAAATTATCATTTGAAATGTTCTTCTTAGTAATCCCATTATTTTTTGAATAATTAATTAATCCTTGTTTTAATAATGATGATGATGTAACTTCCATACTTTTTCTCACATACCTTGTCAATTTATGTTGTTCTATGTATGTGTTAATATTATAAGTATTATTCAAAACACTATTGTAACAATCCAATGCAAATTTACTTCCTGCTGGACATTTAATAATAGAATCGTTTGACTGTAAGAACACATATTCATCCTCAAAATCAAATTTTTTAGGACAAATAACATCCAAATTAACCCAATACATACCATTCATATATAATAACTTGTATTTGAATGCATTTATTTTATTGTTATATCCATTAGGTATAATATTATGGGCATTTTTAATTACACATCCCACTGGGGCATTAAACACTCTTTTGTAAGTATATAAATGATAAATATGGTTATGTTCTATAAATGATAATATTGAATATATCTCACTTTTACCTAAATATGACCCAGAAAACACACTCTGAATAATTGTATAATTTCTTACAGGTTCAATTGTTTTTACTTCTTGTTTTTGTTTATATACCCTACTTAATGTTTTATTAAATTGTAATACACCAATAGTAGGAACAATTTGAAAATTTGTATTACTAAATTTAACTTTTGTTAGTTCCTTGCCCCAAGATGTCATTAATTTTGGATATTGTGATATTATTTTTTTAGTTGGTACATAATTATTATTCTTTGGTACTAATAATAAATTGCTGGAATATTTAAGTGTGAATATATTTTTATGTGTTGTGTGTAATCCTTCAATTGCTTTAACAACATCATTATATTTTACCAAATTATTTAGATATGTATCATACATATTTTTATTAATACAATATGAAAAATTTGTTAACTGTTGATTATTAAATTCATGTACATTATTATCAGTATTATTATCTGGTATTAATAATAAAAAGGACATTAATCTAAAATTAATATCATCTCTGTCAAACACTTTAAATAGTTCATCCGATAATACACTACCATCTACAATACATATATGATCAATGTTATTTGATTGCGCATCTTTAATTGCTTCAATATTTGCTACAATTTGTTGTTTAGTAATAATCTTTTGCATTGTTTTTTTAAACATAGTATTAACAAAATGTTGGTGATGTGGTAATATGTTAATAAAATAATATTTGTCAATGATATTGTTGGTATATGATGTATATGTTTTAAAGTTCGAGTTTGGTATTATCTGCATACTTTTATCTGGAACATTATTAATTTCAATAACTTGTGGAGTTAATACATTATTTGTTTTATTTATTATTGTATTTATTAACATGTTTACATTATGAGAATAGTCATATAATAGTGATAAAGTGAGTAATTCATCTTGTGAAAATTTGGTAATAGAACTTGTATATTTTTTATCAGGAAAGTTTGTACATATTGTTCCAGATACTGGAATTTGTTGTATATTTTTATTATTTATTAGTGATATGTTTGAATTTTTATTAATAATGAACCAGTTATATGTAATAACATTTTTGGGAATTATGATATTATGTATTTGGATATGTTGTAAATTTATATTTTTCAATATTCCTGGAATTGATATTTGTGTTTCTTTTTTATGTGATCCTATTAATGATGGAATTATAGAATGATGTATAAGTGTTTCAGTATTAGTTATAAAAATAATGTCATTAATTATATTTGATAATTTAATATGTAATAAACAAGTGGCTATCATAGAAAAGTAATCATTCTTTTTAGGTGGACATATAATGTAATTTATGTTATGTTTTATAGCAAATTGTAAATAATTATTATTTGAACTAACAATGATAATATTAAATTTTGTCAACTGTAAATATTGGTCGAGAATTATATCTATTAGTTTTGTATCTAATGTGGTAATACAAATTATACATGTTGTTATTTTATATTTTAAATTTGTTATGTAATTTTTAATATGTGGTTCAATATGGTTTATTGTATAGTTATTATTTGATATGTAACATATAAAGTCATTATTATGGTATAATTTATTAAGGTTATCTATTTGTGGGAATGTTATTTTGTCTGAATAGAATGATTTGCTATTCAGTGATTTTATATATTGTTTAATTTCATTATGAAATGAATTGTTCATATTACTATTACTTTATAAATATAATTACAGTTTTTAAACAGAATATAAATTAAATAATATGGAGTATATAATACCAAGGATATCTTTGTCAAGTATATTTTTAGAGCAAAATTTAAATGTTGAACACTTTAAACATCCCATTTTTTTCCTTATTTCATATTTAATTTTTTTTTCATTAAAAATTGTAGAAGGAAATGGTAATTTTAATGCTTCATATTTTTTTGGATCAATATCGACATTTGGCATAACATCATTATATTGAACACTATTCATAATATTAATTTTAAATGTTTCATATGTATATGTATTCCAGTCATTAATGTTATTTTTTTTGTCTAATAATATTAGTTGGGTTATACCTTTATTGTTATGTTTTTTAGCAAGGTAGTCAATTGTAGACCTCGAAGGGCCGCCCAACAACCTTAACACTAAATGGATTGTACTTTCCTTGCCTGGAGACATTGTACCATGTTGACTTAATAATTTTTCATCTTCTAACTGCTTTCCACCATATACCAATCTCTGGTCTTTCCAAGGAATACCGGTGTCAAGTTCAATAAGATATTTTAATCTTTTGGTAGTCATATTATGTTCATAATCATATGTTTTTGTAGCACCAGTTAAACCTTTGATAAATAATTGGCCACACGTTTTAATTGGCGTTACATTTAATATAGAATTATTATTAATACCATAATCTTCAAGTGTTAAAATATATTCTTTCATAGTGGATCTTTTATTTTCATAAAATATTAATTCATCGTTTTCATCTGCAATATCATTTATATCTAAAAATTGTTCTTTTGTTGCATTATAACATTTAAATTTTTTATTATACAAATTGTAAAATTCTAATTTTAGTTCATTGCTTGTATTTTCTGTTTCTAACTTGCTATCAAATGTAATGTTAGTATCAATATGTTGAGCATAAAATTGTGTTACCTTACTTAAAATATTACGATCATCAACTATTTTTTGTTTACCTATAATAGAGCCATCTATCCATGGATGTCCTGGAGAGGTAATATAATTTTGAGGGTTGTTTGTAATATTTTTGTCATAATCATGATGGATATTTGTAAGGATATTTTTATTATTGTAGTAAATTTTTATAGCTGTATCTGGTGTCCTTGATTGATTTTTAACAAATTGCAATATAGTAGATTCATGTTGGTATAAAGGTAAGTTTATATACTTTTGTTGTAAACTTTTGTTTTTTACCACTTCAAAATTTCCTAAATTTGGCGCAATGACAATTTCATCCACATTATGGTCAGTTTTCAACGATTTCAAAAATTTTAATGATACTGAAGATTTATTAAAATTAATTTCACCTTTTTCAGTATTAACATCTACATCATTATATTCCGATTGATTTACACATTCATTATATAATCTGTAGATAGGTAATCCTGAATGCTGAACAGTTACTGTATGTTTTGTTATTTTATAAAATTTAACTAACTTTAAATTATGCCATTTAATGTCACACACTGGTATTTCAAGATTATGTTTGACATATTCATTTAATTTTGAAATAGGGGTGTTTAATGGTATGTTAAATGCGGTACCGTCTGGTATAACAAGCATTCTGGGATTATTATTTTATATAGGAATATATGTAAGGAGTAAAAGATTAAGAAATCAATTTTTTTGAGATGCTTGGAAAATTTATAATCTGTCTCGGGATGATCCTGAAAAATTCAACACAATTTTTGTGTGGATTTTTGTAAATACCTCATATGGACTCAAAATTTTATATTTTTGGATCAAATTATTTTTTAAAGTTGGTTGACATAGATACTTTTTTATAAATATTTACATTTTATATTGATTTTTTTAATGATTCTCCATCAACTTTTGTTGTTAAATACTGCTCCTGACAACGGTTTAGATTGCTCTAAAGCCGTAGATGGATGGCAAAACGGTATGGATTGCTCCTGCATATATGGTATGTTTATAGTGTATTTATTGTAAGGAATTAACTTGTAACTGACTAATTTTTATTAGCATTTATAGTTTTATAATTTTATTTAACACTTTATATATTTTCACCATTCAATAATTACAACTTGTTTTGTGTAATTTTGAATGGTAACACATATAAAATATAACGTGTACGGTGTGTTTTATAACTTGTTCAATTTTAAAATTAGACACTATTTATGTTAATTAAACCTAATAATATCATTAATAATTGTCAACTTTTAAAATAATATTATTAGGGATGGTTATTGGTACTAACAAATAAAAAAATCTGTTCCATAACGATCCTGTAAAAATCTACACAATTTTTGTGTAGAATTTTTTTAAAACCTCATATGGACTCAAAATTTTTTATTTTTTGAGCCAAATTATTTTTTAAAGTTGTCCGACATAGATACTTTTTTATAAATATTTTCATTTTAATGTTGATTTTTTTAATGATTTTTCATTGATATTTTGTTGGTAAATCCTGCTCTTGACCAGCCGCAAACTGCTTTTTAGCCGCGGATGGACGACAAATGGTAATTATTGCTTCCATGTGGGACATGTTTATGAATAGTTTATCGTAAGGAATCATATTACAATTAACCAATTATCGTAAGCTTTTAATGTTTTAATATTGTGTAAGCATCTATCTAAAATTATAAATATTGTGGATTAATAATATATAAAAATATATTATTGTAATATATATTATGAGTAAATTTATATGTAACAAATGTGACAGAACATTTACCAGACCATCACATTTAAAAACCCACCAGGCTAAGGAGAAACAATGTGTTCCAAAGACCAAAACATGCAAATATTGCAATAAAACATTTTCAAGACAAAGTAATATGAATAAACATCTCAAAGATAATATTTGTTTCAAGGAAAATGAAGAATATTACAAAAAGCAAAATGAAGACCTTGAAATAGCCCTCCGTCAAGAAATACTTGATATTGAGGCCAAACTAAAGGGTGTCATTGAAGCTAAAGCCCAAAATATTCAAATCCAAAATCAAACCAACAATATTCAAAACAATAATAATCAACAGGCTAATTTAACTATGAATATATTAACTAAAGAATATATCACACAACACTTTAACAATGATCCATGTTTAAAACCATTGGATAACTATGATGATATTAGAATTGGTAATATGATCACTGATCCATATTATGATGATGAAAATGTCATGTTTGTGAATACTGTTTTATGTCAATATGAATGTGGCAAATTAGTTGAGTATTTTGGTAAGATCCTTCTATCATTTTACAAGAATAAGGCTGATATATCAAAGCAATCATTATGGTGTTCAGACTTATCCAGGTTAAAATTTTTGGTAAGAATTTTACCGACCGATTCAACTACGAATGCTTGGATAACTGATCCTTCAGGTATTACTGTTAAAGATAAAATTATAAAACCACTATTAGATTATGTTGTAACATGTATTGATGAATACAGTATTAAATATCCCTCAAAAATGATATCTGAAACAGAAAAATTTCTTACATTAGGTAACATTGTCACTTCAATCAGAAATGGATCAATAACAAATCATATAGCGAGGTATATCGCCCCACATTTTACATTGGGTAAACAATTAACTAATAAAACATAAATAAAAAATATAAATATTATGAATTATAATATTTATACAATTAACAACTTAAACCTTTTGTTCTTGGCTTACTTGATTCTTTTTATAGTAATATACTCCAACTGCAACAGCAATAATTATTAATATTAACAATAATAATGATGAAGAAACACAAGCTATAATTATACCAGTATTACTTGATTCTGCAGCACCAGCTGGTTCATAATCTTGTCCTCCAAATAACTCACTACCATAAAGCTCATTAGTATCAAAACTTACACAAGAACTCATTTATATACTATATTATTATAAAATAATAACTATATTAGATTATTGTTAATACCATAAATAATTTATTATTCCTCCTGTAGTATCAACTGGTGCAGAGCCAGCAGGTGCTATGTTTTGTTCATTTTGTTCTTTTATTGCTTCACATATCATTATAAAAAATGGACTGGATCTCATATATTATTATCACTATAAATTTTAATAACAAACATAAACTCATTTGTATGATTTTATGTTAAATACTCATCTCGTATTGTTTCAACATATCCATAAATCCAATATTATATTTTTTAATAATTTGTTCTAAACAAGAATCTATTGGAATTTGGGAATATCTATAAGTTGTCAATATATGTGGTATACATCCATATTTTATCATAACGGTATCACAAACATGACTGTTATGGAAAAATAAGCGATCAATAGAATATCCGTCTAATTTAACATTATAAGTTTTTAAATACTTAATAAGTTTTTCAAGTGTCAACTTTTTACTGGCACATAAATAGTGCATATTTAATATAGTCTTATCAAATATAAATTTATCATTGTATTCATCTGGATAATTATCATATAAAAAACATGTGAAATATAATTTTTCATCATATAATATCTCAAATCTTTCTAAATTTTCTAAATAATTGTTTTTTGATAATAAATACTCGATATGTGCGAAATTTATAACTAGTCCTCTACTAATTAACAATTCAGTTATTTGCCTTACAGTTTCATGCTCAGAAATATTGTCATCAGAACATTTTTCAAAACTATAAAATGTTTTATTATCTGGTGTTATTTTAAAATTTAAAATTTTATTGATTAAATGAATATTTAATGTAGGGATACAAATATCTAATGTTTCTTTTTCCGGAGTAATTTTATATTTATTTAATAATATATCAACATATTCATCACCATTACCTTTACATATAATATTTAATGTATTTAAATTGGGATTAATATTTAATATTTCAAATAAATTTATTATTTTAATTTTAACATATGTGTCAGGCGCATCACCATCTTCAAAAAACTTTTTTGTAAATCCTAATGGTATATAATCATCATTTTTTGTAATGTAAAAATGTTTACGATCATATTTATCAATCATCATATTTAATACATCAATATTTGGAACAAACCCTTTCAGCATTAATTTTAATAAATATTCTGGATTATATGATATAATATGTTCTTCTAAATACTTTGAGAATATATCATTATATCCAAATTTATCAATAAAATAATCAAATATCATATAATTTGATGATATATGTAATGTAACTTTTTTATTAATGATCAATTGGAAAATTTCATTTGGATTACTAATATCAAAATTAAGAAATAATGCATCAAAAAACAGTTTCAAATCTTCATGTTTATTTTTAATATTTTTATATTTTGATAGACAACATAATATTATTTCCAAATATTTAATATTAAATGGTTCTTTATTTTGTTCAATAATATTCAAACAATACTTAAACTTTTTATAATTGGGGCTACTCATTATATGCATACAACAAGCATATATCAAGTTGCCATGTAATGATGTATAATTATTAACAGGTGGATATCTATAATTGATTTTACATAAACTTTCATAACATGAAATTGTAAAATTGTATTTTTTTAAGAATAAGATATCTATACAATAATGTGACATGTTGAATGATTTTGATAATATGTCACACATTTTATTAAATTGTTTTTCTGTGATATTATTATGTAATAACATATACTTTGTTACAATTTTATGTTCTTCATAATATGATTGTAAAAAACAACTTCCACTTTCTGATTCAATACAAGCCTGTTTAATAAAATGATTAAAGTGTTGTTGACTAAAGACATAATTATCATTTACTAATCCAATTAGCATATTAATTAAAATACAATTTTGTTGTGGATATACTGATAATTCATTTGACAATAATGTATTTACTTTAAATAATTTGTCTAATTGTTTAATAGTTTCTGTCATATTATGATATATATTATATTAATTGTCTAATTTGTAAGTTAATTTTGTATTTTAAAATTATATATAATGAGTACAAATATTTATAATGTTATGACTCCTGTTCTTGTCGATTTGAACAGATACAAACTTGGTGATTTACAAATTGAATTTAAGAAAAGTTTTATTAAAAGTTATAATACACTTCCTAATACCCAATCCTATATTGGTTATTCTCTATTACCAAATACAAATGATATATACTTACCAACTGAAATCAATAGAAATGATTCTACAAGTTACATAAAATTAAAAGGGAGAGATTTATGGTTGCATACAGATAACAACAACAATTTTTATTTTGATATAATAAGGAAAGAGTCTTTTTATTATAGACAACCCTTAGTTGTATGGTTTCAATATAACAAGGGTGAAGAAATGATAATGCGTAAATTTTTTGGTAAGGGGTTGTATAGCAATAGTGATATTATAAATGGAGGTATTAATAATATAATGTATATCAATTACAAACAGTTAAATGGGCAAATTTATATGAATTGGACAAAAGATATAAATTCTGCAACAAAAATTATAATTGAAAAACCAACATCGGCTGATGCCATGTGGAAATCAAAAGTTGTTATTAATAAATATGGTTTAATATAAAACATTTATAATGTATTTATTTTCTTGATGTTCTTGAAGTTTTTCTTGAAGTTTTTTTTGAGGTTTTTCTTGAAGTTTTTCTTGATGGTTTTCTTGAAACTTTTCTTTTTCCTCCTTTAACATCTTTGGCATCTTTAATGTATGTGAGGGCGAATTTAAGATCTTTATTTTTCTTTAATTCATCCAATAATTCAGATTTTGACATGATCTTTTCATCTTTTTTATCACCTTTGAAGATGACTAAAGTGTAAGTTCCATCAGCATTTGATCTACCTTTAATTTTCTCTTGATTGTTACCTTCTTTATGAAAATAAGCAAAAGAAATACCCCTTTCATTATGAACAACTTTTTCTTCATGAGTAATTTTTTTGTCACCACTAATGTTTTTTGTCATAACATGATGTAAAAAAGTCAATTTTCCCATATCTCTGGATTCTTTTCTGTTAGCCATATTATATAATTAATCTGAGAAAAAATTTATTATACTAATATTTAATAAGGTAAAATATTATAATTCTATTACTATAAAAAAAAATAGTGTTTAATAATATATATGGCTTCTAACATTACATCTTTGAATAGAAAATATTTAAAAGATCCATATGGTATATTAAAAAATATTTATAAACAAATATCAACATTGTTAATATCAATTAAACAAGATATAAGTAATGAGAATAAAGTTACACAAACAACATATACAAATATCAGACAGTGGTTTTCATATTTAAATACAATATATGACAAAAAAATGGGATATTTTCTTTACAATAGTAAAACACATATTATAAATATTCAAATTGCAACAGAAGATCACAATGATAGTTATAGATTGACCGAACTTGGAAAAATTACTTTGACAAAAGTTAATAATATTTTATTGGATATGCAAAAAACTGGGAAAATTGTTGGTGTAAATGAAACCATCAATAATTTTAAAAATGCATTAAAATCTATTTATGACATTACTGAAACACTCAGAAATAAAATTTTCACTGAAAGTGGAGCGACAGAAGAAATACATGATATAGAAACTAATAAAGTTATAATTAAATCAAATTTTAAAAAAAATTATAAACCTCATCATCATAATTCTTCTGAGAATTGCTGTGAAGAGGAATCATGTTCTGATGATGACAATTCTACATGTGCTCCAAAACGTCGAGGACATTGCGATTCAACATCTTGTAATGAATATTACGAAGAATCATCTGAAGAATGTTCATCTGAAGAATGTTCACCAGAAGAATGTTCACCAGAAGAATGTTTACCAAATCATTGCACTCCTGATTCAAGAGGAAATAAAATAATTACAATAAATTATTTATATTCTGGTAAGTGTATAAAAAATATTGCATGTGCAGTTGAAGGTGAAACTATTGGAGAATTTATATTAGATATTAAAAATGGTAGCATTTATCAATGGTCAGGTAGCAATTGGGTATGTGTAAATATCAATATATGTTTCCCATTTTATTACTTATGTTGTAATGGAACTATTTATTATGTTTACAAGAAAAAATGTGATATTATTGTTTGTAACATAGTTAAATATTATAATTTATTGCCATGTGATTTGTTATTTGTGGCAAGTGACTTTGGTTTATACAAGTTAATTTCATGTGACAAATGGGTATTGGACTGTTATATGGGATCTGCAAATGGTATAACTGGGCCTACTGGTGATATTGGTGAAACCGGTCCATTTGGTCCAATGGGCGAGACTGGGGCTACTGGAGTAACAGGATCTGTTGGAGAAACTGGACCACTTGGTGAAACTGGTGCTACAGGTCAAATTGGTGAACAAGGTCCTACTGGTGAGACTGGATCAGTTGGGGAAACTGGACCAATTGGTGAAACTGGTGCTACTGGTCAAGTTGGTGATACGGGAGTAACTGGAGAAACAGGAACCACTGGACCTACTGGTGCTACTGGTCAAGTTGGTGAGACAGGATTTACTGGAGAAACTGGAGCGACTGGTGAGACAGGATCGACTGGGGAAACTGGAGCGACTGGTGAGACAGGTGCCACAGGGATTACGGGAGCTACCGGAGAAAAAGGTGATACTGGACTTGAAGGCCCTACTGGTCCGGCTGGTTCTGGTTCTGGAGTTGGCGAAACAGGCGCCACAGGAGAAAAAGGGGACACTGGGATGGAAGGCCCTACCGGTCCGGCTGGTTCTGGGTCTGGTTCCGGTTCAGCTTTAATGTTTTTTGCCACTAATACAGCTATAGACTTTAACGGGAGATATATTGGTATGGGAGTTAGTTCAACAACATCGTTCGAGTCAGTTGCGGTTGTTGTTCCTGGAATGACAGTATTAGAATTTACAGTTCGCTTAAATACCGGAGTTGTTTCAACATCAGAAGATTCAGTAACATTTCAGTTATATAATCAAATAACTTCTACTTCAGGATCCCACACGTCCATTCTTTCTACTGTACTAAATCACAATGAATTTTGCAAAACAATATCAGTAAATGTTTCAGTGCCAGCACTCTCAACTTTGGCAGTTAGAGTACTTCCGACTTATAATCTTACTGGAGGTGCATCAGCATCAATCAAGTTTACAGACTTACCAATTTAATAAATAATAATTATTACTTTAATTTGATAAATAAATTAATAATATATGAATTCTTGTGGATAATTGAATTGTTTAGGTCCAAATATTACTTCTAAAAACTTTAAAAATACCCAACACATGAATGAAAGAGCAATATAATATATGTAGTTAGTATTATGTAATTCTGATGATGTATTTATAATTGTTTGTATTCTTCCTTGTGTTGTTTCAACATCATCATACTTTGTAACTTTCCTACATTTATTATTTACAGTAAGTTCAATATCATAATTCCCATCATAATATGGTATAAATTTAATGTACGTTCCCAATTCTGGCATTTTAACTTGTTTATCAGTTATTACCAATAGTACATAATCATCATTAATATTAATAAGTTTTTGATATTGCAAAATGTCAATAGCACATGGTCCACTATATTTTAATATTTTATTCTTTTTTTCTGATAATGTACTATTGGTATCAAACTGTATGATATCTTTACCAATAATAACCTTATTTTTATGGCTTGAAAATTTATCAACAAGTAATGCAATACCAATTGATAGGTAATGGGCATTATTTGTAAACATATCTTTACTCATGTCAACTACACATATCATATTATTAATATGTTGATTTATATATGGAATCAATACATGATAATTTTGTTCATTCCAAACTTGTTCCATTATTTCCCCATCATAATTAGGTGAACCAATTTCTTTAACAAAATCGAACAAGTTCATATTTGTCAACTTATTAACTTGGAATTCATGATATTTTGGAACCATTTCGGGGTGTGTCAACAAATGGGTTTTGTGCCTTTGAACTGCATTCATTGATACTTTATTTAGATCTATTTTGTCATATTGTTTAGTGCACATTAAACTTTCTAAAGTTCCCAATTTTTCATTTAACATAGATCTCATTTGTCTGTATTTTTTTCTAAAATGAAACTTTGACAGACTTGATTTACCCCATACCAATACATTAAACTTGTCAACAAACTTAATTTTTCTATCTATTTTTGATCCTTCTTTTGGCAACCATTTACCTATTGTTGATATTTGTTTGTTAATTTTTAAGTTATCAAGATCTTCGGTAACTTGTTTAATTACAATACTATAAATGTAATTATTCAATTTATAATTGTTTGAAAATGATAGTATATGGAAATAATCTTTGTAATATCCAATGTTTGGCATGTTATCTAAGATATTTTCAACAAAAGCCGGGTAAAGTTCATAAATATTACAAAGATTTATGTATAATTTATTACTCTTTCTTGTTTTCTTCCTATTAAAGGATTTAGTAATGTAGTTTTTGATTTGGTCTACATCTTGAATTTCTTCTTCTAATAGGATTCTTTGTCTAGTTCCCATATATATTAACTTGGTAATTACATAATACTTATATAATGTTCAAAAATCAATTTTTTATAAAGAAATGGTATGAATTTAATACTATCAATATTCGATATATGCAACATATGTGTAGCTATTTTCTTGTAATATTTGTTAGTATTTAATTGTGATTAATACAATTTTTATATGATATTTTTAACATACAACATTAAACAATTGATATTTATAAAATGTTAAAAAGTTTAAATAATGTCAGTGTTAAAAATTCTTCAATATTAAAGGTAAAATTAATTTTTGGCGAATAAAATGCTATCTTTTAATATTTTATAATTATTGTATAATACTTTCTATGTCATACGTTCAATATTGTTAGTTTGAAGTTTCTTTTGACATAAAGTTGTTTTTTATCAATATTATAATCCAAGGACCAGTAGGACTGTCAAGAATCATATAATATTTTTTTAGACCAACATTAATAGGATCATTAGATATTATTGAGTTTCATATAATGTTTATTGTCTATAATTACCAATGTTAATTCGAGGACATAATGGCATTAACCAGAATCATATAACATTTTTATTTTTTAAGTAACACCAATATTAATTTAACATTAACGCTTTATTTTAATCATATAATATTTCATATGTTACTTTGTTTATACTTAAAATAAGTCAACATTAATTAAGTTCGGAATGAATTGAAAATTCCATATAATGTTTAACACTTATAGTTTTATAATATTCAATATTATAATCCAAGGACCAGTAGGACTGTCAAGAATCATATAATATTTTTTTTAATGACCAACATTAAAAATAGAATTCAAGATGTTATCAAGTTTCATATAATGTGTGTTGTCTATAATAACCAATGTTAATTCAATGAGCTACTGGAATTAACCAGAATCATATAACATTTATGTTTTATTTTAAGAAAAACCAATATTAGATTAGAACATGGTTTACGTTTTATTCTAATCGAGTAATATTTATGTTTTTACTTTATTTATATCTATTTACAATAAGCCAATATTATTTTGTATAACCGGTTATTAACAATTCCATACAATATTTGATGCTTATAATTATTTACAGTAAACCAATATTATCTTATTACATGTGTTAGGTAATAATTTTCAAGTAATATTTGTGTTTGTAGGACAATATTTACAAGAGGTTCCGGATCAGACGTTTCGTATAATATTTCCTGTTTATGATAAAATCAATATTATTAATAGATAAGATTATTTAATTCCAATCCTGTAATATTTATTTTTTATTTTTAATATTACAACTTATAAATTTAGTTCACATAACAAAATTTCCATATACTTTAAGCAGTAAAGATCGCACATTATGTTAAATTTATAATAGTAATAATCAAACTATATTATGCCAGTAGCGCTGATCGGATAATCCAAATCATAAATATACATGATCATACGTTTTGTAATATATTTTTTCAATATTATCTTTTGAACAGTGTATGATGTTAATGCTGTTCATATAATATTTATAACAATATTTAATAGTTATCAGATAATTAATTATTTGGATTCCTATAATATTTGTTTGTTAATTATTACCAATATCAAGAGGTCCATATGGGATATTCTTCCAATAAAGTCATATGATATTTAATAATAGTTCAATGTTGGAAAGTCGGCGATATTTAAATAATAAACTATAATCTTCCAACATTTTGTAATTGTTTGTTTTCAATATACATAATACCATACTTTATTATTATTTAGTTGCATTAGATATTTTAGTAACCCTATAGTAATATACTTTTGATTGTATACAATATATATTTTCATCATATATGGTAAATATTTTTTAATATTATATATTTTAATACAATCCGACCATAATTACATACAATATTGAGACACTGATATCATTGATAATTTACCAATCAATATTTTGTAATCATAATCTTGTATATATTACTACTTTTTAGGGGTAACTGTAAAACAAACAATTATAGTTTATATGTATATCAAATAGTTATCATAATGTTCAAAAATCAATTTTTTTTATAAATAAATATTATCTTATACTGCAAATGTTACACATGCTATACTGTCTGGGTTTATTAATACAAGTTTCACATAAGATGGGTATACCATTATTGTTTTCTTTGTGGTCAGCATGGCAACCCTTGTGGTCAGCATTGATCTTGTCACAATCTTTACACACATCATCATCATTCCACAGGAACCTTAAATCCATTTTACATATAAAACATAAGGTTACATTCTTTGATGTGTCACGTCGGGTGTTTCTTGTTTTGTGTTTATTTAAAACAACATTTTTTTTGCAAATTTTGTATGGTTCGATTGGCTTGGTAGCGCATCCATTGTGGTTAATGACATGTTTTGGTTTAACACATGTAGATGCAGTTGGTGTATCTCCAGGTTTTACAAGGTTATTCCATAAGTCTGAAAGCTTAACATCAATATCAACATGTTTATCACAAGTATTCATATCGTGTAAACCTTTTATCTATTCATGCCTTATAGATAAACCTAACAATGGCTTTAAAAATCAATTTTATTTTGAACTATGTTCCTAAAAAAAATTGATTTTTGAACTCTATGGTTTATAATAGTATTAAATATCATATAATTATAACATGGGTAACCTTATTTCTCAACTTACTGGTGCTTCAACTGAATCTGATGAACAAATTGTTGAATTTTCATATGATTCATTAGATAGCTATGATAAACAAGAATTAACAAAGTTCATTAAGGAAATGTCAACTAAACATATTAATTTACCGGATGATTACTTGAATAAAATGAAATCATTAGAATTAAATGCAACGGAGTTAATTCCAATGACTATTGAGTTATACAATAAGATGTTTAAACTATTTGGTGAATTTAAAAATACTGGAACTACAACAGATATTAGAACCAAAAAGAGAGTATATTTTGTCAAACCTCAATTTGCTATTACTGATGTTAAGGGCTCAATAGTTCAGACAAAACCAATTTCAGTTCCAGAGTTCTTGACTTTAATGCAAAAACCCCAATTCGCAACCTGTATGAATATGACAGATATTACAACTACAGAATACAATGAGTCATTCAATAACACTTTGACTAAAAAGGATATGATGGGAATTACCAAGAAGATTTTGAGAGATATGACACAATATCACATTACAAGATTTATTAATGCTTACAATAAAATTTTAGATAATCCTTCTGATAAAGTTAACATGTTAGCCATTGGTAAGGGATCATACGTTTATAAAGAAGCGAAAAAAGGTCCAAAAAATGATATTAATTCTTTTAGACAAATCATTTCCATTCCGAATGTAGTTAGTCAATTTCATAGAATTTTGGCTTTGAGATTAACAAATTATTTACAACAGAATAATTTTATTGATACAACCATTCAAAAGGGTGGTATCAATGGTCAGAAATTCTCAATTTTTGAACAATATTACAAATTAAAAAATGTAATTAAAGATGCAAATAAAAAGAAACAATCATGTGCTGTCCTCTTTTTAGACATCTCAAATGCATTCGGTAATTTAAGCTTGCCTCAATTATATAAAATTTTAGAGTTTTATAGTGTTAGTGAAAAATTTATCACATATTTGAAACAATACTATGATAATTTAGAATATTATGTTGATTTAGCAGGAACAAAAACAGAGAATTTTAAATGGGCAGATGGTTTAATCCAAGGTTGTGCAATGTCTCCATTATTGTTTGTGTTATGCATTAATTATGTTATTAAATTCTTATGTAAAGAATATGAAGAGACATGTGGCTATGAATTATATGATACTAAAACAAAAGTGACAAAGAAAATTTTGTTTGTTGCATATATGGATGACATTTGTATCACTTGTAAAGATACCACATCATTAAATACAGTTTATAATAAAATTGTAGAATTGTTTTCAATGTTAGGATTACCATTGAATAAAGACAAGAGCGGTTTGATGGTTGTTAATATGCCATCAATACATCCTACATTTGAAACTTTCAAAAAGCTTACAACCGTTAAATATTTGGGAGAATATATTTCCCAAGATGGAACTTGTACTGAAACATATGTCCAATTTTTGAGAACTCTTTCAGGAAAATTATTAAATTTGGATAATAAAAAAATAGAAAATGCGAAGAAGATTGATTTTTTCACTGCATTCATTGCCCCATGGGTTAATAGAAAAACAATGATAATGTATGATATCAGTAAAACTAAAAAATTAAAGATTGTATCTCTCATTAAACCATACTTAGAAAAGTGGAATAATACTCAAGATATGCAATTGTTTTACAATATTTTACCAATTATTAGTGAATCAAAGGATGAAGTTATCCAAGCCATTAATTTTAATGATGAAGACTTTGATAAAGAATTAGAAAATGATATTGACTTATCTAATTATGTATTAAAAGTGTCTCCAACTCCATTGTTATATAATGAGATTGATGATGATACAGTAATTGATTTGGAACTTGAAAAATATGAAACCATTACACAATAATTTTATTTATTTAACATAAAGTTATAATTTCTTATATCAATATATGGACCAACTTATAGAATATGCAATAAGATATGAATCATTTTATAAACAAACTATAAATGATATATTTCATACTGCTTGTTCTTGTGTTGTAGGTCAGCAAGTTGCATTTACTATTGGTAGAAATATAAGAAAAACTTTGTATGAATTGTATGGATTTCCACTAAAGAGACAAACTATATTAGATGCTGACTTAACACAAATCATTAATTTAAGTCCTAAAAGGATAATATTATTAAAGGAAATGGCAAAGATAGATGATAGTAGGGATGTTAGTACAGTATTAGATGATTATTCTAAGTTGGTAGGATTTGGTCCGTGGACTTTGAACGCTGTCAAAATACTTATGGATATTGATGATGAAGTTAATTTATATTCTGATTCATATATCAGAAAAAATTTATCACTATACGTAGGTATTAAATTGAGTGAAAAAGAGTGTGAAAACTATATATTTAATGCAAAACAACATCAAACAAAAATATGTTATTTATTATGGAGGATAAAACCTACAAGTGTTATTAAAATTAAGGATAAAAAAACATTGGAAAATCATGATTTTGTATAAACACTATTTATAAAAAAATTATTTCAATTAAAAAATAACAAATTTTGGAGGCACCTTAAACACAGTCAAACACTTCTCTAAGACAATTATCAATATCCCATGCATATGTAGCATGCACATCGTTTTTAAAAATCTCAAAGCTGTATCCTCCATTTTCCCATATCATTCCATTAACCCGAACAACTGAATAAGGCGATGTGTAATTAAAGAATTTTTTTGTGAGAAAAGTAAATGAATGCCATGTTGTGGAATTAATTTTAACTTTGAATCCTGCAAGGAGCATGACAAAAAATAAATCCACATTTCTCATAAAGTTGTATTTAATATTTTCTAAAGGTTCATTAAAATTTATCATTACAACTTGAAACTCAGGATAATTAATTTGGATTCCTTCACTCGTGACAGAGATTGTTGCAATAGGAGAGTATGTATTTTCACGTATTTTAATCATATTAGGTCCAACACGTGTAACAGAGAGATATGGCATTTTAATCCTCAACAAATTTTCAACCCCTCCAGTAAAATCTGGGACAATTTGAATTGAAATTTTATTATCAATAGCCATGTTATTATTATTAATTGTAGCGATCGTTTGGTTTGTTGTTATAAGACTTTGGGTTCCGTCATCAGCTGTAATTAATGTTTCTTGCTTTGTTTGTTTAGGGTTTCCAACGAGCTTTTTTTTTACTTCATCGATGGTGGTATTACCATTTTTAGGTGGATTGACTCCATTAGATGAGTTAAGCTCGATTATCAAAACGTTTCCATTATATTTAAAAACGAGTCCAGTATTCGATAATTGGTTTACAAACTTATCCTCTATTTCGAAGATTTTGTTCGTAGGGTTGAAGCTGAATTTAATGCCATTATTAATTAATGTATTTGCAATAGTTGTAGAAGTAGGATCCATCAAATCGCCAAAAAGTATATGATATTGACACGCACTATAATGGTTATTGTATAAGGGGTCAGCAATGGTTTCAAATTTCAATTTTTTTATTAAAGATAGTATAAATGTTTTAATTTAAAAAGAGTAATTATAAAAAAATTATTAACAGTTTGATTTAATTTAAAAAGAGTAATTATAAAAAAATTATTAACAGTTTGATTTATTTAAATGGGTAATAATGGTACGCATTATGCATTGTCCTTGTTTACCCCCAGACAGACTTATATACATACTTCAATCCTGTTGCTGCTCCAGACATTAGCATTGTAGCTAGTCCTGGGTCTGCAACATTTGGTTTAGATACGTTGTGTTCTTTATCTGAATCGTGTTCTTCAGCTGAATCGTGTTCTTCAGCTGCAGAATCGTGTTCTTCATCCGCAGAATCGTGTTCTTCCCCAGAATTTTGTTCTTTATCTGAATTATTGTCTTCACTGGAATCATGGTCATCAGCTGTAGAATCATGTTCTTTACTGGAATCTTCTTTACTTGAATCATGATCTTCAGTATAGCCTCCATTATAAAGATTTAAATCTCCTTTAGCTTTATCTTCAAATTTAACCTCATTTTTAATAGAAATACCATTATTGGTTTTAACCTCAGTTTTAACGACATTATTAGGTTTAGCTTTGTCATTATTTTCCTTAGGTTTGTCTGCAGGTTTTACCTCATTTTTAATGACAATACCAGTAGGTTTAACATTGTTGTCATTTTCTTTAGGTTTCCCTTCCAATTTGACCTCATTTTCAGGTTTCCCTTCCAATTTGGCCTCATTATCAGGTTTAACTTTGTTGTTTTCTTTATGTTTTCCTTCCAATTTTGCCTCATTATCAGGTTTAACTTTGTTGTTATTTCCTCCAGGTTTCCCTTCCAATTTGGCCTCATTATCAGGTTTAACTTTGTTATTGTTTTCTTTAGGTTTATCCTCAATAACGTTCTCTGCTATATTTCTTTTAAATTTGTTTTTTTTAGTTTTGTGCTTGATTTTTCCATCTAAAAGTGTTTGTTCTTTTTTAACCATATCAAAATACTCTCTTTTATGTCTTTCTTCATGGTCCATATGTGTTGGTTTATCAAATCTATTTCCATATGTTTCAATGTAACTGTTTTTTTGAGCTATTTGTTGTTCAATATAAATTTTCTTATTCTCGCAAATAAATGGAATTTTTGCTTGTACCATAAAACTAGCATATTCTGGCGACATGCTAATTCTGTTGTCAGCTTCCATTACAAAAGGTATTTTGTTTTGGGTTAAATATGGCAAAAATGCAGTATGATCCATTTGTTGTCGTGAAACGCACTTACAATAACCATATAAGGGTCAGCAATGAGTTAGAAATTCAATTTTTTTTTATAATAGTATAAGCTAAAGATTAAATAAAGAAATTATTGGGGGAAAAATGAACTGAATATTTGGGGATAATCTTCAATATTTTTAATAATACGGAATGATGTTCCATTTTTGTAAAAATTTATATTTTTGGATTCAGATGTGTAGACATGCATAACGTCTTCAATTACTGATACTAACGCACTTGAATTAAACACAAACTGGTCCCAATAATTCGTTGTGAGTTTAAATGAAAACCCTGTCATTAACATTACAATAAATGTATTTTGATAAGCAACAAAATCATCACATGTTAGTTCAAGTGGCATTTTAAATTTAATACATACTTCTTGAAACTTTGGATAATTGATAACCATTCTATCATTGTAGAATTCAATCATTGCGAGTTTCATTCTCAAACAAGTGTTAGAAATTCTTCCGTAACAATGAGTATACTTGGGCATATCTAAAATTGTAGTTGTGACTAAAAGTTTATTTTTGTCTTGTGTAACAGTAAATCTTCTGTTATTTTCTAATGTTTTTTTGACAGTTGAAATAAATTTTTCCATGCCATTCAATTCTGAACAATTAGAATCAAGAACAAATTCCGAACCATTAAAAGTGAATGGAATTTGGTTTGTTATTAAATAGTCAACATTATTTTGGTCAACAATACATTTATACCCATCAAATTTGAAAGGGAATTTATGGGCTTTTAATGCAACAACTAATTGAGAATTCATTTATAGCAATATGAATGTTTTTATATTATAAATGTAAGTATCTACAATGAATTCACATTTCAATTTTTTTTATGATTTTAAAACAATTAATGTCAATTATAAACAAAAAATATACTTATACTGTAATAAATGTGTATATTTCATCAATACATTCATTAAATTTGTGTAATTTTTTATATGGAATATTATTATTTTCAAAAAGTATTTCCATATTTGCATTATAATTAACGTTCACTACTAGAGGTAAACATTTAGCGAAGAAATAAAATTTATTCCAAAAGATAGGGACAACTTCAAAGGTAAACCCTGTAATTATCATTAACATAAAACCCTCTATATAATTCGACATATTTTTAATTACTGATTCAATTGGTTCAGAGAAGTGTAAATACATTTCTCTGTTTGGATATTTGATAGTAATTTTATTTTCGTGGAAAAAGAGTTCGACATAATTATCTGTATACTCACTCGATTGGTGTCTAAATTTTAAAAAATTTCTATTTTTAATATGAGGACATAATATAAATTTTCCTGATTTTTCAAATGAATTTTTAATAGTATTAATAAGATCAGCCATAGTAGGTCTGATTGATATATTAAATAATGTTGGGTTCATTATTGTGGATTAAATGTTCTTATTATAAGGTCATATATTTCAATATATTTATATTTCAATTTTATTTTATAAAATAATGCAATGATAAACAAAATACTTATAATTTATAATTTGAAACAATATTATTAATAACAGTAATACTATTATCCAATGTTTCGACATGTTTCCAAGTTCTTTCGTTAAATTTGAAAGTTGCTAAACCTTCATTATCCAAATAAGCGACATTATGATATTCGACACTAATCATATCAGCCTCTTGTCTGTCACAATTAACAAAAAAGTAAAAAGAATTCCAATCTGATGGTGTAATGTCTAATGAAAATCCTGCAATTAACATTAATATAAATCCATTCATAAGTAAATTCATATCTTCATTTACTAATTCTGCAATTGGTTTTGAATAATTAAGAGAATATTCCTTTCGCATGTATTTAAATTTAATTTTATCTTCACAAACAGTAAGTATAACAATTAAATTCTTATTCATTTTAATTACAGGTTTATACATAACTGTTAATGTATCTTCATAACAAACTAATGTGAATTTTTTTGATTTTTCCAATGATTTCTCAATAAATTTTGCAAGTTTATGAATATTAACTGTGACAGAATTGACTTCTTCTTTTTTCTCTTCCACTGGTTTTTCTTCTTCTTTCTTCTCAACTTTGGATATTAAAGGTAATAACACATTACTGTTGGTGACGTTCATTAATAATTCTAAAGATAGTAACTTATTAATGTCATCCTCTAATTTATTTTCACTACTTTCTGGTTTTTCTTGGTTTTTTACTTCGACTTTCGGTGTATTTTGTTCTTTCACTTCAGGAATTAAGTGTTTTTGATTACTTAGGACAGTAGGTTCCAATTGAACAATAACATTAGTAGTATTATATTCAAATGGAATGTGATTGTCTATTAAATATTCCATGGCATCAACATTGGTAGTAACAGTTTTAGCACTGCATTTAAATGAGATTTTGTTGTTGGCTAAATAGCTGACTAATTTTGAGTTCATATTAACTTTTAATGTGATATTAACCATTGTAATAGTAATAGTATTCAATAAGTATGGATTTCAATTTTTTTAGGAGTCTCATTGTATAAGCTAAGGCGATTTACACCCCTATAACACTATCAAATATAAACATTTTAACGTTTACAATAGGGATTTACACCGCCTTTTTTTTATATTAAAAAAATAATTCGTTAAAATATTCAAAATTATAAAACTACAACAGCATTTATAAAAAAATTACAATTCATAATAGATTTCTCTCAAACATTCTTCAATAGAAGTGCAGAAAGCAAGTGGAACACTATTTTTTTCAAAAATTGCGGCATTACCATTATTATTTCCATAGTTAACAAGTATGGTATCGTTTGATGACTTTACATAAGTAAATGCTTCCCAAGAAACTGCTTTTACATTATTAAATGTTAAACCAACAATTAACATTAAAGTAAATGCGTTCATGTATTTTTCCATACCACCGGCTAATAATTCTTCAACTGGTTTTCCATATTGAAAGACAAGTTCATGGAATCCAGGATATGTAATTAATACTCTATTTTCAAGGAATTCTAAACTGGCACGTAAAGTTTTTAATACATTTTTGTTAACGGCTTGTCTAGTTGGTTTGTGAACAACTTCCAATGTATTATTTGAGACAGTGACATCAAATAATGTAGAACTCGTTAATGAATTTGAAACAAACATGACCAATTTTAAGAGTGTCTCTTTGGCTTTAACAGTAGGGTCTTCAACTGGAACGCTCACTTCTGGTTTGACAGGTACTCTATCAGGTTCAATTGTACAAGTGTTCCATGAGCCAACAATAACTTCCCTTGGTAAAGTGACTGTTCTTCCAAGTTCAACAGTGACTTTTGGTGTATCAACTGAGACTAATCTCATGGTTGATGCAGTTAAATCTGAGCAGTTAACTTGAACCACGATTTGTTCACCATTAAATTCAAATTCAATTTTATTTTCCATTAAATAGTCCATGCTTGCGCCATCCATAGTAATAGCATTACCTCCAAATTTGAAAGGCATGTTATTTTGTTTAAGGTATTTGACAAGGTTGGAGATCATTTTAAGACGGAATTATGTTTTTAAATATATAGGCGTAAGGGTAGCAAGGAGTATGGATTTCAATTTTTTTAATGTCAACAATAAACAAATTTACTCACAATTAGTAAGATAGAACAAATATATCAAATTTTCAACATCATCAAATTTAATAATGGTATCAGTATCACCAAATCCAAACAATTTACCATATTTAGCGGGCACTGTAATTAATGTTTTGTCATCTTTACATAACCATGATTCGTTTATAATTTTATCAAATAACAATTTCTTAAAATCAGCGTATGAAATCTTTTGTTTTGTATCAATACCAAAAAATTCAATCATTTTTTTATGTGGGTTTCTTTTATTTTTATATTTTTGTCTATATTCAATTATTTTATTATTGTCAACATTTAAAACCATGACGTCTTTTTTGATACTCGTAGTTTCAACAGTAACATTTTCATTTTTTTTGTCTTCAATAATAATATTATTTACAGGTTTCATATTATTTTCTAATTCTTCAATTTTATTTTTCAATTGTAAGATATTGTTACTATTTTCCAATTCTTCAATTTTCTTTTTCAATTGTAAAATATTATTATTATTTTCCTTTTCGTACTCATTGATATACTGTAGTATATAATGATTTGATCCATAAGATTCAGCAACGTTTTTGATGCATTGTATATTAACTTTACCCCCCTTTTTAATTAAAAATTCAAAAATTTTTGATTCTCTATGTAATGAAATTATTTCCATACAATAATCATCTGGAACCAAATTATTATCTTTAATTAATTTTTTGACAAGTGGTAATTTTTTATTATAACAAGCATCATGTAACTGTATCATTTCAGGTGATATACATGAAAATTTATATTTGGGAAAAAATTCGTGTTTAATACAATGTTTATACACTGCATCATCAAGCTCTATGCCAAATCTTTCAATATTTTCAATTTCAAAATTTTTCTCTATTGTAAATAATATGTCAGACTTTTTAAGCTCGTACCCATATTTAAATAATAGGTCCAAATTATTATTTCTATTTTTTTTAATTGGACCAACTTTTTTAGCAAGTATAATACCTTTTGTAGTTTGTTCAAAAATAGCCTTAAAATGTGCATTGGTAATAGGTATCCTTGTCATTTCTAATATAGTTTTAATATGTTCATAATTTCCATGTTTACATATTAATTCAAAATCATCATTTTTAATTTGGATATTTTTATTAATTAATGTTTTAATAACATCAATTGTATATGGTAGATTTTTATATGCTATTTCCACAAAATTTTCATTGATTAAAACCTTAAAATTGTCTCCTTCAAATCTGTCCATAATTTGTAATAGTTTTTGAATTATAATTGTATTAGCACATGAACATAAAACAGCCAAATTATCAGGATTAATATTAATATTTTCCATAACAAAATTACAAAGAGTATTATCCTTTTCATTATCTCTTGATAATATAAGTCTCTTTTTAATAATATATTTGAAATATTCATCTGAATGTTCACAAAACTTGGGATTTTCGACAATATATTTCAAACACTGGTCAAACTTGGAATCATTAATTAAAAAATTTAATGCATCAAATGGTAATATATGATGTTTCATAATTTTATTTGTTATGTTAATAATTTTTTCTGGGTTGTGATATGCATATGATTTTTTAGGATAGTGATTTGTCATCATTAACTTGTAAAAATCTTTTATATTTTTTTCTTGGATAGTGTTTTTATTATTAATAATATTATCAGCAATGGCTATTAGAGTGTCACAATTACATTCACCAGTTCTTTTATCAAATGATAAAAATGTGGTCTTACCGGTTTTTTTTCTTTGATACATATTATGGTTACACATATATGTCGCTTGTAGCAAATCAAACATTTTTTTATTGTTGTCATCGAAATTAGATGTCTCATCCTTTGCGGGTTTCTTATAAATTGGTCTTTTGGTGGGTTTTTCATAACTTTCTTCTGACATTTCTTCGTCACTTGATGATATAATACTCGATTCTTCGTCATCAGATGAATAAGAATCGATGATGCGTTGTTTAGATTTAATAACTCTTTGTTTTCCTTTTTTAACTGGTTCAACATCTTCGTAACTGCTTTCTATTGATGCTTCAATTGAATCTGACATACTATCTTTATAATACACATTAACTTGGTATAGTATGTATACATATTAAATATCAATTTTATTTTGGAAATAAACAAATTACTCACAACTGTTGCTGTAAAATAGATATATCAATTTATCAACATCATTAAATGATATGACATTAGTTTCCAAATTATCATTGAATCCAAATAATTTCCTATATTTTATAGGTATACATATTAATGTTCTATCATGTTCACACAACCAATTTTCATTTTTAATTTTTTCAAACAATAACTTTTTGAAATCAACATGTGATACTTTATGTGTTTTATCAATACCAAAAAAATCCATGATCATTTTATGTGGAACTCTTTTATTTTTATATTTTTGTCTACAATCTATTAAATTTTGGTCAGTTACATTGATAACTACAACATTATATTTGATATCTTGTAATGGTTCAACTTTAATTTCTTCTTCAATTACTTCATTCTTCTTATAATTTTCCAATTGTTGTTCCAATTCCAAAATTTTATTTTTATATTTATCATTTTGTTCTGCAACATCTTTTGTGTATGCTTCAATCATAGGTAATATAAATCTATTTCCCTTATAGTTACTTGCCCTATTTGTTAAACATTTAGATGTAATTATTCCACCAGCCTTCATCAAATATTCTGTTATAGTATTTTCCTTAAAATTAGATATATTTTCCATACAAATATCACTCGGCACCAAATTATGGGTTTTTATTAATTTTTTAATAAGTGGGAAATCTTTTTCATGACAAGCTTTTTGTAACTGCATCATTTCAACCGAAGAACCTACAAAATTATAACTGGGATAAAAGTTATATTCTTTACATAAATCCAATAATTTTTTATCAAATACTATATGATCAAACCTTTCCATCTTTTCAATTTCAATTCTATATTTTATAGTCTGAATAATGTCATCAATTTGAGGAACAAATCCATATTTAAAAAATAATTCGATTTTCATCTGTTCATTAGCACCTTTATTTTCTGATTTTTGTAGAATTCGTCCATATTTGTCTTTTGATTTTTCATTTTTAATATTGTTTATGGATTCTAACAAATATTTAAAATGAGTTTTTGTAATTACTACACCTCCCAATCCCAATATAAATTTTAAACTATCAATATTTCCTTGATAACATACTACATTAAAATCAATGTCCCTTATTTGGAAATTTTTATGTAACAAACTGGTAATAACATTTTTTGTGTATGGCAAATTTCTACATGCTGCAGTCATAAAGGTAGGCGCGACTGTCTCATTAAGTTCACCTTCATAATTGTCAATAATATTTACCAATTTATCCATTATTACATTATTAGTGCAAGCACATAAATTTAATAGATTAGATATTGTAATATCAAAATTTTCCATGACAAATTCAAAAATAGGTATATCTTCTGGGCTATTATTTGATTTTGATAATTTTTTTGTTAAAATATAATCAATATATTCTACTGATTTCTCAGGAAATGTTCCATTCTTTTTAAGTGCAATAAAACATGGATTAAATACTGTATATGGAACTATATAATTGAGTGTATTAAAAGATGGTAACTGTTTTTGAAATAATAATATAGTAAAATCAATAATTTTAGCAGTATTATATTGAATACAACAAGGCATCGAATTGAACGATCTCGTTGTAATTGCAGCATAAAATTGTTCAATATGATAATCACTAAGTATTATGTTATTGTCAATTGCATATATCATTAATCTTATAATTTTATCACATAGATTATCTTGACCACCACGTAGACCATTAAAATTGTAATAATGCGAACATTTGCCATATGTAGTTGCATATAGGTCATTTATTCTTTTAATAACTTGGTCCGGAGTAATATCAGATTCTGCATCAACATAGTGCTTTTTAATTGATTTAATCATCTATAGTTTAATATATAATGGTATATGTCGAATGAGTGTTAAAATCAATTTTTATTGATAATAAATAAAAATTAATAGATTCAATCATAAAAAACCTCAAAACATAACCCTTCATATCTACCATTTTTTTCACCATTTCCCACATAATAACATGATGAAATTGAGAATACGTCATCGTGGTATCTTCCTATAATGAAAACATTACCATAAAATCCTGACATGTATACATTGACACCATCAGTATGCACTATAACGTTTTTCATTTTATAGAAGGCATCAATCGCATACTGTTTATATGATTTACAACAAATGTCATCCAATAGATATCTCCAGTAAATATATTCTTCACAAGATAACACGTGTTTAATGTAATGTTTTTCGATGTTATCATTTACATTTCCATGATTACCTGGACCCCATTTTATAGTTATCATTTTATTTTTAAATTTATATTCATCCCTCAAAAATAACAACAACTTGTTTGCATTATAAATAGTAATATGTTTATTGTTAATCCTGTTAAATAATTGTAATACAGATTTTAATGGTATTTTTTCGGAAAATTTGTTTATTTTGACTAATTCTTTTTTGGAATATTTACAAAAATTACATACATCAAATAGTCTATACAATTTTTTATACAAGATAAATTCTGTTTGTTCCCTATTAATTATAAAAAGTATTATGAAATTCAAATATTGTAAAACATTTAAGTTACTAATAAGATGGCATTTGTATTTTTGGTCAGTGTTTAACCAAGCCACATATTTCACAATACTTTATATGTATAATATTGTGGATACCATAATTAGTATTTAAATCTCCTTTAATAATGGACATGATGCTTATATATATTTATAATAAATAAAATATCCTTATAATAGTTTTCAATATCATTTTTATTTTAATCTATGTAATTCAATAATCATTAACCATACACCATTAGTAGATAAATACTCAGCATTTGTTATAATATTATTACCATCCATCAATTTAATTTTTAAATTTGGTGCAAAATTAAAAATATTTGTAATACAATTTATTGGATCGAGTGTTGGCATAGTTTTGTATATTTTAATTGTGTCCTTCCACCTAATAATATACATCCCCTCAAATATTTCACCTAATTCCTTGATCATTATTTCATACAATCCCGTCAATGTAACCCTTAAATCATATATTTGTTTTTTACAATCCTCTTTTAATTTTCCATAATTTACCGTCATCATATCATGCGAAAATATTACTTCAAATTTTTCACATTTTATTCTTATTTTTTCAATTTCATTAATCATATTTTTAATGTCATTATTATTAAGTTTCTTTTTTGATAATAATTTTGCGATGCGAGGTGAATTCTTAATAGTAGAAGATCCACAGAAGTTATTATTTAAGAAATCAATCACATCTTTAGGATCTCCGCCAATTCCAGCTAAATCATAATCACAATCATAAATATTCATCATATTTTCTAACTTGTCAATATTAGAAATAATAGTATCAATATCAATGTTATATTTTGAATATATATCATTAACTATATCCCCGATGATATTAATAAATTTATCAACAATATTCAGTATTACATCATTATTGAGGAGCCACGTAGGGATTTCTTGAAAATATTGTCTATAGAAGTTCTTAATTTTATCTGATTTTGGGATATTTTTAGCCCTTAATCTTGACAAATCAGTTGGATTTTTAACCAAATAACATAAACATTGCCTATGATTATTATTATCTGAAATACCATTAATAACATTACTAATTATATTTGACAATCCAAGGTAATCTATATTTTGTTCACATTCAAACATTCCATTATTATCATGTTTTGGAATATCAACATTTATTTGTTCTAAAATTTTCAAATCATCTCTAACTATTGTTCCACTTGTATTTTTTTCAATTAATTCAAATATATCTATAAAATTGTCTTTTGTTATTTTTATTTTCATTGTGGTTAATGGTAATTCAATGTTAGTATCTTTTACACAAACGGACATTTCGAATAGTTCATCAGATTTTAAAATATCAATACTTCGCATTACATGTAAGAACGTTCTTTTGCCTTGGTATTTATGAGTTCCATTCAAAGAAATATTACACTCCCTGCCAAATTCATAATAAAAGTAATCAGAACAACATTCTTCCTCTTCTAAAACAAAATCATAATCCTTTATTAAATTCATCTGTTTGAAATTTTCATATATCGCATCAAATTTACCATGAAGATTATAAATTTCTTTCAACAATAAAAATCCAATAACACTACCACCCTTCAAGTATAATTCTGAATTTGGATAATTCGCAAAAATATTTGCAATGAATCGCTTCCAATTGTCAATGTCAGTTTGTAATAAAGGATTCATTTTGATATTGTAGACAATTATGTGAAAATATTAATGACTGTAATAACCATTATAGATTTCAATTTTTTTGATAAAATTGAAATTTACACAATATGACTACTATAACTTAGTAAAATGAATATAGATATAATATGTTACAAAGACTTAATGAAGTTGTGCCAAAGTGTTATGATATGGTAAATAAAAAAGAAATTGAACAACAATATGACAGAATTAAAAGTTGTGATACATGTGTTCCTCCGATAAATGCTATGACACATATGAAAATATCTTTAGAATGTAAAAAACAGATTGAAATGTTAAAAGTTCCAACATTTGTTGAATATGCAAAAAAATATATGAATGATAATAAATCTGTTGTTATATATGTAGAATTTAACGAAACATCGTTGGCATTAGGACAAGAATTACAAACAGACAGTTTGATTTACACTAGACAGCAAAATATTGCAAAAATTGTACAAGATTTTCAAAATGATCATAACCATATTATTATATGCACATATAACATGGTTGGACGTGGAATATCTTTGAATGATACACATGGTAATTATCCGAGGGTTACATTGATGTCTTTAGTATCATTATGTAATCATACACAATTATTAGCTAGGGTTGTCAGAGCAGGAACAAAAAGCGATGTATTGCAACTGATAATGTATTGTTCGGATTGTGAGGAATATTTTTATGAAAAGATGAAAAAAAGATTTGATGATGAAGAACAGTGTGAAAAATTGAAAGATATCATTAAGGGAGCTGCATGTAATACTGATTTATTTTATAAACTAACATAAACCTTTATCATAGTATAATTATTATAGTATGATTTCCGATGAAGTTAAGGCAAAATTATTGCCATATCAAATTAAGCATGTTGAGAGTATAATTCACTCAATAATAAATTATTTATAAAATAATTTATTGATCATATATTATAATTTAAGCAGCTTGCATTATTTCTTTTACATATTGTATTACTTCATCATTAGTTTTATTAGACTTGCCGAAATTAATCGACATCAAAACTAATTGACAATTTTCAAGTGTATGGCCTTTATTGCTATCTAAACGATCAATAGAAACTTTCCATGGACTTTTAGATCCTTTACAATTAATAAATTCTAAGCCAGAAATGGCACATTTATTGTCCTGTTTTATTAATAATTCTTTGGCTTGATCTGTTGTTATTGTATTTTCTGGATTAAAATTATTTTTCTTATCAGATGCCTTACAATCACTAACTCTTGTAGTAATTATACTTTTATTTTCTTCATATTCAAAATTATATGGTATCCCTTTTAAAGTTCCAATAAATTTCCTGTATAAAGAATCATCCATATCATTTTTTGCAAGATTACAAAATAAACAAGTAATATGGATATTATCTTTAAAATATAATTTACTAGAATCTATCCTATCTATAGAAATCTGAGCAAAACTTTTGTCACCAGATGTAATTTCCAAATCATGATCACAATATGTACATTTTGCATTTTGATTTTGAATTAGTAATTTAAGGTATTCACTATCAAAATCGCATGTTTGTTTATGTTTTTTATTATGGTATCTTTTTTGTCTTATCAAATTTAGTAATGTTCCATCAATAGTTTGTCTTCTGGCTTTTATTTTAATTTTGGTACTATCTTTAGTATTAAATTCCTTTTGTTTTTGTTTGATTACTTCATTATTTTTTTGGTAGTATTTTTTGTTACTATTGTTAATTTGTTCCCTATGACTATCATTATATATTTTTTTTTTCTCTTTATTTTTTGCTCTATATAATTTATCTCCTTCTCTTTTTTTTGCTTTATTTTTATCACTATTTAAATTTTTTTTGCATCTGTATGAGATATAATGTGTGATATTTCCATCGACTGATGTATACTTATCTTTTATTTGTCTGAAATCTTCTAATAAATGTTCTTCATTACATGTTTTACAATGGCGTGACATTAATTATATTATAGTATTTTATTTTTAAGTATTTTATAAAATACATAAACCTTTATTATATTTTTATAATTATGTTTCCAATTATAGATGAAGTTAAGGTTAAATTATTACCATATCAAATTAAGCATGTAGAGAGTATAATTCACTCAATAAGCACTTATAAACGTTTTTTGGATAGTAGCGATACAGGCACAGGTAAGACCTACACAACGATAGCAATGTGTGTTACATTAGGTTTAAAACCTTTAATTATATGTCCCAAATCGGTAATTACAAGTTGGAAAAATGTGCTAAAATTTTTTGGTAAGGATTATTATGGAATTTCAAATTATGAGAGTATTTGTAATTCTAAAATGTTCACAGAGGCGTCTAAAAATGAAAAAGTACTATGTCCATATCTAAATAGGGTCGAGGTCACTACTGACCAAAAAAAAGAAAAAGAAAAGGAAACATCAAAAACAGTTGTAAAAAAAACTATGATCAATAAAACACAAAAAGAAAAGAAACAAATTAATATTGGAAATAAAGATGATGTTGCTCCAGATGATGATATTAAATATACATATGTTTGGAAAAATTTACCACATGATTGTGTTATAATTTTTGATGAAGCACACAGATGTAAAAATCCTAGAACATTGAATAGTGTATTATTGTATACATTAGCAAAAACAACTGCTAAAATAGTTATGTTGTCAGCTACTATTTCAGATAAATTTGAGAATTTTGCATTATGTGGTTTTGTTCTTGGTTTATATTCTCAAATAAGGAATGCAAAAAATTGGATGTTATCAGTGAGTAAAGATTGTAATAATATCTTTAGTGGAGTACATGACCAAATATATCCAGAATATGCAGCACGTATGCGTATTAAAGACCTTGGCAAACTTTTCCCTGATAATAGCATAAGTTGTAATTGTTATGATATGAAAAATGCAAAAGAAATTGAAGAACAATATAAACTAATAGAAGAAGAAGTAATAAGATTACAGATTAATGAAGACCTATCTGGTTGCGGATTAGCTAGGATACTATACTGTAGAATGAAGATTGAAATGTTAAAAGTCCCAACTTATATTGAACAAGCAAAAAAGTTTATTGAAGAAGGGGCAAGTGTTGCGATTTTTGTCAATTTTACACAATCTTTGCAAACTATTGCTGATGAGTTAAATACAAAGTGTATTATATTTGGACAACAGACGAGGGAAGAACGGGATAATGCGATTGATAGGTTTAATAATGATTTGGAGAGAATTATTGTATGTAATATCAATTCAGGCGGAGTTGGGGTAAGTTTACATGATCTAAACGGCATTTACCCACGTGTTTCGATAATTTCACCTGGCTATAGTGCACAATCAATAGTACAAGCACTTGGTCGTATCCACAGAGCAGGCGCTAAAACTGCAGTCAGACAAAGGATCATCTTCTGCTCTAACACCGTAGAAGAACAGATATGTTCTAACATGAGAGACAAAATTACAAATATCGCAATGTTAAATGATAATGATTTAGGATCATACCAAATAGAGGGATTAATAGACGATGAATATGCAATTGGTATTGACCAACATAAGAATTTATCAGAGTTCGATAAATTATTTTTGAAGATTAATGTATTAAATATAAAAAAGCAACGATTGGAAATGGAATTAAAGGACACTGAAAATGAAATTAGACAATTTGAGACAAAAATGAATAATTTAATAATATGATAAATACTTAAAAATAAAAGATTATGTATAAGTAATGTTAAGACATTGTAAAACTTGTAATGAAGAACATTTACTAGAAGATTTTATTTTGTTTAATGAAAAATATAAAAATGTAGATGGAACTGTTAGAGAATATGTAAAATATAGATGTAAAAAAATTTATAAAGAAAATGAAAAAAAATATAAAGAACAAAATAAAGATAAAATCTCAAAAAAACAATCAGAATATAGTAAAACAAATAGGGAAAAACTGTCAAAATATGGAAAAGAATATAGAGAGAAAAATGCTGATCAAATTAAAATAGATAAAAAAGAATATTACAATAAAAATATTGAAAATATTAAAATAGATCAAAAAAAACGTTACAATGAAAATTCTGAAGAAATTAATAAACAATTTAAAGAATTCAAACAAACATATGATGGAGCAATTAAAACTTTAGTAACAAATAAAAAATATGAAAATACAAAATTAGGTCAAGATTGTGATATTGATGTTGAATACATTAATTTATTATTAAAAAATCAAGATTCAAAATGTATATATTGTCAACATAATTTGGGAATTAAATTAAGTTCTTTTAAATTAGAACAATTGTCTATTGATAGAATCGATTCAAATAAATTCTATACCAAAGACAATATTCATTTAACATGTATGTTCTGTAATTTTAGTAAGAACGATATAGATCATTTATTGTATAGAAAATTTATTAATGTGTTACGAGGTGAAATATATAATTTTGATAATATAAAACCTAGAATAGATTTTTGTAAAATGAAAATTAGTTGCAAAATGTATGATAAAAAAAAAGGTTATGATGTTGAAAATACAATAACAACATCCCAAATAAAATATTTATTGTTAACACAAAATAATAAATGTGCAATAACTGGTATTGAATTTATTAATTCAGCTTATTATCGTTTTCCATTAAAAATGTCTATAGATAGAATAGATAGTTCACAAGGTCATCATTTAGAAAACTGTCAATTAATACTTCTTGGAATTAACCTCGGTAAGTCTAATAAATCTAATGATGCACTTATCCAATACATCCAAGAAATTCGCCAACTGCCGCCAATTCCACTATTCACTAAATAATATATCACACAAATAACTAATAAACAAATTACCATCCCCATTTTTTACATCCCAAATCAACCCCACCATTATCATATTTCAATTCAAATACATTTTTTACCTTAATAGTATCACGATCAATATTATTCTTACTTAATACCATAAATTTTCCATCAACACATAATACAACAAAATACTCATCAATTTCATTTTGAATCATTTCATATTCATTATTAACTCCAAGACAAATCTTTTTAGTATTTATTTTATTTAATAATTGTCCATCAAAATAATCCATCCTGATATTTTTCATTGCCCATACAATTGCATCATCTTTATTTTTAGCATTGTAATGATTAACAAATATTACCCAACATATGTGGTCACTATTATTGAATAGTTTAATAATACCACAATGTTTTTCGATATTATATTTGCCTATGATAACGTCGCGTGCTTTGAATCCAGTTTTCTTCCTTTCTATTTGTTGTTGTCTTATGTCTTCTTTCAATCTTTCATCTGAATCCTGTCTTTCTTTTTCAAGTTTATCATAGAACGGTTTAGTGGTATCATCCCACATTTCTTTCGCACTGGATGCTAAATAAGAAACACCCATTCCGATTCCGAGTCCTGCTAAAACCCATGCCATATTAACTTATAATTAATGTAATAGTTGTTATTATAACTTTCCATTCAATGTATTATAAAATCAATTTTTTGTAAAAAATTGATTTATTATTAATATATAACAATAATATACGACTAATACTAATCAATAATGTCAGATATAATAAAAGCATGTATGTGTTGTATTTGTAAATTTAAATCGATAGATACATATAATGAATGTTTATATACAGAATTACAATGTATACTATGTTTTAATTCTATACAACCATCATGTAATTTATGTAATACATGTTCTAATACTCACGGAAGATGTTATGTATGTGGTGACAATGTTAATTTTAATGAAGATGCAATTAAAACATATATTCAAAGTATCGATTCTATTAGGAGGAGCTATTTATATGTTGATGGCATTCTTCCATGCTATGTTAGTAATATTTATGAAAAAAAAATCAATGACTTTTATTTTTATATTCATGATGAAATTGCAAGTGGAAGGAGAAATTTTTACTAAAAAATTGATATTTGAATACTAATATATTATATCCATAAATATAAAAATTATAAATGACTGACAAAGTATGTATGTGTTGTATTTGTGCATTTGAATATCCATTTCTAAATTGTGACTTTGAAATTTGTTCAATATGCGAGAATATAATTTTATCGGGGTGTTATGAATTATGTTATAATTGTTCCAATAAAGATGAAAAATGTTACCAATGTGGTGAAGCCATTAATTTTGATGAACATGAACTTTCCTTAAAATTATATATTTTAAATAACATTAAAGATATGTATATTAAATCATGCAGATATTTCGCTGATGAATATGATTATGCGAAAGATTATGGTGACAGATATATGTTATTTCATGATGCATTGTTAGCACGTAGAAGGAATTTTGCTTGAGTAAAAAAATTGATATTTAAATTATAAATATACTAATCATAAATATACTATTATTATTAAATAAAATGAGCAATAAAGGATGCATGTGTTGTATTTGTGCATTTAACGGTGGATTTGGTACTTGTGACATGGCTAAGTGTTCCATGTGTGATAATCAGGTATCGTCAGGTTCTTACAAATTATGCTCCGACTGTTCTACCGAACATGAGAAATGCTATCAATGTGGCAAAGATATTAATTTTGATGATAGTGAACTTGATACCTATTTACAAAAATTAAACAAAAGAAAGGAAAAGGACATTGAAATGTACAAAAAGTATTTACCTGATGGCGTAAAATCATATGAGGATAGATATCAATCAATGTGTGATAAATTAACATCTGGACAAAGAAATTTTATTTAATTTATTTAAAATATTAGCTTTATTTATATGAATTCTCAATATACCTATATAAGATATAAACCAAAATATATCCAAATTGCTGGTGCATGTAACATATCGACCGATGCAAATAAGTGTCAAGGTAAAATTGTAATAGGCGATGATAACAGAAAATACATTTCAAAACCAGATAAAAATAATGTTTATCATTGGATAAAAATAAAGTTGCCTTCTGAGTGTAATACTGCAGATGAATATTTTTCACAATCTGTTAGGTTTCCAAAATATGATATTGATGATTTATTAAAAAAATTAAAATTGGTAAAGAAAGAATTGTTAAAATCACAAATTTATCTGATACATGTCGGATGGAAAAACGTGTATGAATCATTTGATGATGCGTCAGTCGAAGCAGTAGAAAAGTTTTTAAAAAAGATAGAATTATTAAACCCTGATGCAAACAATATTGAGGCATCACTTATTTTCTACACTGATTACCTTTTATTTAGTTCACCAAGAGCAGGGAAAATGCCAATTGTAACGGCTGTTTTAGAAAAACATAAAAAAATTGTTAATGATGTATTTCAAAAATATTTTGGTAAATCATATAAAGAAAAAAAAAATAAAAAAAAGATGGCTTTTATTAAATTAAATAAATTAAAAAAATGAAGTATATATTTATATGAATATTGATCAAAATAATTATATCAAATATAAACCAAAATATGTACAAATCGGTGGTAAAAAGTTGACTGATGAAAAATATAAAAATAGGCCATCACCACCTTACCATGCGAATGATTGTAAGGGTAGAATCATGAAAGGTAATGATGGTAATGAATATATTTCAAAGAAGGATAAAAATAATGTGTATCATTGGGTAAAAATGAAACATGAATGTAAAAAGTTGACAGATGAAAAATATAAAAATAGACCATCACCACCCTATCATGCAAATGATTGTAAAGATAAAATTATGAAAGGTAATGATAAAAAAGATTACATATCAAAAGAAGACAAAAATGGTGTTTATCATTGGGTAAAACTTAAAGATTTTGGAAAAACAAAAACGCCAGAAGAATACTATTCACAATTTAAGCCTTACGAACCAAAATATGATAAAGTTGATTTATTAAAAAAATTAAACTTGGTAGAAAAAGAATTATTAAAATCAAAAATATATTTAATACATATTGGATGGAACAATGTGTATAATTTTAGTAATTATGCTTGGGATGATGCTTTGGAATTTTTGCAGAAAAAATTAAAATTACCAAATAATAATTCAATATTTGACAACGTATCATTTATGTTTTATACCGATAAACACTTATTTGTAGCAACGATTAATGGTGAATTACCAATGCAAAATAATATTTTAAACAAAGATAAAAAAGTTATTAATGATGCTTTCAAAAAATATTTTGGAAAATCATACAAAGAAAGTAAAAATGCAAAACAAGTAATTACTGTTAAATTAAATAAATTGTAAAAACATACTTAAACATTTACATATATATACAATTATAATATGTCTGATCAAGTAGTTCTAGTTAATCCAGTAGACCCAAGTAATAAATATACACAAATGCAAAAAACCTACTACGATGGTCAAGGAAGTTCTGGTAACATGAACAGAGATAATCATAAACAACATAATAATAATCCAAACTATTGGAACATTTTAATTTCAGATACCATTGCACCAGAATATAAAGAAAAAGTTGGTTTGGACTTTGGTTGTGGATGTGGTAGAAATGTGATGAACTTAGTTAATAGATTCAAAAAGATGGAAGGTGTTGATATTTCCCCTGAATTAATTAAACAATGTATAATTAACATGGCCAATATGAACTATGATAATAGTAAATTTGGATTTTATACATGCAATGGTACATCGTTGGATATTTTTGAAGATAACAGATATGACTTCATTATGAGCACCATTGTATTGCAACATATTTGTGTTTACAGTATTAGATTCGCATATTTGTCAGACTTTTTCAGAATTATGAAGAATGGCGGCCTTCTTAGTTTCCAAATGGGTTTTGGTTCAGAACATAAAAATCCTACAAGAGATTACTATGAAGATTATTATGATGCTGAGAACACAAATTCTGGTTGTGATGTAAGAGTAACTGATCCAAAGCAAATTGTAGGAGATTTGGAGAAGATTGGATTTGTAGATATTACCTTTGAGATTACCCCACCTTTTTCAGATTATCATGAAAATTGGATCTTTGTAAAGGCACGAAAACCATCAGTTTGATCATATTAAATAGCTGACATATTTGATCAATTTAAAAAATATAAAATTATTATGTATTTAACACAATAATTTATTTTAAACAAAAAATCACACAATCTTCTCATATTCCTCAAACTTTCCCTTAATAAACACTACATCACTAACTTTCTCAATAGTATGTATCATATTATGAAATCCATTCCTAATATATTCATCAACAATCATCACACTATAATAAGCACAATATGGTCCAGGATTTATAAAATGCAACCCTGGTAAAAAATAATAGTCATTATGAGACATATAATTGGTTTTTATTTCTTTTATTTTTTTATCAATTCCATAATATTGGTAAGTTATATTATCATTATCTTCTTCTGAAAAATATGTTCCTACTGGTTCAATTCTGTACCACATACTAAGTTTCTTATCAAAAAGAAACAAATTACAATGTGAGCAATTATTTGCACCAATAACTGGAAATCTAAATAATCCATATTCTTTATTTTTGTCTTCCAAATAACACATTGCATCCAATAGTGAATCAATAGTTTTTACTGTAGTTGGATATAATTCGATTTCATGATAATGTTGTAACAATTTGTATATTTCAAATAAGTTTAATCCAGATTTGTTTGAAATAGAAATAGTACCTTTTATACATAACTTATTATAATTATTACAATCATTTATGGAATTTATCAAAAAATTTTTAATTTCAGTTGTGAAAGTAATATTTTTGAAATAATCATAATATTTATTTACTATGTGATATAGAAATATACGATATAAATTTGTATATGGATTATTATCTAAATGATAATCAAAAAATATGTAATACCTAAATAATTGTATATCTTTTTTTATTTTATTTTCATATAGGTGATTATTGTACGTTACTATTCTACAAATTGTAGAAGTTATATGTTCTTCACTTATATGGTTGATGTTATTTAGTAAATGTAAATTATCATTAATATATTTTGTAATAATTTCAACATCACTCATTATAGCAGTATGATATATACAATATTATAAATAAATTACAACGTATTCATATTTCAATTTTATAGTAAAAAAATTGAAATTTTAACTATTTGCTGTTCATATTAGTATCTCAATGTTAACGCTAATCAAGATGATTGATGATATTTACACTAATATGGCATTTGAACCTGTACAAAAAGCATTCTTAAATAATGACATAGAAAGAATGAAACATTGGAAACATATTCCAGAAATAAAATGTAATTCATTTGTTGACTACTCAATTGAAACTGGAAATGTAGATATGGCAAAATTTTTAATAAATACATACAATTGTAAACCGAGTCTGTACGCAAAACAAATGGCAAATATTAATGGCCATAAAAGTTTAGTTTCATGGACAAATGAGAATTCTACACAGAGAGATACTCCAGATATTAAATCTGTATATTATAGTGCAAAATCCGGATGGGACAACAGGATACCTGTAGAATACAGATATTAATTATTTTTTTATAAAAAAATTGAAACCTACACCGATTAAACAATATAAAAATACACATATATAATTACAATATGACGGACAAACTAATAAACGTTAAAACATCTTTAATTTTAACTTTGATAGAAACACTTAACAATAAACTAACAATAATTGATCCTGACGTACTTTATTTGTCACATATCAATAAAAATAATACAGATTACATATCGCCACTAATTAAACTCCATCAATTCTTAAAATCAGAAAATATTATCTTAACATGTGAAGAATTATACAATATCCTAATTACAAGTTTAAATCCTGGACAATACACAACCAGGTTTGACAGAAATAGTTTAAATATTAACCTTACATCAGAATACATAACTTTTCTAATGAAGCCATTTTTAACAAATAACGTTATAGAACTAACACCTTCCAAACAAAATATATTAGTCGATTTTTCATCCCCTAACATTGCCAAAGATATGCATGTGGGTCATTTAAGATCAACAATTATTGGGGATTCCATTTGTAAATTATACGAATTGCAAGGTCATATTGTTCATAGAATAAATCATATTGGTGATTTTGGATTACAATTTGGAATGATTATTCAACATTTATTAGAAAAGTATCCAGATTATAATAATTGCAGTTTTACAATAGCAGATTTACAAACATTTTATGCAGAATCTAAAAAGAGATTTGATAATGAACCAGAATTTAAAAAAAGCGCATATGAAAAAGTTGTGGAATTGCAATCTGGTAATGCTGATATTGTTAATGCTTGGAATTTTATAAAACATATATCACAATTATCTTACAACGAAATATATGATGAACTTGGAATAAACCTAACTGAGTGTGGTGAATCATTTTATCAACCACAAATACCATTACTAATAGGTGAATTACATGAAAAAGGTTTATTGATAGAAGAAAATGGAAGAAAAATTATAAAGGTTGATGGATTTGAATTACCATTAACTGTTGTAAAAACTGATGGTGGTTTTACATATGACACGACAGATCTGGCTGCAGTTAGATATAGACTTGTGGATTTGAATATGGATAAAATAATATATGTTGTTGATGAAGGACAATCTTTACATTTTGAACTCATATTTAAAATTGCTGAGGTTGCTGGATGGAAGAAGGGTTACCAAGAATTGAAACATGTAGGATTTGGTTTGGTATGTGGTTCAGATGGTAAAAAATTCAAATCAAGAAGTGGAGATACTGTTAAATTGAAAGATTTATTAAATGACTCAATTACGAAATCAAAAGAAGTATTTGAAGATTTACAAAAATCCAAAAAAACTCCAAACACTGATATGTCTGATAGTGAAAAAAATAATATAATCAAAACAGTAGCATATGCATCAATAAAATATGCAGATTTGTCCACAATAAGAACAAACAATTACCAATTTTCACTTGACAAGATGGTATCATTAAAAGGTAATACTGGAGTTTACCAATTGTATGAATATGTAAGAACTTGTGCAATAATTAGGAATGCTGGAGCTTATGCAAATAATATTGATCCTACAAATTTTATACTTACTGAAAAGGAAGAAATAAATGTATGCAAACAATTATTAATATTTCCAGAAATTATTGAACATGTATCAGAAACTTTAATGTTTAACAATTTGTGTACATACCTATACAACTTAACTTCCACATTTAGCACTTTCCATAAAAAGTGTAGATGTTTGCATTTTAAAGATGGTGAATTAATTGGGGTAGATGAAAATAAGTTGTTATTATGTTTTGCCACAAAATATGTCATGGAAAAATGTTTTCATATTTTGGGTATTAATACATTGGAAAGAATGTAATTTGTTTATAAAAAAATTGATTTTTGAAATGAATAATAATATATACATAATCATATATCATAATATGTCAATCCAAAAAATTCAATCAACAGAAGAAAAATATCAGGATGCATTTTTAAAGAATGATATACAAACTATGAAAAATGTATCATATGGTAAAATTATTTCACCAATGCAATGTGGCATGTTCATTGATACATCACTTGAAAGCGGTAATGCAGAAATGGCCAAATTTTTAGTTACTGATTTTAAGTGTCAACCAAGTTTGTATGCAAAACAAATGGCCCATGTAAATGGTCATCATAGTTTATCACTTTGGATGGATTCATATGCAACTCAAAGAAATGATACAGATATCAAAACTGTTCATTACAGACCAAAATCTGGATGGTCTCCACATATCCCTGAAAAATACAGATATTAATATTTATTTATAAAAAACATTAATACCTAAAACCATGTGATACATGTTTATTTTCTTCATCATATAGTTCACTTAATTTTTTTCTTATGATTTTTCCCTCACAATTTGAATAATATACATACCTTATTCTGTATCCATATTTTGGTAATGCTATCATATGATCTATACATTTATAACATGGTTTGGAATTTTTGAAATTTAATGATTTATCAGTCCTAATTACTAATAAATCTATAACAATCATTCTGTTTACGTTTTTTCTTCTAATTTTAATTAATTTTGATAACGCATTCGTTTCAGCGTGCTCTGTATATTCTGAACCAGAATATAATGGTCTGTCGGAATTGAAACCACTAATATTATTTTGTCCATTTAAAATATAACATCCATGCATCATTGGAAATGTACTATATTTAGTTCTCATCTCTGCCAAATTGTCAGCTTGTCTTAATATATTATCCTGCTTACTCATTTGTAAATATATATTACATAAATATAAATAATACATTAAAATGTTCACATATCAATTTTAATTAATAAAAAAATTACCGGAACCTCCTTGAAACATGTGATAAATCATCATCATACAAATCATTTAACTTGTCTCTGACAATAACTCCATTACAGTTAGAATAATACACATGTCTAATCACATAACCATACTTTGGCAATGTCATCATGTATTCAATACACTTTTCACATGGCCTTGAATTCTTTAAATTTAATGATCTGTCTGTTCTAATTACCAGTAGATCAATAACAATCATCCTGTTTACATTCTTCTTTCTTATCTTGATAAGCTTTGATAATGCGTTTGTTTCTGCATGTTCGGCATAACACGAGCCGGCATACAGTTGTCTGTCTGAATTAAAGCCCGAAATTCCATTTCCCATACCACTTTGTTCCACCATTCAAAATAAAACAGCCATGCATCATATTTGACTGATTGCATTGGTTCCTCTTAATTGCCAAATTGAAGGCTTGTTCGTTAATATTATCCTTACTTTCCATTTGTATCGTTGTGTGAGCACTTATAATATAACATTATAAAAGTTCAACAAGTCATTTATATATCAATTTTTTTATTATTTAAAATTTTGACATAATAGTATTATCTCTATGTGCTAATCTCCATAATTCTTCCCTCCTAGTAGCATCTGCGTGTAAATATAATGAATATGGATCAATGATAGGTATAGCAAATCCTTCTACCTCTTTTTTACATATCCAAATGTATGTTAACAATAATATGAAAATCAGTATTATAATAGTATATTGCATATATACTATTATTAAATAAAATAAATATTTTTAGATTTTAATGTATAACCCACAATGGTTACCACTACTATTTGGTAGATTAATGAATTGGTCTTCAGGTGTCACACTACTTTTAATCCAACCTAATGTATTAAATGCTTTACCACCCAACTTTTCAGTTTCTGCTTTTAATTCATCGACTGATTTTTCACCAACATAACTAAGATCACTTCCATATGAATCCATCAAACAGTAAAATTTATATCCATCATATTGTTTATATAATGTACTTGGATTAATTTGATCTACATTTTGATCATAACACATATCAATATCATATAATTTATCACAACTTACGATTTTAATACTGGTTAATCCTTTCAAATATTCTGTATTTTTAATTCCATTTGTAATGACATGATTCAATATCTTTGTCATACCACCCCTTGATACTAAATAACCATAATAGTTATCCAAATTGAATTCTTCACTATATACACCATTGTCCAAAATTATAATATCATAATCAGTTTTAATGTATTCTTCTAATTTCTTATTGAATGAACTATGTAATCTCACTGTATCTTTCAAAAATAACATGTTTTTACTTTTACAGTTCATAATCATGTTAATGTGAAATAATAATTTACTTGCAATTGGTCTTAAATAATTAAATTCATTTCCACATAATAATTTCTTTTCAGAATCATTTAAACCAGTAATTTGTTTTACAGTACATCTTGAATAACATGACAATACATTCTTATTATGTTCCTTGAAGTTTTTGAATATATCAATACCATTATCATTTAATACATTAACTGTCAACATATCTTTGTCAATTGAAAACTGTCCCATGTTATTTAATGTGTATGAATTAGTACCAGTGGCTTGTTCCCACGTCTTACGTCCAATATGTATACAACAATAAGTGTCAAAGAATGCAGATTTATATCCTCTTAATTTATATTCAACTGCATACGCTCTTTCAAAATGGTCAGTATAATAATATGATCCAACATCTTTCAATGCACTAACTTTAACTACTGATGGTCTAAAACTGAAACCTTCCCAATATCCACAAGTTCCATGTCCCTTATATCTATTTATGAAATCATTATATTCTTTTGTTCCAGTTTCATAATGTTCATGAATGACATATTTAGTACCATCTTGTAAAGTTTTATAAATACCACCTTTAATCTTTCTCTGTGCAAATTCCGCTTCAGCATAATTTCTGTTAAATAATACTTGTCCGATTTTATCATCAACGTTTTCATTCAATATTCTTAATGAATCAGAAATGTAATTCTTCTTCTGGAAAAAGTGGAAATCATCTTCACAATGTAAAACATGTGTAGCACCGATTTCAATTAAATAATCTCTAATGATATTCATACTGACAAAATGTCCCTTTTGTGATTCATTCTTAAAGATAAACTTGAAAAATGGATAATTCTTTTTCATCTTAGTTCTGTCCTCCTCTGAAGAATTATCATCAACACATAACCATTGACCAATTAAATTTGAATCTGTACAACAATTTAAAAATGAATTAATGGTTTTCTCAAATAAATCATACCTTTTACATGTGGTAATTGAAAATACTATTGCATCATTTGTTGAATTTTTCATAGTTTTAATCTTTCTAACAGGATATTCCAAATGTTTATCTTTGAAATACATAATATTATCATCTCTTAAATCTTCAAATGTTTCTTTTACACTATCGGGTATATTTTTCTTTTGTATAATATTATTTATTAATTCATATGCTTCCTCATATTTTTGTTGTTTTAATAATACTTTTGCAGAATGTAAACTTATAATTGGTTCATACGATTTGTAAGTGGTATTTTTGTTATTTTTGATTAATGTCAATGCATTGTCTAATTTTCTTTGTGCACCATTAAAGTCATCAAAATTATATAATATATTGAAAAATCTAATATAATGTTCTACCATTTTAGGATATCTTTTAATTATGTTATCATAAGTGTTTATTACAATGTCTTTACTGTAAGGATATTTTGAATCAGGATTTTTAATATAATTTGGTTCATGATAAACAAATCCATTGGTTTCATTATTAATTACAAGTTTGAAGTTATATTTTTGTGGTTCATCTTCAAATAATTTATGGTAATCTTCACCTAAATAATCAACACTTGTATCAGCTAATTTGTATGTTTCAGTAAATTGTTTTGCAACATTTTCATTTATACAAGCAATTTTAGTTACTTTTGAGAAGATAGTATTTAAATATGTGCTGTTATGTATGCTAACATAAGTATTATTATCAAGTGATAATTTTATTAGATTATCATTTTGGTACATTACAATTTGATCAGATAAAATATTTACATTATCGTAAAAATAATTGACAAAATCACATAATATTAAATAATTAAATTTAACTTTGGCGATGTGATTTATTTGTGATGTTGATAATATGATAACATTACTATTCTTACCAATGTCTTCCTCCAAAATATTATTACCAATAATTGTAATTGTATAACATTTTGATATATTATCTACTATTTTTGAAAATGCATCCATATTTTTATATGTTATATGGCTGTCTCCAAAATATAAACAACATGTTTGTTTTTTCATGTCCTTAATTTTTTGTTCACTTAATAACATCAAATTTTTAATTCTTTCAACATCATATGGTTGCACTGTGCCACTTTTTAAAATACTTTTGGTAACACTATAGGCTTCATGATATTTTTCAAGACCAAATGCACAACGGGCTAATTCATCTTTCGCCTTGTAATCATACACATCTTTAAATATAAAAAGGATGTCGTGGGTTGGGTATGGAATTTGTGATGCTTTTTTGGCGTAGTGATAGCCGGTTTTGAAGTCTTGGATTTCACGGTAATGGACAGCTATATAATGCAACGGCTCTGAGCGTGCTTTTAGATAGTTGTATGCATCTAAGTATGCTTTTTCAATGTCTACCCATGTATAGGATGGGATTTTTTTCATACACTCTGCTACCTTAAACAGTGAAAAAAAATTCTCCTCTGTCCATCCTGGCATTTTGGCACGTTTTTGGTAAGTTTCAAGACTTTTCTGATATTGCTGACTGTCGTAATAACTTTGAGCCATATAGAACATGTTTCTTTCATTATTTGGTTCTTCTAATAACATCTCCTCAAAAATTTTAGCGTCATTGGCATATTTGTTTTTTAGATCTTTTGACCGATCTCCTAAACGTCTGGATTCTATGTAATAATCACCTTTTAAATGCTCTTTTGAGTGATTTTTAATACTTGAGCGGGGATACTCATGTAAAGGCTCCACATATTCCCAATTGAACCTCTTCTCATTTTTGAAGATCTGAGCACGTGGATAAGTAAATCCTTGGCCAATTTGGACCATACCACAATCAGCCGTCAATAAATCAAAACGTGGGCTTTCTCCCAAAATTCTATCATCGGCATCTATCACAAACAAATAATCTGATTTAGAGTGTATACTTGCTTGTTGTAATGCATAAGTTCTGTTCCAACCAAAGTGAAAAAATGAATATTTTTTATAAATCCCATCATGACATTTGCATTGTCTAAATTCATGTTGTAGAATCGTTCCACTTATTCCTTTTGAATCAAAAAAATTTTTTATTACTTCTTGGGTTGAATCTGACGATCCGGTATCAATAATCACATAATCGTTAATATAAGGTGCAACACTTTCCAAACATTCTAATATAACATGACTTTCATCCTTCACGATCATATTCAAACATATTGTATTTGGCTTTGACATAATAATTATATATAATTATATTTTTATACTACTTTTAACGTAATAATGTAAATAAAATTTTATTTATATTATAATATTTATTTTAAATAGTTATACAATTTTTCATAGAACTATATGCTTTAAATTTTGAATATATGTCTCCAATATACACTATCATTTGTCCATCTTTTCTAATTTTCAAAATTGCTGTATGTAATTTATTTTTCCAATTATTCTTATTATCATATACATTTTCTTGTAATAATCTAATTATAGAATATCCATTATTTATGGCACATTCCATTTTATATTTATCTCTTTTTTGTGTATCTTCGAAATTTGTCCAATTGCCAACTTGTTTAAAATGTTGTGCGCCATCTAATTCAATAATTATTTTATAATCTTCTATACCTAAATCAAATGGTAGATAATTAATGTTCTTACACCAATCAAATTTTGGTTGCTTTTTAATGTCAATTTCATTATATGTTAATTCCATATATTCAAACAGCAAGTTTTCTGTTTTATTATACTCACATGGACACCATCTTCCGTTAGAAACATGATTTGGACTAGCATAGTATATTTTATTACAAGTACAATTAAAATAATATTTATCACTTGTCCATTTAAATATTTCTCTTGGATTCTTTATATTTTTATCACTCCATAATAATGATTTTGGATGAGATGCAAATGATTTTTCGAAACAAATATCACATTCTTTATCGCATAACACACAATTAGCACAATAAGAACACCATGCACCACGTGATATTCTGCATACCACACCACTAAATTCATGCTTACAAATATCACAATTAAATAAATAAACATCATTTGTTCCCTTAAAAACATCCCTGGCTTTTTTAGCATTGTTATCAGACCAATATATAGATTTTGGATGGCTTTCAAATGATTTTTGAAAACACATATCACAATTCTTATCACATAGTTTAAAATTTGCACAATAAGTGCACCAAATTCCACATGAAACATCTCTCGGTGAAGCTTCAAATTGATGACCACAGTTATTACAATTGAATAAATAATATTGGGAAGAACCTTTATAAATATATCTCGGTTTAATCTTATTTTCATCTGCCCAAAAAAATGATAATTTACATGATAAAAATGATCTATCAAAAGTGATATTTGCACATTGCGGACACCACATATTATTTGATGATATACTCATTAATTTTAAGATAAAAGTATGTCCACAATAAGAATTGAATATACATCTAATAGTTGTTGATATACCAACGTCTGCTGGTTTAAAATCATTTTTGTCAGACCAATACAATGCATTAGGATGAAATGCAAACGATTTTTCAAAACTAATAGGTGTTATAATTTGTTTTAAATTGCCATCTGCATCTTTTACAGTATTAAATTTTATATAATCTTTTTTTTTACTCATATTATATTCTATTTTTCTAATTTCAACACCTAAACTTTCTTTTCTTATTCTCTCTTCCTCAAGGTAAATATTATACAAATTTATATTTTTAAAAAGTACATCATACATACAAATCCAACACAACTTATCATTTCCAATACATTCATCTTTACAAATATATTTTTTAATTCTTTTCTTACCACCCATTACTCCTAATACACACCCATACCTTTATAACATTTTCCATACACACAAAAATATATAATATAATTAACAAAAAATAATAATAAATAAAATATAATGCATCTAGATGCGTTTACCTAAAGACCTTTACCATCAACTACCTGTTACAATAAACCTCGAAAAGGTTTACCATACATAATAGACTTGACTAGGACAATCTACATATAATTAGTCACTGACTAAAATTGTATTCTAAAAATTACGCTTGGTTCACCCAAACTTTAAATATATTCTCCCGTGTTATATCCATAGTTCCATTTTCCCTATATTTAACAATAGTATTAGAACCACGGCGCCACTTTGCTTGAACTTTCATTAATTCACTCAATTTCATGATTGAATAGTACAATATACTTTCATCATCATCATGTTTATTACAACCTTGTAAAAAATTATACATTTCTGCAAATGTTCCATAGACGACTGCTTTAACTTTTTGGTTTTTAATATCTTTTGTAGTATATTTACGATTTTCTTTATAATCATGTTTTTTACATCGATTATAATTTTTTGGAGAAGTAAAATAATATCTAACATCTCCTTGGGTATAACTATTACATGAGTTAAAGTAAGATTGTTTTAAAGTTTTTCCAATTTCTTCATTACCTTCTCTTATAATAGCATTTTTATCTGTTTCTACAAAACTATAATTTTTATATGTTCTACGTGCGACACTACCACCAAAAAAAGGATCACAATCGTAATTGTTTCCAATTTCTGATTCTAAACTGTTATAGTCGACACGTTTCATTCTCTTATCATTAGGGTTATGGCCATAACCAACTAACAATATATAAAAATTGTTTTGTGTATCCATCTCGGATAACATTTGTAATACATTATCATCACCTACCGCTTTAGAACCGTTAACCATAAGCGTGTTAGATGGTTTAATGATATTATTGCTTAAATGTTTGATGTAAATATTTGATGATGGTTCGTTAGTTAATAATTTTTTTTTCAAATTTAACTTTTTACGTAACTCCTCAAATTTTAACATTTCAACTGTTATTACAGATTTATGTTTTTCTGCTTGTTTTAATATTGTTGTTTCAACATTGTTAATAAATGCGTGGTTTAGTTGTCTTGGAGAAGTCAAGCTGTGTATATCAGGGTAATTTATATTAGTTAGTAGCCCAGCCAGGTCATTTAGTTGGGCAAATAAATCCACTTTGGGAAGATTTATGGGACCTTGAATTTTAGTGTTAATTCTTGTGTAGGTCCTTGGGCTTAATAGTTGAGCTGTGGCCATATTGGCGACGTTATTGCTGTTATAACTGGTGCTATTAAAGAAGGATAGATAAAAAGTTCATATTTCATTTTTTTTTTGGTCCTATAATTGGCCAAATAAAATTGAAATTCAAACATATTGCTGAAACCTGAAGAAATAACCTATAATATGCCTTAACAGACAAAAAATGAACCGTACACCTTCTGCTCAAGATTTACTTAACAACTTTATTGAAATTTTAGGATGTCATAATCTGCAAATTTCAGAAGCTGAAAGAAAGCAATTTGAGCAAGTAGTTGCTTCAAAACAACCTACTCCAACACAACAACCAACTAAATATCCTGTGTCTTCCCTCCAAGAACCACAAAAATCTGTAAGTTTACCAAAAGGATCAATTAAACCTATTCCAAATGTTACAAGTGGAAGACCACTTCATTCTAAAGAACCTCCATGTGCTTATAATACACCTATCGTATTAGCATCCGGAACTTTTGATGGGAAGAATTTTATTTTTGATGAACAACCAAAACAAGCGACCCAACAAGGGTTACCACAACAAAGAAGTCAACAAGGATTCCCTTTACAAAATTCAAATGTTGATGAATATTGGGGTCCAGAAAGATCATTTAGTGATAGAAATGTTCAACAAAAAGATGATTTCTCATCTACAAGGCAAAATTATCAAAATTTGCGTAATGTAATGGAAGAATACTACACACAATCAAAACAAAAAGCACAATCAAAACAACCAGCTACACAAAATAATTTACATTATGATATGTCAGCTGATATATTTGAAATGAAAAATTTATGTCCACATGCAGATGGTCCAAAATGTGAGTTAGGAAATAGAACAGGGGCTGTTGAAGAAAAACCATTAAAGAATGTTGATAAAAAATCAGCATATGAATTGGAACTTGACGAATTAATGAACGATATTGTCAGCTCTATGAATAATGTTACTTCTAAACTTCAAACTTTTCCAGTAGAAATTCCTGCTCCAACATCTGAACCACCAAAATGTCCAAATGAGAACAACCCATTTTGGATGCCAACCAAAGAAGATGTTCAAAAAGTTCCACAACCAAAGGTGACATTAGATACTTACAAGTCTGAAATTTCACCAGAACTTCCAGGAAGATCATTACCTCGTTTTGCACCTGAGAACAATTCTCTTGTTAAACAAAAATATTCAGAAATTACCCTTTATACATGCAACACCGACCAAATTTTCAATCTAAAAGATGGAAATAAATTGATCTTACCTAAAGGTGCTAAATTTCAATACATTCGTGAAATGTAACTTTATTTATAAACCTTATAAAACATTAACTTAAAGATTATATCAACATATATCTTATAATGGATGTAAAAATTGATTTTTATGATGATGTTAATAAATTATCTAAAAATATTGACATCAATCATAATATAAAATTAAATTTACAAATATATGATAATATTGATATAACTAATATCATATTAAAATGGAAACAATGTTTTGAATTTCTTGGGAAAACAGATTTATTTATATCAAAAAATGTTCAAAAAATAATATATTGTTTGTTGAGTGATTGTAATATAATAAATTCAGTAAATGGTGAAAATACAAATTTATCATTTTATGATATTGTAAAACAAGAATTTTTAGGATTTGATATTATTGACAAAGTAAATAGGATAATAAAAATTAAATTATTTAATGTTTGTAACAAAATGGTTATTGTGGATTGTAAGGGATATCCTATTTATAAAATATATCATTTATACAATTTAGATGTAGTTAAAGATTACTATGGAAAAAGTAAAGTTAATTTTGATAGTATTATGAAAAGTATATGTATAATGCCGATATTTGTGGGTGATATCAACAATTTACTACATGACTATAAAAAATTATCAGTTGATAATTTGAATGTATGTAATTATAGAAATATTATGTATTTAAAATTATATTTGGCAAAATCAAGAGAACTTGAATATGAAATACACAATATACAACGTGAATTGAGGGACATTTACAATAAAGAAATTATTAAAAATCTTACAAATGTTTAACTTTTTCGTTTATTACAACTGCATTATTTATAAATCTACAATCATTTAATATGAATCTATTATAGTTATCAATAACAACTTTCATTAGTGGTATAGTATTTTTGCATATATCTTTGTAATAAGGAAGTATATTATCATTTAAATCAGTAATAAATTCTGGAATATCCTTTATATTTTTATTTATAAGATCAATTATTGTTTGAAATAAAACATCTATATCAATATCCTTTTCTCTTTTTTTCTCTTCATCACCTTCATATATTTCTAAAGTTTTTTTAACTAATAATTTCGGCATCTTATCAAGGATATAATCTGTTAAAGCTTTACCTAAATCGGTAGTTTTAATAATATCATAAAAATCAGGTTTAACATTCCTTTTTCTAACATCAGCTACAAATTTTATAAGAGCCTTGTGAATTGCATAATACAAGTTAACACATAATACATGTTTAACAATGTGTATAATAATATCTAATATTTCTGTTAATACATAATTTTCTTTAACATTATAGTATTGTGGCAATTCATCAATTGAATTAATTGTATTTACCAATATATTTCCACAAAACATGTTTAACAATTGAAAGTCATTATTAATCATGTTAATATTTCTATGATTATCTTCTGTAATCTTATCCATATCATTAAATAATCCAATTGTATGGCCAACTATTTTTAGATGAATATTGGATATATTATTTAATTTGTCATCACTATTTATTAAATTTCTCCATAATTCATTATATAAAAAGTAATCATCACAAATACCAGGCTTGTAACAGCCAACAGTTGTGAATATATCATCGTACATAGAACTAATATTATTAAATATGGTAGCATGTTTGGCAGATACTGGACTTTTATCTTCTATATGTAAATTATTTATTTTTGTATTTATATTATCAAATACCCTTTGTTTTTTACCATCAATATTATCATGTGCATTGAGATCATTATATCCTTTAATTTTTTCATTTAGTTTTGTTTTTTTATCGACAACCTTATGATATTTAATTCTTATTTGGTTTATAATGTTTGTATAAGATCCGGAAGTATTAAGTTGATTATATTTATTGTATTCTGCTTCTAAACTATTTAAAATATTATTTAATACATCTACTCTTGTATTTAATTTATTAATTTCATCAGTATTTTGTTGTTTGTTAATTATAATATTGTTAAATTTAGTGATTTGCAATACTAAGCCAGAATTTAAATTACTGAGGATTGGTAATTTATATTGACCGTCGTATAACTTAGTTCCAAATAACATAACTTTTAATCGTTCATTATCTAAAAATGACCAAGAATTAATGTATGATTTGGAATAGAAATATAACATATTATTATACATTATTATCAATTGTGGAAATATGATGTCTAAATATTTTGGTATATTATTTTTATATTTGTCATTAGATTGAATATTTGTTTTTACATCTTCATATGCTGGTAATGTTAATTTAAAAAGCATTTGTTTTAATGAATTTCCAACAGGTCTTGGGTCAGGTAAAGGTGGGAAACTAATATATAATGCATGTGTTTTATATAAATTTATGAAATGTTTATATGGGACAACACCCAAATTATTTTTGCTTGCTTGATTAATAACAGAAACTATTTCATAACTTAATAATTTGTTTATTAATTCAGCATTATTCATTTCAAGTGCATAAAATAGTGGTGATGCGCCGGTCACATCTTTTTTATTCATATTTACGAAATTATTATATAATGAATCAACAATTCCACAGTTTATATCATAACATTTATAATTGGTAATTTTTTTAAGGATATTAGGATTGGTATCATAAATTTTATATTGACGTTTATTTATATCATCTTCAAGTGCAAGTTCAAATTCATTTTTAACAATGTGTGATGGAATATGGTTTTGTTTGGTTTTGTAATCAATAAATTCTCCAACCTTTTTATTTGGGTTACAATCAGTAACATCACCTTGAACTAAATAATGCAATGCATTCATACCATTACTATCACAAATATTAACATCTCCGAAATTTAATAAATAATCAACGATTTTTTTGTATTGATATTTACATGCCAAATGTAAAGGTGTAACATTATATTTATCTACTGATAATCCTGCTCCATGATCTAGTAAATATTTTATCAAAGTCAATTTATCATTTTCACTTATACCGATTTTATTTTCCAACACAAAATGTATCAAACTTTTTTTATCATCATTTTTAATATTAAGTGGCATATTTAAATTTGACATTGCATTTTTAATGTCAGTTATGTTACCATTCATTGCTATATCAAATATTTTTGTAGTATTTTCTGGGTTAGTATTTTTAGGTGCTTCCCTTACAGGCAAAAAAGCCCCTTTTGGTGCACTCGGAAGCGTCGTCCTAACATTTGGGAATTGCTGTTTAAATGTGGATGCCATAATACTTATACATAATAATAAAATTTTAATATATTGTTAATAATAAAATTTTATTATACTTTATAATTGTTGATTAACTCGACTAACACATCACCATGACATGGTATATAATCGTTATCTTTACACCAGCAACCAAGTTTTTTATCTTTAAGTGTTAATAAAGTTTCAATTGAAATTTCGTCATTATTTAATTTGTTAGTAATATATGTTCGATATTTATTTATTGCCTGTATTCTTGTACACCCATTATCAATTTTAAAAGGATTTGCCCATATAGAATCATATTTAGGAAATCTTACACCATCAATAAATACTACACCTTTTCTACCGATATAAACATTATTTGGATCATTCATCCATTCTTTGAGATTATCATATTGTGGTCTTATAGAGTTAACCTTTACTGAAACTACTTGTGTCATTATAAATAATAATAATAAATATATTTATACATTTTAAACATATGAATTATAATTTTTACCAGTGTTAGCATTTATCCTGGTATCCTTAGGTATATCATTAACTGTTACTATTTCTAATGTAAATGAATGATCAAGGCCATCAAAATTTACCAGCGCGCCATCAGGTGTATAAAATGTAATAGTTAGATCTCCTAATGTACTTATAGGGTTTTCATATAATTGTGTCATACTTACGAAACTATTGTATAATATTTTACCGGGGGAGTCGCACAATATTATTTTTGCAAATGCATTTTTAACTGCACTAATTGATTCATAAACTTGTATTGGAAATGCATTCATAATCATATAATTATCACCTGCAAATTGTAATGAATTATTTGTTATATTTATAGTTTGACCTAATATATTAGTGCTTAATTCATTTTCATATGCATTAGTATTTGAAATAACTTGGCCATATGGTGTTATTGATAATGCATCTCCTGGATTTCTAAAACCCAATACAGTCCCCAATGTGTCGGGATGGTCAAATCTAAATCTTACCGTATCAGGAACATAAATAAATACATTTACTCCTCCACTAGTATCAGTTCTTATAGTTCCCAAATTAAATCTTGGAAGTTCAATTGTATATGAGTCCAAACTAATTATGTCTTTAACAATCCTAGTGCCATTTATCACGGAACTTGGAATACCCATATAATCAATTGCATTTTGAATTAATATAGCAGTTCCAGGATTCGTAATTCCATGGTTAGGTTGATTAATTGTTAAGACATAAGTGACACCACCAATTACCGGGATTGTCGGGTCGGTAGGGATCGGAGGTTCTACATGAGTAATTGGATTATCAACAATAAATTCTTTAAATGGACTAAATGTAACTTCACTTGTATTAATATTTATTGTTGTTTGAATAAAATGTGTATTTGTATATGTCGCATCTGAATTTGTGTTAATCCTTGGTGTATTTGCAAATGCAGATGATAATGCAGTTATTAAGTCAGCTGGTGTATAATTACCTGCAGGAACACTAATACTATATACATAATCTCCATCATCAATGTCATTCCAATACAATTTGTTGTTCGCACTTTCAGGAGGGTAATCTCTAATAGTTTTATTTGCATTAGGAATTTCGGTACTTACTAATTTAATAGATACAACATTATTGTAAACAACTGGTAGACTAATATTATAATTGTTTGGTTCGGGATATCCAGCATCAATGCCAGTAACATGGCCTAAAATTATAAAATTACCTCCGGAATTGACAGTTATAGTGTCATTATTTTCTTGGTCGGTGTCTGTAATTGCAGTATATGGCAAAGTTATATTAATACCGGTAGAATCGATACTTGTAACTGTATGAAATGATGTAAGTTGATTTGGATTTATTTTAGAACTTGTATTGATTGTATTTAATGGGATTGCTTCTAATGAATTAAATAAAAGTGTAAAATTATAATCACGTAATGTATATGTAGATTGTAACCCGATCGGTAAAATTATAAAAAAATAATCTGGACTTGGATCAAAATATGTTGGATTTGTATTTGTAATAAGTGTTATGTCACCATTAACATTAGCCTGTGTTAAAGTTAATTTAACCGTGTGTGTCGTATTTATTGTACTTATCGGGACATTTCCAAGTAGTGTAGCATTTGCTAATGGATTGGTTGTGTATCCCTTTACTCCGGCAACTTTAACTTGTATTGTAGTTCTTGTAACTGGATATGATAATGGTATATGATGATTATACCATATTTTCATAAAATTATATCCTGTTAATATTTCAAACGTTGGTAATGGATTTCCATTTAAAGTTCCTCTTACTGTTCTTAAAGTTGAAAATTTGCCAACAACATTAGTAATAGTTATTGGATCATTTATATTAAATGATGAAGGGTCAACATAGATATGCATAATATTAGATCCATTTGTAAAAGTCAATGGATCTGGTGATAATTGAAATTCATCTCCAACAGTAATTATTGATTTTTTCCTTCTATATGCACTATTTATATCTACATAGTTAGTAACCAACCTTCTTTTTTGTTCACCATCACTTAATAATCCATGTTCATATAAGTAACCTACATACGGATCATATTTGTCTTTTTCCTTTAATAAATATGTATCTTGTCCTTTGTTATTTGTTGTATTTATTTTTGGAGAGTTTAAGGATTGTAATGTATTAGAATCTTTGCCACAACATGAACTTCTTTGTGGTAAAGAATAATCATTATTTTTTGTTTCCTTATGGTACGTATCATAATTATTTTGTTTATTATCTTGTCCATACCTAACATTTGGATATAATTTTTGATTTTGTTCATTTAATAATGTTAATTGGTCATTTATATAACCTTCTGTTTTATTTAATGGTTGTTTTGTTTTACCGCCTACATATGGAGTAACCAAATTATTTTTAAATAAGAGCCCGCTATTAGTATAAGCCATATGATTTATAATTACATATTATATTTGTTTAAATAATCACAATAATATGTGTATTTATAAATAAAATTACCATTCAATTACCATTCCATTATTTTTAAAATCATATATTTTACTAACTAAATAATTATGCGATTCTAAAATAGATCGAATTTCGCCAAAATATTTTAGTTGCCCTTCACTTAAATAGTATTCATAATATCCGTTAATTTTCCCTTGTTCAATACAGCTTTGGATGTCGTCAATAATTTCTCTAATTGCTTCTTTTCTAAGGTCAACTGCATTTTTCAAATTATAAGTTTCAACTTCTGGATAATCATTGTATTTGAACACAAATCCAGATAATGTATCATAATCTTCCGTTTCGTAGAATCTTTCCAAACAATATTCCAATTCATTTGGGCCAAATCTTTCATATGCCCATCCGTCTAAAACTTCTAACAAAGTTTTAAATGGAATGATGTCATTATGATTTCCAGTATGAATTAACATTTCATCAACAAATTCAATGAATGTGTCATATTCACCATCTAAGTAATCTTGTTGTTGTTTTATTATTTCATTTTCATGATAATCTTGTTCATAATCTTCTTCATAATTATCTTCTTCACAATTATCTTCTTCATAATTATCTTCTTCATAATTATCTTGACTGTTTAATTGGACCATTTCCTTAGGGGGGTGTTCTCCATATGCATCATTTATATTAATAATTGATGGTAATTTCGAGATTGCTTCGTCTAATAATTTTCCTGTTTCATTGAGGGCATTTATAATGTAATCAACATTAAGTTGCACATTTTCATACTCTAATGAATTTTGAGGCAAGGTAGAATATTCCGGCAAACCTTCGTCCAAGTATGTAAGAACAGGTTGTTCAATTACAATTTCATTATAATAAATTTTTCTTGGAGATACAGGTTCTAATTCTGGCATATCTTCTTCAGTTTCTGAACAACTTGATTCATCTAACAAGTTTTCATTTTGTTGAATGATTTTAGCAGGCTCCAATTCTGACATATCTTTAGAATATGATTCTGATTCTGACATATCATCAGATTCTAATTCTGGCATATCATCATCAGAAGACACTTCATCGCTATAATTTGAATATTGATATTGTCTGTATAAACCATCAAAATATGATTCATTAACTTCATATTTATCTCCACATTTTCTTACATACCATTTGTCACCACCAGTTAATTTTTTAATTAATTCTTTATCAATAGTTGTGTTTGCATCTGGTTCATTCATTCTGAGATGTAATGGATTATTTACCCATGCTCCATCATATTTCCATGTATTTTGATCATTCTGTTTTTCTAAAATATCATTCAAAGTAGCACTTGCCTTATTATTTGCATTTGTAATATCAGTCATAAAAGTATTCCATGCTCTTTGTTGTCCTTCAATTTCATTGTCAGTATTATTTGTTTCTTTTTCATATTTTATTGTTAATTCGCCCAATATATCATCAATAATTTTGGTGTTATGTTCAATTAGATTCATAGTGGTATCCATAACTTGTGTTCTTGTTTCTTGGGTAATTTCAACTTCTTGATTTTCATTAACTTCATTTTCTACTGGAACTGCTTCATTTTCTACTGGAACCGCTTCATTTTCTGTAACTTCATTTCTGTTATTAAAATGAGTGATACAATCAATGAATTGGTTCAATGAATCTTCATCACTAAAAGAGACCATAGCTTCTTCACATAACGCATTTAGGTCATATGGGTCACCAACTTGTTCTGCCAATTCCAATAACCATCTTAAAATGTGAAAATGTTTGGTTACATAAACAGCTCTGACCAATTTATCATTTTTCTCATGAATATTCAATTCATCAAAGATAGATTTTTTTGCTAATTCAAGGTCTCCATTTTGGCAGGCAACGGCTAATTGGTCAAATTTAGTGTTCATGTTAATAATATATAGTATTATAGTAGGTATATTTTATGTTGTTTGGAATTCAATTTTTTTTATTATGTAGCTGCCTTTAAATAGATAAAAACAGCTCTATAATATATAATGAAGTGCATAATATTGGGTGGTGGCTGGTATGGGAATTTTTTAGGTTTGATGTTTAAGATGTTAAATGTAGAATTTATAATATTAGAAATAAAAAACGACATATTTACGGGATCATCATCTAAAAATCAAAACCGGTTACATCAAGGCTATCATTATCCAAGGTCACAACAAACGAGGGATGAATGTATTATTGGATATAATTTGTTTGTAAGATTATTTGGATTCATGACAGATGATATAAATAATAATTATTATTTATTAGACAAAAAAAGTACAATATCATATGAAGAATATAAAAAAATATACGATAATTATGGTAAAAATATGGGATATAAACAAGTAGATAACGTAACCGGAATACACCTAAATATGGAAAATATTGATGGTATTGTAAATTGTAAAGAAAAATTAATAAATCATAATATTGCATACAAATATTTCAAAAAAATATTAATAGACAATACGATTTTAAATTATGATATTAATAAATTGGTGATAAACGATAATAAAATATACTATGATGGTAAAAAATATGATTATTTAATAAATTGTACATATGGTCAAATGTTTAAAAATCCTCAACTTGAATATGAATATGAATTATGTATATCATTCATTTATAAATCAAATATTAATTGTGCACTTACATTAATGGATGGTCCATTCTTTAGTATTTATCCATATACTCATGATAAATATACTTTGACTGATGTTGAATATACTCCGATAAAGAAATCTAAATATTTTAATGATATAATATTGTTCCATAAAAATTTGACATTGGAAATGAAATATGATATAAAATTAAAAATTGAAGGCAAAGTTAAAAAATACCTACCACACTTTGATAATATATTTACATACGATTCTTCCAATATATCATATAAATGTAAATTTAAAAATAATGATGATGATAGATCTGTAAAATTTTATAAAGATAATAACATCCTTAGTTTTGTTGGTGGCAAAATTACTGGCATATTTGGAATGGCTAAAATAGTATGTGATGAACTTTTTGAAGACAAGAACGGTAAATTATTAAATGAGGTGTATGATATGATTGTACAATTTAATATGAAAAATATATAGTATATGACAAAGATAGCGTTATTGATATGTGGGACTATTAGGAACTATAAGCAAAATTATTTAACGTGGAAGAAATATTTATTAGATTTATATGATACATCTATATTTTTTCATACATATGATGTTAATGGATATCATTTAAAAACCAACAATATATTGTCACAATTAGAAATTGAAACACTAATAAAAACAATTAAACCAAAAAAGTATTTAATAGAATCATATGATACAAAATTAAATGATTTTAAAAACCTTATTCAGTCACAATGTTTAAGAAATGGTAGTGCAAAACCTGAAAGTATAAAGTCGCAATTATATGGAATATATATGGTTAATATGTTAAAAAAAATACATGAAAAAGAAAATAATTTTAAATATGATATTGTTATTAAAATAAGGTTTGATACAGTATTTTACAATAATTTTAACATTAAAGATATCAATCTAATAACAAAATATAATAATGTTATTTTATGTGGAAATCCTGAAATTAAAACAATGTTATATAAAAATGCTTGTGTAAATTGCATTAATAACTTCAATAATAATAATTTTAATAAATGTAACAATCATACAGATATAAGCGACATTGTTATCATATCAACATCGAAAAATATGGACTACTATGCAAAAATATATTTTAAATATGATATATTATTAAAACAATACCATGACAAGGTTATAGAAATGTACAAACATAATTTAAATAAATATATTTCACATGTTTATGATAATGGGTCAATAATTTACATACAAGTGCCAAAAATATCATGTGTATATCCAGAATTAGCATTATCATTACATTTAAAGGATTATATGTTATTAAATTACACATTTAATGTAGACACTAATAGGAATATTATATAACTGTAGTATATATATATGTATAAACTAATAATATTGGCCATTATAATTATGGTAATAATGTATTTAATAAATGATTTACTACTTCACAAACATCATAAATATTTTATTTTACACACTGTTCCATTGAAAGGTCATTATTATGATCCATATATTAATGTTGGTGTTGGTTTTAATGAATCAACACGTCATACAAGAAATATGTCATATGATTTGAGGGGTGATGTACCAATTCCATATATGATGAATTTACCATTTAATATGCCGGAGAGTATACCAATACGAAATAAAACTCTAAATGATATATCATAAAAAATTGAATTCTAAAATTATTATTGTAATTTATATTAATAATATAAATTATAGATAAAATGGCATTGAACTATAAGACCATACAAAATTGTATTACTTGTTTAAATGAAACAAGACCTTTGACAACAAAGGAGATATTTGCATTAAACAAATTAAAACATCTTGATTTACATGATAAGTTGCTCACTTATCAAATAAGAACAAATATTAAATATTGTGTAAAATTAGAGAGTCTTGATTTATCAAAAACGAATTTGGGTGAAATTCCTGATGAAATTTTCTTATTGACAAGTTTGGAGGAACTAAATTTGTCACACAACCATATTAAAATTATCCCTGATAGCATAAATAAATTAAGTAATTTAAAAAAATTATATTTGTCTCATAATGAAATAACTAAAATACCGGCATTATGTAATTTAAAAAAATTGGATATATTATTATTAGATGATAATCCATGTTTAATGATAACAAAACAATGTTCAATTTAAAAAGTTTCATCTTCATTTATTACTACAGGTCTTGTACTTTTTAATAAATTTATAATTTTAGTTGGATCAGCTCCAGTTATTCGTTTAAAAGTTGGGATTATATTACCACCTAACACTTCAAATAATAAAAACGTTGGCATACATGTTATTTTATATTGTTTTGCCAAAACTGGAACTTCATCAACATCTACTTTAAAAAATTTTACATTATCATATTCATTTGATAATTCTTTAAGTTTTGGTTCAATCTTTTTACATGGTCCACACCATGTGGCATAAAAATCAACGAACAAATATTTAGTTTCACCCTCTAATTCGGTGTTGAATTGTTCGGAACTTTTGATTTCTGTAATTTTATGGCTCATTTATACTTATTAATATATATATTAATTCTTATATTGTTTTAATTTCAATTTTTTAATTATGAAATAAAAACAATATATTTATATACTGGTTATTGCTCAACATTATCCTTATTTTTTGGCAACCCATTAAATGATGTGAATGCTCCTGTTAAATCTTTTAATGTTTCTCCATGATTGCATATATCACGTTTTACATTAATATAATCATAAATATTAAATGTATATTTTTTTTCGCACCCACTAAATACTTGTTCTTGCATATTATATACTTAATATGTATTTATATCTTTATATATTTTATGGTATTAGAAAAAATTACTATAGAATATTTCAAATGTAATTTCTTCATCTGGTTTTGTTGTTAATAAATTAATTGCTAGTAATGTGAAATCATCATCTAGTACTATGTCAATTTTATTATCAATAGTTAGTAGAATATCAAGCGCTGATATTATACCATCATTATCATTATCTATTTTAACAAACATATTTTTTGCTAACATACATGAATTACTATCAATATCTAAATTATTAATTTTATTAGCAATTAATGAATCATTATTTATCATTTTTGTAATTTTATTTTCGAATTCGTCACTCGATGATGATGATGAAGAAACCGAACATGATAAACTTGATTTTAATAATTCATTATTATCTATTACATCAATATAGGTCATATTATTACATATATGTACCAATAAGTCAAAATCGATGTAACATTGGATATAATCTTTTATGTAATCCAAATATATTATAAATACATTTACTACTACACGGGTTTTTCTAATTTTTACAATTAATTCACGAATTGCTAAACACACTAACACTATATACAAGTCATACTTTTTTTTATTATTTATAATATTTAAAATTTCACCACTTATACAGGTAAAATCCAATTCCATCTATATATTTATACTATATTTTTATAATATTAAACTTATTTAGATACTAAATAGGTCTTTAAATGTATTAATATTACCATTTTTATAGCCAGAATAAAGTTTATAAACACTTATTAACCATAAACTTATTGTAATTGTATAAATAATAGTTGTAAATGTTTCATGATTCTTTCTAAAATCATATACTGGTTCAATTAACTTACATGTAATACAATCATCATCCATAGTATCTTTACCTGATATTTGTTGTCTTAATTTTCTTTCAATAATTGTTAATACACATGTATTATCATTTAGTATCCAATGAAATAATAAAAATGGAATAAATAATACATGTAAAAGTAATAAGTAGTTACTCGATGTAAACGGAACTATTACTACAAATAAGACAAATATTATATGGAGTATGGTAATTATATTTAATAGTAATTGTTTAAACATTATTTTATTATACAATAAGGTAATATTATTAATTTATAATTTATTTAAAGTATTTATTTTTGGCGAATATAATCCCTCCTAAAATAGTCAATAATATGATACAAAATATAATAATATAATTTGCATTATTAAAGATAGTATTACATACACACATATGTTCGATATTTTTAATATTATTGTTTGTAAATGGTTCGATATTATGTTCTGGAATATTTATCATTTGTGGTTTATTTTCATGTGGTAATGGAGATACTTTTGAAATTTTACCATCATTAACCATATTAATAAATTCAGGGTTTTCGTATAATAGTGCATAATCATAATGGACCGGATATAATTTATCTACATGATTATAATTACTCGGTAAATTATTATTTACAGATTCAGATGTTACGGGACATGTTTCACAACATTCGATCTTACCGAGTAATGGATAAACAGTTCCAGCAATTTGCCCTGCAGGGCATGTAGGATTATCAAAATCTGTTATATCATTGTATGTACATTTACATAATCCATTCAGTTGGTCATTGGAATCATACATATTTTGATTTGTTTGGGATAATATGTTAGTTGAAGGATTACCGGTACACTCTGAATAAGATTGGTTTACTATATTATGTAAATCAAACATGCTCATTTATATATTATACATTTAGATGATAATTTTTGTGGATAAAATTGATAAATTCATTCAAAATAAAATTGAAATATGAATATTATAAGAATTATATATTATTTATATAACTATATAACTAAATGAGTATCAATAATTTGGCATTTAACAGTCTTACAACAAATCTTACCTGTTGTACTGATCAAGGGTATATTGTATATGCATTACAACCAAATTTGGAGAAAAAAAATTATAATGAATTAAGTGGCGGTGTCGCGATGGCAAAAATTTTTGATAATACTAATATGATGATTCTTGTTAAAGATAGTATGAAATCGGTTAAGAAGAAAGATTTATTGATTCTATATGACCAACAAGCACAATCGGGAGCTATTGAAATGCATGTGCATGAACAAATTTATAACATTTTAATTACAAAAACAAATATTGTAGTTATAATGGAGAAAAAAATTTCAGTATTTAATTGGAAAGGGGAAACTATAGATACGAAATTGACATATTTTAATCCTCATGGTTTATGTGCAATTAATCCTGCTTTTAATATTGTAGTTACACTAGGAACTAAAAAAGGAGAAATTGCAATTTGGAAATATATGTCTGATGAATACAAAACGATCGTAGCACATCAAACTAATATTGAATCACTGGCACTTACAAATGATGGTTTATCCGTAGCAACCTCGTCAGAAACTGGAACGTTGATACGTGTATTTGATATAGAAACAAAACAATTAAAAACTGAATTTAGAAGAGGTACAACATCATCAACAATTTATGATTTAGCATTTAATAAAGCGTCAACTATGTTAGCATGTTGTAGTGATCATGGTACAGTACATTTCTTTGATTTAAATAATAATGAAGAATTGAGAAAGAATACAAAATCATTTTTTACGAATTATGGAAGTTATTTAACATCATATTTTGATTCGCAATGGAGTTTCAAACAATTTTCACTTGGTAATACAACTAAATCAATATGTGCATTTGATAATGACAATAATTTTCATGTTGTAACATATGACGGATCTTATTATAAAATTAACCCTAATAAGGACGAAGTTATACAGGGGAATTTACATATAAATAATAAATAATATATAATTATAATTTTTTATTGTGTTTAATTCTTAATTATTTTATTTTATTTTAACTGATAATATAAAATAATATCCTGATATAATATATAATGAGTGTTATTGTACGTCATACAAAAAAACATTGCGAACCAAAATGTGAATTAACTTCATCATCTTCATCAGAATCTTGTAATACCGAATGTGTCGGAATAACTGGGTGCACCGGATTTACTGGATGTACTGGATTTACTGGAGATTGTGAAACCGAAACCGAATGTCAAGTTGAATGTGTCGGAATAACTGGACCAAGAGGACCAAAAGGATGCAAAGGTGAAAAAGGGGAAAAAGGAGAAAAAGGATGCAAAGGTGAAAAGGGATGTAAAGGTGAAAGAGGATGTAAAGGAGAAAAGGGATGTAAAGGTGACAGAGGAGAAAAAGGATGTAAAGGTGAATGTGGAGTTACTGGACCACATGGACCTAAAGGATGTAAAGGTGAAAAAGGTGATAAGGGTGAAAAAGGATGTAAAGGAGACATCGGAGTAACTGGACCTAAAGGATGTAAAGGTGAAAAAGGTTGTAAAGGAGATAAAGGTGATGTCGGATCATGTGGAACATGTGGAGCAACTGGACCTGCCGGACCTAAAGGATGTAAAGGAGAAAAGGGATGTAAAGGAGACAAGGGAGACAAAGGTGATAAAGGATGTCAAGGACCAAAAGGATGTCAAGGACCAAAAGGACCAAAAGGTGAATGTGGACCTAAAGGATGTAAAGGTGATACTGGATGTCAAGGTGAAAGAGGACCATGTGGACCTAAAGGATGTAAAGGCGACACTGGAGCAGCTGGAGAATGTGAATGTAAATGTGCTTTCAAAGCTTTAGTTCATATTTTACACAAAAAATGTGTCTTAACTAAACAAGAAAAATGTTTTATCTTAGACAAATTAAATTAAATTAAATATTAATTATAATCACAATTATAAATATAATCATGTTAATTATGATAATATTTATACTTTTAACCCTTGCAATTAGTTATTTATTGTTTAAATCAAAATATGAACATTTTAATAACTTTGAAATATGGAATAATAATTTAACTCAGTATGATAATTTGGATAATTTAAGTAGTATAAATGGCAAAATAAATTATAAACAAATTCCGATGTATAACTCAAAAGATTATAATGCTACAGTCTGGCATTTGAGATTTCCAAATATGGTGACTCATAGATATTCATACAATGATATAAAAACCACAAAAAATGACGATATAAAATGCGAAAGTTGGGATTATGGTAATAATAATAATAATTGTCATGCCAATAATTGTACCGAAAGTAATTGTTATGGTGATAATTGTTATGAACAGAATTATGCATTATTAAAAGATTTACCAACTTGTCAAGATAATAAAAATTGTCCGATAGATGAATTATTTTAATACATTTTTTATAAAGTTTATAAAATTTATAAAAATTCGTTATGCAGTAAATGATAAATTATTAATCCTGACTGTTGCATACCACCTTGTATTTGTAACACTTGGACTAACAATAACCATTAATGTTAAATCTACATTATTTGGAACAACATTTATAGTTCCTGCAGTAGATGAAGCATATGTTATGGTTGGTACAGTTGGCAATGTTATAGTTCCACCATTATTTTGTGCAATTCCGGTTATAGTACCACCTGTAAAATTTGCAAATGGAGGGGCCGACGAACCTATAATCTCTACAGTAAAATACCATATACTATTATTTCTAATTTCTGGACTACTTGGAACTTGGATAATATCAGGAAATCCTATATATAATATTTGGCCTGGATCGGTAGTTGAGGTTTCTAATGCTAAATTAAATATTGAATATTGCGCGCTACCTACTAATGAATTTGTGGTATTAATATCAGTAAAATAGCCAGATGCCCTTGCATATTCCCCCACTTGATTTGCGGTTGAATAGTAACCACCCGCATGGGAATAACTTCCTACTGCCTTTGTAAATCCACCTTCGGAATGTGACGATATGCCAGAAGCATTTGTGGTATTTCCTTCTGCATGTGAGTTAGCACCTGATGCAATGGTAGCATTTCCTTGTGCATGAGATGTATCACCCAAAGCTTGTGTAGTGTTACCTTGTGCATGAGAGTAATTACCATTGGCAATAGTACTATAACCTTCAGTATGCGAAATTAAACCATTTGCTTCGGTAAGATAACCTTCTGCATGTGATGTTTCTCCCCAAGCAGCAGTTGACTGTCCTTCAGCATGTGAATAATCACCATTTGCTTGTGTTGAAATACCTTCTGCGTGGGCAGAGTTAGCGGTTGCAACTGTCTGATAACCTTCAGCATGTGAATAATTACCTGATGTGGATGACGACCCTTCAGCATGAGATGCAACCCCCGATGAAATTGAGCCTGACCCTTCAGCATGAGAGTAATCACCAATTGCATTAGTATTATTACCTTCAGAGTGTGAAATTGAACCATTCGCTTCTGTGAGATAACCTTCTGCATGCGAATTTAAACCATTTGCTTGGGTAAGATGACCTTCTGCATGAGATGATTCTCCAGCTGCGACACTCGAACGTCCTTCTGCATGCGAATAATAACCATTAGCCTGTGTTGAAATTCCTTCTGCATGAGCATAATTACCTGATGCAGATGTAAAAGCTCCTTCGGCATGTGAACCTGCTGCGATAGCACTTACAAATAATCCTTCAGCGTGCGCTCCATTTGCAGAAGCAATATTTCCAAGTCCTTCTGCGTGCGCGCCATAACCTGTAACTGTATGAGATTCCCCTTCTGCATGAGCAGACCTTCCCGAAGCGTCATTAAAAGCTCCTTCTGCATGCGAAAAGTCACCAGTTGCAGATGATTGATATCCTTCTGCATGACTTTGTGGTCCACTTGCAGTAGTTTGAAACCCTTCAGCATGGCATGAATCTCCAGATGCAGTTGTTTGGTAACCTTCTGCATGCGAATAATCGGCAGATGCTGTTCCCGACCCCTCGGCGTGAGATGCCATTCCTGATGAAGTTGAAGTGTCCCCTTCCGCATGTGAGCAAACATTTGAAGCTGTTGTATTATATCCTTCAGCATGTGAATAATTACCAGAAGCGGTTGTGATTCTTCCTTCGGCGTGCGAACTGTCTGCAGTTGCTTCGGAACCACGACCTTCAGCGTGCGAATAAACTCCACTTGCAATTGTAAGGTATCCTTCACTATGAGCAGAATCATTTGAAGAAACTGTATAATATCCTTCGGCGTGAGATTGAATACCAGATGCTTGACTCCCAAATCCCTCAGCATGTGTATTATTACCAGAAGCGATAGTGCTACGTCCTTCAGAATGAGCACTATTCGCAGTTGCTTGAGTAAGGTAACCTTCTGAATGTGAATTGTCACCAGATGCAATAGTATTATTTCCTTCAGCGTGAGATGCGTATCCAGAAGCGGTCGTTGGGTCACCTTCTGCATGAGATGCATAACCAGATGCGATTGAACCAACACCTTCAGCATGAGAACCAATACCAGATGCTAATGTCGCAATACCTTCAGAATGTGAAGCATTATTTATAGATAATGTACATGCACCTTCAGCATGTGAATAATTACCAGTTGCACCATTTGCAATACCTTCCACGTGTGATGCAATACCGCCAGCAATATTTATGATGTTTCCAGTTAAATAAGCAGGAATATCATTAATATTATTATATTTAGTACCAGTAATTGATTGAATTAAAGTAACAGCATCATTTGTATTTTCTCCAGTTGCAAATGATGATTGTCCAGACGCAATTATATTATTTCCAAAAGCAGAAGAATACAATCCAACCGTTACAGAGTTCCAAGTAAATGAATCGCCATACCCACTCCTGAATGCAGAACTATCATTGTCGAAAAAGAATCCAGTTGTTCCAGTTGTAGGTCCAATAGTTGGATCAAATATAGAAGATGAAAACACTAAACCTTTAGATGCATATGATTCAATGACATCTGAATTACAAACAGATACATAATTGTTATCTATGGCATTTATAATTTGACAACTTGATCCAGATCCCGTTGGTCCGGTTGGACCGATTGGACCAATTTCTCCAGTAGCACCTGTTCCTGATGCAAACCCAGCAGGACCGGTTGGACCAGTTGATCCGGTTCCATCAGCCCCAGTTGGTCCTGTAGCCCCTGCTTCTGATGCAGGTCCAGTAGGACCAGTTGATCCTATTCCTGCAGGTCCAGTTGCACCTGTTCCCGACGCAAACCCAGCAGGACCAGTAGGACCAGTTGACCCAAACCCGACAGGTCCAGTTGCACCAGTATTTGCAGCGGAACCATCCCTCCCAGTTGGCCCTGTAACACCAGTCGACCCAATGCCAGTAGGGCCTATCGGCCCTGTTGCACCAGTATTTGCAGCAGAACCAGCCTGTCCAGTTGGACCAGTAGCGCCAGTATTTGCAGCAGTTCCATCCCTCCCAGTAGGTCCAGTAAAACCAGTTACACCAGTAGGTCCAATGTCGCCCGTATCTCCTATCAACCCAATCGCACCAGTAGGTCCAGTAAAACCAGTTGCACCAGTAGATCCGATGCCCCCAGTATCTCCCATCAATCCAGTCGCACCGGTAGGACCAAGTGGTCCAATAGAACCGGTCGCCCCAGTAGATCCAGTATTTGCTGCAACCCCATCTCGCCCGATAGGTCCAGTAGCTCCAGTAAATCCGGTAGCACCAGTAGCACCACTAACCCCAGTTTGCCCAGTAGCTCCCGTAAATCCAGTAGCCCCTGTAAACCCAGTAGTTCCTGTAAATCCGGTAGCACCAGTCTGTCCAGTAGCGCCCGTAAATCCAGTTGTTCCAGTAGAACCAATCGAACCAGTCGATCCAGTAATACCAGTTGATCCAGTAGCACCCGTAAAACCAGTATTTCCAGTAGTTCCAGTCGGTCCGATCATCCCAGTAGCTCCTGTTTTTCCTATAGCTCCAGTGAATCCTGTATATCCAGTTGATCCGGTAACTCCTGTTGGTCCAATAGGTCCACCTAAATTGACACATTCAACCCATTGGATACCATTATAAATATATATAATTTTACCACAACAATCGATAATTTTATCATCGGGTCTAAGCACAAACTTAGTGCAATTATCGGAAACTAATGATACGACATGCACAATTTCATTTAATCCGGTATCAACGTTTAATCCGAAAAAATAAAATGGTTCAGTAACAGGATTCCCTAGTGGATCATATAAATTTTGCAATATTGAATTATCGAACCAATTTGACCCATCATATTGATATAAAACATACGCATTGCCAAATTGTAAATATAAATCTCCAATAACACCAGTTAATGGTCCTAATAAACTTGGCTCTACCTTCCCGATACGGCCATGCAAAGATAAACATAATGAGGTAATTATAGTTCCAGTTGCACCAGTCGACCCAGTAGCGCCAGTCTTTCCAGTAAATCCGGTAAAACCTCTAATTCCTTGTATTCCTGTAGGACCAATTCGGCCAGTTGCACCTGTAACACCAGTATTACCGAGCGGGCCTTGTGGTCCCATCCTACCAGTAGGACCTTTACTACCAGTCACCCCAGTAGCCCCAACTGCTCCTGTGCATCCAATAAATTGATCTATACATAAAGAACTAAATGAACAATCTGTAGTTATATGACAATCATTTTTATTATCATGTTTTTGTTTTTGAACATAACATATATCACCCTGTTCTGGACAAATTTTTATGATCTCATGTTTTGATGGTTTATAATTTTCTGGCAACTTTTTATTTTGTTGTTTCTTAACATAATGCAACATAACTATTTATATTATAGAGTGTTATAAAAATGGCCGATTATTTATTTCATTAAAATAAATAATCAGTATATAATATATAATGTTTCATTACTTAATTTACTTTTTAGATAATAAAAAAAATGATTTAATTACTATTAGAGAAACATATAAGAATAAAAATGATGCTATCATAAATATTGAAAAAATCGCATTAGATTATATTAAAAATATAGAAGGGGAAAAACAGCTACAAATATGCAAACAAGATAAAACTCCAGATCAAATTGTAAATGATATAAATTTAAGAAATGGATTGTACATAATTAAACATAATAATATTGTAACTCTATATGAAAAAACTACACAAATTATCCAAGGAACAATTTGGAATGGATATAAAAATGGAATCGAAAAAATTGGAATTTTTGGTATGATAGAATACAAAATTGATGATAATTTAATAAGATGTGTATGTAATGAACCAAAAAGAGTTATTAAAGAAATTAAAACAATTTCTGATGTAAAAAGTGGAGGATTTTTAGATGAACTTAAAAAAATAATCAATGATACTGATGGAAAATTTAATTTAAAAAATAATAAACAAATATAAATTTAAGCTTGAGACATAAAATCTTTTATCAATTGTTTCGTCAAATATTCACATCTGTTCCTCAAATATTTATCAGCTATATGTGGAATTACTCTATAATTTATAATTGATAAATGTATACACATATTTTCATCTAAATTACGTATATAACTAACAGCCCTTTCATTTACCATGACAGCAATTAAACATAATTCGATATTTTGAAGTTTGATTTTTTCAATTGCTCTATAATTTTTTTTGATTGCAGTAACACATAAATCATGTGTTAAAAATTTATTTTTAACATATTTAATGGCCAATGGATTATTATTAATTGCATAATCACATATATTTTCTGTCTGATTTTTGATATATTTAAGGGCTTTAGCATTTTGTGATAATGCTAAATTATATAAATCATCACATAATAATTCATCAGGCACAAATTGTAAAGATTTATAATTTCCATCTACAGCTTTTTTACACATCTCTAATGTAGGATACTGTATAGATTTTAAAATCATTGGACATTTATTTACACATAACATCTGCATCTCTTTCAAAAAATCATTATCTTCAATTAAATATTGCATTTCACCTATAAATTCACAATTTAAATTTAATACATATTTTACTATATTTTCCGTTAAAAATCTTATGTACCTAAATGATTGTATATTTTGATTAATAGCCTCAAAACATACTTGTTCTGTTTGTTTTAATGATAATAAATATTTTATCGATGATCCATCATTTTGGGCAGCTGTAATACACATTTTTTCATCTTGAAATTCAATAGGGATTATATTGATTAATTGACCATCTTTTTTGACAGCTTCAAAGCACATTTCGTATGTTGGATTGTCCACATTTTTAATATGATTTGGATTTACTTTAATTATTTCCAACGGTCCCATATCTTTGATTAATGAACTATCTTTAATTTTACCTAATAGTGACGGATTTGTTTTTGAACATTCTAAATACATAAGATCTGTTGGCTCTTTAATTTTCGATATAAGTTGTGGATCCTTAGTAAGGACATATAAACATAAATCATTATCCATGAATTCTTGCGGAACTTCATTGAACAAATCAATATTGAACATTACAGCATTTAAACACATATCATATGTTTTTAAATTATTTGGCATAAATTTTATTGCATTTGGATTATTTAAAAATGCAATTTCGCACATCGATTTTGTTTTACATGATATATATTGTAGATATAGTCCATTCTTAGAAAGTGATATTTCCTTTGTATCATTATCACTACTATTTATAGACCTGAGGATCTCTGGGTTATAATCAATTAATTCGAGCATTTCATTTTGAGGTAAAGGCGTAATATAAGTTATGGCATGTGCATTATTTTTAATTAAAGCTTTATAAATATTCATTGATCTGTTTTTAATTTTGGTAATGTAATATGGTGTTTTACTAACAGCTCTAATACACATTTCTTCAGTTGGATTATCAATAGATTCTATCAATGATGGATCTTTAGTTACAAGTTCCAATCCTAAATCTTCAGGAATATTTTTGACATATTTAGCAATTTTCGGATATTTTAATAATTGTTTTAAATATATATCGGGATTTGATAAAATTTCAATTTTCGATAATAGTTGTCTCCCTGATAATATTATTTTATCAGCCAAAAAGTGGTCATTTTTTTGAACCACATTAGCATCGTCTGGTATAATAACGTGCCTGATATATACAGCATTATACATTGTACTTAATTGTTCAAATATATTTTCAAATTCATGGAACTTTATTCCACCTGAGAGGTGTCCATAATTTTCAGTAAATTTAAATTCATTAATTCCATCATATAATTGTTGGGAATAATTTTCTTTTTCTTCTGTTGTTGTAATTTTTATGAATTCCATACATCCAAAAATTTCATTAAATTGGTAGCCAGTATATGGAATACAATCGTTCATTGTGTTGTTAATAATTTAATAAATGATTGTATAAAATATAATGTTTAATTATCAATTTTTTTATATAACTATAATTATATAATGTTAGATAATGATGCTATATTATCTATCGCCCTCGCATTAATTATTTGCATTGCATATTGGATGTCATTTCAACCAAAATATTTAATAAAGAAAAATTAAATTATTTTTACAAAATTATGATTACCATCTTTTACAATTCCTAATACTTTAAAAATATCTTTCACTAATGATTTTTTTAATTGTCCATCTCTTTTATCATTAACATTTAAATTTGGACCTTTATTGCATTCAATTATTTTTGGTTGCAAATTTTCATCCAACGCAATATCGATACCAAACAATTGGAATGTAGTGCAAAATTTAAAATCATTTTGTTGACATAGTTGTATATCAGCACTTATCATTAAATCCCTAAGTAATATATAAATATTATTAAATACATTTTTGCTTGATATTCCTTTATTATTTAAATATCTCCTAAAATCACCATGTGTTAATGGATTAATATGATAAACCCATCTGTCTATATACCCAGTTGTTATATTTGACCAAAAATCAATACTATTTTTTACAAATGGATGTTTTGTATAATACATAAATCCATCTTGGAAAACATATGTATCTTGTTTTCCATTGTTACATATAACTAGCGTATAGAATCTTAAATTAATTTTTCTATCGTTTATTATGTATGGGTCTTGTAATAATTCTTGAACAATAACATAATCATTTTTATAACCATTAATAATTTCATCCTTATCTTTTGTAAGTTTTAAACCTTCCTGTCTTTGAATATTTTTCTTTAATATGTATATTTTATCTTTATCATATTCCATTTTAAATTTTTCAATATCTTCTGGTTTGTATAATACATAAGTCATTGGACACATTATAGCTGCTTTTTTGATACCGTGTTTTTGTAATATTGTTAACCATAAATCACTTTTACTTGCTAATTTATCAGCATTTTGTATAATAAAGATTTTATGATTGGGATTTGTTAAATTTAATTGTTTCAATTTCTTAATTTCGTTGTCAGTATCATCATATGTACATGGGAAATAAATACTCCAATTTTTATTATCAGATTTATTAATTTTGTATTCGTTTAATATTTCCGTATAAATGTCTGTCATTTTGAAAGCACAAGCATTATCTGTTTCCCATTTCACGTTACTATTTGCCATACCAAATAATGTATATTATAACAAAATAAAAAATATGATGTTAAATATATATATGTCAAAAATAACATTAGTAATTATAATTTTTTTGATGTTAGTATGGTTATTTTATATTACTCAAAATAAGAATGTCGAAAACATGAGTCAAATAATTCCTAAGGAAATAAATATTAATAAAAAAAGTATTGTACTGTCTGATAATCTAACAGTTCCAAGTCGAAATAAAATATATATCAAACATATGCCATCCAAAAAATGTATTGTAAAACAAAAATCTGGTAATATATCTAAAAAGGAAATTAATGATGGTCATGTCGAAATTTGTCCTAAAGATCCCATATCTATAAAACAATTTAACAAAGAATTTTTTGATTTTAGAAACAAGATCGCAAATAATTCTTCAATGATATTAGATCCAGTTGATAAAATAACCGATTTATTTTTAGATGGAACATTGTGGACACCACCAGAAGGAGAGGAAGCAAAACCAATTGCTGAAATATATGATGAGTTAACAAAAAGACCAGACTTTAGTAGTGATTGCACTAGGTTACCAACATTTGATAGTGTTATGTATGATGGTTATATGCCAAAACAAGTTACAGGATTATATAGTAGTGGTAATGAATGGGTTTATAAAAATGAAGGCGAAATTAATGGAGGAAAATTAGAAGATAAATTATATGCTCACGATACAAATTTTGATGCTACATATCCACTTTCAGCATTTCCTCCAATTAAACCTACAGATTGGGCTGGATAATCATGATTCATGTATTTGTAAATTATCTATTTGTCTAATTTCTATAGGAATTATTAATAACTTATTGTCATACACAAAAAAATCTTTCAAATTATGTAGTAGGCCTAATTCTGATGGTAACATTCTTAATTTATTACTACATAAATCCAATGCTCGCAAATTAGTTAATTGACCAAGTTCATATGGCACGACTTCTAAATTGTTATTATCTAAATCTAGATATGTTAAATCATATAACATCCCTAACTCTGATGGAATCGTTATTAATTGATTAAATGATAAATCGAGAGTTCGCAATTTATATAATTGCCCTAATTCTGATGGTATTGTTGTCAAATAAGTATCACATAAATCAAGATGTTGTAAATTGCGTAATTGTCCTAATTCTGTGGGCAAAGATCCTAACTTATTGTCAGATAAAACAAGTTCTTGCAAATTATATAATTGTCCTAATTCGGCTGGAATTTTCGATAAATTTTTATAAGACAAAGAAAGTTTGTTGGTATTGTACAACTCATGTTCATCAATATCACAATATTTTATATTATTTTTTAATTTTGTCAACCCAAAACAAAATTTATAAGTTTCATAACAACTAACTTCAAAATAATTTATATTTTTATAATTATAAATTATTAAATTTTTCCATATTATTTGTAAAGAACATATACTATTAAAACATTTGTTCACCGACAGACATGTAATGATATCTTTAATCGGTAAAAATCCAAATGTAGTTTGTAATATGTCTTCCATATATGATTATAGACAAATATATAATCATATAGTATTATTATTATTAAAAATCAATTTTAATTTAAGCAAACATATATACTAATTCAGATTCCAATTTTCCGGCACTCCACCAACTAGTGACTAATTTTTCATTAAAAAAACATTTCTCATACCTATTCTTCTTCATATCAATATCATCACCAATATATATACCAATGTAGTCCGTCCATACATTATACCATTTTATAACTTTACCATTTTTCCCATATTTTTGTGTAAATTGATCGAAGTGTTTTATGGAATTTATAACTAATATTTTATCATGTGTAATTTCCTCATTTATAGTTACAAACATGTCTTCATTAATTGCATAATAATCAACAATATGGCCTTTAAATGGTTCTAATATTGTTTTTTCATATTTATATTTTTCTTTTTTTGTAAACAATATAACATCATCAATATAGCCATATTCATTTGATACCCAACTTACAATTACATTTTCTAGGTACGTTGCATATTCAGCTCTATCTTCAATAGATGCTTCCACAATTATACCTCTAAAATGTTTACTAACTTCTTGCCAGTTTATTAATAACACTTTATTTTTTATAATTCCATACTTGTTAGTAAATTCATCAAATAAATTTTTATTGTTTATTTCTAAAATTTTATTTTCAGATAAAGTATGAGTAAATTCCTCTTTACTAAATAATTCATAGTCAAATATTTTTCCAGTAATATTTCCTAATTTAACTGTTTTATTGTTCGCATCTGTAGTTATGTTGGAGTCTCCTACATATTTAGTAGTTCCTAATATTTTTTCTTCTATTTCTTCTTCATTTTCAAATTCTACAATTTCCTCCAATACCTTTACATCTTCTGCATCATTAATGTCACTTGATGTAATTTCATCCGGAACAAAACCACCACTTTTTAATTTGGTTAATTCTAAATATTTTTTTTTATACTTTAAATATTTTTGTTCATACATACAATACATTAATATTTTTTTATTGAAATTTTAAAATGACAATAATAAATATATAATGGCACAAAAAAATATTGTTGAAAAATATATCGAACTTGTCGGACACTTTATAATTTTGATATCAGGTTTACCGGGATGTGGAAAAAAAGAGTTGGGAGAAACCTTAGAGAAGGAATTAAAATTTAAGTTATTAAATACATGTGATTATTATAAAAAAAATTATAATGAAAAAATTACATTAAAAAATATGGAAACATCTGAAACAGATACTGAAAATAATGAAATTGAGTTGATTAATTGGTATACTGATGATGCTATAGATTGGCAATTATTAAATGATGATATTAATAAATACAAAACTACTGGAGTCATTATAATTGGCATGTCTTTACCGAAAGATAAAATTGATAGTGATTACCATTTGCATTTAAATATTTCTAAAAATACAAGTATGGAAAAAATACAAAAATATGTTACAAAGCATCAAGACAAATATCCAGAAGAATTTAACATAATTTCTACACCTATGGGCAAATTAAAAATGAATAAATTGATTTATCCATATTATTTGGAAACAACAAAGCTTGCAAAAATAAATAAATATATAACAGTAAAAGACATGAATGACGATGAACTTTGTGATATAGCATTTGGTTTTTTGATGCAATTTATACAATCATATTTAGATAAGAGTAGTAATCCAAATTTACCACAAGGATCAATAAAGTTACCAGATAAAAAGTCGCAAAACATGGATATAAAATTAGAATTGTTAGATGAACCAAAATATACTTATGATGATGAACTTGATTTGATTAACAAAATAGAAAATGATAGTGATGATGACGATATATCAACTGCAAGTAATGATGACACAAGTGATTAATTTTTACAATATATTAAATAAATTGTAAAAATTATTTATTATGATTGTATATAGAATGGATAACGATATGCAAAATATATGTTATAAATTAAACAAAAAATTTGATGAAAAAATGGACAAATATAATGATGTATTGACAAAATATAATAATGCAAGGAAACAAATTAATTTAGAACCAATCAAACCTAAATGGCAAACTGGGGGTGGACATATAAATTTTTTAAATGTATTAAATGATAAAATGTATGAACATAAAATTTATAAGTGGCAAAAAAAATATAATAGTTTGATAACAGATACAAACCAATTGGAAAATAAATTTTTACAAAATCATGTAGATTTTAATGAGGAAATCAAGAATTTTAATAATTACCATGATATATTACATATAAAACCGTCTGTTAGAGAAGAACCAGTTAGAGAGCCAATTAGAGAGGAATTAATTACATGGCCATCAATTAAAATAAAACCATTTAAAAGCGCACCAATCAAAAAACCTCTTGATGGTAGTCCAATTGAAAAACCAAATACAGGTGAACAAATTGATATACCAATTGAAGAGAAACCAATTGAAGAGAAACCAATTGAAGAGAAACCAATTGAAGAGAAACCAATTGAAGAGGAACCAATTGAAGAGAAACCAATTGAAGAGAAACCAATTGAAGAGAAACCAATTGAAGAGAAATCATTTAAAGAAGAACCAGTTAAAGATTCTACAGGGGTAAGGCAAAAAACTATAAATTTTAATGGGGTAAATATAATATTTGATGATTTATATGTTACATATGCAACTACTAAAAATTCTACCGATTATAAAATTGTTGAAAATGTAGTAATTGTTGACCCAGCAAATGATACAAATTTACAAAAAATTATTAATAAAAAATCAACTTCTGCATTATATGCATCAGACTCAATATATGAATTATACAATATAACGACAAAAGTAGAATATACAGAAGGAAAGGATAATAATAATGAAGTAGTTATAGGAGGTTATAATTATGAAAAACATAATGCGGTAGGACTACATCATAAAAAAGGATGGATCATTCATTCTGTTGGGCCAAACAATTCTGATATAACTGATATTAAAAAATTTAAAGAAGCCTTAATAACAACATATATTAATATATTTAAAACATTTTGTAACATACAAACAAAAGACAATGTATTAACATTACGGTTAACATTAGTTGGTCTTGGGTCATATGCACACAGTAAATTAAAAGATTCAAAAGAAAAAATGAAATTTGTAATAGGAGAATTGATACCTAATGTTTTAAAGAAGATTGATGGAAAATGTTTAAATGTATTACAAAAGAGCACTATACAATTTGCATTAGGTGATGATTTTGTAAAATTACCAGAAGCACCTACTAATGATTCACCTGTCAAAGAACCATCTAAAAAAACGCTACGACAACCACCAGGTATTGTAAACTTACAAAATACATGTTTTTATAATTCCCTTGCACAATTATTTTATAGAATGACAGAACTTACTACATTTATAACAAATAAAACAATTATAAATCAATATAAAGATAAGAATAAAATAGATTTTGTTCCACAAGATATCAAACCATTTGAAGAAGGAACAAAAACAAAGCTTTTTATAGAGTTATTAAAACAAATGTCGAATCCAGAAGAACAGAATTTAGAAGGGGAACATAATAAGAAATATCTATCTTCAGAATTTATGCGTAAAATAATTACGGGATGTGGCATCGATTGGAAAAAACAAGAAGATATATCAGAATTTTTGGTACAAGTGTTAAAAGGATTTGTTTTGAATAATACATCAAATGAGCTAAATAATTTAAATATTAAGTCACAAAAATTATATAATGGTGCGGTATTATTAAAAGAATATCCTCATGATGATCCAAGAAATTTTATACTTACTAAAGAAATAGGATATTGTTGTACCACTAATAAAAATGATACTAACTTTAATAAGGATGATTATGATAAATGTAAAGATAAATATATATTTTGCGGGGGGGCTTTCAATAATACAATTAACCTTTACATTCCTGAAGGTATTACACATATAAATGATTTAATTAAATGTTATACTGGTGATGTTACATTTGAAGATGTAAAAAAATATAGCCTTTATACATCAAATAATAATCTTATATTTAATAAGAAACAATTATTTTATGGTAATTACGTAATATTTTCTTTAAATAGGTATAATCTGGATGGGACAAAAATATTTCAAAATATATCTCTTGTAGATGACGATAATGAAACAATAAAATTAAATAATGATACATATGAATTAGTAGGAATTGTCGTCCATATTGGGAGTATTTCGGAGGGAGGACATTATGTAGCATTTATAAAATATGATACTTGGTATTTATATGATGACACCAATGTAACAAAATATGATAAGTACACTGATATTATAAATTATTTTTCGAAATATAACAATAATGTTCCTTATATTGCATTATACCGTAAATATGGCGAATTTAAAGTGATTGATATTCCAATAAATAAAACACTTGATGAATATTTAGTTGATACTTCGATAAGTAAAATATTACAAAATAAACAAAAGATCGGGAACAATTCAGAAATGTTATCGATTACAACTGAAGATAATATAGATATTGATAAAATAATGAAAATGAAAGATTCAGATATTACTATTTTAATTAATGATGGAAAAAAGGAGTATAAAGTAGGTGATGCTCAAATTGGTGGTGGTGTAAAACGTATAGTTTATGTTAAAAAGGGGGGATTTGGTACTAAGGATGTATTTTTTATTGAATTATATTTTGGTAAATATACATTATATAAGGAAGTTAATAAAGATAATGTAAAGGATTGGCTAAATTTTGGAAAAACACAACAAAAAACCCATCAATCATCTATATTACAACCTGAAATATCTAAAGATATATTAAACAATATTTTTAATTTTCTTAATACACAATACAATTCAACAAGAGTAAAATTAATTGAATTATTAGACAAGACTGATACACATACCCCGGAATTAATACTTAATTTTTTAAAAAATGATCAACAAACAGAAAAAGATAATTTCTTAAAACTCATAAAATCATATTTTGGAAATTATGATCAATTATCTTCATGGTTTGATATACAACAACATAATATGATAATAGATGCTGAATCTTTTATAAATTCTCCCCATAATTATGAAAATTTGTTTACATGGTTAAATCTACAGAATAGTTTACGTAAACGTAGTCTGCGCGCATTATATAATTCTTCACAACCATCAAAACAAAATACAAAACAACTAGAAGTAGGTCGCAAAGGAACCCATTGGGGAGAATCACAAACAAATTCACCAATTAATAAAAAAGATATTGGGTCAGAACAACCATCATCAAATAATAAAAATATAAAACAAACAATATTCGATGCAGATTGGGGGTCTGGTGAAAACGATGATAAAATATTTGTACCATCACATAAGACCAAACCAGTCAATTCAGATCAACAACCGGTCAAATCGGATCAACACCCAGTCAAATCAGATCAACAACCGACACAAAATAATACTCAAGAAAAAATATATCCAATTAAACAATTCAAAGATATCGATGATTTTAACCTATATATAAAAGCGAAATTTCCTGATGATCAATTAAAAGAATTAAATAATATAATTAAATATTTTAAAAAACATCCAAAAATAAATCTATCAAATATGTTACAAAAAAATAAAATTGGTACATCACCCAATATAATGCTTATTGTGTCATTAATTTATAATTACTTATTATTAAATCACTTAGCAGACAATGATACTACAGAGACATATAAAATTTTTTATGACAATTTAGATGCGAAGAACCAAAATATTATTAATACATTTAAAAATTCAAACCATAAACAAATACCAGTCAAACTAAAAGAACTTAAAACAACACAACAAACACATATCACAGAAGAAAATTTATATAATTATATAAATACATTTTGGGAAAATATATATAAAGATGAACTCGATGTATCAGGAAAATTGGTAACGTCTCATAAAATAAATTTCCCATTTACAGAATGGTTGCGTGATTTACAACGATATGAATATAACAGTTTAAGGGATTATTTAGAAGGTTATGAAGACATATATAAAACACAGAGTAAATGGTTAAAGAATGAACAAAATATTATGGAGAAAGGATTGGAAAATTTTATAGAAAAGAACTATGATATTCAGTCGTTACCAATTTGGTTAAAAGATATTCATAACTTTAGAAGACAACGACTATCTGAACAATTTAAAAATAATCAATTACCACAACCTATCAAAAATAATCAGATACTACAATCTAAACAAAATAATAATAAATTACCTGTAAAAACGCAAAATAGTAATTTTAATCTAGCTGCTGCAGAATTTGTACCAGGGAATACAATATCACAAACTAAAGGACATAATGTCAAGACAAATTCACCACAACCAATAAATCATGATGATTTTTTAAATGTAACCCAATTATATGGAAAAAATCATGACACACATTTCGGTAATTATCAACCTGTCCAACCGATACAACAAAAAATACCGAAGTCAATTGAAGAACTAAAAATACAGTCACAACAATTGGTAAAAAATATATCATCACCGGAAAATATACAGACAACAATAAAAAATATTAGAACAAATTTAGATTTGTTGGAGAAGGAAAAGTATGATGAAGATGCATATGAAAAATTAGAAAAGGAAATTAAATCTGTTGCTTTAAGAGCAATTCCTTTATTAAAAACACATCCGGAAAAAAGTAAAATAATAGGGGAATTATCTTCATTAACTAACATAATAGAGACGAAGAAAAATGAACATTCACATGAAATGTTAGACAACATAATAAAACAAAATAAAACGACAAAACAATTAAGAGGACAGTCTAAAATTACACAAATACCAATTCAAGAATCTACTAATACGAAATCAAAAAATGACTTTGATACACAAATAAAAATTTATAAGGATAATCTCATAAAATTAAGCAACGGTGAATATTCCCAACATAATTATGAAAAAATAGGGAAAGAAATAGAAAAGTTTTTTAATAATCCTAATTTGAAAATAAATATTTCTAATAATCATATAACTAATACCATAACGGAACTAAATAATTTATATAACACCACTATTACTGATCATTTTAATCGTGAAGTAGATAAAGGTAAACAGTTAATTAAAAAAGAATTGGATAAACAGTTATCTGAATTTGATAAAAAATTAACAATATTAGAGAAAAAATATGATGAAAAAGAATATAATAATTTAGATGAGGAAATAAAGGAGTTATATCTATACGATAGTAAATTATGGCAAAATGGGCCTTATGGTGGTATTGTGTCGATTATGTTCGAAAAATTATTGGATCGTATGGACAAACTAAAAGATAATAAAAATACAAAACAACAAACATCATCCTAAAATAATAATATTTCCCAACAACAACCACCATCCTTAAATAATAAAACTGCACAGCAAAAAATATTTGGTACAAACTGGGCTTCCAATGAAAATGACGATGATTATTAAAAATTATAAACAAATTCTAAAATAAATTAAACATCATCATCTTCACAACTTACTTCTTCTGCATTCTCCAACCATTCTACAAAAGATTTAGCATTTTCCCTAATAGTTCGTGATAATTCCTCCGATACACTTTTACTCTTACTGTCATACCATTTGAAAATTCCATCTTCATCAATAACATATGATTCATATAATCCACAAAGTATATCACTCACAATAGTAACATGTTCATTATGTTCTTCTAAAAATTTTTCAACACACATTAACACTACCATCATATCTTTTGTTGTATTAACAAAATATTCCAAATATATAACTTTTTTGAAAAAATTATATTTTATATCCCCATCTGAAAATAATGTTGCAAATATATATTTTATTAATACAGTTTCAGACCATCCTTGTGTGTTTCTTAATTTCAACAATTCATCGACAAAATCATCTTCAGTTGGTTCTGAACTTATATATTTAAGTAAATTTACTATTGGAAATGCATTTGAAACCAATTCTGTTTTATCATCAATATTCATCAATTGTTGTTTTCTTGAAGCAACCGCATTTTGTGATGTATCCAATGACCATTTTTCATTATCATTGTCATCAACAATTTTTTCAACTTTAGCTTTTTTAGGGGAAGTCTTTTTCACAACCTCAACTACTGGTTTTTTATTAACTTCATTTTTCATGATAAAATTTGATAGTTTATGTGTTGGATCGATTTTAAATGTTTTACCACATGCTTTACATTTTGATTCAATACTATTCTTTTTAATATTAAATATTGTTTCTGGATTTTTACACTTAATACATAGTACATACATATCAATGAATTTATCCAAACATAATGATAATGTTTCTTCACTATGTTTACCAGCAAATACACAATTATGATGAGTGGAGTCGCATTTAGTTTTTGTTCCCAATTCAAATCCAATGAACTTTGCCCCGTAATCCATAGGTCTATCTAATGCTTTCATAATTTTCTCCATATTTGGAACAACTGTTCTGATTCCATTACCTTTCCCCTCTATTTTAACTTCGATAATTGGCATTTTGTACCTGTAAAATGTATCAGTATTACTTCTTGGTATGTTAACTAATGTGGAACCTTTCATATTTGATAATTTATTAATGTTATAGTATTATTATAATAAGAAATAAATATATGTTTTAAATATCAATTTTTTTTATTACAGTAAATATATAAAATGAGTCTTATAAATTTGTTTTGGCAATTAGACATTACAGATGAAACAAAATATTTATTAATATTTTTTGTAATAATTTGTGTTGTTGTATGTGCAGTTTATAGAAAAAAGAAGAAAAACAATACAAATAAAAATAAAAAATATTTAAACAAAAATAAAAATACAAATATGAATGAAAATAATAACCACCATGATGAATATTATAATGAATATTTAAATAAAAGAAATCAAACAAAATGTCACCAAAAATATATGAATTGTGTTGAAAATAATATGAAAAATGGTACAGATGAATTTTGTTACCCATGTTTGAATAATGGACTAAAACCAGACTTTTTTTATAATCCAGTATCTAAAGAATGGGTATCAAGAGAAGACGATTCCTAAAATGATTTTTTATCTGGGATAATTGTATTAATTAATGATGTCATTGCATAACTTACTTTACTAACTGCATTACTTACAGTTTTTTCCTTACTATGATAATGACACCAATCTTTAACATGATCCATATAATTTTGTTTTTCTAATTGCATGTCAAAATGTAATTCCGCATCTTCTAAATTTTCTCCAGGAATAAATCTTTTTATTAATTCATTAATTATATCTTGCTCCTTTAAATTTATATCTGTTATTTTTGGAAGAATTAATAACATATTTATGAAAATATCTATATGTCTTCTCAAACAATTATAAATTATTGTACACAATTTTTTAAAATATTTGTAATTTTCACTCAATTCTCCACCCATAGTTTCAATCATAGATGATGTAATTCTTATTCCCGGATTCCTTACAACTGGATCATTACCTAAAATATATCCATAATCAATATGGAACAAATTACCATCTTTTGTTACCATAATATTATCTAAATGTCTATCACCAATACCAAATAAATAAGTTAAAACACAAAAAACTGCTGTGCTTTTTGTAAACTTTTCTCTTATTTCTTTAACCTTCATTTCACCATTATTTTCCAAAATATAATTTAAAATTGTAGATTTTAACTCTTCTTGGATTGAATAAATGGTATCACAATTATTAACAATATCAATTAAACCACTAGTTTTATCAATTGGTAAAACATTGTATGTGATTATACCTAAATCTAACCCTTCTTCCCTTTTCAAAATAATGTCCGCCAATTTAAAAACATTAATAATTATCTGATCCTTCCTAACTTCCTCATTTTTATATAAAATTCTAATAGTTTTATCATCAATTGTATCACATGGTATCATGAGTGGTTTTGTTGCACTTGTTTTTATTTGGATTTTATTAATATTAATGTTAATAATTTTATCAAGTGTCAATGGATTTGTCATTGGTTTTTTCAACATAAATACATCTTTTATTTCATTGTATTTCTTATTCTCATGACATATATGTTTTGATACGTCTTGTAAAGTTCTAACAAGTGAACAACCATCAATTATTTTCAGAAATATTGGTTCATATACTTTATTTGATAACATTTCTTTTAATGTATCAAAAACATTATTATATACACTACATCCATCTTTTGTATATAATGATAACTCCCAATATAATGCATTTAATAATGGAAAACTATCTTTGCATCTTTCTATTAAAAAATTTGCAATTACAACACTGTCATTTTTTAAATTATACACGAAAAATGGTAGGTAACAAATAAATTCATCATCAGAACATTCAAATTTTGCTAATATTGCACTTCTCAATGTATCATTATATCCAACACCCATAAATGACTTTGATAGAATACCTATTACATCAAAAGCTGTCAATGATTCACAACAATTTCTACCACACATCATTTTTCTACAATTAATAACTTTTGGTTTATCTATATATTGTAAACATAATTTGTAATCATCAATACTTTTACATGATTTTAATAAATGCATGATGTATTTACTGTGTCCTGTAATATGATTTATATTTACCAATAATAATTCCCTTTCAAATGGTGAGTAATCATTGGTTGGCAATTTATATTGTATTTCTCTAAATATAGACAAAATATAATTTGCTGAATTTCTCCATGATTTACAAACTAAAGCTAATGTCCTCAATGTAATAATATCTATCTTTAATATTTGAAAAATAGTAATTATCTTTTTAACATTATCAATAAATGTTATTAGATCTTTACACTGAAAACATGCCAGATGTTTTTGTGGATCTTGTGTATAAAAATATGATGTAACATATTGAGTTGTGGAACCCTTTTTTGAATCTTCAGATAATAGTTCCTCAGGTATATGCACATTTGGAGTTGTACAATATGAACAAAATATCTTTCCACATACTCTACAATGATGTTTCCTCATTATAATCGAGAAATATTTATTGCAGTTATAACAATTTGATACTTCTTCATCAGGTACCCATTTACATATCCTTCTCGGTAATGTGTGGGAAAGTGGTTCACTATTTGTATCATTATCAATAAAAACAGAGTAAGAAATATCTCTATTTGCCATTTATGGTATATATAAGTTTATATAAGTTTATATTGTTTATTTATCAATTTTATTTAAATTAGCCACCCCTAAATAATGCACTTAAATTTTTTATTTGATATTAAAAAAATTACATATATACTAAAATATCATTATGTATCATATTTTTAACATAACCAATAAATTCATTGATTTTATCTGGATTATCATTAAATTTCGAAATGTATTTTTGTGCTTCAAGATTTAATGTCATATAAAACGATGGCAAATCAACCATATAATTATCAATGAAAAATTTAAAATCGTTGAATAATTCTAACGATGTTTTTACATTATATTCAACATGTTTTACAATTATATATGCAAATGCACCACTTACCTTATAATATCTTGTCATGTAACCAGATGCATATGAATCTTTATTTATTTCCAGTGTATATGTATCAGCATTAAATAACAAATGCAGATTATAAGATTTCAAAATAATATTTTTAGTTTCTTCTGGCAAATATTTATCCAATATATGAATCATATCAGCTAAGTAATATCCAGTAGGAATCATGTCCATATTTTTATATGATCTTTCTCTAAAAATATGATATTCTAACCAACCCAAATTTAGAGATTTATATTTTGCTAAAAATTCTAATTGGTTGACCATTATTTTACGAGTTTCTTTTGATTCAGTTTTTCCATGTAAATACATCATCGATGACACTCCTTTACCTAACAAAAATTTGGAACTATTATAAAATTCACCATCTAAAAACATTTCCAATAAATATCCTCCGATACTATCGTAACATAAGTCATTTAAATATATTTTAATATCGTTATCAGTATTACTTATAATATTATGCTCGAAAATAGTACTAAAATATTTTAAAACGTAAATATTATCATATCTTAAAATATTTTCGTATAATTTATTATTAATGTTCACAATAATGTCGTATATAACCATTTTTATAATTTCTAATCCATAGATATCAAAGTAATTAAATTTTTTGAAAAGCTGAATACTGGTTTTATTACAAAAATTTGTTAAATCGAATTGATTCCAATACGATTTAAACAAGTGTGGATTTTCAAATATTATATCATAATTTTCTTTCCACTTTTTACATACTAATGATGATGTTTTTTGACCAAGTGATTTTGTTATACTCCTAAAAAGTTCCAATGGTAATATATCAAATGACATTTTTATCAAATTTAATTAAAATACGATAATACTAATGAGTTCAAATTTCAATTTTTTTATAAATCAACTCTTTGTTTCAATAAATCTTTGTTACCAGCGCATAACACTGGGACTTGTGTATATTGATCTGTTGCCAAATAATGTTGGGCAACTGTCAATAATGTAATCCATGAAGTATTAACCTTATTTACATTTGCTAATACTTTCAACAATGCCCATGTTAATGCTCCAGAATATTTTTCATCAATATATGCATCAGCACTTGTTTGGTTATCTCTACACCCACTAATAGTTAAACAATCATCTGTGCCTTTATTCAACGATTCGACATGTTCAAATTTACCATGTCTGTAAATATATGGAAGATCTAACATTGTTCCCCCATGACAGCAATCAAAAAATGCTCTTAATTTTGATCCCTTTGGTAATTTGTTAATCATAGATTTTAATTTATCATCAAGAATAAATCCGTCTTCTCCTTCATAAGCCTCATAGTCACATGGACATAAAACACTGTCCATCCCCTTGGCTTCTTTATTATTTTTTTCATCACCATTTATATCAACAACTTGTGATCCATGACCAGAATAATGTATAAATAAAGTATCCCCTGGTTTTGTTGCAGCAATAACCTGTTCTAAATGTCTCAAAATAGATTCTTTTGTTGGTTTTTCGACAGTTGTTCCATTATCAGTTAATAAAACAATATTATTAAAATCATAGTGAAATGAATCAACCAATGCATTTCTAACATTAATTGCATCATTGACACATCCGTTCAATTCACATGAACTTCCAACGTAGTTAATTCCAATTAATAAAGCTCTTTTCATATTGTATATATTTTTATAAGATATTATTTTTTATTGTGGTAAGATTATTTTATACTCTAATAAATGCAAATAACATTGAATAATACAGTATACTATAAATTGTAATGCCTTGAATATTAATGTCAAATAATTCATATGTATCGTTATTATTTAATAGAAAAAATATTGATGTTGAAATTATAGTATTTTCAACAAATTCATCTATTACATTACCATTTTCTAAATTCGCTGTATCTATGTTTTCTAATAATAATGATTGATTATTATTTGCTAATTTTGTCACATATACATATAGCATTGCACATAAAAATACATTTTCATAATATGACATTTATAGTAAAATGTCATATTATTTTTATCGCATTTTAAACTTAATATTTTATCTGAACCATCTTTTTACTGTCTCATCTTCATCATCATCAGAAGATTGTTCCATACGTTCATGAATTTTTCTCCTATATTTTTTTGCTCGCTTTTTAGAGGTTGTTTTTGCATATTTCTTAGCTTGTTTTTTGCTTGTTTTTTTGACACCTTTTTGAACACCTTTTTTGACACCTTTTTGAATACCTTTCTTCGCAACCGTTGTAATTACCTTTTTTCCTAAAATTCTCGCTATAAATGCGATACATGGAGGACACCCACCCGATTGAACACGGACTGTGTTGCCATATTCAATAATAATATAATAAATTATATGGACATAGTCATCATCATATATTTTCCTGAAGTTATCAAAATCTTTATTATGTAATATATTATTATGTAATTCTTCAAAATTATTATCTTCTATAAACTTTTTTGCTTGAATAATTACATTTTCAATATCTTGTGATGTTATTTCATCCATTATAATATTATAAAATAAAATAAATTAAAAGAATACTTTTTTTGCGGGACTCGTCATTTCAGTTCTACACATTGGACATTTTTTATCAGAATTGAATATGGCTATGGAACATTCCTGACACATAATCAAATGATTACATTCTTTTATAATATGTGTCCTCTTATTCGTATAACATATTACACAATCTAGATGTTGTAATACATTATTGTTATTATTACTAGTATTAATAACATCATCTTTAATAATATTATTTAATGAATCAATTCTAACCAAATAATTAAATTTATTTGGTGGTTCAACAATTATTTCATCATTATCATTTTTATAAATTTTACACCTTTCTGTTGTCCCATCCCTAATTTTCAATCTATCATAATAAACTTCGGTTGTAATCTCATTATTATATAATTTATGGACTTGTGCATCAATTTCAGATGGCCATGTAGCTTTTCTAAATTCCCATCCAGGATGTCCAGTTTTTTTAATTGGAAATAGAGAGAAATCAGATATAAAGTTAGTCCCCATATGATACAATATATAATATAAATAAAGTAGTAATATGTTTATAAATCAATTTTTTTGTTATGTTTAATAATTTCACCCGCCAACTTATGGGTTGGATTGACAATAGGTCTTTTATTTTTAATATATTGTAATGCATCATCAAATGTATAACTTGATCCATCACTATTTTTCATTACTTTCATAATATAGTTTACTACAATTGATACTGACCTACTTGCTCCCATAAAACAATGGACTAAAATATTTCCTGATGTGTTATCTTGGTGGTGTTTTATTGTTTTAAATGATTCATCTAAATATTTATTTATGCTACATTCATTATTATCATATAAACTATATTTGTAATATGTAAAATCATCTGGATAATAATTTCTAATTTCTGTAGTTGCATTAATTATTACTTTAATTTCGAATTTATTTAATGTAGACAATGACGCTGCATTATAAGCACTTCCCAAATATATATTATCAATAATTAATGTTGGTTCGCTGCTGAAACTTTTATATGAATTATAATATGATTCAGTTGGATAAATTCGACAATTATTATTTGTATCTTCAAATTTTATTTCCGGTTCAGTATCCGAAATAATTTCTTCTTCGTTATTTGAAATTCCACAATAATATGACACAATATCAGTTGTTTTATCATACATTATTTTAGAACTTGTTTGTAAATGTTCTATATAAGACCACATAATATATTATACTATAATATTATAAATATATGTTATCTATCATATTCATAAATCAATTTTATTTTTACAGAATAAAATTGATATTTCAAATTATTACAAACATTTATCATTATAATTAATATAACATCACTATGAAGTCAGCTTTAATAATAATGGATATGCAATATGATTTTTGTGAAGGAGGTATATTCCCTCACGATAAATCATTAATAATTATACCAAAGATAAATAGAATGAGGGATAAATATGATTTGATAATTTTTGTAAAGAAACAATTACAACATAACCATTCTATTTTTAAACAATATGGTGGTAATTATTTTTCACATTGCGTAGTTGATACTATTGGAGAAAAAATACATGCTGATTTAATAGTAAAACCAAATGATATTATTATTAATCGTGGAACATTACAAAAATATAATTCTAACACTGCCTTTTATGACGCGGAGGCAATATACAAACCAACAAGGTTAAAACAAATATTACAAGCATATGAAATTCAAGATTTATATTTTTGTGGAAATGGTATGGATAATAGTATTTATTCAACCGTCATTGATGCAGTAAATAATAAATATAAATGTAATATTATTACAAATGCTGTAACATGTATTAATGAAACTGAAATGAAAAAATGTATGAATTATTTAAAAGAATTAGGCGTAACGTTGATAGAATTTGTATGAAACCTATTCTAAATTTTTTATAATATAATATTTTGTATCATGATCAACAAAATTTGAAAACTTATCATTATTCATATTGAAATACCACATTATAACACCAATAGAATCAATTCCACATTCAACCGTAATCGCCGGATCATTTTCATAAACAACCATAACACCTGTATAATTTTTAAATACCTCTCTATTTTCTGCATTATCTGAAATAGGTAAAATTGTAACTACTTTTTTATTTGCATTGCAACTTATAACTTTTCTCAATGGTTTCATCATTCTATTTATTGAATTATCATTCACAGTATTGGCATACTTTCTTATAGTATTATATTTGTTAAATTTGCCTGGTTTTAATAAAGTCAACATTATATTACTATATTTTTAATATAAATTTATAATTTTTAACATAAATAATTATAAATTTTAAAATAATCCTACATGATCATATTGAATATCAGAGTCTGCCGGCTTGTTACATCTTACACAGTCTGACATTACTAATGGATTTGTAACTTGATATTGTTTTAAATTCATTTCTTTATAATACCTAAACATTAAATAATCAATACCATGTTTAATACCATTTTTATCTATAAATGACAAAAATTTATTGGCTCCCGATTTATTTACCAAGTAACCGAATGTTCCTCCAATGTTACCTACCAAATCGTAATTTGATATTTCAATTTTTTTATCATTATATTTTTTATCAACTCTTGTCGAATATCCAAAATATATAATATCCCAATCCAAATTTTTTGCCAAATCTAAAATATAATTAAACTTAAACAAAAAATTATTACATATTTCAATATCATCTTCAAATACTAAATATTTATCATACACATTATCCATAACCAAATTTGTCCATATTTTAAAATGAGATAATGCACATCCAATAACTCCAGGTTTTGCACCAAAATCATTACCCTTAAATAAAGCCTTTAATTCTTCTGTTACCTTTAAATATTTACCATCAACTGCTTCAATAAAATCACAATAATTAAATAAATCATTTTCCTTAAATATTGTTATCATCGTTTCTTTCCTGTCTGGTCTTCTTACCAAATTTACACATTTAATACTAATATTATTTGAATCAAAATTATAAAATTTGGAATATGTATCTGATAATGCATTAACATACCTTTCTGGTGGATATGAAGTCATATAGTGATCTACATTACTATTGTTCAATACATACATCTTAACATTATTATTTCCTAAAATATACCATTCACATGAGTGTCTATCATTTGATGTAATTTGATATAATGTTCTCGCATATTTTGAATCTGTATACCAAAAATTACCACTGTAATGTCTATATGGTTTTTCATTATAATTACATCCAACTGTGTCATATATATCTAATAAATCTAAACATAATTTATGATTATCCAATAGATTATACAACATATAATTTGTCCAATCATTAACATTGTTGTTTGTTCCTTTATAAGAGACACCCTTTGTATGTAGATATAATATTTTACAATCATTGAATTTACTAAAGACATTTAATAAATTAATAGTTGGTTTCTCAAACAATTTTAAATTTGAAGAGTAATTAATCACTTTTACTTTACTATTTTTAATATTATCAATATTACATCCAATATTTACAATATAAATGTAATCAAATGAATCAATTGCTTTAGTGTCAATAATCTTAGTAAGTAATTGATGTAAAATAGTAGTATCATTCTCGACACAACAACTATGGATAAAACATACTTTACTAATATTTTGACCAATGTTTATAATATCTTTAAAATATTTATGATAAATAATCTCATCATCTGTTGGTTTATAATTGAATTTAAATTCTTGTTTTATTATTCTTTCAACAGTAGGAAAAAAATTGTAATAATCTAATACTTTTTGTTTCTCCCTCCTAATCACATCTAATCTTTTTGACCATTCATCATTAATAATTGCATCTCTTATAATATTAAATGATTTTTCAAAATCATTCATATCTAATAAAATGTAAGACCTTGGATCAAACCAATCTGTAATGTTAGGACATCCCCAATAAAAACATAAACATTCACATAATAAAGGCTCCCATATCTTTTCAGTAATAAAATTATACTCTTCATTATTTTCTGGCATAAAATAGTATTTATATGGCATCATACCAGCATCCTTGTTTGGTGTATGTCTTCCCTTATAATTTTTAAAATTTTGATCATTGTCATGATTATATATATGCACTTGGACCAACTCATCGTTTTTACTTTCAATGAATTTTAAAAAATCAATTCTTTTTATGTGTCCAGGATCAAAATATTTTGAACTGCAAATTGATGATATTATTTGTGTTTTATTAATATTAAATAAAGTTTTAAATTGTGTATATGTAGTATCTAACTGCCAAAAGGTATTATTTAAATATTTTGTATGAGGTCTAACTTGTAAAAATAATGTCTCATCTGGTTTTGCCCATTGTCCCCAAGTTTTTACACCCCATTTTTGATTTGGATCGTAACACCATGGTTCCATTTGAAATACAATTGTTCTTTCCGCAATATAATGTTCATTAGGTGGTGGTTTATTCACAATAATAAAAAAATCAATGTTATCATTAGTCCAAGTAACCTCAATATCATTCCATGTATAATTACCTTTTGACATTTTATTCCATTCATTACATAACCCTTCGCATGATGTCCAATTACATAATAATTTCACTCTAAATTTTCTTTTTTTAACATATAATCCTTGAAAATATTGTGTCGTATTTAAAGTTTTAAATTTACTTGGATCGCAAATTGTTTTTTTCACAAAACCTAATGTATTGAATCCAGCATTATCACTATTATCAACTTCCAATTTCATTTCTTGTAATGTCATATTCTGGTCAAGTTGATATGCATCATTACCAGAGGAATCTTGACGAGGATAAAAATCATAATCTTCAAAATATGTATATGATTTCACAGTATCTTTTTTCATTTTTTTAAATTTTTCATCATGAATATATATACCATCAGTAGGTCCATTTAAAGAAGAAACTGTTTTAAGTTTATTAATATCACAAATGAAATGTTTGATATATCCGAAAGTGTTAAAACCAATATAATTATTAGATGAATTACATATTTTTTTAAGTTCGTCTATCGGAAGTTTACCGACACATACTGAATCATAACCAAATGAATCTAATCCTTTATAAAATGTGAATCCATCATTAATATTTGACATTCTTATAAATTATATATCTTTTAAATTTTATATCGTTTATACTCGATGGTTTAATTATTTATCTGTTCATACTATACTTGTAATATCATAGTATGAATAAAATATATTTGTTTTACATTCAATTTATTTTAAATATTTTTTTATAATTAAATTTGCATTATCCTTTGTAATATTATATCTATCCATTAAATGTTCATTTACTTCACTAATAAGTTTATCATTGATATCGAGTTGTGGCAATTTAATGTTAATCCCCAATATTTCCATAACCATAAGCATGTCGCCAACATCATGATGTTTATGTCTAATATATTTTCTCAATATTTCTATTTTTAATGTCACAAATTTCATCCCATTAAAATAAAAATAATTTTCAGGATTAAATAATAATTCATCTCTATATTTTAATCCAAATAATTTAAACCAAGGTATGTCCTTATCATCCCATCCTTTATCCCAATATTTTGTATTTGTGATACCTAATCCCGCATATGAAAACTTTGTTTCTTTATTATAAAAAAACTTTGAAACATTATCCATCAATTCATTACTTATACCGTCACCCAATACTAATCCATCCACGTCTCTACATTCTCTAAGTCCATATAAATATAATACACTACTACCCATAATTACAAATCTTTCATAATCAATTAATTTAACATTTTTAATCATCCATTGTTTAATTGTATTAATATATAATCTTGATCTGTCAAATTTTAAATGATTCTCCAAATTCTGTTTTTTTAAGAATGATAATGTTTTTTTATGTAAAAATATTTGGGAATATTCAATTGTCTGATAATAGTTATCATTTATATGAACCATGTCATCACCTCTTACGATTTTACCTGTCACTTCTTTCAATAATAATTCTCTTATCTTAGTTTTCAATGGTGCCTTACTACCAGATATTCTCTCTGGACTGACATTTTCAAAAAATATAACTCTTATCTTTTTCTTCTCATTTTTACTAAACCCCAAATAATCAACCTTTTCACTTATTTTATCCATTGTTGGAAATCTATTTGTGTCAGAATATAATTGGTGAACAAGATTGATTGCACTATTATAATCTAATTTAATTTCTTTTGTGTAATATACATATCCATATTGTGTCAAAAAATCAACAACTTCTTTTAAATCTTTCTGATAAAATGGCCAAATTGTAATACAAAATGTGTTTTTTCTAAACTTTATATATTCTTTTATAATACTATCAGCAAATTCTTGACATTTGAATAAATCATTATCACATTTTTTCAATACATCCACCAAATTTCTAAAATAATCTGATTTAATACTTTTGTAATATGTATCTAAATATGTTATCGCTGCCAAATAATCAAATGGATTTATGTCATATTGAATTGGTTGTAAATCATATTGGCAACATAAATATGGATATTTTGTATAATAATATTGCATATGTTCATCATGTAATTTATTTATGGAAATGTTATATTTTTTTGATATAAAATGTTTATTTTGATCCATTATAATACTAATGAATAAAAAAATTATGTATTATATTTGATACTTATTGTTATATCACAGCCAAATTTCTTATTGAAATTTATTTGTAATGCTTCTTCTGGGTGTATTGTAATTTGTTTAGGTTTTGGTATGATATTTCTTGTATTTTTTATTTTTTGCTTTTTGTTAGATATTTCAAAAATTATATCATATTTCCTTTTCAAATTTTTGGTACTAATATTTAGATTTTCCATATCTTAAGCTATAAAACAGCTATAATTAGTAACTTTGTTCAAAAGAACTTAACAATAGTTTTTAATTTCAATTTTTTTAGAAATACATAAAATAAATATAACTTTAAATTGTTGTAAATTTTATTATTTATCTTCATCAGAATCATAAACGCGAATAATATATAAAAACCAATAATCCTTGAACTTATCAAACTGTGAAGTTCCAGTTATATCTATAACATTAGGATTGAGTTTAAATTCACTAATCTTTTGTTTTTTAATAAATTCATTTGATACTTCTTCAAACCTACGTTTAAGTGAGACATCATGTATTTTTCCTTGTGATTCTTCACAATTATCTAAAGGTTCATAATTATCATCATAATCACTGTAATGACGTAACCTTTGTTTTAAATTGTAACTGGATTCTCTTTTTGAGGTAATTTTTTTGTCTGATCTTATTTTTGGTTGACTACATTTTGATGATTTTCTTGTAGACTTTTTTGTGTCACTCATTATATTAATTTGTAAAACAGCGGCATTTTATTATAATTATATAAGACCTAATAATGGGTTAAAATTTCAATTTTTTATATAAATAAATTATAATATACTTAAAATACAATACTATTAATCTTTTGTTTAAGAACTAAATGCATATTGATACAAATATTTTTCGTCACATTTAAAATTATTTGAAATAAAATATCCGATTAAATCTTTTTTGGTATATGGACATTTTCCAGTATATGAGTCGGTATACCAATGTTTTAGTGCAGAATATAACATATCAATTGATTCAAAATCTGAATTTTTGTGCGTACATTTAAAGTTAGTATTAATAAAATCGTCAAAAACTTCTTCTTCCTGCGTCAAGTCTATAACAATTGTTTTAGATCGGCAATCTCTAAATTTACGTTTCTTAATGGATTTTTGTGTGTTATTACCATCATCATTAAATTTACGCTTGATTGGTTCATTTTGGGATTCTTCGGTTGATGAATTACTATCACTATCAGAATTATCGGAAGAGTATTCAAATGAGTCGTCATAAGAAGAAGTATTAGACTCGGCAGAATTAGATTCAATGTCTAAATCTGAAGAATACGATTCGGAATCATATTCATTATAATATGTGTATGATTTGTCGTCTGATTTTTTTGGAACTTTTTTATGGACTTTTTGTTTGGTTAATTTTGGTGCCTTTTTCAAAGATGTTTTACTTACTATACCATGCTCTTCACGATACATTTGTACATGTTTGCCACATCTAATACATCCTCCCTCAAATCTTGTCAAACCTCCACCACATCTGCCTCCGTCATTGGTAGGTATTTCACACGCCATCATACCAGTAGAATTGCTCATTATAAAGAGTCTGTATCGTAATACAACACTCATTATTCATAACTATAAGTTCAGTAATGTGTTTAAATTTCAATTTTTTATAAACAAAATTTACTAACTGTCATCGCTGTCAGATAAATCAACAATAATATTTAATTGATCACGATATCCTTTCAATTCGCTGTTAAAATTATATGAATCTTTAAATTTATAACCATTTATAAACCGGTGATTTTCAGAATAACCAAAAAACCTTACCTCTCTTTTTTCAATATTATAATTATTTGATTTAAGATATTTGACAAACTTATCTTTTGAATATGGAAATACATTATTATATTTATGTCTATACCATATTTTTAATTCTTCATAAAGTACACCTACTGGTTCATGATAATATTGATCTTTTACGAGGTTAGTATGTAAATATGGCATAATATCGGAACAATGTTTATTACCCATTATTAACCAATAAGTTAGTATATTTTAAATATTATTATGTTAATATCATTAACAAGTTAGAATTTCATTTTTTTTATCAAACATACATATTATAATGGACTATGATGAGTTTGAACAAATTTATATAACCCTCCTTAAAAGAAAACCGAACCCTGGTGACGTTAAAGCCCATATCCATAAAAATAAAGAAGATTTTGTTAGAGAAGTAAAAGCATGTAAAGAATATAATAATTTATTAGTGAACCAATCATTATTAGTATCAATAATAATTCCTACCAGAAATAGGAATCATACATTTATAAGGGCAATTGATTCATGTTTAAATCAAACATATAAAAATATACAAATAATAATTTGCGATGATAGTGATCCATCGTACACAGTTACACAAGATTGTTATAACAATAAATATGTACCTTATAAAAACATCATTTATATAAAAAATAAACAAAATTTAGGCTTTTGTAAGAATATAAATCAAGGATTAAAATTAGCAAGTGGAATATTTGTATCATTATTATTTGATGATGATTATTATTATGAAACATACATTGAAAAAACAATTAATATATTTAAACAAAATCCAAATATAGGGTTTGTAACTTCTGCAGCACATAATTTATATGATAGTAAAATACATACAAATACTTTTCATGTTGGACAACAACAATATACTGGCAATTTACACAAGTACTATTATTACAATGGTATTATTAATTTATATAGAAAACCATCATATATTGTTTGGTCGGTAAGTCCATGTAATTATGTGTTTAAAAATAATAATGTATTATTAAGGGAACAATTATATAAAGGCTTCGATGAAAGACAATTAAAATGTGGTGCAGGATATGATTTATTATTTATATTGGATAATTTGAAGTTGCATGATTATTTTTATGTCAATACAGAACACTTGGTATGCTTTGATAGCACACAGGGGTCCTTTACAGTTGACAATACCAAATACGTTATAGATAGGATGGACATAACTATAAAATATTGGTTAGAACATGAATTAATAGATAATAATATTATATTAAAAATACTACTGTTAAATGATTATAATAATAATGTAAAAAATAATACATTTAACTTACAAATTATTAATAAAGTTCCAAGTAATAATACAAACGCATTTTATATTAACAATATTAAAAAAAATAATGTTTTGTAAGCTTATTTATTTGTCAGAGTTACCCCTAATACTGAACTCATTTTATTTATTTCATTGCCTTTTGGAATTCCAACACCACTTTCATAGTCCCTTATGATTGCAAAATTTAAATTACATAAGGTTGCTAAGTCTTTTTGTGAAAGTCCTTTGTCTTGTCTTGCTTTCATTATTTGTTTTGATAATGAACTACTTATTGTTGGTTGTTTAAAATCACCTTCATCAATATTGTTCAATATATTTGTCGCTTGCATAGCTTTATTTTTATGTTGAACAGTAGTTTTTGAGACTAATTGTGGTCTCATTGATGCTTTAATATTTTGTTGCCTTTCGTGTTTTATTTTTGCAAACGATACTGGTATTTCATCATAATTTTTTGGGGTTACTGTTTTTGACTTTTTAGGTATAGTAGTCCATTCATTGGTGGCCATCTTTGTATAGATAGTATATAATTTAACTAATAATACAGTATAAAAATCAATTTTTTTTGCCTATTTAATTTTTAGGGTAAGTTTTTATGGTTGGATTTTATTTATTTTTTTAATTACTATAAAATTATAATCTAATAATATAATATAATAATAATGTCAACTCAAGCTCTTGATATGCTAGAAGAATTACAAGGTGGCAAAAGACGAGGATCCAAGAGAGGTTCAAGAAAAGGTGCCAAGAAAGGCTCAAAGAAACAAGAAGAACAATTTGGTGGAAAGAGAAGAAGAACTTCCAAAAAAACTTCTAAGAAAGGATCTAAAAAAATGTCTGGTGGAAAAAGAAGAAGACCATCAAAGAAAGCCTCTAAAAAAGTCTCCAAGAAAGGATCTAAAAGAATGAGCGGTGGTAAACGTAGACGATCATCAAAGAAAGCTTCCAAAAAAGCCTCTAAGAAAGGATCTAAACGTATGTCTGGTGGTAAACGTAGACGATCATCAAAGAAAGCTTCCAAAAAAGCTTCCAAAAAAGGATCTAAGAGAATGTCTGGCGGTAAACGTAGACGATCATCTAAAAAAGCTTCTAAAAAAGCTTCCAAAAAAGGATCTAAGAGAATGTCTGGTGGTAAACGTAGACGATCATCCAAAAAAGCTTCCAAAAAAGCTTCCAAAAAAGGTTCTAAAAGAATGAGTGGTGGTAAAAGACGACGAGTTTCAAAGAAAGCTTCCAAAAAAGCTTCCAAAAAAGGATCTAAAAGAATGTCCGGAGGTAAAAGACGAAGAGTTTCAAAAAAAGCTTCCAAAAAAGCATCTAAAAGAATGTCTGGAGGTAAAAGAAGAAGAACTTCAAAAAAAGCTTCTAAAAAAGCTTCCAAAAAAGCCTCAAGAAAATAAGTTAATTGTTAACTTTTAAACTTTTTATTGTATTTATTATACAATAAAAATAATTAAATAAACTTATCAAATTCTCCATTTGCAGATTTACCAGATACAATTATTGGCTCATCTTTTATAATTACAGTAAACATTACTCTACATACATAATCACCATTATTACATTTCACCACTGGATATGTATTAACTAATTCTTTTTCAATACATTCTTTTATCCCTAATTTAATTTTTGTTTCACAATTTGCCAAACTTAATGGGAATGGTTCCTTTTTAAATTTATTTAAAGCATCTTTTGAAGAATTTAATTTTAATAATTTCACATTATTAGTTCTTTTATAAATATCACATTTCCCATATTCAACAAGTTTTGATGGACCTGAACACATAAGAATATCAATTGCGTATACTTCATTTTCTTCAAATATTGATTCCTCCATTGTAAATCCAAATTTAGGGTTTGATTTTGTTAAAATAAAATTATGAATAAATTCATCATCATCATCATTATTATCATCAAATACATATCTACTTATTTGATTTGAAAATTCACCTGCAATTTTCCCTTCAACATTACACGTCGGCAAATAACACCCATATTTTTTAGCATTAGTTTCTAAAATATCGGCAATTTCTATATTTGTATTATTTGGCTTCATCATTTTCATTATTTGAATGCTTGTATCCGTTACTGCTTTTAATAAATTTTCCTTCTTTTTATCATTAACCTTATTATTGCAAACTAAAGTTGTATAACATAATGGGGAACAAAATCCATCAATATGAACAGATAACTCTATTTTTAATAAATCACCATCTTTTAAGATGTCAGGACAAGTTAATAAGGGGATATAATAACATGCAACTTCATTAACTGATAAACATAATGGAAATGAAAAACCTTTATGTGTAATATCATTATATACTAATTTACATTCTGAATTAACATAATCATTACCAATTTTCCATAAATCAATTAATTTACTTCCTACTTTAGCATGTTCCAATATTTTATTAACGGTTTTTGTTCCAATTAATCCCGCCGTTTTATATTTCTTTATATTTCCAATATCATCTAATTGTTCGGTAGGTTCTGTAACAATCATTTATAAATTATAATATGTATTTATTTAAGTATGTTTTAACATGTTTAAATAATTTAATTTTGAACTAATTTATATATCCTTTTATAATTACATTTACATTTTGGCAACTTCTTAATTATATTTACAAGTTGTGTTTTATCTAATGTAGAAGACATATTCATTATTAATTTTAATTCATGTAATGTTGGTAAACCGATCCATTCACCCGATTCCTCTAATGCTGGAATGTTATTTTCTCTCATTTCTGTTATAATTTTATGACAATTTATATTTCTTTTTATCCAATCATTTTCATCTTTTTTACATTTATCATAATTGTTTATTACATGCATATCATCAGCATTTAAATTTCTCATTTTTGCATAATTTATATAATGTTGGGCAATTTTATAAGGGATTATTACACAATTTGTATAATTATAGTTTGAATTTTTGAATGATATATATTTTGGGAACTCCGATTTTTCACAACTTATTGCTGACTTATTTGTTGACGTACAAGATACAATATATGAATTGTACTTTTTACATATATCATCATATGTCACACCATAATCAACGCCTAATTTAAGATTAACTTTATTATGTAAATGATATAACCATTTTGTTAATGTATCTTTATTTGACATGACTTTATCATCCAATTTTGTTTCGCCAGATTTAATAAATTCATTATATGATTTTTTACAAAGTATACATGGCAAAATATTACCTACAAGTGTGAAAAATTCTTTATATTGTTTTTTGTCTTCTTCTGTCGGATTTATTGGATATGAAAAAGTTATTGTATGTAATGATGTCCACATTGGAGGACCCCAAATTTTGGTTGACATATTTACAATAATATTATTATTAACTTCACTTGACATACCAATAATTATATATATTGTTTATATTAATTTTTAACAATTGACTATAAATATATTCATAATATATTTATTGTAATATGTATTTAATTAGATTAATGATTTACTGGCTCAGCATTTTCTGGCTCAACATTTTCTTGTTTAACATTTTCTGGTTCAGCATTTTCTGGCTCGTCTTTACGTGATTTTCTTTTATGTTTAACAACTACCAATTTTTTACCATCAGCAGGTTTCGATTTATTAGCATCACGTTTTTGTTTGTTAACGACACATGCTTTTGTCATTTGTTTGTTAATAACACATGCTTTTGGTTGTTGTTTACTTTTAGTTTTTGTATGTTTAATAACATTTAAATCAGCTTTTTCACATACTTCTTTAATTTTATGGCAAGTAGGTTTTTGTGGTTTTCTACATACTTTTTTATGGGAGGATGATGAAGATGTGGATGATGAATGAGATTTTGAGGAAAGATGTTCTTCATCTGATACATGTTCAGTTTTGCATGATTCAGACACTTCACCATCGTCATTACATGGATTACTATCATGTGATGCATTTTCACATGGATTTTCACATGGACTTGGAACTATATCACGATGATCATCTAATGAACATTCTTCATGGTGTGAATTAGTGCTTGGTTTATCACAATTGATATGTGGACAAGTTTCATTACATGACTTTTTTTTATGTTCAGTCACATGCACTACACATTCTTTGTTTTTGCAATTGTTATGAGTTTTTTTACACTCTTGTGATGAAGAATCCTCAATATATTTTTTAATATGTACTTTACATTTCTTATTCTTGCAATCGTCATATGATTTTTTACAACCCATGTTATATTATAGTGTTAGAAAATAATAAAAAAATTTATCATATTAGATTTTATAAATAATTAATTTTTTGGTCCTGGTGTTTCTGTAGAAGAAGATGAATTTATATTTGGATTTTTTAGTCCTGGTTTTTCTGTTGAAGAAGGTGAATTTATAATTGGATTTCCATCATTATCCAAAAATCTGCTAAATAATTTGACAAGTTCTGGATAGTGTGTTTTATTATATTCAACCGATTCCATTGCCATCTTTTTCCTTTCTTCTTTTGATGCTCTTATATGTGCCAATCCATGTTCTGTATCATCTAACATAATTGATAAAAATCCAGTTAATGTTGCATGTATTGTCCACATTTTTGACCATTCATTTTCATGAAAACCAGAATTTGAAAGACATATTTTATCATTAATATTATATCTACCACTTGGAGTTAACATCATATAATCTGGTGGCTTATCTGGATATTCTTTTGGATATAATAATTTACCAATATAATATCCACCTGCATAATCAGAATTTTGTGGTGCCTTAATTAAAAAATACCATGTTAACATGTCTTTATCATCTGGGCATATATCAATGTAATCATGTGGATCTTTTTTTAGTAATTTAATCTCACCAATTAATCTCTTTTTACATTTTAATGGAATGGACATGTAATAATATTGTATAGTATGGTATTACTTATATATTGTTCCTATTTCAATTTTTTTACTGTGATATCTTGTAAATTAAAAATATGCATTCTTGTTTTATACAATTATTAACCTGTTTATCGTCCATTTTTATTTCATTCAATCCATTTACTATATCATAAATAAAATATAAATTGTCTTTAAACAATAATAAATAATAGTTATCATCTTTTTTACATAATGCCGAGTAAAAAATCCAATTGTTATCTGTATCTAATCTTATCTTTTTTTGAATATCTATTTGTATTTTATTATCCCTAATGACATATATATAAATAAATTGTGGAATATTGATAATGTCAATACTATCATTGGTTTGTATATCTATTAACATCCTTTTAATACTAGTATTATTTTTATAATTATCAGTATGTAATATTATTATATTCAATTTATCATCATTTGTTTCAATTTTATCTACATTAAATAGTTCTAATATGTGTGTATAAACATTATATACATTTTCATTGTTTAATCCTAATTTATCACATAATGATTCACATATTAACATATCATTTTTTTGTATCAACAAATTTTTATTTATTATTCTATGTTTTATAAATTCTTGCAAATATATAAATAAATTATTAGATGATTGTTTATTTAAAACTGGTATAGAGGGTTGTTCAGAATGAAACATTGATATTATTATAGGAACTATATTATTTGCCATCTTATTAAATTGTAATAATATTTTAATAATCGTAAATATGACACATGTTATATTTTATTAAAATGTATAGTAATATTCTCATTGCTATTTTTGTATTGGTATTTAACTTTAAATATATCGGGAATGTCGTTCATATTAGTAATATCAACAGATATAAGACTTATCATTTGTGATTTTCTTAAAAATTCTTCTACATATGATTCATATGGCTTCATAGTATCAGCATCCACATAATCACTCATAAAGTACCAATTACTGTGAAAAAATTTACTTAGTTCACATGGATATATTCCATCTTCGTTTATTCTACAGTAAATATCAAGATCGCCCTCACAACGTCCATATAAAATTGCATTTTTAACAAAATCTCCAGATATTATTGCATTTAATAATTGTATTTCACTTTTAAAACTTTGAAAATCATCTCCAAATATTTTTACAAGAGTGCTATTGATAAGATTTGTTGCAACTCGTTTAATGTATTGAATTGTTATTTTTTGATGGTAATGTTTACATGTCAAATTTAAATTGTATAAATCTTTTGGTGGTAAATAATATATGATCACATTATAAAATGGGTCTGAAAATAATACATCATTCATTGATAATAATTATTGTTTAATATTAAATTATAATTATTATAAATATCAATTTTTTATAAATAAACTGATATTATCATTGTTATCTTTATACCAATACCTTGTTTTGAATGCATCACATTTTATTATATTTTCCACGTCTGTATAAATTATTTTAATAATTTGGTTAGATGCAGAATTTTGATCAACATATTTAATTATTCTCAATTCGTATGGATAAAATATATCATTGTCATTATAAATTTGTGTGTAATGATAATTATGTCTCGCCAAAAAGTTACTTATGCTGATGCCATGTTTATATCTATATGCATCACGTTCAAAAATAGTTTTAAATAGAAAATTAGACCTACTATCTTCTTGATATTGGATATAAATATTAATATCCTCTTTACTATTCATCCCTAAAATAGTTTCATTAATATATCCCCCAGAGATGAATGAAGTTGATGCACCTAATAAATTTTTGAATTCTAAAAAGTGGTCAGTAAACAAGTTTTGCAATCTATAATTAATATTATTAATTGCAATTTGTTTTAGATGTTCCATTGTTATTGTGTTTTTGTATTTGGTACATGTTTTTCTTAAATTACATAAATCATTAATTGATAAACTGTAAATAACATTATTGTAGAATGGATCAGAAAATAATACATCGCACATTGGTTAATAATTATGGTTTAATATATAAATCATAATCATTGTAAATATCAATTTTATTTTTAAAAATTAAAATCATTCATATTAAGTAAATTATCAATTAATTCATCCTCATCTACTTTTTGTTCACTTGCATACCCACCAAACATTTCATCGTCGAATTTTAATAAGTTATCAATAAACATATCATCTGTCATACCTCCACCAAACATTTCATCCGCAGTTGCTCCTCCAAACATATCATCATCAAATTTTAACAAATCGTTAATAAACATGTCATCATCCATACTTCCACCATGCATGTTAATGTCATCGTTCATGATATTATCTACATTTAATAATTTATTAATGAAATCATCATTATCATCACTTAAATTACCTCCAGTCATAAAATTTTCAGTTTCATTAAAGTTATAATCATTTAATAAACTATTAATAAATGCCTCATCACTCATTATTATATATATACATAAGCAATTTTTTATTATAATAATATTTTTATATATTTACCAATAAAAATATTTAATTTAAATAACCAATGTTGGAGATGGCACTACTGTCTTTAAATAATCGATATATTGAAATTTATGTTCAAATCTTGATGCCTCAACATTACCTAAAACTAATGCATATTGAACACTTCCAATTCTTATTAATACATAATTATCAATAAATGCGAGTATCCTACCAGATGATGGTACATACCAATCCAAATTCCATGGTTTAATTTCTCCATAAATTGTATTGGTTCCATATACTATATACCAATTATTAATCCTTGTCTTAGTGTAATCTTGTAATATACCGGTGTGTAATGACATATATTATATATATATAAAATAATACAATGTATGGTATAAAAAAATAATTATTGAACTTTGCTCTTTACACCATGTTTATGTAATAAACCTCTGAGCTCTTTGTTGAATAATTTCTTCTCGCCATTATCAACAAAATTTTCAACCACAACAGGATGCTCTTTAAATCTCGCAATCGCTGTTGCTTTATGGGCTTCTTTATCATATTTATCTGAAGCATTTACTTCAGATTTATGGATTGCAGCACCATATTCCAATTTTTTATTGATCCTGTCATATTTGTATTGAATTGTAATAACCCTTTTGGTATTACCCTTCACTTCCCTTACATTAAACAATTGTGTAATCACAGGTTTCATTTCCTTTTTGAGTGTTGGATCCACAACTTTCTTTGAAACAGAAGCTGTGTCTTCAGTTGGTTTTACCGAATTAGTAGTTACAGGCTTAACACTCTTAGTTTGTTTAGCAGTAGAAAGCCGTTTAATTTCAAAAACTTTTGGCTCAGATTTTGGAGATCGAACACCATAAAAATGTAATTGATGTCTGATAGTTTTGTGAAACAAATTAGTATCCAAATCAGAAACAAAATTCTTGACGGTAACAGGCCTTTCTTGAAATCTCTTGGTAGCAGTTTCAACATGACCTTTCTTGTCAAATTTTTCTTTGTTATTTAATGGCCCATTATGAATTGATGCTCCATATTTCAAAGTATTGGTAAGTCTATCAAATTCATACTTGACAGTGACAACTCTTCTCTTGTTGGAAACTTTACTTTCTTCTTTGAAATGAACAACCCTAGTGATTACAGGTTTCATTGGTTTTTTTGTGGGAGTCGAAGGTTGAGTATTCGGTTGATTTTCCATAATGTGTGTATTTACTTTTATGAAGTAGCAATAATGATATTATAATGATATAGACAGCAAAGTGTTCAAATTTCAATTTTATTTGACTAACACCAATAAGTCATACAAAGCCGCCAAAAATAAAATTGAAATCCAAACAGAATAATAAACTGACCATATAAACACTATAAAATATAACATATGAGTGACAACAACACTACACCACAACAAAATGATGATATTGATACCATTACTATAGATGATTTATCCTTGGATACCCACAATGGTTATAAACCACAAAGAAGAATAGATTTGGATGCTTATAAAGAAAAGAGGGCTTATAAAACAACAAATTGTACATATTGTGCAAAAAAGGATATATGTGGAAATGGCATATTTTCCAAGGTGGCAAAAAATAGACCAGCAGATTATACGGAGCCACCAGTTTGGTTTTGTTGTGAATGTTGTAGCAGTATGTACAAACATGAAACTGGTATTATTCAAATGCCTGAAGAACAATTCAAAGAGATATTCCAAAGATGTTATCCCGCAATGTTCAAAAAGAGATATTCAGTTTAAGAAATATATATTATTATTTATTTATCAAAAATAAACAATATAAACATATATATTTACATATTGTATATGTCAGATTATAATTATAAAAAGTTATGTGATATGTGTAACAAAACAGTCCTATACCATTCAAAATTCCCAATTATTAGAAATTATGATTATGGATGTATCTATTACACAGAAGATGGTAATGTATTAGAATTATGTTATCCATGCTTTAAAAATAATTATTTTATCAATATACAAAAAAATTGATATAATTACAATATATTTAATATAGTAATTATTATTAACTAAATTAATGGCAGATATTGATGTGAAAGATTTATTCATCAAAATCGGAGGTAATTTACACATTACACTGACAAATATTGTTAAATGTTTAATAAATAATAAAAATTATAATAATACACCTGTAATTCATATTTATGGCAATGCTAATAACAATAAATTACTTTTTCTGTCAATAATCGAATTAATATATGATCATGATGAATATGCATATTTAAATGAATTATTATTATACAATAATTATGCACATTGGTACAATAATAAAAAAAAGATAGGAATTATAAATGGTTTTAAACCAATGAATATTGATATGGTACAAAATAATGTAATAAATTTGTCACAAAATAATATTTATGTAAATCAAAAAAATATAAATCCTTCAATGAAATTTATTATTCTGTCAAATTATGACCAACAATTATTTTCATCATCATTTAATGGCAATACAACCCATATAAATTTTAATATGGTTGATAATGATAAAGAACAATCAGAATATATATATTCAAAGATACAAGACAATAAACAACAAATATTGGATTTTATAAAAGAATATATCAACTAACTTCTTCGTCAGTATAATATGCTACAACACTTTCTTTATCTTTCTTTATTAATGCTAATTTTATTTGTAAATATGATATATATTTTGGTAATTTACCTTTTAATACTGATAATTGGATATCGTCATCTGACTCATTTATTTTTTTTAATATTACTTGGTAAACTTTGTTATTAAACCCAAATAATTCGAGGTCAATATCATAATCTTTTTTATACAAATTACAAATATGACTCTCAATTGTTGTGGTTGATGTTCCTAACTCTTTTGCAATTTCAGATATATCCTTGCCTTCTTGAACTAATTCAAGTGTTCCTTCAATAGACAATACTTTTTTAACTTTTTTTGTAGTTTTATTTACTTTAAGTTCATTTAAATCTATTGCATCATCATTTTTTAATAAATCTGGCATTTCTTGTGGTATTGGTAATACTAATGTTGTATTTGTTGGATCTTTTGTATAATTTTTTACCCATTCTGAACCTTTTGGACTGACATTTAATAATGTACCTCTAATACCTGGCTTTACTATTTCAGTAATAAATTTATTGTTTACCATTAAAGATATTAATACTTTCCACCATTTATCAGGGTTCATTTTACCTTGTCCATACTCATTAAATTTCTTAAATGTTTCTGGAATTTTTTTTGATGCTGATCCTCTTATAATATCAACTATCATACAGCCACCATATATATTACCTGTCAAATTCATGATTCTAAGTAATATAAATACTTCCTTTGCAAAATCATGGGTTTTGATAACTTGGTCTAGACCACCTTTCATACAATTATCACATGATTTACAGTTTGTGACATCATAATGTTCATCAAAATAATTTAATATATATTTTCTCCTACATTCTGATGAAAATATATAATTTTTCATTATACTTGCCAAATGTAATCTTTGGTTTCTGTATGCTGTATTTGTAATTTGAGAAATGAAATAATTATTAATATTCATATCTGCCAATTCATAAAACATATAACAAAAACTGTCTTTACCATCTCTGCCAGCTCTACCAATTTCTTGATAATATGATTCCATATTTTGTGGAATACCATAATGAATCACTTTTCTTATAGTAATATCAATACCCATACCAAATGCTATAGTTGCAGTTACACAAGAAACCTCATCACATGAAAATTTTTTATGCACATTATCCCTATCAGATGCAGCCATCCCAGCATGATAACTTTCACATACTATACCATTTTTATTTAACAATTTTGATAACTTTTCTGTTGTATCCCTTTTTTGACAATAAATTATGGTTGGTTCTTTCTTTTTAAGAATAGGTAGTAAATCATTCATTATATCTTTTGTTTTTGGTCTGACATTTAAAAACAAATTAGGTCTATCAAATGTTGTTTTAATTATTAATGGATCCTTTAATTTCATAACTTTAATAATATCATTTTGGACAGCTTTTGTGGCGGTAGCTGTTAAGGCCAATATTGGTATTGTTGGTAGCCATTTCTTGATACAACCTAATTCTGCATATGCAGGCCTAAAATCTTGTGACCACGAGGATAACGTATGAGACTCATCTAAATTCACAGATACCAATAAGTCTTTATTGTATAAATCTTTGATAAATTCTTCCTCTTTTATGATAAATTCAGGAGTTACATATACTAATCTGTATTTATTTTGTAAAATATTATTTTTAATTGTATTTTTATTTTTTACTGTACTATTTAAACAACATACCGGTATTTGTAAATCATTCATTTTCATAGCTTGATCATTAGACAAAGATATCAATGGACTAATAACTATTGCAATTTTATTTGAATATACTGCCGGATATTGATAACATAATGATTTACCAGCTCCTGTAAACATAATTATACATATATCCCGTTTTTGTTCTATTACCGCTTTTATTATTTCAAGTTGGTACCCCCTAAATGAATCATATTTAAAATTTTGTTTTAGGATGTCGACATAATCAGACATATACAATAATAATATCTTATTGTAGATATTATGTTCATATATTTATATAATATCAATTTTTTTATAATTCTAATCAAATTCTGATCCATTATTTTTATACCATTCGTATGACTTTTCCATACCATTTATAAAACTCGTATTGCACTTCCATCCTAAATCTTGTAGTCTATCATTCAATATAATTTCTTCATATATTTGATGATCCCTATCGATGCAATAACTTGTATTTGCCTTCTTATCAATAATATTCTCGGATACCTTTATCATGTCCAAAACACTCACGATTTCAGTTGTGGTAATATTAATAATATCATATTTTGGTTCGGTATGTGCAATAGTCATGATACCTGATACAATATCATCAACGTATGTCAAAGTACGTGTTTGTTTCCCCGATCCGTGTATATCTATTGGTAAATCATTATGTATATTATGTAAAAATATTGCTGGAGCCAATTCTTTTCTCATTTCAGGACCGTAAAATGTTGCTAATCTCATGCAACAATGTGGTAAACCAATTTCTAATATATCCTTTTCTGATTCTAATTTGGATAATGCATAAGGCTCGGTTGTCATAGTTGGAGAAGTTTCATCGCTAGGATGTGTATTATTATTTCCATATGCACAACATGTTGATGCAAATAATAATCTCATATTTAATTCTTGACAAGTTTCCAAAATATTTTTGGTACCAACAATATTAATTTGCTCACCGATATTAATATTTTGTTGATAAATATTTAAATTTGACACTGCTGCTAAGTGTATTACTAATACACATTCATTGTTTATAGCAAAAGTTTTAAATTGATCTTTATTACAAATATTGTTTCCATCAATAATATCATAACCAAATACTGTATTTCCCATTTGTTTTAATGCATTACAGACCCTTTTACCTAAAAACCCTTTACTACCAGTAACAATTACGTTCATTATAGTTTATACAATTATAAATTATAATAATTTTGAAACACATAAATAAATATATTGATAGTTTATTATCAAATATCGTCACTGTTGAGGCAATTTAAAAGGGTTTTATGTGCAGGAATTGAATATTAACAAAATCCATATAAATAAACATTCTTAAGGGTCAGTGTATTGATAAAAAAAAATTTATAGGCCAATAAATAAAATAAAATATCCTGGGAAATATTTTTACCCCTCACCTCTCTCTCTATAAGAAAACACTTTTTTACCCCTAAAAACTTAATTTTTTAAGTTTTTCACTTAATTTTTTAAGTTTTTCACTTAAAATTTTAAGTTTTCACTTAATAAATTAAGTTTTTTAAGTGTAAATTATATTCTATTATAAATATATAAATGCAATATAAATGTGATACATGTGAGAAAGTTTTTAAACAAAAGTCAAATTATAATTCCCATATAAATAAAAAAGTTCCATGTGAAAAACCAGAAAAGGATGTATATATAACACTCCACACAAATCCACACAACTCCACACAAACTCCACACAAATCCACACAAATCCACACAAATTTACAAGAAATACCAGAAAAGGACGTATATCTAGAGATACACACAACTCCACACAACTCCACACAAAAACCACACAAATCCACACAGATCCACAAAAATTCTAATAAAAAACCTACTAATAATATTAATAAAACAAACATATCAGAAGACCAAATATTACTTACTAATATAGATAATGCTGATCCAAAACAAAATACAAATATATTTGAATGTCCACATTGTTTAAAGAGTTTATCAAGATCAGATGCTTTGCACAGACATATTACAAAATATTGTAATGTAATTAAAGAAAAAACTAAAGTGGAAACTGAGAATAACAAACTATTACAAGAACTCCTTGAAGAGATGAAAACTATGAGACAAATAACTGAAGAGGTTATGGAAGAAAATAAAGAATTAAAAGAAAAAAATAAAGAGTTAGAAAAAAATGTTAAACCTAAATCACAAAGAATTAAACAGACACAAAATATTATTGCATCTAATAGTAATATCAATAGTAATAATACAATTATCCATAATCACAATACAATAGTTGCTTTTGATACAGAAGATTTTAATTCAGTTATTAATAATGCATTATGTAGTGAATTCTTTAAAAGAGGTAGGAATAGTATGATAGAATTATTAAAGTATACACATTTTAATAAAGATCTACCACAATTTCACAACTGCTATATCAGCAATTCAAGAGAACATCGTGGTTTAATTTATGATGGTGATAGATGGTTGTTGACAAGAATAGATGAAATAATAGATAAGTTAATAGAAAAAAATGATGAATTTTTAGTTGACAAATATGATGAGTTGAAAGATAAATTAGGTCCAATTACAAAAAATCAATTTGAAAGGTATTTAAAACTTAAAAAAAATACCGAAGAGGATAAAATAAATAGGGAGCAATACAAAGATGAAATGAAAAATATTTTATATAATAATGCGGGATTGGTAGTGGAAACAAGAAAAAGGGAGACAGAAAGATTGAAAGAATTAAAACAATGATTTAAATTTGTACCTACGAAATAAATATTAAATAAATAAATTAAAGAGAAAATTTTAATGTTAAATTTTTTCCTTTCTTTTCTTCCAACATTTTGCCATTTTTACTTATAACTTTGTTGTATTTTTCAGTTATGTTTTCAGTTTGTTTTTTACTTTCTTTAGTAATATTTGAAACTTTATTCATGTAAGAATCTATTTCACGTGGATTCATATTAGGTTTATAATTTAAAAATCCCATAGTTAAATTCCCATCTTCAGTGTCAACTTCATTACTTTCATCACTTCCATCAATAAAATCGTCCATGATTGTTGGTGTCATGGTATATTCCAGATTGAATCCGTGTAGTTGAATTTTGAATAAATTTATCTCGTCCTCATCCATAAAAATTGCCTCTGTATATGGCTTTTTTGGTGGTGGTGTAATATTTTCATTTTCTATTAAACCTTCAAAACATAAATTTGCCTCATCAATGTCATCCGTAACGTTAATTACTTCACATTTAATATCATCCAAATCTTCTCTGCATAACACAGTTTTGGTGATTATATAGGACATAACTAAGTAATACTATACTCTATTATGTAGTATATTTTCCAAACACTTGATATTTCATTTTTTTCTTGGTAAGATATATATTTATTCTGTATGTTATGTATATGAATCACGATTGTTTAACTGGATATAATAACAATATATATGACATATACATGAGCAATAATTATTGTAATTTATTTAATAAAAATACAACACATAACATAAATATGTTTTACAAATATAATTTACCCCCAGAAATATTGACATTAATATTTACCAGTTTATCATTAAAATCATTATTATCTTGTGCTTTAACATGTTCAACCTTTATTACATCTGTCAAACAAGTCATAAAATATGGTAACATATATATTGATACTTATAAAGAGTGGAATAAAATATTTTGTGAAAGTAACAGTATTTTACTTAAAATGATCCAAAATAATATGAATATATTAATATTTAATAATACATGTAATTCTGTAAATGATATACAACAAGATAATTCATATATATTACCAAACTTAAAGAAAATTATTATTAATGTAACATTTCCAGACCAAATACATATATTGAAAACTATAAATTATATGAAATATGATATTATAATTAGGACATGTAACAATGTTGATAAATGTTGTTTATGTTTGTCAGAAGAAATTTATAAAGAAATGAGAAAGATAAGTAAAAGATTTGTGTTGTATCATAAAGGTAAAAAATATATATAAAAAACCATATATAATATTATAATATAGTATATGGATGACAGGCAGTTATTGACAGCTCAATATTTGGCCGTACAGTTTGGTGGCGGTAATAAGAAAAAATGGACAACACTTAAACATAATGGCGTGATGTTTCCCCCACCATATGTGCCACATAAAGTTCCTTTGTTATATGAAGGTCAGACTGTGGAGCTAGATCCAGAGAATGAAGAAGTTGCAACATTATATGCAAAATTTACAGATTCAGAATATATTAAGGAAAGCATTTTCAGAAGAAATTTTTGGCATGATTGGAAGAAGATGTTGGGGAAGGATCATGTTATTAAAAGTTTAGATGGATGTGATTTCAGTTTGATATATAAATATTTGTTGAAGGAAAAGGAGAGGAAGAAACTGGAAGGAAAGAGTGTGGGAGTTGAGGATGTGGAGAAGTATAAGTGGGCCGAGGTTGATGGAATTAAACAGCCGGTGGGTAATTTTCGAGTAGAAAGCGCCGGAATATTTTTAGGGCGTGGAAATTCGCCGATACTAGGTAGGGTAAAGAGACGTATTTATCCAGAAGATATTATTATAAACATTGGAAAGGACGAACCAATCCCAGAAATACCTGATTTTTTAAATGGGCATAAATGGAAAAAAATAATTCATGATAATTATGTAGAATGGATCGCATCATGGATAGACCAAATTACAGGCAAGACTAAATATATTTGGCTTGGGTCATCATCATCATTCAAAACTAATAGTGACATCGAGAAATACGACCTTGCTCGTAAATTAAAAAAAAGAATTAAAACAATTAGAGCAAAAAATGAGATAGAGTTAAAAAGTGATGATATGAAAATGAGACAAATAGCAACTGCTTTTTATTTTATAGATCGTTATGCTTTGCGGGTGGGGAACGAGAAGGGAGAAAACGATAAAACGGCCGATACCGTAGGTGTGACATCTTTAAGACGACACCATATTGAGTTGTTAGACGAGGGAAAAGTAAAATTGGATTTTTTAGCAAAAGATTCTATCAGATTTCATAAACTATTAACTGTAGATAATATTATTTATAATAATTTAAAATTATTTATAGAAGGAAAAGATACAGATGACCAATTGTTTGATTTGATTAATTCAGGTGATGTAAATAATTATTTAAAAACATACATGCCAAAATTAACAGCAAAGGTGTTTAGAACATACAACGCATCGTATTTTTTTCAGAAAGAATTGGATAAAGTTTCCTCTAGATATGACAATTATAATGAATCAGACAAAATTAATATACTTTTAGATGAATTTAACAAAGCCAATTTAAAAATTGCGACCATTTGCCATCATAAAAAAAATGTTAACAAATCTAATACGAAACAAATTGATACCATTAATAAACAAATTAAAACTGTTAAAGCAAAATTAAGAAAAGAAAAAAAAGGTAAGAAAAATATAGAAAAAATAGATAAGTTAAAATCTAAATTAAAAAAATTAAAATCAAAAAAAGAAATGAAGATTGAGATGAAAGATTATGCTATGGGGACAAGCAAAACAAATTATATTGATCCTCGTATTACAGTTGCATTTCTTAAAAAACATAATATAGATGTTAATAAAATATTTCCTAAAACATTACAAGATCGCTTTAATTGGGCATTTTCCATTGATGAAACATTCAAGTTTTAATAATCTAAAAATACATTATTAAATTTTCATAATATCATTATATCTTTGTGTTATATTTTTAGTTTCATTATTGGTTAGTTCCATTTGTTTGATAATATTATCCATTGTTATTTCAATTGATTCATTATTATAATTTTTAAAAGTTTTATCTTTATAATTATTAAATATAGTTTTTGCTCTTTTCTTATTTTCTTTAATAATTGATTCACTTGGTAAAATATTATTATATTTTAATTTTGTCATCCAATATACAATATCTGATTCAGACCATATAAAATTTAGCTTATATAATTCATTTGGTAAATGTTCTATTATATATAAATCCCTTTTTCTCGCAGCATCTTCTTTAGTATTTTCTCTACTACAGTGTATATTTTTATCATTAAAACATATTGTAACTTTCCATTTTTCCCTTGATTTATCATATGATACACCTATATATCCAGATTTGTTATTATGTTGTTTACTTTTATTTTGATTATTTTGTTGTGTTGCGACTACTCGTAAATTTTTCCTTGTATTATCACATCTGTTATTATTAATGTGATCAACAACCAATTCGGGACCAGGATTCATTAGAAATGTATGCAGCGTTGTTTTACTTGTTGTATTAACATAAATATACCCTCCAGAACCAATATGACATGTATAATATTTAATTAATTCATAATCTTTTTCGTCAATTAGTATTTCATTTTTTCTTTTTATATTTTCTTTTGTATTTTTAATTAATAACTTTACAGTACCATCATCATATTTCTCACATAATGTTTTTATAACACTTATCGGATTATAATTTGGGTGTTCTAAAGGAAAATTCAATATTTTATTTGGAATATTATTATTTACCACATATTTATCATATTCTTTAGCCCCTTCTAATTCTGAATTAGAAATACATATTTGAATTCTACCATTAGAGGTTCCTACTCTAACTTTAAACAACTTATTTCCATATTTATTTACACCAATATATTTATTTTTAAATCTCTTTTTTTGATATGGGATATATTCAGTATTTAAATATTTTTCTCTATCATCTGGAAAATTTAAACTGCTAAATTTCATATTATTATGAACTATATGCATATCGACTGCAATCGCTGCGGTAATCGCCGTTTCGAAATTACCAATATATATGTGTTCGTCGTTATATGTTATACAAGCCCTAAATTTTTTATTGGATTTATCATAAAATACATTTTTATATTCGTTTAGACTTTTATCATTTTTAGACCTATTTTTCGCATTTTCATTACGAGTAATAATTCTTAAATTTTTTTTAGTGTTATCTAATTTTTCGCGATTTATATGATCAACAACCATAAGCTTAGGGGGTTTCATTAAAAATGTATGCATACTTATCGTTTTTTTATTAACATAGCCTTTTGCATAACCAGTTGTTGTATGGTGCCACTTATACTTCACCAATTCATCATACTTATCCGCATCCACCAACGCAAAACCGCCTTTCTTCCCACCCAAATAAATTTTCTTAACTTTTTCATCTTCTACCAAACCCTCACCCACCATACATTACTAAACTCCTTTATTCTTTATATAACTTCCACAAATAAAATTGAAATCACAACACCTTACAACTCTCCCTATAAAATACCAATCCATAACATACAATATGTTAACAGTCACCAACTTGTCCAACATTTTCTCCAACATTGTGAACCCATCACTCTCATATGTGTCAATGGGTGTTGTCATTATTGGCTCTCTATATGGTCTCAAAAAGGTTTACAACATTAAATCAACCATCAAACAAAGACAAATGACAAACAACAACATCATTCCTATTATCCATTCAACCTCCAATATGTCTCTCAGTGATAAACATATTACTATCAATACACATATGAAGTTCTTAAAAGCATATGAAACAATGGATAAAGATAAGGATATTCATCTCATTTTGCATACCGTAGGTGGTTCATTGTCCAGTTCAGAGGCGATTATTAACTGTATTTTACAACATAAACTAAGTGGTCATAAAGGTGAATTCATAGCATACATCCCATACTATTCATATAGTGGTGGATGTTTTATTGCACTTGCATGTAGTAAAATAGTAATGGCTACAAATGCAATTTTAGGTCCATGTGATGCATTACAAAGTGTGACAAATTCCTTCCATTCTATTGCATCTATCATTGATGCGGTAGAATACAAAAAAGGAATGAAAGAAAAGATTGACGAGTCATGGCTAGCAAATGCATATGATTCTAATTTGTGTAAAGAACGACAATTGAAATCTGTTAAAAAATTTATTGAAGTGGGATTATATGATGAAAAAACAGGTATGAATATTTATAGTGAGTTTTTTAGTGGGAACAAATGTCATGATCAGATCTTTTCTGTACAAGAAGCATTACAATTGGGACTTAATGTTGAAATAGTTAATGAAATGCCAAATAATGTAAAACATATTGTTGACTATTTAGTTGATTAATTTTTTTATAAAAAAATTGAATTCTAAACCATTTGATTACCTTTTAAGATATACTATAAAATGCCCCATAATGGAATCATTTATTATTACCCCAAATCCATTGAAAAATTTAAAACAAAAAGAAGTAAAATATGAAAATATAATCCCGATTATTCATTCAAGTAAAAATCCAAATTGTGGTGATTGTATTCAAATGACTACATATATGCAATTTTTAAAAGCATATGAATGTATGGACAAAGATTCAGATATTAGTATTGTTGTACATACATTTGGAGGTCCATTAACATATACTGAAGCAATATGTAATATTATTTTAAATCACAAAAAAAGTAACTATAAAGGTAAATTCATTTGTTACATTCCACATTATGCTTATTCTGCAGGTGTTACTATTGCAATGACTTGTGATCGTATTATAATGTGTACAAATTCTATCCTGACTCCATGTGATGCACAGAGATCAATATCAGGTGTAACCCACAGTGCTAACTCTATAGTATCTACTGTAGAATATAAATTAGAGCATAAAGAAATAGTATCTGAACTATGGTTGTCAGAATACCACCATACTAAAAAAATGATACAAAGAGACAAGGCATTCATAGATAAATTGGTTCAACATGGTATTTATACACAAAAAGTTGGAGAAAAAATCTATGAAGTTTTCTTTAGTAGCATCAAATATTGTCATGATCAAGTATTTTCTGCACAAGAAGCATCAGAATTTGGATTAAACGTTGAAATCGTTGATGATATGCCTGATAAAATAAAATATTTTGTTAAATATTTAGACGACTAAAACATTATTTTTTTATTTTTTTATTTTCCTATTTTTCTTTTCATTTCTTATTTTATCAATCCTCATTTTTTCTATTTCTTTTTCCTCAACAGTAATATCCATCCTGGTCTTAATTTGCCTAAACAATATTGAATATTCATTTAACTTTACACCCTTACTCAAATTATTCCAACTTAAATCACAAATATTATCACGCATCTTAATATTTATGAATCCAAATAATTTATCGATAGTTTTTGGCATAAATGGATATATAAAATGACCCAATATATAAATCGCTTCTAATACAGTTCTCAATGTAACTTCATAATCATTACCTTGTTTCCATGGTTCTGCTTCTGAAATGAATTTATTTACAATATCCAAATGAAAAAATATCATACCGATCATGTCTTTTATTTTAAATAATTCAAGTTTACTTTTCATTTCTAATTTTAGTGTATCTAATGAAAATAATTCAATAGCATCTACATTAGGAATTACACCATCATTTAATTTTGTGATTAATACCAAACACCTATTTACCAAATTACTGAATTTAGCTACCAACTGGTGATCAAAAAATTTTATCATATCATCATTAGATATATTAAGATCATTACCAATATTAGTTGCTTGGGCAAAATAAATTCTAATAATATCTTCATCATTGTCAAATTTTTTTATGAGATCAAAAGGATCAATAATATTACCAAGCGACTTTGACATTTTTTCCCCTTTTGCATCATTTACAAAACCATGAGATAATATACATTTAGGTAATTCTAATTTTGCAGACATTAACATTGCTGGCCAAATTATTGCATGAAACCAACAGATATCTTTTCCAATCAAATGAACAGCAGCGGGCCATAAATTATTTTGGTTTGGATAATCAATTGCTGACAAATAATTTATCAATGCATCAAACCAAACATACATGACATGTTCATCGTCAATTTCAATACCCCAATCCATTACTGATTTTTTCCTGCTGATTGACAAATCAACTAATTTATCATTTGTTAGTCTCGTCAAAATTTCATTCCTCTGCTCCGGTGGTGATATAAAATTTGGATTATTAGTAATATGATCAACAAGTTTATCCTGATACATACTTAACCTAAAAAGGTAACACGCTTCCGAATGTTTCACTAATGGTTTCCCAGTTTGCAAGTTAACATAATTACATTTTAATGCATCTGTGTTACTTACAAATTGTTCTTCTTTAACATCATACCACCCAGTATATTCTGACAAATAAATGTCACCATTTTCTACTACTTTGTTCCAAACTAATTTGGCAACATCTTTATGATTTTGATCAGTTGTTCTGATGAATTTATCTAAATTAATATTTAGCATCTTATTTAAATCTTGAAATTTTGTAACATTTTTATCGCATAATTCCATCGGGCTCATATTTAATGCCTTAGCAGTTTCACTAATTTTACTGCCATGACAATCTGCACCACTTGAAAAAAATACATTTTTATTGTATAATTTATTGAATCTTGCTAAAATGTCTGCACAAATTATTTCATATGCATGGCCACAATGAGGGTCGCCATTCATATATGCAATTGCAGTTGTTAAATAGAAATTGTCCATAGTAATATTATTAACATTAGTATTTACTTAAGATAAGTATAGTGATAAAATATCAATTTTTTATAAATAAATTAATTATGTACTATAATATATATATGCCTCCTAAAGAAATAATAATAATTATCATTATTTGTGTATGTATATGTGTCGCATTATTAACTTCTTCATCTGTTGGTGGTTATTATTATTATACACAAAATATGACTACTATAAGTTCTAGTCCAACTCCAACACCAACACCAACACCAACTCCAACTCCGGCACCAACTCCACCTGTAGTTCCAATTCAAAGTCCAATTCTAACTCCAGTTCCAAGTCCAGCTCCAGTCCCAGCTCCAATTGCAAGTCCAGTTCCAGCCCCAGTGCCAATTACAACACCAACACCTACAATTGTTCCTTCACCATTACCAACACCAATTCCATCAACAACTACCCAATGGTGTTCAGGTGGTATTTATTGTGATGGAACTCCAATACCATCTACAGAAGCCCCAGTAGGAGCTGTAGTATGTGGTAGTTCAAGCAAACAATATAAATGTAATTTAGTAAATGGAAGTCCACAATGGAACCTTACTGGAGAGTTATGCACTGCAAATATGGTTCATTCATGTCCAGTTACAAGTACAACACCAACACCAATCCCGTCAACAACTACCCAATGGTGTTCAGGTGGTATTTATTGCGATGGAACTCCAATACCATCTACAGAAGCCCCAGTAGGAGCTGTAGTATGCGGTGGTTCAAGCAAACAATATAAATGTAATTTAGTAAATGGAAGTCCACAATGGAACCTTACTGGAGAATTATGTGCTGCAAATATGGTTCATTCATGTCCAGTTGTAACGGTTCCTTCAAATGTAACATATCTTGGTTGTTATAAAGATGCCACAACCAGAGCATTACCAACTCAAACTCTTGCTCAAACTTTAACACAATGTGCTAATGTTGCAAAACAAACTGGATCAAAATATTTTGGTTTACAAAATGGGAATGCAGCAGCCGGGATAGGAGAATGTTGGTATGGTAATTCAGCAACAACATTAGCAGGTGCCCAACAATATGGAGTTGCTACATCCTGTTCTAAAATGAACACAACACCAGATAGTTATATGGGGTCTGCATGGTCAAACGCCTTATACCAAGTTAATTAAATACAATTAATATATTTATTAAAAATAATTTTTCTAATAAATTAAAGTAATGCATATTTTCCGACCTTATTGATTGTAACATTTGTTGTTGTACTATTATAAAAATAACCAGCGTTTACTACAACTTTGGTTTCTTTTTCATAAAGTTCATACATATGGTCACTCAATTTAATAATAAACGGTCCATTTTCATATGTGGTATCATTCTTAATTTGCTCAACAGTTTTGTTATCATTTAACATTGCCAAAATTAAATCTTTGTTACATGATTCACGTTTTGAGGATAAATGATTCATAACTGCATTTACAAAATTTACATTGTAATACACACATTTATCTGATAACATATTCTGATTATAATCATCGAAAACAAACTTTGTAAATGTTTTTGATTCGGTGACACAATCTCCACCATTTGCGGATGCTTTCTCAAATATTTCAGTTAATTGTTTAACATTAATTTTATCATATTGTGTTTCTGGTTCTGATTCTGGTTTTGGCTCTGGTCCTTTTTCTACTTTTTCTTCTTGGTTTTGCTTTTGGGTATTATTATCTTGTGGCGATCCATTAGGGAATAGTAATTTAATGTATTTGTCAGAGTCAAAAACATCTGAACTTGTGCTTTTTAATTCAATCAATTTATTATACATAGTTTCGTTGAATCTGGACCATTCTGGTTTATCAAGAATTGTTTTATTTTCTACGATATAGTCGAATATTTTAGTAACAATTTTTGCTTTATTAGCCTTGCCAGATGTGCGTTCATTTTGATCGAGAAGTTCCTTAACTGTTCTACTAAATTCTCCTTCCATAATGTATATTATATATTATAATGTAATAAGTATCATAATGTTTAAATATCAATTTTTTTATAAAGAAATCAAACAATACTTACCAAGTTTATTGATTACAATAGTTGATGATGTTGAATTATAAAGATACCCTTCATTATGTGTAACATTTGTATGTTTTTCATATAACTCATACATATATTCACTTAATTTGATAAGGAATACACCGTCGGTATATGTACAATCTTTTCTAACTTGTTCAACAGTTTTGTCTGATTTTACCATATTTGCAATTGTAACCAAATCACATATCTCATATTTTGTGGAAATATTTGTAATAATCGCATCAATGAAAGTCATATTTGTATATTCAGCTTTATCTGTTATTTTATTAATTTTGTAATCATCAAATATTAATTGTACAGGTTTAAAAAATTGAGGATTTCCAATATAATTGTCAATTATAAATGGTGTATTAAAATATTCTTGTAAACCAATTGATGCTTGTAATAAATTTGTAGACTCTTGTAATCTATGTTGATTGGAAATATTTAAATTAAATTCTGGATATAACACATTAATATATTTATCAACATTAAATGAACAGCAATCATTTGCCCTGAATTCTAATAATTTTTTTAGTAATGTATGATTTAATATAATATGTCGCGGATCGTTTATTATATGTTTGTTTTTAACAATATATTCCAATAATTTAATTGTCCATTTTAATTTATGGTCTTTATCTGTAACATTTTTTTGTTTTAATGCAAGTCCCTTTACAACATTATAAAATTCTTTTTCGGTTGAAGTCATTAATGCTATTATATTTTAATATCACAATATAATATTTAAATATCAATTTTATTTTAATTAGTACATTTTTTAATAAATAAATTACATTTCAATATATCCTCAACTCCTGTCTCTCTTTAATTCGTTTCTTTCTTCCACCTGTTTTAAGGTATTATTTTTTGGACTCTTATTTTTCCTCAATTCTTTTATTTTTTCCTCCAAAACTTTCTTTCTTTCTTCCAAAACCTTTCTCCTTTCTTCCAAATCTTTTTTTATTCTTAGATTTTCATTATCATCAAAGATTTTGTCAGTTTCAAATGTATCCTTAATCCATAAATCAACAAGTGAAATTTGAACATCAACTTTCTTTTTGATCGGTGATTTTTGACCAGATGATGATGTAAGCACAAACTTATTGGGTTGTGGTTTTGGGGGAGAACCTGGAAATAGTTTTCTATTAACTGGTAAACTTGTATCATACTTGATTGCAAATACCTCATCATCTAAATTAAATGGGATTGACTCCATACAAATTAAATTAGTACTAAATACTTGCAATTTAGGTTTCTTATTCTGAACATCCATATTTTGTTGTTATATCAGAAGGCACTTTATCATAGTTTATTAATGAGGTCTTCAATAAGTTTGCATTTCAATTTTATTTTAGGGCGTTTATATAAACAAAAATTATAATTATATATGCTTCTTTTTTTTGTGTTTTTGCTTTCTGTCTTTGTTTAATTTTTTACTTTCAATATATGCTTGACGATAAAGGTATAATATATCTATCGCATCTTCATCTTCTATCATTAGGGATATTCTATCCATCGGATGGATTTTGGCATACAGTTGAAGTGGATTTTGTTTTTTGGTCAAAAATTTGTTTGTTCTGGATTCTGTAACTCGGGATGACATGTTGCGAAGGGCACTATAATATTGTTTATTGATGGGTTCAATAATAAGTTCGAAATTCAATTTTATTTCCATTTTATAATATTACATTGTTTTTACTAATAAACAAATAATTAGAAGTGTTTCGCTTTTTTATATATAAAGTTAAAATCAAGTTTCTCGATTTCACTCCTCAGTCTTTTCTTATCAATTTCAATCTCGGATGATAACTTTTCATACGCGATTTCATTAATTAGAATTTCATCTTGTAATTTTCCCATTTTCTCCTGGCATTTTTTAATTTTGTTTCTTTTTTCCTTATTTTCTTTATCGGTTCTGATTCTTGCATTTTTTATATCTCTGTCTCTTTTGGAAATCGAATTTTGATGTATACCCCTTTTGGTTTCATAGAGGGTTCTTTCTAACTTCTTATTCCCCCAAAATTCTAATGATTTTTTGTCCGCAGTATGTAACCTGGGGTTGTCATTGATTTTCTCAGGACTTAAATTCAATAAAAATGAACAATGGTTGAATTCAGTAGTAATTTTGATAGTATCCTCCATTTGTTGGGCAATTATAATGATTACTAATGTGTTCAACAATGAGTTCAAAATTCAATTTTATTTGGTATCATAAAATAAAAATTATTAATCAAACTTTTGTTTCTTTCTTTGAGGATTGCCATCATTATCGAACATTTTTTTCTGATTATTATCTCCGAATTTAATTTTCAAATTTAACGCCCTTTTTTGAATATTTTTTCGTTTTTCGTTTCGTTGAGCTATAATTGTTTTTATTCTTTTGATTTCTGCAATTTTTGACCATTTTTCATGTTCTTTAGCGAAATCTTTTAAGAACCACATGAAACTAGTAGAATCATTATCAATCAATTCAAATAACTTGTCCATGAAAGGTAATGTAGATTGATCGTTGGTATGTCCGAGTTCCATGTTTAAAACATTAATAATTATACATATTATTTATTGATTTAGGATGTTTTGAATTCAATTTTATTTCGTATCAAGTTTAGGTTTTTTGATACTTTCACTTAGTATTTCGTCACCATCGCGCAACCTTTTACGTTTATTTTCTAAATCTGTTATTTTCTTTAATTTTTTATCCTTCTTAGATTCTAATGTTTCAACCTCTAAATATAGAATTTTAATTTTATTGTCGAGTATTTTAACTTCTAAATTTAAAATTCTAAATTTATTATCAGATTTTATTTCATCATTTGTTTCAGATGGTAAATTATTTGAAATATTTTGTGGTGTATCATCTGTTTTAAATGGTAAATTATCTGAAATATTTTGTGGTTTAACATTTACTGGAGATGTTGGTGAATGCACAGATTGGTTAAAACTAAAAGGAGAGAATACACTTTCATATTTAGGTAATGTGGAAAAACTAAATATTGGTGAATGTATGGGTTGTTGTACATTTGTACCAAATGGAGAAAAACCAAAAGTTGTTGTTTTTTGCTTAACATCATTAACTTTATGTAATCGTGCCATATTTTAAGTATGATTATAATGTAATATTCATATCAAATAAACAATTCAAAATTCAATTTTTTATTCACCTTTCTTCTGTCCTTTTCCTCCTTTACCCATCTTAGGTGGCCCATTAATAAAAGGAATTACATTAGCATCTTCCAAATCGCCAACAAATGGTTCCATAAATGGTTTCAGTACATCAGGTATTATTATACCTTTTTCAGTTTGGTAATTTTCCAAAATACAACATAACGTTCTTTCTGATGCTGTCAATGTTGAATTTAGCATGTGCACATGATTACCACCATTCAGTTTAATGTTTAATCTTTTGGATTGATAATCTGTACAGTTTGAACATGATACAAGTTCCCGGTATAATCCTAATGTTGGAAACCATGCTTCTAAATCATATTTTCTCGCTGCTGCATTATTTAATTCACCAGATACGATATCTATAACTTGGTATGCTAAATTTAATGATTTGTAAAATTCTTCTGACACTGACATCATTTCATTTTGCATATCCCATGATTTTTCAGGATCACAAATTACAAATTGTTCAATCTTTTCAAATTGATGTATTCTAAAAATTCCCCATGCATCTCTTCCATGACTACCTGCTTCCTTTCTAAAATTTGTTGAATATCCACAATATTTCAATGGTAATTGTTTTTTGGAAAATGATTTGTTCATGTTTAAAGCACATAATGGTTGTTCACTTGTAGCAATCAAATACATAGGTTCATCCTCTTTGTCACCAGTGACTTTATATAATGCTTCATCGAATTCAGCAAGTGCGGCTACCTTTTTCATAATAGTTTGTTTCATGAAAAATGGTGTTTGCACTGGTGTATATTTTCTTTGGGCAAGAAATTGTATAGCATACTGAATAATAGCATTATTTAACAACATACCAAAACCAGTCAAATAATATCCCCTATGTCCTGCAACTTCTGCACCCATCTCAGATTCATATCCACCAATCATATGTAACAATTCATGATGGTGTTTAAAAGTTGGTGATCTTTGCACTGGATTACCCCATGTTCTCAAAATATTATTATTATTTTCATCCATTGATACTGGCACTGAAGGGTGAACCAAGTTACCGATAGAATTAAATGCCTCGTCCCTCTCATGCAATACTTTTTGAACTTTCAATTCAACTTGTAAAATATTTTCTTTTAATTCTTTACCTTTTTGTATTAGTGTTAATTTTTTATCAGTATCTTGTTCTGATTTACATAATTTTGATATTTTATTTAATTCACCATTTAACAAATCTAATTCATATCTTACAGTTCTCCAATTATCATCCAATTGTGTTACTTTGTCTAAAATGGATAATGATTTGCCCCTTCTTTTTTGGGATTCTTTAATATTATGCAAATTAAGGTTACCCTTTTTGAAACAGGAAATGTCTAATGTTGTAGGATTGTATGTTAATTGGTCCATTGTTTGTATAATATGTATATAATATAGTATAATGTCAATATACTGTTTCCTTTTCATTTTTTATTGACTAATAAAAATGAATTCTTAATAATATGTTAATATTACATAAAATATAAGATAAACTATATAAATATGGCACAAGGAACTGAAGTATATGATCTCATTGTTATTGGTGGTGGATCTGCCGGTCTGACATGTGCAAATGAAGCAATTAAATATAACAAAAAAGTTGCTGTATTTAATTATGTTGCACCAACACCACAAGGAACTGTTTGGGGACTTGGTGGTACATGTTTAAATGTTGGTTGTATACCAAAAAAATTATTCAAATATGCTGGCCATATTGGAAATGTTTTAAAGGATGAAACAAATCATTTTGGATGGCAAACTAATGAATTAAAACATAATTGGACAGAATTAAAAAATAATGTACAAAATTATATTAAATCTCAAAATTATAAAAATGTGTCTGCATTGAATGAAGCTGAAATTGATTATTTTAATTATTTTGTAAAATTTGTTGACAAAAACACTATTGAAATCATAAATGAAGATGGTAAAACACAACAATTTAAATCAAAAATATTTATCATTGCTACAGGATGCAGACCAACAATACCAAATATTGAAGGAAAAGAATATGGAATTACAAGTGATGATTTATTCTCATTGAATAATAATCCTGGTGATACCTTAGTTATGGGAGGCTCGTATATTGCACTAGAATGTGCAACAATGTTACAAGCTTTAATGTGTCCTGTAACTATTATGGTAAGAAGTGTATTTTTAAGAAAATTTGACCAGGATATGGTAAAAATATTAATGGAAAAATTAGATTTGAATACAATGAAAAATACTGACATGGTAAAAATAGAATTATTAGATAACAATAAAAAAAGAGTTTGGTATGATAATAAAGAAGATAAAGATACATATATTGATGTTGACACTGTTCTATTTGCTATTGGTAGAGAAGCAAATATTAGGGGTATGAACTTAGATGGTATCGGTGTTAAAATGAACAATAAAATTTTTGTCAATAATGATAACCAAACAAGTGTTAGTAATATTTATGCTGTTGGTGATGTTTGTAATGATTTTGAATTAAATACAATTGCTGTCCAAAGTGGTAGATTATTAATACAAAGATTATATGGCAATAGCACTAAATATTTAAATTATAATAATGTTCCTTCTGTTGTATTTACTTTACCAGTTGAATATGCATTTGTCGGTATTAGTGAGAATGAAGCGAAAGGAGATATTGAAGTTTACCATGAATATGTTGATCCAATTGAATTAGCATCTATGGGGGCAAGTAATACAGGTTATGTTAAAATAATTTGTGAAAAACATAGTGGAAAAGTATTGGGAATACATATCATTAGCAATGTAGCAAGTGAAATAATCCAAGGATATTGTTTAGCATTGAATAATGGATTAACAATAGATGATATTAATAATACTATTGGTATACATCCAACTGTTGCTGAAACTATTGTTGGTTTACATATTACCAAATCATCGGGATTGAGCCCTGAAAAGGAAAGTTGCTGACAATAGTAATTTTTGGTATTGTATTTTAATTTGATACTTTTATATTTTGTGATTATTGTTGTAATTATGATAATATAATGTAATGACGTCTAAATTTTAAAGTTATCCAATTTAGACCGAAAATGTATTAGGTTAAAATATTTTTGGTTATAATTATTATGGAGTTTTCATAATAAATATATTTATTTATAATGTACCTTTTTAATAACAACATTTAATATAAACAAAGGCGATGTACAACCCTAAAATAACATTAATTCTAAATATTTAGAGGATTGATATAGGGTTGTACATCGCCTCGGTCTTTATAACAACTAATGTTTCTATAATAAATGTATTTTATCATAAAAAAATTAGAAACAGTTAACAACTCTCATAACCTCCATGGGTATTCTATTTTGAACGTGGCATGGTATAAATATTTTTATAACTGTTTTATCATTCATTGTTATTTCCATTTCATTATCCTTAATCGTAAGGCAACTCATTTGATCTATTAAATTTGATACATCTTCATCTTTTGCATTGAGTGACATATTTTTGAATAAATGTTGAACAGCATTTACTTCTGCATCATCAGTTTCTTTATTAATATTATTTAAAGTCATTTTAGACATTAACTTGGTTAAGTTGTCCATATGGTTGCCTTTTTTGGAAAGGATTGATAGTATATATTATTTATTAAGCTAAAATAATTCATAATTCAATTTTTTTGGTAAGATTAAAAAATTGAATTTTGAATATATTGAATTTGGACATGTATTTATAGTAATATTATATATGGATAATCAACAAAATACTGAAATCAAAGAGGAACAAAATGTTGTTGAACAATGGATAAATTCATTGAGTGATCGCCCACAACAAATTGGTCAAGGACTTAGGTTAGGAACTATGGAAAGAGATATTGGCTACTATACCATTGGAACTAGTAATATAGCAGCAGGAATGCACGGACTTACTGGTCCCACTGGTATGACAGGATCTAGGGGTGCAACTGGTCCAATTGGTTATATAGGTACACCTACACAAAAACCGCCACCAAAAAAACCAGAACCACTAAAACCTTTAAATAAGATTCCTGAAGATAAAAAACATACACCTGATGTATTACTTGCAAATCTTTATGAATCATTTGACCTAACCAATCCTGTCCATATACATTTTAAAACTTTATGCGATTCACTTAGTATTTCAAATCCATTAAATGAAAATATTAAGGTTATTGTTTTGAATCATTGCACTATGTTTGATTTACCAATAATCTTAATATATATGAAAATAGTATGCAATATTTATGATTCTAAATTAACTGATTTTGAAATTCAATTTTCAGATGGCCAGGTTTTCAAATGTTTAAAATCTATTATTAAAACAATACCTTATTTTGACATGATGCTAAATGATATACAAAATGATGGAAGTTTGTTATTAACATCAGATTCTAATATAGTAATACCTTTACTTAAAATTGTATATGGTAAATACAATGATGTAATTAATTACGAAAATTATGTAGAATTATTTGAAACAATGGACAAATATTTAATGAAAGAATATTTCCATATCATGTTAGACTCTGGAAAGGAATATATACAGTATATGACTAAGAAATGGGTATCTGACAAAAGTTTTGATAAAATAAAATTACTGTATAGAATATTGAAAAATATTGTTGATGAAAAATTTATCACGGATAATGAGTTTTCATTCGGTGATAGTGACAAACTTAAAAAAGATGCAAATATAATTATCAAAAAAATGTTTGATGTTAGTATGGGGGAACATATGACAATTTTTGAAGATTGGATTACATTATTTAGTGATACTCAAAAATTAAGATCAATAAATGATTCAAAACAATATGAATTGTTAAATGTTGCAAATATTGATCCTAAACTTGTAGTAATATTCTTGTCAAAACTAGATTTTATTAATGATGATTATCAAGAAATATTTATACATACAAATGATGGTTATCATAATGAGAAAATAAAATATGATCCACATAATTGTAGATTTGTGGATACATACAATTCTGAAATTATTATTAGTAGCTATTTTCCAGTATTTAAATATATCAAACTTACAAGAATACCTCTCAATATTACTGAAATAGTTGACAACTTAATTTCAATTAGATATCCAGAAATGAATGATATAAATATTACATGTAATATGAACTTACTATTAAAACAAATGTCTTCAAATTCGAATTCAGATCCAGATTTGGATTTAGAAGACATTTATGTTGTTAAAGAAATATATAAATGTTCTAATAATAAAGTTAAAAATGTAAATGAGGTCTTAAGGATTCCATCCCAATTTGGAAATAATATTAAATACAAATTGTTATTAGATAAATCATATACAGGCCAGAAAGGTGTACTTGGTTTTAGAGTTGACCATAAAGAATTTAATGTTCAAATTGATTAATTTATTTATTTACTTTGTCCATATGATTTCATAAAAATTGGACTAACAATATCTTTTAACTCTTTTAATTTTTCTTTAAAATCATCTGCACTACCATTGTTATTATTTTCAATCCACATTAATATTTCATTCGTGATATCATTAACAACTTTACAATCTTCCTCAGAAACCTTACTCTTAAATTCCTCTGTATTTAGGATATTTCTTGAATTATAAACATAATTTTCTAAATCTGTTAATGCTGTAATTCTTTCTTTAAACAATTTATCATCTTCTGCAAATTTTTCTGCGTCTGCTATCATTTTCATCAACTCATCAGAGTTAAATTTATTTTTATCATTATTAATAACCATCTTCTCAACCTTATTTACAGATTCGTCATGAGCACTGACACTTAAAATACCATTTGCATCAATTTCAAATTTGACATTAATTTTTGGCATACCTCTTGGTTTTGGTGCTATACCTGTCAACTCAAAAGTTCCCAACAAATTATTGTAACATGTTCTATCCCTTTCACCTTCAAAAATTTTAATAAATGTTGATGGTTGGTTGTCTGAATATGTTGAAAATATTTGACTTTTTGAACATGGAATTGTTGATCCCCTTTCAATAATCTTTACCATCACACCACCAGAAGTTTCAATACCCAATGACAATGGCACAATATCAACCAATACTAATCCATTCAATTTTTCATTATCAACTTTACCTAACACGGCTCCTTGAACTGCTGCACCATATGCTACTGCTTCATCTGGGTTAATTGATATTTTTGGATCTTTACCAAAATAATTTTTTAATATTTCTCTGATCTTTGGGATTCTTGTGGACCCACCGATTAATACAATATCACTTATGTCATCTTTTTCCATTTGGGCATTTTTAAGGACTTGTTGGACAAGTTCTAAACATTTATTAAACCTACTTTCACATAACATTTCAAATTTTGTTCTTGTTAAATTAATACAAAAATCAATGCCATCATATAATGAATCAATTTCAATTGTTGTGGTATTTGTTGATGATAAATTCTTCTTTGCTGTTTCACATGCAGATTTCAATTTACTAAGAACTTTTTTATTAGTGACTAATTCTTCGGTATTAATATTTGGATTTTTTGTTTTGAATTCCTTCAAACAATGTAACACCAAATTGTTATCAAAATCTTCACCACCTAAATGTGTATCACCTAAAGTTGCCTTTACTTCAAACAAACCATTATCTAATCTTAAAATGGATAAATCAAATGTCCCACCTCCTAAATCGAAAACCAAAATATTTTTATCATTACTATCATTACAATTGTCCAACCCATACGCAATTGCTGCAGCAGTTGGTTCATTAATAATTCTGACGATATCTAATCCTGCAATAGTACCGGCGTCTTGTGTTGCTCTCCTTTGGGCGTCATTAAAATATGCTGGCACAGTAACAACAGCTTTTGTAACTGCATGTCCCAAGTGAGCTTCTGCGATACCTTTCATATATGATAAAATAAAAGCACTTATTTCTTCTGGATAGAATTCTTTTGGCTCATCTTTGTATGTTACACATATTTGTGGTTTATTATTGGTTTCATTACATTTAACTTTGAATGGAAAATGTTTAAGGTCGTTTTGCAACTGGGAATCATTAAAATACTTACCAATCAATCTTTTAGAATCATAAACTGTATTGGATGCATTTGATGATAATTTACTTTTTGCAGGTTGCCCTACTAATTTTTCGTCAGTGAATGATACCCATGATGGAGTAGTATTAGATCCAAGTTCATTTGGAATTATTATAATTTTATTTTGTGTATTATCCCATACAGCGGCGCATGAATATGTAGTTCCCAAATCAATGCCAATTATAGTGTTTTCCATTATGAATTATAGTATTATAAATTTTGTAAATGTTTTGACACAATGATGATAATAAATTAACGTTGTATGTATTCAAATACTAATCACATTCTTATGGGTTGATCTATCAGTTATCTTATAACCAGGATTCAACTCATTGAACTTCATAGAGTTACTCAACAAATTTGTAACTTTTAATTTTTCCTCATAGAAAGCAACAATTGTATTAAGACCTTCCAATACAGTTTTATCCCTTAAAACAATAGTTGGTAAAATCGTGATATCACCTGGAAAACATCTCTCGACGATAGTATCAGGTCTTAAATCATGTCCGATATAATACACGTATCTGGTAACTACTTGTAATTGGTCACATCCAGTTGTTCCATGTACTTTATATAAAATATGTGGTTTCATTATATTTTTATAGTACATGAATAAAATTGAAATTTGGACCCATTAAAAAGATATAAAAATAAATTCTTTTACTACTCTATAACAGTATGGAAACTCAAGAACAAACGCTACAAAAGCTTACAAATGCAAGAAGTGCCATTTCTGGTACCACTTTAGTCACCCTTTACATTGAAGCATCAAAATCAATGTGAATCGCGGCAGACCATATTAAACAGGAAATGAAAACAGCTTCTAACATTAAGGACAAAAATGTCGGAAAAGCCGTTGTTAATTCCCTGAAAATGATTCAACATAAGTTAAAGATGTTGAAAAATATACCTGAAAATGGTATTGTATTGTGCTCTGGTGATTATAAATTATCAGAGACCAACAACTCTGGCAAATCAGAATCATATGTTTAGCGAATGTCATGTATTTGAACCGCCAAATAAGGTTAATAAATTTTACTACAAATGTGACAAAGTATTCCATTTGGAGGATTTATTAAAATTGTATGTTGAACATGATACTTACGCTATAGTTTTAATATCTGGCAAGAGAACTGATATATATTCCTACAGTCAGAATAGTACCAAATTTATTAAATCTATCAAAGTTGAATTACCAAATCAACACAAGACCGGTGGCTCAAGCGCCCCTAGGATGGGCCGGATAAGAGATGAGAAAATTGGTATGTATATCAAAACAGCGTCTGAATTATTGTTCAAACAATTAGTTAAGGAAAACATATTCCAACATTTAGGACTATTTGTCGCTGGACCAGGTGAACTAAAAAATCAACTTCAACAAGATCATTTATTTGTTCAACATTTTCAAAAACATTTATTACAAGTTGTGACCATTTCAGAAATAACAGAAAGGTCAGTTTATGATGTGATTGATGTTGTTTCTGGATCGCTGTATGGTGATAAAGTTAATACTCAAATACTTGAAAATTTTGAATCATTATTATTGGATGATTATAAAATGAATTTATTGGTATTTGGTATTAAAGAAATATTTGAACAATCAGATGAATTGGAAGAGATATTTATTGATGAAGATTCATTACATTTGTTAGATGGTATCATATTAGGTAAGGTTAAAGTTACTATAATGCATGACACTACATTTGTCAAGAAATATGGGGCAATGGTTGGAATAAGATATTATGTAAGAGCTAACGATGATGAAGACAATATCAGTGAAGAAATCTAAATTTGTTTATATAAGTAATTTTATTTGTAGTTTTTATAAATAAAATTGATATTTAAAATATATGGTATTTTATGGTATTGTATAAGGAAATATTATTATGTCTCAAGTATATAACCCAACTACTCAGATGTTTATTAAAAAGGATAAGGCTGGAAAGTTTGTGGCTTCTAAGGATACACCATATAAGAATTTACAGTTAGCAACCGGATCTAAAACTGTGAAAAGTAGTAATGCTGCAAAAGGAGTGAAAGATAATGGTAAAGGTCAAAAATAAATTTTAATTTAACTTGTCTTTATAAAAAAATTTAATACACTAAAATAATTTTAAATATCTTATGGAATATTTTCACCCTGTCTCTCTCTCCGCCAATATTTACCCACATTTTTTAATTGTGGATAATTTATTAACAATGTAACACTGCCTTTTAAAATACTCATTTTTTTATCCACAATTACCCATATTTACCCACAATTAAATGTGGGTTATTATGGGTAATTATTAAATATAATATTATAATATAATGCAATATACTTGTAACACTTGTACAAAACAATTCACCACAAAATCACATTATATAAATCATATGAATAGGAAATTTCCATGTACTAACCTGATATTAGAAGGTCAAATACCAGTTACCCAAAATTTACCCCAAGTTAATATTATTAAAAAGAAATATGAATGTGGCGATTGTTTAAAAATATTTGCGAGAGCTGATACTCTTAAAAAACATATAGATTCATACTGTAAAGTTAAGAAGGATAAAATAATCCAAGATAAGAATATACATGATGAACAAATTAAAAATAATCATATATTAGAAGAAATATTAGAAGAAATGAATCAATTAAAGAAACAAAATAAAGAATTAGTTGAAAAAATAACAAATATTGAAGCAAAAAATGCATATGCCCCAAATATTCCAAATATTACTATAGGTTCTAATAATAATAATAATATTAATAACAATAATATTCAAAATATAAATAATACTTCCATTAATTTAGTTCCATTTGGTAGTGAAAATTATAGTTCATTTATTACAGATGAAACATGTAAAAAAATTTTGGGGAGAGGATTGAGTTCCATTGAGATTTTGGCAAAGCATGCACATTTTAATTCAGAATTTCCACAATACCATAACTGTTATATAAGTAATATGCGCGACAATCATGCTTTAATATATGGAGGAGATAAATGGTGTTTGGCTAATGCAGATGACACTATACAAGCATTAACTGAAAAAGAAAGTGCTTTTCTAGAAGAAAAATTCGATGAATTAAAAGATACATTAACCCCCAATACAATAACGCAATTTAATAGGTATTTGGATAAAAAAAATACTGATGCTGAAGTATTAGCAAAACGTTATAAAGATGAACTTAAAATGATATGTTATAATAATAGAGAACTTGTTATTAAAACTAAAAAAGCTATAGAAAAAAATAAAACAAATGAATTATTACAAGTATCAAATAATACAAAACAAATAAATAAATAATCAACAATTTGCATGTTGTTTATAATATAAACCACGTGTCCAAATTACTCTACACATATTACCTTGCTCTTACATCTACCACTACCATGTCCCAAAGCATTCACCCCACAATACACCCCATTAATTTTCATATCCATAACAGAATGAGTATGTCCACAAATCCATGCAACAACTGGTTTCTTGATCAAATAATCCAAATCTGATGCAAATAAACTTGTATTATTTATACCTAATCTTAAATATTTTTGTTCAATCAATTTAAAAGATGGTACATAATGACTAACCATTATTATTTTTTTATCATATTTTTCTTCACAAATGTCCCTAATCCATTCAACATCATTATTATGTTCGTTAATATGGTCTATCAATTTATTATCATTACTGCATGACCTCGCGGATTGCGGTGCTGACCATAATGTTGCTCCAGTAATGACCACATCTTCACTCAACTTATAAGCGGTTCTGTCCAATAAATAAACATTATTGTAAGCATTGTACATATCCACAAATATTTTTTTATAAATATCAACATTTTTTTTATTATATTTTGCTGAACATCTATAATCATGATTACCTGCAACAACAAATATCTTTTCAAATTTCTTTGAATAAGTGTCCATAAACAATTTAACATTTTTATGGTTTGGTAAACCTATATCACCAGCAACTATTAAATTTTTGGCTTGTGGTTCTATATGAGGTATATAATTTTTATAATCAACATGTACGTCAGATACATATTGAATTTTTACAGAATAAAATCTTTTAAAATTATTCAATTTTTTATAAAAAACTTGCATAATACATATTATATTTTTAACCTTATATTATTTTATACAGCCATGTCCATTTTAATAGTAGGATGTGGTTTGTAATCAACTAATTCAAAATCATCAACTGTATAATCATCAATATCTTTTGGTTCACATTTAATAATTACTTTGGGGAATGGTTTAGGTTCTCTTTGTAATTGAACCTTTAATGGTTCCACGTGATTAAGATACACATGTGTGTCACCAGTAGAAATAGTTAATTCACCTAATTTTAATCCTGTAATGTGTGCAATTATACATGTCAATAATGCATAACTTGCAATGTTAAATGCCAAACCTAATCCACAATCAACAGATCTTTGATACATCAAAGATGATAATTCACCATTTGCAACATAGAATTGTACCATTATATGACAAGGATTTAAAACCATATCGTTCATGTCCACAACGTTCCAAGCACTCATAAGAATTCTCCTTGATGTTGGGTCCTCTTTAATTAATCTGATACATTCTTTTAACTGATCGATACCTTGTCCATCATAATTTGCATTCATACCAACATATTTAGCACCACAATGTCTCCATTGAAATCCATAAAGGGGTCCCATATCTCCAACTTCCCTATCATTAAACCCTCTCATGTCTAAAAACTCCCTACTGGTATTTGGTTGCCAAATTTTAACACCTTTATCTTCTAAATGTTTTGAATTAGTATCCCCCTTTATAAAGAATAACAATTCTTCAACAACACCTTTCCAGAATACCCTTTTGGTAGTTAAAAGTGGAAAATCATCTCTTAATGAAAATTTCATCATAGATCCAAACTTTGATAATGTCCCGACTTTAGTTCTATCATCTCTTTGAACACCATTTTCGATGATATCTTTAACCAAATTTAAATATTGATATTCTGGATGCATGCTTTAATAATAGCTAATTATGGTATGTATTTATATATTTTTAATATCAATTTTATTTACATAAAGAAATTAAAATGTTGCTTGGAAAGATAAGATTCCATGATCATGATTATTACTTTTCATTCCAAAATTCATTGTTTGTGATTTTTGATCAATACCAATAACTTTTAAATTAGTAACTGCAACTAATTTATTGTGAACGATATGGTCTATACAAAATGTTTCATTTGTTTCTGCATTAATATGTGTAATGCCATTGAAATGGTTAAAAGTAAAATTTTGAGGTACCAATTCTTCCAGTTCGTGGGGTTTGTAATTATAATCACCAACAATTATAGTCGGGATATTACAATCTTTTAATTGGTTAAAAATTGAAGAAAATAATGTAATTTTCTTTCTCTTATTTTTAGCATGAGCATGAACGTTGACGATATTCAAAAATTTCAAATTTTTTGTACATAATGTTACAATCGGAGTTGATCTATTTCCTAGCTCTTCAGATGATAATTTTGTATATGTAAGGTTAATTGTTCCAAAAAAATCAAAAATTTTTGGATCCCAAATAATTAGTGTTCCATGTAATTCATATTTCTCGACCCTTGGAGCGTTTTTACTTGGAGAAGATAACCCCATGTTGTAAGAAAAAATACCAACTATTATATCGTTATTTATCATGTAATAAATATTGTTTGTGTTGTTGGCTTTTCTCATGTGACCACATTCTGGATTTTTCCCTGGTGAAAATTCTTGGATACATGCAATTGAAACTCCACTTTGTTCAGTCCCGGAAATAACATAACTGGGCATTGCATTCTTCTTTTGGTTTGTATTCCAACTTTTAATAGAAACGGTTTGATTATTGTTATTCATTATTACAACTGAGGCAATTTAAAATTTGCAATATAACCCCAATAACATATTACAAATTCAATTTTTTTAGTGATATATAAAAAATTGAATATTGAAATGGTTGCTACATCCTTATAAATTTCAGTAATGTAGTTTCAATATGATACAAACAAATTATTTAAATGTTAAAAAGCCATGGATAACGGAAATTAAAGGAGGTAGAAAGACAATTGAAGGCAGAAAGGGTAATGTGGAGAAATATCAACACTGGATTGGTAAAGAAGCAATATTTCGTGATGAGGATACAACAATACTTGTAAATGTTAAAGGTGTTAGACACTATAAAGATATACATGAATATTTAGAGAATGAAGATCTTACACAAGTAGCTCCTCATATTGAGAATGATAAAGAAAAAGTTCTTGAAGCATATAGGGAATTGGGTATCACCGATGACATTATAAAAGCGGCTGGAGGGTTTAATGGAATTATTGTAGAATTTAAAAGGACTTTATAAACAAACTATATGTTAAATTTAATTTTACTTAATATGAACTTCAAACAGTACCATTTGCGTGCCCCATGAACCCCCCGATTTTTCATTTCTAACCATTCAACATTACAAACAATATCTATTATTTTGTCATGAACATTTGCACCATCTTTTAGCCCCTTAATTTTATAGTATTTTAAAAATTTATCAATATATTTTTTTTCAATATGATTAGTGTCATCTAAGTTTAATACAATTATTTTTAATTTACTATTCATGTTATCTCTCATACTTCTTACAGTGTCATCAACATCATTATAATTTTCATCCATTGTGTCAAAAGTGTCAATACCAATACTTAAACCATATTCAATTAATAAATCTACTGTTTCTTTATTTGGATATATGAATAAAGTATTCTTTGAATAGTCATGTTTTTTGTAGAATTTTATAAAATTATATTTTAATCCTACAAATATATTTAATAATTTGTTATCTATTTTATGATTGTACACTTTCATATCATAAACAGTATTAGCGGTTTTATGTAATTCTTTACTAACATTAACATTATTCTCATTTAATAATATATGTTGACATTCAAAACCCCCTTTGTATGTAGTAAATGCCCCACACATATTATTCCATTCAAATCCTTTCCAATCTGATGTCAAAATTATATCATCCTTATATTTTTCACCATTTACAATATCATTATTCTCCAAATATTTTCTGACACTATCATAATTGTAATTACATAATTTAATATCCAAATTTTTATTTTTGTCAAATAATATACAATATTTATCAATATCTTCATTCTGAATAATTTGTAATCCTTTAAGAATTGTCTTATAAATCCTTTCATCAAATTTTTTTGAATACATCAAACTACATGATGCCAGTTGGTATTTGAATCCAAACATACATTCAATATGAGAGTAAACATTAAGTCCATCATAATATAATTTGATATAATTATAATCAAACCTGTCGATAATATCTTTTGGTGTTATTTCATCCATAACAATAATTTGTATATCATATTTCATCTCTTTGCTAATAATATTTATGATACCCTTTTTATTAGCATAACATGGATTATATTTACTAAAAAATTCCATAAGATATTCCCATTTAGCTCTTCTTACATTTTCGTCATTACTGTATACAAATATATCGATATCGGTGCTTTCAATTATTGATTCTGATACATTATTCAATAATCCAAAAATAAATCCACCAGCAATTACAATATTTGACCAATCCATATCAACAAAAAAATTATTGGTATATAAATTGAATTTTTCAATAAATTCATCATGTGTCACAATTGCATTGATACCATAATTTGTTTTTGGTTCGATGTCCACATTTTTGTATACTTTATATTGATATTCTGAAGGTTGTAATTTTGTATATGTTAATTTATCATAGTGTTCAAATATATTTTGAATTAGATTTGTGCATTTATTTGGTATTAATGATGATATGTCAAAACATTTATAAAGTGGAACAATATTAGTATCCAAATTTATAGTAGCTTTAGTATTGTAACTACTGACAACATCACACAATTCTTTAAAATTTTCCATTTTACCCATTACATTGTAAATGTCATATATTCCCAAAATATACATAACAAATTTTTCATACTGCACTTGTCTATCAAAAACTTTTCTTAAAATTGTTGCATACATTTTTTCATCACTAACAGATATCATATATTTGCTATACTTATCAATTGCGCCATCAACAACCTTCAACATGAATTCTGCACCAAAATAAGCACTTAATTCTATCAATTTCATAATATCCACTTCGAAGTTAACATTCTTTATAATTTTAGGGTCATTAATACATTCAAAAAGTATCGTGACATACTCATCAATATTGTCATATACAAATTTTGTTAAATCAATGTTAATATTATTTGTTTCTTCATAATTATCTGTAAATAATGAATTAAAATACTCACACTTTATTAAATTATCTTTTGTTGACTTTACATTGATAACGGCATTTAAAGTTGTTATTTTAAGGTCAATCAT